TACGGCCTCGGAACCGAGCTGTACGCTCCCCCCGCCGTTCTGTCGGACTTCGTCAAGACGTTCTACGGCAACAAGTTCATCCAGCCTAACACCGCCCAGACCAGCGCCGGTATCATGGGTCAGCGCGTTCAGGCATTCGACTCGCAGTTCGGCCGAATCGGCCTCAACTACGATGTCTTCTTCAAGAAGGCGCCGTTCAAGATGGCTGGCGCTCAGTCCACGCATCAGAAGTCGCCTGCCGCTCCCGCGTGGGATACCAGCACTCCGACTACAGTTGTGTCCGGCGTGACGACCTCGAAGTTCAATTCGGAGGATGCCGGCAACTACGTTTACGCAGTTGCTGCCATCAACCGCCACGGTGAGTCGTCGCTGGTGGTTAACGAGACCCCGGTTGCCGTTACGGCAGGATCGGCTGTCGATCTCAAGTTCTCGATCGTGGACAATGCGCACCCGGCTACGGGCTATCGCATTTACCGCACGAAGAAAGGCGGTACCAAGGACAGCAAGTTCTACCCGATCTTCGACATTTCGGTGGCCGAGCTGAAACTTGGCTACGCAGGCGCTGCCGGCGATCTGTGCCGTGACAACAACTACTTCCTGCCCGACTGCGACCAGGCGTTCCTGGTACAGTTCGACAACGAGGTCATCGAGTTCGCTCAGCTGGCTCCGCTGATGAAGATGGACCTGGCGATTCTGTCGCCCGCATACCGCTTCATGGTGCTGCTGTACGGTACGCCGTTCCTGTACGCACCGAAGAAGATGGTTCGTATCATCAACATCGGTCGCGCTTCTAACTAACGCAACAATCGTTCAACCGAGAAACAGGGGTGGGGGTGGCCCCGCTCCTGTTTTTCATTAAATCGTAAAAACAATGAAACTGAAAACCAGTAATGCGTCCCTTTACGGTTCGCGCCTTACCGTTCCTGTTGACGGTACTATTCAAATCGACCGAAACGGCGAAATCAACGTATCTGAAGCCTGCGCCCGTCATCTGCTGACGCTCCCTGAATGGGCGGTCGTTGGTAAAGCTACAAAGGAAGATGAGGTTCCGGCTGCTGAACCCGCCGAGGACCAGGACAAGACCATCATCGACCAGATTCGTGCCATGTCGCTCGAAGAGATGCTCGAAACTGCCGCCGAGGCTGAGTACCCTGAAGACGAATACAAGAAGTTCAAGAAGAACGCCAAATTGATGGCAGCCTACCTGGTGAAGAAATACAAGGCCGCTGTCGCCGTCGAGGAGTAGTTTCCTCGTCTTACCGTTACGACTCGCAAAACAGACCAAAATGACTCTTCAATTAGATATCCTCTATAACAAGAATGAGGGCCTTGTGATAAGTCCTTCGGAGTTGACTGAAAACTATCTTTTCGGCATTCCGATGTGCTCGCCCGACGGTCAGCGGGTTTCGGAGTCTTCCATCAAGACCCAAATCAAGGTAGCCCAGGCTCGCGTTGAACACCTGCTTTCTATCAAACTCAAGAAGCAGGTTATTGAGGAGAGCCGCGACTACATTCGCGAAGAGTGGAACAATTGGGGTTTCGTCCGTGCGATGTACCCTGTGGTCTGTATTCATTCGTTGTGCGGTTTTATCAACTCTGTAATGCAGACTCGCTACCCCTCGGAGTGGTTATCTATCAAGAAGATTGCTTCAGTAGCCGTGTATCGTAACATTTCGCTGATTCCTAACTCGGGCAGTGGAAAGGGCGCCATCATGACGCAGAATTCGTACGTTTACAACGGCATTGCTCCTAACTTGGGGTGGTTTGGTCAAAAGTACATCCCGAACTACTGGCGGCTGAAATACGTTACCGGATGGGACGAAATACCCGCCGACTTGCTGGATTTTATATCAAAGTTGGCTTCGTTAAACGTTCTGGCGGTTCTGGGAGATGTACTGTACGGCGTGGGCATGTCGTCAGTGAGTATTTCGCTTGACGGGGTGTCACAAAACACGCCGTTGACACGTTCGGCGCAGGGCGGCCTTTTCGGCGGCCGCATCAAACAATACCTCGACGAACTGAACCAACAATTGCCGAATTTGAAGAACCAATACCGCGGAATAGCTTTTGAAGTCCTGTAATGGCTAAGAAACAACCCATATTGAGCGCCTCGCTCGTCGATACCCCACCCGTGAGCCTGACCCCCGCGCAACCGGGGCGTCCGGCCGTAGGATGGGATGTCGGGCGTTTCGAACGCCTTATCTACGATCAGGGGTATGACGCCTACATCGACCGCGCTATGCGTTGCCCGTGTGTCGATAAGACCAGCGGTCAGGCATCATCCACGTGTCAAAACTGCTACGGGCGTGGATGGTTTTTCGTCAATCGCCGCGAGACGCGCCTCATCGCCCAGACCATGGGTAACCGCCGTAAGTACGAAGAGTGGAACGAACTCAACATCGGTACGGCGGCTATCACCGCTCGCGCCGTGGACCGTATGGGATTCATGGACCGTGTGGTGTTGCTGGATTTGGAGGGTTATTTCTCTGAGATATTGCGGCCTACTATCTACCGTAACGAACTGTTCGCCTATCCGGTGTATGAACCGCTGGAGGTAACGGACATCTTCCTCCACGTGGCCGACGGCGAACCGTTGCGGCCGCTTACCACAGCCGAGTTCCGTTTGGATAAGAACAGGGTCGTTTTCAACAAGGATTTAATTGGCATGGTAGAAAGTAACGACCCGAACGCTAAAGTCGGTAATTTGACTGTTTCCATTCGTTACAAGCACTATCCTGTGTATCATATAATCGACGTTGATCGTGAACTTATGCAAGTGCGCGAGGGAAAACCTTGTGCCACGCGTCGTGAAGCGTTGACCGCGATGCCTGTAAAGGTGGTTGGCCGCAAGGCCGAGTATGTGTTCCCGCCCATGCGCTACGGTGATGTTCCGTACGATAACACCGTGAAATAATGGCACGGCCCATCAACATAGACGTTAGTGGTTTAGGCGCTCAGTTTGGCCTCACGCAGGCCCAGATAGACGACCTAACTGAACTCTGTGTTCAAGCCGTAACGGCTGCTGTGTATGCTAACTGGCAAGCACTGGCCAAGCAGGGCCTGAATTCCACACGTCCCGAGTACCTCCAAAATCTTAACATTATCGACCGCGGCCGTTTCGCCAAGTCGATTGTCCTTACAGGGGAATTGCCTGTGATGTTGGAGGCCGGAGCAACCCCTTTCGACCAGAAGGAGTATTTCCAGCGGTCATCGCGAGTCTGCCACACTGTGCCTGTATTACGTAAGGACGGCACGGTACTACGTCCTGGCGGCGATTGGTATTTGACCATTCCGTTCCGTCATGGCACGCCAGGTACAGTAGGTCAAGCAGGCTTTTCTGACGAAATGCCTAAAGAAGTGTACGACGTGGTTCGCGCATTTGTAACTGGGCAGCGGCTACGTGCCTCACAGATTCCTACGCCGTATAATATCCCAACCGAGCGCCGTGCCATAGCCGCAACTGATCGTTCGCCTGCCTACGCGGCCTATTTGCGTAAGCACTCCATCTACGAGGGGATTACCAAGCAAACGGGCGTTTATGCGCGTACAACTCAGAATATGTATGTTTCGTTCCGGCGCGCTTCGAAGAACAGTGATCCGCTCAGCTGGATATTCCCGGGACTGGCAGCGCGGCGGTTCTCTGACAAGGCCATTGACCAAACGGATGTCGAAACCATAGTACACAACGAATCGGTAAACTTTTTGGAGAACTTATGAAAGTAGATGCACTGATACTCCCTGAGGTGATCATAGCCCGTGTGTTGACGGCCATCGTAAAGATGATACGCAATGACATCGCGTTGGCTACACCACAAGAAGTCCGCAACACCATCCTCTTCCAGCTGCTTGGCGAGAACGAAGACGGCCAATCTATCCACATGAACGCCTACAACTATTTCCGTCAGGCGGTGAAAATATTCTCTAACCCAGCGAATTTGGAGGTCCATTTGGGATACAACGCCCAGGTCACGACCGCCTTGGCCGTCCATATCATTTTACCCGGTGAACAAGCCGCTAACGCCCCTCTGGGCGAAGGGCAGGAATGGGACGTTGAAGCCAACCAATTTATGTACACACAGTGGATGGATGCGCAGTACCAAGTTCTCATCACGTCGGATAATGCTTCTGAGGCCATGATAGCTTACAACGTACTCAAAGCCATGTTGCTGATGTACGCTCCGAACCTTGACCTGGTTGGACTACGTATTCCGCGAGTATCGGGTGGTGATATCATTCTCCAGCAAGATATTATTCCGCCAACTGTATTTCATAAGGCCCTCACACTGGCATTCAAATACGAGGTCACGGTTCCAACAAGATTACGCTCCCAAGTCGTAAAGGCCATCAGCTACAATTATAACATTTGCGATCCGTTTAATGGCGAAGCGATAATCCCGGACGACGGTAAAACCAAATAAAAACCAAATTTTCTAAACATATAACATTATGAGTACTGTGGTAACGATGAATGGCAAAACCTACGTTGAGCCGGGTTCGTACGCGATCACTGTCTATCAGCCTACTTCGGTAGTCAACGTGGCCTCGTTCGGTCGCGTCATGATTATCGACACGGGCCTCTCCCAGGAGAAGGAAGACGACGCGACGTACGAGTTCGCTGGTGGTGCAGGTATTGCCGGCGTTGACGCTTCTGGGCGCAAGGCCATTTACGCTTTTGAGAATTTCGAAGACTTCTCAGACTTTATGGGCGGCGGCATGATTACCGATTTGGCGCAAAAACTGTTTACGCCTATTGACGGTTCGCTGGGTACGCCGCGCCTGTACTACACCCGCGCTGCTGCTACTGCTCCAGCAAAACTCACTATCGGCAGCGGCAACAACAGTATCGTCCTTACGTGCTTGAATGAGGGTGTTGTTGGTAACGGTATCGCCGATGGTGACATGAGTGAATTGTCGAACGGAACGCTGGAGAATCTGAAGGTCGGTTATGCTTTAGCCATTAAGGCAGGTGTTGACGATACGTCGAAATTTATTGCTACGATTTATCGCGGTAACTATCGCGGTACGGACGCTGCAGGTGAACCGTATGGCACTTATACATTTGCACAGGCTTATGGTGAGATAGTAGCCCAGTCGGGTGAGATTGGCACCTACGACGAACTCTACAATTGGCTCATTACTTCGTCGATGGTCATGGCAAATTTCCGTCCCGCTAAGGGTTCGGAGTTTGTGGGCACGACGAAGATTACGGTTATGGAACCGACGGCGTTTGCCGGTGGTACAACTTCTTACCAGGGCTCTAAGGGTGAGAATGAGTACTATCCTGATGTGCTGGAGGCCATTCGCGAATTGGATGTCACGTTCTTCCTCTGTACGGACTACGGCGTGGTGAACGGAGCTAAGGCTTCTTCGAACGGTAAACTGTTCACGTTCCTGAAGAACGACGCCAAGTTTGACGAGTTTATGTTCGTGGCTGGCGGCGAAGGTAAGACCGACCTGCTCACTACCAATACCGTTACGCAGACTTCGCAGGCGCTGGCCGTTCACTACAACGACGAAAAGGTAATAATCGTCCACGGTTCGCCGACGGTGGCCCGTAAGGACGGTAACGGAACCAAGAACCTGCCGTCGATTTACCTGGCCGCTGCTATCATGGGTCTGAATGCTGGTATGGCTGCCCAGACGCCCGTTACATTCAAGCGTGTGGGATACGACGCCTACGCCTACGACCTTACGTTCAGCGAGCGTGTTAAGGCGCTTCAGGCAGGTATTATGCACGTTCGCGAAGTTTCGGGTTATTATCGCGTTAATCAAGGTATTACGTCGTTGCAAAACAACAAGCAGACTATTGCCGAAGACGGTCAAACGTTTGAGTTGTCGATTGCTCTCATCAAGGCTCAACTCAACAAGGAGCTGATTCTCGACGGCCAGACGCGCTTCACTGGCAACACGGCAGCACAGGCTTCGCCTAATACCGTGAAGGACTTCACCGAAACCAAACTGACGTCGCTCGTGGCTAAGGTTGGTGACGACAACCTGATTATCTCGTGGAAGAACGTGAACGTTTCGGCCAAGAACGGTGATTACAAGGTCACATATGACTTCGTCCCGAACGTTCCGGTAAACAAGACGTTCTTCATCGGGAACATGCTCGATTATGTGTTCAACTCGTAATTAAAGAAAGGAGCGATATATGTCGAATAAAAGAGTCATGACTGCGCCGCTTGCCATCATCCGCATCAACAGCGTCGCCGTCGGTAAGATGAAGAACGTTCGCGTGACGGAAAGTATCCGCCGTGGGCGTGTTGTAGGCCTTGGCAGCCTTACCCCCAGTGAGGTTCCGGCCGTGGAGTGGAGCGGATCGCTGAGTTGCAGTTCGTACTCCATTAACTTCAATCGTCTGGCCAACGTATCGAAGAAAGGTACTTTCCGCCAGACTACCAGTATCGAGGAATGGGCCAACGCCATTCTGCTTCAGGAGGAAGGGTTGGAGTTCGCTATTCAACGCAAGGTGAAAGACGGGGAAATCGACCCTGAAACGGGACTCGTGAAGGCCACGTATGAAACGTTTGCTCTGGTAAAGGGGGCATTCGCTACGCGCGAGGGCTTCGACATCCAGGAGGGGCAAATTTCTGGCCGTGATACCGAGTTTGAGTATATTAACCCTATCCTCTTTGACGGTATCAGCGAGTAGAACCGCGTTGTGTACCAACATCAAGTATAAAGAGAGTGCTACGAAAGACCCGTGGCGCTCTCTTTATTGTTAAACAAAATAGTCCTAAAAATGGAAGATTACAAGCAACAACTCGCCGAGGTGAAAGTGGTAGAGTTCCGGGGTGCAAAACTCAACGTCAAGTTCCCGAACGTCGGTGAGATGATCGACATCGAAAACCTCAAAACCGCGTACTCCGGCGGCCGTTATGGTGTTATGCTGGCCAGCGGTGTGAAGAGTATGATTTATGCTGTGGACGTTATTGACGCCATGGCGTTTATTGAAATCAAACTCAAGGCTATTCGCAATATGTTGAACATCCCCGAGAGCCAGTCGATGATGAGTGTTGATTCGGCGTTGGCGTCGGAACTTACGGCATGGTACAAGCAGCAAATTGCTCCGTGGTACAACTCGATGATGTCGAAATTGTATGAGGCAGGAAACAACCAGCCGTCGCTCAACACCAAAGGCGGAGCCGACGCTTAACGACACGTTGGATCGGAGCGTCGAGCGGTGGCTGACGCGGTTTCCACTCGACCTTTGGTGGCGAAGAAAACACGGCGTATCCTTCGGGTCGCCGCAACATCGGGCAATGAGTTTCTTCGACCAGTTACACGAGTACCGCGAAGAAGTACTACTGCAACGTATGGCGCGTGAAAGACAAGAACGCGAGGTCATGGGTGATGACTACGATTCGCGGGTTTTGCGGCTGAGCCAGGAAGAAATCGACGAGGACTACGACAGTATCAATTTGGATGACTTTTAACGCAGATAACAATGGCCGAAAGAGACATAACGGTTAATATTAGCGGCAAAGGGTCCGGAGGTACGAGCACGCCTGCTACGCCTCCGGAATCGCCTACTGCGAGTGGCGGTGATGTGCGGTTGAGTGCGTCTATTTCGGACCTTGTAAGTGAACTGCGCGGCGCATTATCACAAGGCGGCGGTCCGATGTTTGGCCAAAGCGGTTTCAACAGCTATCTCGATAGCGTTGGACGTAGTATCGTCACTCAGCGACAGGCTGAAATCCGGAATCGCTTCGACTTGGAGCGTGAGGTGAACAGCAGCCGTTACGCGGAGGAAGTGGCTAAACTCGATGCCGAACGTGAAGCGCGTGTCGGCCGCTATTCTTTTGCGCCTGATGGTACGTTGTTCAGCCCCGACGGTAAACCGTTGCCGTCAGGTAAAACTATTGCGCAAGACCTTAATGCGTGGTACAATCCGCGCTTGCGAGCCATTGAACAGCAATACGGAGGAATTGACGAGCGTTTAGCCTCCGAAGAGTCCAGTGAGCGTGCTGCTGTAGAACGCGAAATGACGGACGCATTGCGGACCGTTGCGGAGGAGTTACGAAAAGAGTCGCGCGAAAAATCTTCTGGGGATGAAGATTCTTACATAGGACGGCTGCGTCTTCAGCGAAAAGAACTCGTTGACGACATGGAACGCGCCGCCACTGAAGATGAATACGTGACAGCGCGGCGTCGATTGCAAGAGTTTGATCAACGTCAGCCCGGCGCAGACATTATTGGAGGCGGCGTGTCAAGATTAGCTATTGGCGGTGCAGGCGTAGCCTCATCGGCAGTAGGCGGTGATGTTATTGGCACTTTAGCAGGCGGCGCTGCGCTGTTGACTTCGGTGATGGCTGGTGCTTTACCGGCAGCGATAGTTGCCGCCGTTGTAACAGCCGTTGGAAGGGTGGTTACAGCTACGTCGGATCGTATTGAAGGAGCTGTTGAATTGGCAAACTATCGCGGCCTGTGGGGTGGTCGTACAGGCGGTGAAGCTATGTACAGCGCCGCCGGAGCGGTCATAGATGCCCGAACCCGTGGACTTTATGGCGAACCCGTTACTCGTAAGCAATTAGGCATAAGCGACGCTGAATTTATCCAAAAAGCGGTAGATGTTATTGCTACAAGCGGCGTGTTGGCTGATACGCAGAACCGCGTATTCTATGCTCGCGCCAACGAAGGAACCTATAATTTAGAGCAGGGCGCTCTAATTCGGGCGGCGCGTTATGAGCGTTATGGCACGGAAACTTCTTCCAGCGCCATGATTAAACTCATAGAGCAGCTGGAACAACTCAGAAATCGTGGCGTTGATACGGGAATTGGCGGAGAACTTGGTTATGCCCGCGCTCGTGAACGCCTGGAAATGCAACAACAACAACTGGAATATTACTACAACCGTTACAATCGGCCGGATTACGTTGTAGCGAACGCGACGCAAGTGGCGTATTCGTCGCAAATGGGTAATGCCGTTCAAGATGCGCGACTGGGCAATGCTGTTCAGGCCATAGACGCTGCCATAGCCAACGGACAAGGAGCACAACAAGCCTACACACTGATGGCTTTGCAATCGTCCGATATCGGTAAGCGTTTAGGGCTTGATAAGATGTCGCTGAGTACACTGCGATGGGTTCCTAAAAGCCCACAGTCGTTCGGCCTCAGTGAGATCGAACTAAACAGCGCCGTGCTCCAGCAATTAGCCCGTCAAGGCGGCTTGAATCCTGAAGAGGCGACGTGGGAGCAGTTGTTCAACAATCCGTTCATAAATCAGTATATTACAGAAAACTTCGGTAATATACCTTTGGAACAGCTAAAGCAGATTATTCCTGGATTGGCTTCAGGACGTACTGCTGCTGAATATCGCCGTTCGGTTGCCGCACAGCGAGCGCCTTCTTCGGTATTGACGGACAGCAAACCAACACTGTCAGACGTGGCCGCTCGCCGACAAGCACAAAACGTAACTGATATGGCTGGTTTACGTACCTTGGCTGGTGAAATAGAAGATTCCATGAAAGAGTTCTTCACCGGAATATTAGCCAAGGTATCGCGCGATTATATGACCGATAGTAACGACGTTTATAAAGGCGAGTGGTAATGGCTTCAAATGCGAAAAAGACCTATGTTGATATCGTCCACGATCAAAAACAAATCAAGACGATAACCGAGTTTTGCGCCTTCTACAAGATAACAGGTATCACTCCAGAACGGCTCTTTGACGACAACCGCATTGCTATCTTCAATGCTATGTCGTTAATGGATAAAATACAATATGCAGCTTCGAAGGGGAAGAGCGGTGCTGCAAACGCAATGACGCCTGGTGATCTGGAATATACCATGACACTACCCCGTTTTTGTGTCATTCGCGTTTATTACCAAAACGTAACTCCCGACAATGTCATATATGCCACTAACATGGTCAGTAACGTTACTGACTACAAGGCATGGAGCGACGAACGGTTGAAGGAAATAACTGAAAATTCAGGCTATGTAGCCAACGCCGTTACGCAGAGTTATGTTAAAATGGCGCCAAACGTTCGTGTTGTTGGATGGTTTAAGGTCAAGGAATTTCTGCATTCCGAAACCAACAATCCTCAAGCCTTTGTGGATATATCCCGTTACGTCAGTTACATGACCACTAATGTAACTGAAACAGGCGGCAACTTCTCGCTATCGTTACCGTTCGTTCCAGCCGATCCTACGAAGTTGCTTGTTAAAACCTCCAACGGCGGCCAAGAGATAATGAACCAATTGGAAGCCGCCACCGATGATTATTACAAAGCCACTTTCCGTCAGGGGAACTTCTATGAGTTCAACTACTTTGATTGGTTAATTTCTCCAAACGATATTCTGTTCTTGCGTTTTGAACGTCTGGCCATGGAGGAAGACATTGATCAAGACAGTGAGGTACGTATTGCTGGTGGCGTATGGGATATGATAGCGCTGGTCGATGCCGTTACCACTAACACCGATGCGTTTGGTAACGTCATTAACATACAAGTTTCAGGCCGCGACCTAATGAAGCTATTAATAGATGACGGTTCGTATTTCTATTCAGTGAGCGTGCAAGCCGACGCCGAGACAATGTTCCCAAACGTCGCTGGCGTGAAAAATACTCGGTTTGGCGATCGTAACAATGATTTGCTCAACATAGCTAACGCAGTCGATCGGGTTCGTGCTAATAGCGGTTATATTATGCCATTTCAACAACTGTATTGGACAGTTGAAAGTGTGCTGAAAAAAACTATTTTGCGGTTGGCGAATATTGCTATCGCCCCTAATGATGTGTTCAAGGATTGGGGTGACGCACGTAGTACCATAACTGATTACAAGACCAACCCTGAATCACCCGAAAAAAAGCTGGTAAACGATGGCAAGTGATTTGGCAGTATTTCCTGTTTGGAGGAAAGATTGGATACAAGGCTACGGAACCCCCGATCGCCCTATTGTTGTTTCGTGCGTACAGGGGCATCGCAAGTTACAAATTGGCGATAAATTGAAGGTGAGCTATCATCGTGGTTTGGATTTTGCATTGCCCATTGGGACGGTATTGCTGGCTCCGGAATATTGCCTTGTAGCTGAAGTAAATACCAATCCAAAGAAGTCTGGAGGCGTTTATATACGGCTACTGTTTCCTGCTCAATGGCCCGATATTAATGCCATAGCCTCCAGCGATATTGGCTTTGGTTTTTCTATTGCCAAGAAAGCGTTGCGCAACGCATTAGCTGAAAAATCTATACGCAACGGCGCTTACGTAGAGGTTTGGCTGATGCACTTGGATAGTGTTTACAGTAATACAAAGAAGGGGGAATGGATTAAAGCCGGAACCGCTATCGCTACAACAGGAAACACGGGTGATACCACAGGTCCGCACTTGCACATCCAAATAGGTTTGCCAGGCAGTGGCGAATGGCTTATGCCTGCGCAATTCATGAGTCGTTGCAGTTTTAAATTATCTGAACAGGATAAAAAATATCAGTTTGCCTACGACGATCAGGTGGCCCCCTACAGTTGGCCGCAATCTGAAAAACTTGGCTACCGTCCTGAGCAGGGGAATGATAACTTTGCCACAAATGACGAATGGCGAAGAAATTGGTTGTGGCGTGCGGAATTAAGGGCTGGAAGCGACGAGAAATTGCCCTACTCCAATAACGCTACGGAACCTGTTGAAATAGAAAAAGTCTCGGCGCCTGAAAACGCGCGTGCTACCAGTGATTTATTGCCGGGGATTTGGCAAATAGTGAAGCTAATCATTGACGACAACGCCGCTTTTCGTCAAGTATTCGATACTACAATCACCAACTCGACAGGTTCGCTGTTGAATTGGTTCAATAAGGTATGCCAAAAACCATTTGTGGAGTTTATGGGCGATACGTGGGGTGATCAATATTACTTCACTGCTCGTCGGCCACCATTCGATGCTGCAGCCGTTAAGGAAGCCTACGCCGATGCACTTTACAGCAACAACGGCTATTTGTCGATACACCCAAACAAGGTACTGAGTACGTCGCTGACGTGGAGCGTGAACACAGCGTATTCGTGGTATCGCTTAGCAGCCAGTGTTGGGTTTAACAACAACGATGATATTGGCGGCATACCTGCTGTATTCTTCCCTGAGATGGCAGCGTTGTTTGGTTCACGTGTTTGTAATATTCAGAGCAATTACGTGAATCTAATAGCCGATGGCAGTTCGGCCATTCACAATCAAGATAAGGAAGTTGCCGATACTACGAAAGAAAACGTGATACGTTCTCACTATCGCTGTTTATTGGATCTTAAATACCTTATCGAAAGCACAATCTACGTACCCTTTACACGACAGGGAACGATAACGCTTTACGGCGATCGTCGTATAAAACGTGGTTCGTGGGTGTATTTCGTTCCTACAGGAGAATTATATTACGTTGAACAGGTCTCCAACACGTTTAAAAGCGTTGGCGATTCCATTCAGCGTACAACGTCACTTCAGGTTTCACACGGTATGTTTGTGCGCAATATCGAAAGCGCTTGGCGTAATGGAGAATACGACAAGAATTTGCCTTATAGCTACTTCGATATTGTTGATTTTGGCGATCAGGATTCTTGGAAAAATATTGGCGTCAAGAATTCGGAAGGCTATCCAAACGAGTTGTTTCGTTTTGTCGCTGATTTTAAGATTCGTAAGGAAGTGCTAGACTACTTTTGGAGCAAGAAACAGGTCTTGGAAACGCGAACAAATCTTTACATGACGGAGGAGGAATTAAATGAGGGTTAATGCACAAACGCCACAAAAGAGGCCGTTGTATGCCACGGCTGGCGTAGGATACGTTGTTTTACCGCTAACAGATGTAGATCGTCAAACCTACATAGAAAACTGTTTACGTACCTGTACCGTAACTATTCAAGGCGGTCCGGGACGTTCCATATACCAGAATGTGCCAATTGCTCCGGAGGTTTTGCAAATGGTCGAATTTCCAGTAGATACTGAATCGTTTGGCACGCCAGTAATATGGGTAGTAGATGATTTACAACAATGGCCTGTGGTTGTTAATTATCTAAACCTAACCGAATTGGACCAACAACAGATTGGTCAACGGCGTTTTCGAAAGCAAATTGGCGATTCAATAGTCGAGTTTATATTGGATGCCGCCAATAGCGAAATAGACATCATGGTCTCCGGTACAGCAAATACGCCGGGTGAACTCAACATCAAAGTAACATCGCCCAATGGCGATTCTAAGGTTAATTTGTACTCCGACGGCGACGTTAGCGTTTCAGGAACCAAATCAGTGCAAGTTACAAGCGCTCAAAAAATAGTGGCCAATATTATCGACGGCGTTGATACGGAAGAGGGTGTTGAGGTTACATTAGAGGGCGATTCCCTTTCGTATAAGACCAAGAACAGTAAATCCACCTTCACCGTAAAGGGCGATAAGGCTTCATTCAACGGCGGTGAAAACCGCGGCGTGGTAAATATCGCACAAATAGAATCGTTGGTAAAGGCTCTACAAAAGGACCTGTTGATTGCTTCGTCGGGGTCGAACCTTTCCAGCTGGATGGCCAGCGAAATGCCGAAAATGGAGGATAAAAAATTATCACATTAATACCCATGGGAAAGTTAGGAATCGATCCTGAAATGGTCATTCGCGCCACTTGTAAGGAATACATCGACACATTACCTGCGAACCAGGCGGAAGCCTACGTTGAAGAAATGCAGTCGTCCGTTGGCGATGCTATACAACAGAAGATAGACGAGGCTGAAACATGGCTCACAGCAGCTGAAACCTCTGCACAAAACGCTATTGACGCCTGCACCACGCTGGCCGTTCAAGCTGTGTGCGCTGACCCCATGGCAGGCATAGCCTCAGCAGGCGTTATCGCTTCCGCTAAGTCGGGCGCGGCTACTGCTAAAGCTACCGTAGCCACTGGCAATGCTGCAGTCCAACAGGTGATACGAATCGTTGGCGGATTCAATTTGCCACTTCCTAATCCAGTAACCGCTGCGGCGCAACTACTGACTTCGGCCGACAAAGCGCTGTCGGCGCTGCCCTTGTGACAAGTATAATTGATGTAAATTTACGACGATGCCGACCATAGCAGGAACAGTTCTGAATAAAGCCAAAGGTGACTTCACCACCGCGGCGAGCGATGCGCTCGTTACGATGGGGCGCGGGTTGGTACACGCCATTGCACCCGACGACTATGAGTACTACATGTGTACGTTGGAGTTGCTTCGTTCAAGCGGAGAAACAGCGGCTTTTATGAATCTGCCTGTGATGCCCAGTAACATCACCGAAAGTCGGACTTCACTTACTACTATCACCAAGACCAACAACGTGGTAGTGTCGATGATTAATCCGTCGTTTAACCCCGTTGATATTTCGTTGCGTGGAACGTTCGGCCGTAAGTTACGTATTTCGTTCGGTCAGCAACAATTTAAGGATCAAGCCGAGGAAGGGGCATCTATTCCGTTCTTCAACATCGGCATGTTTACAGGAGCCGCCGGAGTGGGTGATAACCGCACAATGATAGCCAAAACAGGATATGGCCTGACTAAGATGATGCAGAAAATCCTCACTGCGGCTACGAAATTGGACCCTAACGGAAAGCCCTATCGGCTGGTGTTCACCAACCACGCCTTCAATACGGCATATTACGTGGAAGTCGTACAGGATAACTATTCGATGGATGAGAATAACAACATGATTTGGAATTACTCCATCGAACTCCGCGCTGTAGCGGCCTATACTACCATCAAATCGGTAAACGACTTCCTGGGGCAGGTTACGAATCAATCGTTGAGTAGAAGTGTAACGCGGGTACTGGGGCAGGTTAGCGACCTGTTGACTTGCGGCGTCATGAATATGTTTTAGCCATGCTTATTCCTGAATACATAATCCGCTTTTCCAACGTCACGAAGTATCGCCTGACGGATTTTCTGGAACGCTATCAGGACTTCTTTGATAACGATTATCCGTCCATAAATCAATACTTTTCTGGTCTAAGTGAAAGTATTGACCATGATCGTTTACGTCGTTTACAGAAGCTGCTCAACGACTGTCACGAACTTCAAGCCCAGTTTAAGAACTACGATAATCGCTTCGACAATTGCGGCTACTGGCTACTGATGGAGTGGATAGATAACCTGGTCGTTCAGGTGGAAAAGGTTACGAAGCTGCCTAAGTTCCGCCGCACTACGCTTACGGCCCGTAACTATAAACCCGTCATTCAGGTGGAATCCACTATCGGCGCACAGCGCACGATGGAGGACCTGTCGGAGGCTATCCAGTCCAACGGTATGGACCGCGTTTCATGGGAGCAACTGATGTTGGATAACGACCTGGAAGAAGACCAATGGGAAATCGACGAGTTGAAACCTGTAACCGCCATGGTGAATAACATAACCCCGGCGGCAGTAAAGACTATTCTCGAACCTCCGATCGGCGAACAGGTCTATGGCAAGGACATCGCCCGGAAGATTACTATCGAAGTAGAAGAGGAAGTGGCAACAAAGGCCGTTTTCCGACGTTCTGGCGACGAAACGACCGTTACCTCGGCCCGGCGTATAGGCGACCTGAAAATCGTTAAATACAAGGACAACATCGACCAAAAAGTGATGATACTTATGGGAATGAACCGCGGTACGGTTCCTGATAACCCGCTGTTGGGGGTTGACCCTAACCTGACAGCTGGAGTTACTGCGGCTCAGTTGGCTCTACCTACGGTTCGTCGCCAGATGGTGGACACGTTCCTTCAGGACGACCTGTTTGAGTCGGTCGATATGACGGCTATTGAACAGAACCAGGATTCGTTGGTTTGTACGCTGGAAATTAAGACAAAGTACAACGATAAGGTGACCAAAAAAGTAAAACTATGATAACGCAGATAACGTCCATCGAGGAGTTGAAGCAGATATGGCTGGAAATACTCCTGAACAAAACCGACAAGATATCCGATGTATCGGCCGAGTCGGTTTTGAACGCCATAGCCTATGCCGATTCAAAGATTGGCCAGAAGATTATGGTGAATCAGGCAGTTATCGAGGGACACATCTTTCCGGATACTGCTGCTGGGGAATACCTCGACGCGCTGGCTGCGTTACGGGGCGTGGCGCCGCGTTTTGGAGCGGCTCCGGCTACTACCTACGTCCGCGTGATTGGCGACCCTGGGACGTTCTATCAAGCAGGAACGATGTTCACCTCGACGACGGGGTTAACGTTCGTTTCTACGGAAGATGTCACCATTGGTGGTGTTGACGATACAGATGGTGTGGTAGTAAACTCGCGACTGGCGTATATCCCTGTTCGTTGTACGAAGTCTGGTGCTAATACCAACGTTCCGCCGCTGTCGTTAAACCGGGTTAATCCTACTCCGTCAGGGCATCAAAGTTGTACCAACGAATACCAAGCCACAGGCGGCCGCGACCAGGAAGACGACGAAACGTTCCGTATTCGTATCAAAGAAAGCGTCAATCAACTGGCAATGAACACGCTTGCGCAGTTGGAGCAGGTGCTGATGAAAATCAACCCGCGGGTGCTGCGGGTATTGAAAGGCGGATATGGTGAAACGCAGACCACCGGGTCGGCCGCTGAAAGCCGCATCAACCTTACGGTGGTTTCGGTCAACGGTCAGAACTTTACCCAGGAGGAGTTCGACGAAATGTACTCCCGCGCTGAGGAATATCTGTGCTTGACCGACCTGTTGCGTGTTTCTATCGCCGGAGCACGTTATCCGGCTATCAATCTGCGTAACGTAAACTGGCTGGCCGTGAATGTTGACTTTCGTGTTGATATCGACCCGGCCTACAATACCGACGACGTCCGTACCCAGATTCAACTCCAAATGAACAAACTGTTCGACTACCGCTTCTGGGAGCCGGGCGACAAGGTGGAATGGGAGGATATGTTGTATGTCGTTAAGAATGTCGAGGGTGTACGCTACGTTCCTGATACGCATTTCAATCCCAGCTATGACATCAACGTGCCCGAGTACACGTTACCGCGCATACGCAGTTTTGTAATGCGCGACCTGGACGGCAACGTGATTATCGATAACAACGGCGTTCTTTCCGAGGTGTTCTACCCTAACGTCGAAAACGCAAACTATCAAGCAACTGTGTTAATGTCCATCTGATATGAATCTCACCACCTCCATACGTAGCAAAGTCGTTATTTCGCCATCGAACGAGGTAACGATTATGGCCGAGGCCGCAGGTAAACTGCCTGAAATCTACGAGGCAGAGATTCTCCAGGGACCTAAGACCATCAACAATACGAAAGGTGTTCAAGGCGACCTGATGATAAGCCTGGACAAACCGCCCGCCGACGCTTCGCTTACGAGTGATGGGCGGTTGCTGTTGACGGTTACGGATAGTGAAGAAACAAAGTATCGCCGCGATGGAGCCGACCTGGTATATGACCGTACTGAAGACCCCGAACTTAGCAACGTAATGGAAGCTGTGGGCGATCAGCTGTTGGTGGCAATTACGTGTGATATATCAGGCCGAGTATCGTTGACGGAGTTTGTTGACGACTTAACAGGTGGCGATCCTGCGGATGTCGTGCGGTTATTCCAGGTGTCGGCTGATGGTATTTTCTGGACCGAGTGGGCAGAACTTACCAATGAGGCTCTGCAAGCGCTGGATCCTCTCGTGACCGATGGTACGATGATGATCTCGATACAGTACATACGCCAAGGTGGCGATACGTCTATCGAGTTCAAGTCTGTTATGTTTACAGGTACGGTGGAACCTATCCAGTTTGTGGCCCCTACCATCGACGAGTCGATATTCGCTTCTGTGGCGTCGTCGGAGCAAACTAAGCGCATCGAACGTAACCTGTTCAAGAAGTTATACTACCGCGGTGTGATGGCACAATACGTTACACGTGGTGCTGATCGTAATTACATTGAAGACCGTGATTATGTATCGCTGTTTTCTACAGTGGGACGTTTCTTCGCCATGATGGTGTCATTCGCCAAACGGTTTGAAAACATTTACAATGACTTCGACCTGTTGCGCGAATACGTTCGCCAAATAGGGTTGTATTTCGATGAAAAGAGCGTTACACTGGAAGAACTCCAATATCTGGCCTCACACTACTACGACGAAATCCGCAAACGCGGTACGTCGATGGTATTCGCTCGTAAGGGTGACGGCCGCCCCTACAACGGCGAATTTGTGCGGCTGTTCGGTATTGCAGATAGCGACGAGTTTCTAACCGACAACTTGCCTGCCTCGAAGATGGGGTGGTGTTTGGGGCAATCTTCACCTATGTATCGTGGTGTTGGTAATTCTAACCAACTGAACAAAACTCGTGAAACATCACCCGACTTTGAGTCATTAGACGATTTTGTAACTACGGGAAACGTCGCTATCGAAGAAATCGCTGACCAGTACATTGTGGGTTATGATCACGAAAAGAAAACCCCAGTTTACAAAAACAAGGTTTGTCTGAAGATTACCGGCAGCGGCGGGCTTGGCCGTGGCGATGCTACCCTAGTAGATGATCGCGTGTATTGCGCCGACTGCAACCTTTCATACGAGGTTTCGTTCTGGATGAAGAGTGACGGTAAAGGAACATTGGATTTTGGTATCGAGGGTTTCAACATCTTCAAGACGGCAATCGCTGGAAGTTTCGCTCGCTTGGATTCCATGCAGGTGACAGATTATTTTGCTAACGAACTGCCTCTTTCCACCCTAAAGGCCAATACGTGGTATCATGTCCGCGGCATTATCCATGCTTACAGCACGAAGCCTGTAACCGTCAATGCGCCGGGCCTTAATATTGCTCCGCATTTAGGAACCCAGCTGTATTACAACAACTATTCCGTCGAGTACATTCTCCCAAAGATTCAACTCGGTGGCGACGACGCTACGGCTACACTCTACATATGGGACTATAAGATACGCCCGCTGGTTTATGGCCGTAACATCCTTCCGCTGAAGGAAACGCTCCGCGTCGATGCCCGTTCCAACGGTTTCATTCAGTCGCAACGATTATTCTACATCTTCTTGAAGAATAACAATAATACGATGTCTCAGGCCCAGTTGGAACAAATTGTTAATAAGTACTTAATTCCGTATGGATTCCAGCCTGTATTCGTTTACGGTACGACGCCTGTTAATACGTCCACTACGCCGTCTGAATTCACGCCGTATCTGGTCTTGACGCCAAATTCAATTATCATAGATGTAAACGGCAATAACAGCCTTGTGGACCTGAAGACCAACACTAACGTCATTAAAGTCGAATAGATATGTCGAAACTGAAACTGTCACCGAACCTCTTCCTGGAGGTAGCCGAATTGGAGAACTTTCGCCGCCTGATGGTGGACGAAGGCTACAAGGCGGTGTTTAAGTCCATGGTAAAAAATTTCGGAATCGCTCGCGATTCCGGCAATAATGCTTTTGAAATTACGGCCACTGGCGAAGCGAATGTTGTCTCGATTGCGCCGGGCGTGGCATGGACTAAGGAATTCGACCGTATCATCAGCCGTGAAGCTGTAACACTTCAGGCCATTCAATCCGAAACTAAAACGTGGGTTATCCTTTCGCGCGCCATCACCAACTACGAGGCTGGGACGGTTTCAGTTACTACTGACGGTACACTCACGGGCATAGGGACCGAATTTACCAAGGTTCTTCGTGGTGGCGATAATTTCCCAAACGCTGTCAAGTTTATCGACTCCACCAAGAATGTTCTCAATTACGAGGTTATCAATGTAGTTTCTGACACGTCGGCCGTTATTGCTGCTCCGGCTGTGGCTGAAAATAACCTGCGCTATGGCGTTGTGGGCGCGTTTACGCCAGGTTTTGTGCCGTCATCGGCCAATGAACTCATATACGAATATGACTCGTTCCAGGTACGGATGGTGCAGTCGGATACGATTCCTGAAGTACAAGCAGGCGAAGAATTTATAATCGCCCAATTGAATTGGGAAAGCGGCGAAATGTCTATTGTCGATATGCGTAATTCGTGCACGTTCAATGTAGAGCCAACGGAAGAAATATCTGCAGCCTCTTCCAATATTGTCAGCGTGCTCAACGTGGAGCGTTACGGCAATATGCTACGTATTGCCGTTGAGAACGGCTACACCATTACGGGCTTCGAAGTTAGGGCGTCGGATCTCCAGTTCCGTATCTTGGAAGGAAACAACAACGTCCTGGGTGCAGTATCAAGTACAGGTGGAACTATCCCGTCGTCGGTGTTTGCCGGATGGACGCTATTTAATCGCGCCACTGGAAAGGGCGTAAGAATAGTTGATAACGCCAATACTACCCTTACACTGGCTTCATGGAGCGGTGATATCGCTCTTGGAGAGGGAGACGACTTCGTTATTGTACCTACGGTGGCCGACATCGAATACCAACTAACGGCTTCTGGAGCGACTACGTGGCGCGGCATTCGTACCACAGCTCGCTTCCCGGTAACGGATGTACAGGTTAATATCTTCGTTCCGCTAAACAGCGGTCAAACCTCTCTCTCGTTGCGCTATCGTGATGTTGATGGTCGCAACGCAAGCGCCTTCAAGATGTTTCCGTCGGCAGGATATAAGGACCACATCGACGAAATGTCTAAAATATTGACGAACTCTGTTTTGACCGTTAATCTATGATGCTCTTTCTTACAGGCGCGCCGAACTCATTGATGACGTCACCTGATGCGCCTCAAAACGATCCCCGAATGAGTCTGGGTGGCTACGTGAGTTCAACCCCGGTTCCTAATTCGGCATTAAACGTGTTGTTCGACCAGGTGTCGTTACTCACACTGCAAAATCGCCCGACGGAGTGTATGGCATTCGCGCTTATCAACAAGAACGCGCAACCTGCTGCCGACGTTGAAATTAAGATTGTGGGAGCCGACGATGATCTCTGCCAGTTTGAGGTAGCTGCTGTGGCAGTGAAGAATCTGCAAATGGAATCGCTGCGCAGCCGCTATCAGCTACCTATCGGCGTTACGTTCTACAACGCTGACTTCCGCCGTGCTGGCGTACAAGTGACCATACAATCGCCTGCAGCACTCGGAGAGGAGTTTGTACTGGATCCGTTTAATATTCTCGTCAAATCGCCTGAAACGGCCGATTACGAGGGAACGTTCAACGCCATTAAGGCAGCGTTCGCTGACAGTTCGGTTTGGCAAGTGGTGTACGTAAGCGAAAAGGTCTTTCGCATTGAACGTAAGGACTACGAAGCTATCGATCCGTTCCCCGTTAGTGTCATGGCCGAGGAGGATGGTAAGATACGTTTGGAGTTTGATGGCGAGTTTCGTAATGCCATCAACAATACGCTATTGGTAGCCGAAACGTTGCAACCTGATGATTGTATTGGGTTGTGGATAAAACGCACTATCAAAGAAACAGCTCACAAGACCTGTGAACAGCTGTTCAAAGAGTACGACGAAAAAGTTAAAGAGGAAACTCTGGAACGTATTTCGATCATTGTCAATTATAACCTTGTTGACACTCGTGAATATAGCGACGAGTACAACGAACAAGATTATTCATAGCCATATGCCACTGTCTTATAACGAAGTCCGGAAACTCATCCTTCAAACCCTCGACGAACGGCCGCAGGGGACTAAGGTTGAAGTCCCCAACCAACAAAACTACGAGTTGGCGTTGTTGGATTATGTTCAGCAGCTTGAAACAACAATGAGTACGTCTATTGTTGGTATCGCTGACGCTGAAACGGAACCTATTGAACCGCCTTCGGCTCGTGTTGCATACCTGTCTCAGGTTGGGGTCAATCAAACCGTTACCTACAGAAAGTTCGTCGATGCCCAGTTAAACCCCATAACGGTGACGACTGATGAGATTCACGTGGGTTTCGTTGTACTGTTTTGGAATACCAACTACTGGCAGGTTCAAACGGTAATGATCCCAGCGTATTCGGCTGGTGGCGAGGTGGAGATCGGAGCCGTGCGGTTTGACATCGCACAGGAACTCAAGACCAACGAACAGCAACAAGCACGTGAAAATATCAACGCCGCTTCGCAAGATAGCGTTGATGAATTAGCCAACGTGGTATATACGCAATACACTGACTTAACCTCTCAAGCAATTCCCGATATTTTCGAAGAAAACGTTGAGACGGAGGTCACATTGGCTTGGGAGACTAAGTTTAACGATCAACCCATAACGCCTGATTCGATTGAAGTCCGAAAGGGTGATGCTGTTCTCGTTACTGATCCTGATGTAAAGAGCGTCACTGATAACATCAGTACTACGCAGGAGTATGAAATAACGGCCGTAATAAAGGGCATTGTTAAGACCGTAACGGTTACGGTAAACGCTTACAGGCGTATGTATTTCGATGCTTCACCGAAGGAAAGTATTGAATCAGCAGACGTTCTTGGCATGTATCAGCAACCTATCAAGCCATCTCCCGCCGGAGAAGTTACGGTGGATGTTGGTGCTAACGAATACCTGTGGCTCTGTGTTCCTGATGATATGACTATCAACAGCGTAACGTCGGGTGGTTTTGATGTACCGATGGCGCTTCCGATAATAGTGACGGTTGAGGGAAAGGGCAATTACAAGTGCTACCGCAGCGCAGGACCGTGGGCAGCAGGTCGTTTTAACGGTATAATCGAATAACCAATATGGCTGAGATCAATATATACGGATTACTTCACTCAAAAACCGCCGATGGGAAATTGGCGAGGTCGGAGCAGATTTTCGATGAAAGTGAACAAAAATTTCAAAACGAAATTAACGCAAAAAGCGTTCGGTCGGAATCAGTACGAGGTGTTGAAGTAGTGACAGAAGCGCCTATGATAAACGACAATATTTTGTACATCGAGGTAAAACTTGACGAAAATGGCCAATAAAAAAATAACAGACTTGATCTTTAACGGTCGCCAGTTAGTGGCGTCTGAAGAAATCAGTCGTGTTGTATTTAATGGCAAAATAATCTGGCCTTATCAAGCTGGTAAGCCGACCATACAGCGGATTGTCTTAAATGGCGAGGTGTTATTTAAGCGCGAACGTCCTTATTTGGAGATCGAGAAGCAGTCCGTTTGGCTTACACAGGAAAACGATTGGTTCGGACAAAATAATGTACACACAAATACTTCGTTTAACGTGGAATAATTCCACATACAAAAAAAAAACTATGGCTGATGTAACAAAAAGCTACGTCATCTGTTCTCCTGGTTCGGGCTCAGGTGATACCGAGCTGACGCTCAAAGCTAAAACTGCCAATCTTGGCAACCGCTTAAACCAAACGGATAATTTTACAATTACCGCTCCTGGAGTAAGCCCCAACAAGTCATTCTCGGCCATCTTGCAGGCTGCTGCTGAATTTGTGTCGTTTGACGACGGATCTGAGGCATCAGTCCCCAAGGGTGGCGGTTCGGTTGTATTGGACGGTATGTCCAACGCCGACACCATTACATTCTCGAAAGGTACGGGAGATATTATTGCCGCCGATATCGCATCGATCAGCTACCAGGCTAATGGTGCCAGCGCTACTTCCGGTGTAGCGATCCCGAGCGATCCGGGCGCAACGAAGAAATTTGCGTTCGTTTTGACGCTTACGGCATCTAAAAACACAACTATCTCGGAGCGTACTCAGCAAATCACTGCCACTACGAAAGGCACTAAAACTGCCACGATCACGCTCAAGCAGGCATCGGGCGATCCTTATCTTACCATCAACAAGGAAAGCGTCAATGTTCCTCAGGATGGTTCAGGCGTAACACTCAATGTAACGACCAACACTACGTTCACTGTATCGTAACGTTACCAAACTGTATCATCCCGAAGGTTAGTTATTTACTGCCTCCGGGAATAATTAAAACTGCGTATGGCTATTCAGAAAACAACAATTGCTTGGGGCGATGGATCCAACGACAATTTTTATGTGTCGTTTGATCCAGCTAAGTTACCAGGAACAACCTCTGTCGAGGTGACATCAGATCCAAATTATACAGGGTCTCAGCGTCAGAAGACTGTAACTTTCACCACCAATGCACCAAACGTTTCTGCTGACGCACAAGTTTCACGGCAGTTGAAGGTCATACAGCTAAGCGATAATCTTGTTATTGCTACGTGGGATACAGCTCAGACGGTAGGTCTTTATGAAAATACCAAGGCCGGATTCCCCAAAAGTTAGAAAAACCTTTCATTAACACATTAACAACAAAGTATTATGGCAAACACCGAGAAAATTCAGGCCCTTATCGCCAAAATTCACGAGAGCCTGCAGATCACTCCCTACGCTACGATGGAGACGGTCAACGATTTGCTTGAGATCGTTGATCTGAAACTGGCCGACGCTTCGACGGGCGGCGGAAGTCAAGTCAACTGGGACGACGTTCAAGGCAAGCCCAACATGGATGACTACGCCAAAAAGACCGATCTGGCGGCTTACGCTCAAAAAACGGAACTGCTGAAGACCATCACCCTTACGGGAACGGCCAACGGCAGCGGAACGGTCGAAGGCACTGCCTGCAACATCACTACCACGGCTGGCGCCTAAACTACGGTAGGATATGTGGGTGATCTTCAATAAGCTGATTCCCGTCAAGGGGTTCTGGATGATGACCTTGTGGTTCATTATCTTCGTTCGTGAAGATACGGCGCATGGGCGTAATATCCCGGCAAACGTTTACCGTCACGAACGTCGTCACTGGCACCAGGTTCTTCAAATCATGATTACCTCCTTTGCGTTGTTCCTTACAACGTGGCTCATATACGATTATAACCCTTGGTGGTGGTTGCTTTGGGTAGTGTCGTATTATGCTGTGTACGTGGTATGCTGGTTGATTGAAATCCTACTTCCGCCGTACAACATGGCGTACAAGAACATCTGTTTCGAAACTGAATGCCAGTACACCGAAGATGATCCCGATTATTCGCCACATTTTTGGTGCCACTGGTTTGGGTGGGTTAAGTACATTTCGAATAAGAAATACCCTCCTAAGCGGTAACGATAGCAGGTCAGCAAAGAGAGGCCCCGGTTCATGCCGGGGTCTTTCGCGTTGTAGGGCCGAAATTCTCATTGGCAGCGAGTTTTTATTTACGTGCCTATACACGTACCCCATCGAAGCGTTTTGCGTCGCCTAATGTCCTACAACGTTTATGTGGTTACCAAAGCGTGCAACGGTGTTGGGGATAAACAGGGGTAACCACTTCAACGACACGCGACCCATACAGCAAGACTTCCTATTGGCAGTAGGGGGAAAGGGGGTAAACCTCCTTCGCTATATCCCCCACCAGCAAGAATGATATTCATGTGTACGCGTGAGAGGCGTGTTGATTGAAAATGTTGAATTAGATTGTTGAAAAAGATGACTGTAAATGAATGGAGATTCAAGATATGCGTGAAAGCGCGTGATGAATGGCGAAAGAATCCTCAAAGATACAATGGTATGTGTCCGTTGTTGATAAATACGATAATTCAAAACGGCTATGAGGAAACTGACGACAAGGAGTTCAACAAATTGATGCTCGCGATGATTCGTCATAGAGGATGCAGTAGGCCAACGATATCTGAGCTCATCCCAGCGTTTGTACGTCCCGATGACGCCAATTCAGAAGCGTTCTTGTTTTGGTGGATTATTGCTGAAAAACAACGTCGCCTGGAGTTTCTTGAGTATTTGGTATCTTATTACGCCAACGCCGTTGACAAAGAAAGTTAGCCATGGTATTTCGAAGAACAAAGACCAGTGTCACGGCTTGGAGCGTTATCCGTGAATACATGTCTAAATGCTCGTATGGCAGTTTGGTAACACAGAAAGCCATACGAGCCATATTGGAGGAACGCGCAGAAAATTATCGTAAGTACGGTTCGGTTACCACCATGAATGCCTATTTCAATCTCATGGCTGGTGCAGGGTATATACGCCATTCTCTCCGACATGGAATTTGGGTGGTTGTTAAACCTGTACCGAGCGACCTTACAGCGTCAAAGTTAAAGATTCAGTATAGCAACCGCTCACAGCGGCGGGGATATGCATATGGCAGCCTACAGGATAGAAATAGTTCGCGTAAACTTTTTTGAGTACTCGTTTGTCGGGTGCGATAGCTTGGGTAAGCGTATAGTGGCCAAGGCGCTTACGTATCGTAACCCGAGCCCTTTTGCGTACTCGGACACAATACAGATGTTTGACCGTCGGGCGTTCACGTTTAAGGTCGGGATGTTGCCGACGTTGATTAAAAAACTTTCGTCCGCTGGCCGCGAGTACCGATTGACGGACTACGATTTTAAGCTACCACGCTCGGTGAAGATTGACGAGCGACTGAGTGGAAAGTACATCCACCAGCGGCGGGCTGTAGAAGCGTTTTTCCGGCGACGTATAGGTATTATTGTCGTTCCAACGCGTGGCGGTAAGACCTTTATTGCCGGCGAGTGCATACGTATCTTCTTGAAGACCGAAGCTGTATCGCACAAGGTCCTTTTCTTGGTTGACAGTAAAACTCTATTCCAGCAGGCCATAGATGATTTTACGCGCTATTTTGAGCCTTACGGCGGAATCGAGATTGGCGAAATACGCGCTGGACGTGTCGATACCGAAAAGCGCGTAACCGTCGGCATGATACAAACTATCCAATCGACGCTCTCTAAACGCTGTACTGAGACTGGAAAGAAGAACAAACTCAAGAACTTTTTGAAAAGCCTACGGTTCTTGATTGTGGATGAGATTCATGATAACGCTTCGGCTCCTAAGTTGAGGATATACAAAAGTTGCAAGCACCTCACGCACCAGCTAAGCCTTTCGGCCACACCATATCGCGCAGAGGCGTTCGTGGAGAACTTGCATCTTAAAGCCTGGAGCGGCGATGTGGTATATCGTATCAAGGAAGAAACGCTGCGTGAACGCGGTGTATTGACCGAGTACAAGGTATTTCTGTTGGCTTTAGAGCAGGACGCTCGTGCTATTAGCGCTGCCACCTATATGGCGTACCAAAAGGCATTGATATTCAACTCTCAGATTCGTGACGCCATCGTCGTTAAGGTCATCAAGATGTGTCGCGATCGCGGGTTTAAGACGCTGGTGATGTTTCAATCCGTGGACCACGGCCGTCATATCAGCGAACTCACTGGATGTACTTTTATCCATGGCGATACCGATAACGAGGAACGTGAACGCATCAAAAACGAGTTTTTGGAGCGTACCGATGGTGGTGTACTTATGGCGTCTAATATCTTCAAGAAAGGTGTTACGCTACCGGAGGTTGAAATACTGTTTAACGTCGATGGAGGTCTTGAAAACGCCAATACTATCCAGCGTAAAGGACGTGTTCTTGGCGCTACAGAAGCTAAGACACGTTCGGCTGTCATTGATTTTATGGACATTGATGACGCCTATTTCTCGGAGCACTCATCGACACGGTTAAATACCTACGTTAAGGCCGTCGGCGAGGATGGTATTGGAATACTGGATACGGCGGTTGATAATTGGTTAAATACTCTTGAACGATGGCTGACGATTTGGTTATCCGTAAACCTGCACTCTACCGATACGCCGTGAGGCTGTTGGTGGACGTGTTGTACCAGATGGGGTGCGATATGCGTCAGACATTCCGCGTAAACGATGCCGACATCCACGCGTGGAATCACTTCATAGAACGTTACGCCTCCGCCACTGAGGACTTCACCCGGCGTTTCATTCTGTTTCAATTACAATGTCGTTACGGCGAGCGTTCTGGCTTATCACGCAAGACGCTAAGTCGTACGCGATTGGCTTGGCTGGTTAGTAAGGCGGCCATAAAATCGTGGGAAAAGGTCTATCCGACGTCGGCCGCGCGTTTTGTAGCTAAGGGGCTGAAAAGCCGTTTTGACGTCTCTACGCTCAAGAGCGAGACCGAGTTACCAGCGTTATTAGTTAGGCTTATAGACCGCGAAGAAAAAGCCAAAGCGGCGTTTTACAGCACTAATAAGGGGTTTGCGTGGTGTATCGTGAATACGACGCTATACCACCACCGGAGCCCTTGGTGTGCGACGTGTAAGTTCAAGGAACAGTGTAAGAAACTACTGGGTAAGAACTACCCTCTTGTGTACAAAATACGAGGATATGCTTAAAGATAGACTATCATCCAACCTAATTACCGAGCTGTTTTCGGCGGCTATTCGTAAACGTTCGGTGTTCGATATATTGAATCAATATCTGCGCTTTTCGTATCTTCAGGTTGAGGCTGAAAAGAAAGTGTGGAAAAAGATAACCGAACGTTATTCCAAAACCGGGCGCGTACCGACCATCGGCCAGTTGCAACAGGCTTTTCTGGATGACGAGGGGGTGTTGGAATTAATCGAGAATATACGCGACGTAGATGTTACGGACGAAGACATTCCGTCGTTGATAGCGTCGCTGGAAGCGTACATTCGCCAGATGAAATTTCTCGACGCTAACGACCGTATCGCCGATTCCTACAACATGGGTGATAAGGAAAAGGCATATAATATCCTAATTAAAGCGGCTGAGGAAATATCGCACTTTACTATCCAGGACGCTAAATACGACCGCGTGTTCAGCGACTTCAACCGTCGTCAGTTGGAGCGGCGGAGTACCGACTGGAATTATCGTTTCAAAATTCCTACTTGCATTGACGAACTGGATTACAAGTTAGGCGGTTCTAATGGCGGCCCTGAAACGGGTGAAGCGTGGCTGTGGATGGGTATATCGGGTGCGGGTAAATCGCAAGCACTGGTACACCTCGGCATCGCAGCCTCGCGGCAGGGGTATCGTGTGGTTCATTTTCAGTTGGAGGGTACACGCGAGCAAGCCATGGCCCGTTACGATTCTGCGTGGTTAGGCGGTATATACCAGGATGTAAAGGTTGGTAATATTTCCGACACTAAACTGAAGATGGCGCAACGAGTTGTGGCAAAATTAGGTAAGACCGATATTATTGTCGTGGCAGTGGAAAGTTTTGGTGGCATGACTGTCACTCAAATGCGCCAGGAACTTCAAGACATAGAACGGGCCTACGGTAAGGTGGACATGATATTGTGGGATTATCTTGAATTGGCCGAGTTAGGCGACGGTCATAGTTATTCGATGAACGAGGAGCGTTTCCGGCAGATGAAACTGGCTCAACAGGCTAAGATGATGGCCATGGAGTTCAACACTGTGGTTCATGTCGCTACCCAGGCTAACGGTATTCCGCCTGAACTCCTCAACGATCCTGACTTTGTTATTACGCGCTACAATCTAGCGGAGGCTAAAGGTAAGGTAAACCCGATGGACGGTTTTGTGACGATGAATTTCACGTCCGACGAGCGCAAGGAAGAAATCATGCGTTTGTATCTTGATAAGGCGCGCGAGCACAAGGCCGGGGATATTATCCGTATTTGTAACAATATGACCTACTCACGTTTCTACGATCGTAAGCGAACGTTGGAGATGCCTTGGGAGGATATTGTCGAAGAGCAGCACGCTACCAAAACGAAACGCGGGCGGCGTAATACGTCGGTGGACGATGACGAATAATCATTGTAATATTGATTGGCGCGAGGTCTTGATGAATCCAGTTTTTGGAAAGCGAGACCAAATAATATGTGATTGCCTGTTTTGTGGGAAATCAAAACATATGTACGTCAATAAGAATACAGGCGCCTGGGATTGTAAAAAATGCGGCAATAGTGGTGGAATATATAAATTACTTGCAGCTGTTGATAAGTTGTACTTGTTAGAGGGAGCCACTATCGAGGAACGCGAGGTAATATCCAAAATACGAGATTTGACGACGTCTGCTTCTGAAGACGTAAAACTGGAGCCACTGCCGCCGCGGAAGATGCCTGTGGGCTACAAAGTGTGTTTGCACGACACTTATCTCGAACGCGACCGCGGTCTTACTCCAGATGTTATGAAGCGATACGCCATTGGCCGTACTAAGTTAGTACGGCGGTACGCCGATTATATCCTCATTCCAGTAACTACTGATGGCGTCATCACGGCTTTCCAGGGCCGTTACGCTTCGAAGAAAGTACCGCCCGACGCCCTGCGCTGGCGTAATGATACTGGGGCCGACTTCGCCAAGATGTTGTATGGCTACGACGATATAAAGGCGCCCGGCGCGACGGTGATATTGGTTGAAGGCGTGTTCGATAAAATAGCCGTTGATCGTCGGTTACGATTGGACGACTGTGATGATGTCAAGTGCTGTGCCACGTTCGGCAAGAAAATAAGCGACTACCAACGCGCCATGCTCCAAAAAAAAAGCGTCCGCGCGGTAGTATTACTTTACGATTTTGACGCCATAAAGGAGATTAAAAAGTATGCATTCGAATTGGATAAGTACTTTTCAACAAATATAGTTTTCACGACCAAGAAAGATATTGACGAGTGTAACGAAGCCGAGACGCTGGAAGTCTTTGAGCGTTTACAGCGTCCGCGCGATTTTGCTTGGAATGTGATAGGAAAACTAAAAAGGTGAGTCATGAATAGTGTAAGGAGCTTGTCGGTAGCGGAGTATTTCCACGTTATACAGCGTGAATATCTGATGGCCGAATTCAGGCGCAAAATATATTTCTCCCCCAAGGATAAGCGATATTTCTCACGCGTGATGGAATTCAAGCGCGAGAAAATATGCGATATCGCTAACCGTAATAAGTTGACTTCTATCTTCACTTCACCTGAGAAGATGCGTGATGTGAGGGCTGAACTGTTCGACCCGCTGAATCGTCCGATGTTCGCCATGAGCCCGAAGGATTGGATGAATTATTATTCGGTCAACAGCGATTTTTCCTACCGGGGTGAAGTGTGGAAACTCGACGCTGTGAAAGGCGATTTTATAACGCTCTACAACGAGCGAAGCCAGGTATATGCCGACAACGTACCTAAGTCAGAAGTGATACGTGTGTTGTAAAAAATTTTGAAAATTTTTGTAAAGTTCTTTGTACATTGGAAATTTTCACCTACCTTCGTGCTGTGGATGTATGTAAAACGTCCGCAATCGTAAAACCTAATTGGCATGAAAGCGTCGGAAAAAGCCTACAAAGAATTAGAGTTCCTGGCCGTTAAATACGCCAACAAACTCTACTCTTATGATGAATTGTCGTTGGAACGCGACGATTTGTTGCAAGAGTTTCGCCTAAAAATCTTCACTTCAATAAAGGCGTATGGACGCCGTTGGTTAGCGTATCGACGCGGTACAGCTACACGACCTGTTCCGTTGCGGTACTACGTTGAGTGTGCTTGCTCGAATAAGTGTACTGACCTAATGCGTGCTATCCGCAAGGAAAACCACAAACTGAGAATCGACCAAACGGCCTACGATTGCGGCATAGAGGACGTCGTCCAAACTGAGCCGGAGCTGAACCGTTTTGTGATAAATGGCGTTGATGTCCTGGCCAATCTTACAGGAATGAAGCGCGTTATATTTTCTCTCCACATACGGGGACGCAGTAAAGGCATGATGGCGCGTATGTTACGCACACCGCGGGCTGCTGTTGAGGGATACGACCCTAACATGCTCTTCAGTGACGCGTGTACGCTTGTTGACCAAATTATTGCCGAACAGCAAGCCTACTTGTTGGCAAATCACAAGTCAGCGTTATATTATACGCCAACAAGATACGATTATTACCGATTAAACGATGAATAAATCAAAATTGTTTCACTAAAACGTACAAAAATCATGGCAACTAAAATTTCGAAAGTGAACGCCGAACGGCTGAAGAAACTCGGTATTACCGCCAATACCGAGGATGAGGCAAAGAAGATCCTCATTGAGCGTCTTGAGCAGGCTGGAATCCCCGGCATGGACGAGGAGACAATTGACAACCTGATTGACATCGTCGGTTCGTTCGCCGAACTGGAGAGCGATTCGGCTGAAGAGGCCGCTCCGGCTGAAGAACCTACGCCCGCCGAGCAGCAGGCCGACGAGCTGGCTGAGGAAGCCGCCGAAGAGGAAGAAGAGGCTGCTCAGGAGGCTGAAGAGGCCGCTCCGGCTGAACCGGAAGCAGAGCCCGAGCCTGAGGAATCCAAGCCGCAGCCCAAGGCTAAGAAACCCGCCGCCAAGAAAGAGGCCAAGCCCAAGAAAACTAAGACCACTAAAAAGCCTTCGAAGCGCGACGAAAAGGGTATTCGCCTGAAGCCTCAGACTAACCCTGAGCACCTCGACCTGCTCCGTAAGGAACTGAGTAAGTTCTTCCCCGAAAAGGAGTTCCAGTATGTCGCCGTGTCGCAGGGTATCTCCATCAAGTTCAGCGGCGCCAACTCGCATCCGGTGGCCATCATGTTCGAGAACGTGTACTCGAAAGACGGCCAGTTCGCTACGACCAACGTCGTCCTGAATACGTTCCGTAGCCAGGCTTCGCAGGACAAGCTGGAGGAGGACGGTCTCGACTTCGTCATGACGTGGAACAATCTGCCCTGGCTCAAGGGTATCGCCTGGAACGACGCGATGGAGGTTGTGAAGACCTATCTCGACGACATCAAGTCGGCCGTTTCCACCGCCGATACACGTCTGGGTAAGAACCGCGAGAAGATGGAGGCCGACTTGAAGGCAACCGGCAAGAAAGCCGCCGCTCCGACCGCTAAGAAACCCGCGCCCGCTACGAAGAAAGTCGCTCCCAAGGCTGAAGCAAATGAGCCCGCCGAGGATCCCAAAGCTAAGGCCCGTGCTGCACTCATGAAAGCGGCGGCCGCTAAGAAAGCCAAGGCCGCCAAGAAATAAACCCGGAAGGGAGGATATGATAGGTTACTAAATTACCCGCCCCGGTCGTCATGGCTGGGGTTTTTCGTCCACCCGTCTTCAACGTTATTTATCCCAGATAAAACCGTATTAAGGATATGAAGCAAGAATCAATTTCCCAGACCGAAACAGGCATTAGCCGTTTTGAGTTTGACTATCGGCGGCGTGTGGTATTTACCGATCCGCGCGGTTCGTTCGCCGAGGTGTATCCGTATATCAACCGCACGATGATGACGACGCTCCCGCTTCAGGATTCTCGTGCTGGTAAGGTACGCGAACTGCTCGATGTCAAGACAATAATCAACAACCCGTATCGCCGCTGTGTAGGCGGCTATGCTCGCAACATCAACATCTTCTTCCTGCTGGCTGAAGCTATGTGGATAGTTACGGGCCGCAAGGACGTCGAGTTCCTGAAGATCTTCAACGGCAAGATGGTCGATTTTTCCGATAATGGCGTTACGTTCCACGCTCCCTACGGCTGGCGTTTGCGTCATTGGGGTATTTCGTCCGAGGGTGAGTCGATGGACCCGGGCCTGGATCAGGTGAAGGAAGCCGTTCGCCTGCTGAGCATTGACCCGGAAACACGTCAGGTTGTGATGTCGATTTGGAATCCTAAGTTCGACCTCGGTGTGAAATCGAAGGACTTGCCGTGTAACGATATGGTGATGTTGAAAATCCGCGATGGGAAACTCGTTACCACGGTCCAGAACCGTTCGAATGATCTCCACTGGGGCTTACCAACGAACATCTTTCAGTTCTCGTTCCTGACGGAGGTAATATCCCTCTGCTTGGGGGTAGAGTTAGGTGTTCAGACTCACAACTCGCAGTCGCTCCATATCTACGAATGGAATAATATCGCCGAGCAGATGAGCGAACTTTTCGTGTCCAATAATACGCGCCGCAGCTTGTATTACGAGGGGGCGATGTCGTATATGATGGACTTTAAGTTCGAATCGGAGGTTCCGGTAAACCGCCTGTGTGAAATAACGGCCTTTATAGAAGAGATGATAAATCGTTTGGCGGTGCGATACGCAAAAGGCAATATCTTGGAAGACGAGGCCGGGTTTGAGAACTACGTGTTTGAGAAATCAACCTATTTCTGGGTAGTTTACCAGATATTGAAGGTGTACGTCTTCTACAAGCGAAATATTGGTGCCTATAAGGATGACCGTGATTCGTTGCTGAAGTCGTGCTTTGTGCTGATGGACCGTATCACAGGGACCGTATCCGTTGAAGAAAAGTGGGACTACCTGATGTTGGCTCGCAATTTCTTCGCGGCAAGGTTTTCTAACGCAGAAATCAATAAACTCCTGTAATATGACTGACTCGCTACGTCGGTGGGCGGAAGATAACTATCTGGCTATCGAAGAAAAGCGCGACGACGAATTGAACATAATCGCCATTGAGGGTGTAGGGGACTTCTTGTACCTACACCCCGACGATAACGGAAAGATAATCGACGAACGGTTCTCGTTCGTAGTAACGGCTGCTGAATTCGACGCGCTGTACGATGGTATGGTGAAATACATTCTCTTCGAATTCGGCGGCAAGTTCTACTACTCGAATATCAAAAAGGACCACCTGCGGCTGGATAAAACTGTGGTTTTCCGTCCCGAATTCCGCGACTTCAAATATCTTGGTACAAGCACGGCTGAGGAACTGGTTCCGTTCGTTCACCTGGGTGTTCATAGCGAATACGAGTTCTTGAACGGTTCGTCCAACTGCGAAGAGTGGGCTGCTAAGGCCAAATTCAACCGTATGACGGCTCTGGGCATTTGTGACCGTAATACGTTGGCTGGCACGCTCGCCTTTCAGACCGCTTGTTTAGGTAAGGGGCTGAAACCTATCATCGGCGAAACCGTTACGGTGGCTTGTAACTACGACCCGGCGGCTGACGTTCAGGAAACATTTTCGCTGAAACTCTACGCCATGAATACCCAGGGATGGCGAAATCTGCTGCTGGTTAATAAGGCCATCAACGTCGATTATCAGGGGTTTATACCCGCGGAAGAACTCTACAAGTTAGGACGTGGATTGGTATGTGTAATACCGCCTGACAGTGAATTAAACTATTTCAAGGGGGACGTCGAGCGTTGCAAGCGGTTATTGACGGCCTATCACGCCGCATTTGATTGTGTGTATTACCAGATTGATACGGTGGAGTATGCGTCCGAAACTCTATTCCGCGACCACTTGGAAAGTATTGATACCTACATATGTCGCTGTCGTAAGATTAAACTCTACCGCCAGACGCCGCCGCTCGTTATAAACGACTCGTATTACCTCGACGCCGAAGAGGCTCCGCTGAAGTCGCTTCTGAACAAGGTAGCAGGTGTGGTTAATGCCGAAAGCGCAACCCAGTATTTCAAAAACTCAAAAGAGACGATTCTGGCGTATGAAGAGTGGATGGACGTAGCTGCGCCCCTCTACGAAAAGATAATTGATGGCATGGCTAATTCCACGACGTTGACGGAGAGTATTGACTTTAAGATACCCACCGGAATACGTCACCTGCCGAAATACGAGTTTGTAAAAACTACGGTTGAAGACGCCTTTTTCGAGAAACTGGAAGCGGGCGTACAGGAGCGGCTGGTAGGTAAGGTTGATAACCTCGACCAGTATCTGGCGGAGTTGGAAAAGGAATGCGCCATCATCGTACCGAATGGGCTGTGTGACTACTTTATGATACTTTGGGACATCATGAACTGGTGTCGCGAGCAAGGTATTATGACCGGGTCAGGCCGCGGCTCGGTTTGCGGTTCGTTGATTGCGTATTGCCTGTACATCACGGACGTGGACCCGTTGAAATACAATCTTCTTTTTGAGCGTTTTCTCAATGAAACGCGTGTTTCAGGCGAACGCGCTAAGTCAGCAGATAGCCTACCGGACGTGGATGTTGATTTTCCTGTGGCGTTCCGTGATACGGTGAAGGAGTACATGGCCCGCCGTTATGGCGTTGACCACGTTTGCTCCGTGGGTACGTACACGCGCATGAAACTGAAGACCTGTTTGAAGGACTTCGGTAAGGTTATGGGCATGCCGTTTGCGGTGATGAATAAACTCACCAAGGACATTGACGACCAGATAGAATACACGTGGGGCGACCTGTTCAACTACGCCGCTACGTCGCGGGAATTGTTCCGTTTCGTCCAGGACCATCCGGAGTTGGTACACATGACGAAATACGCCCTTACGCAGTGTAAGACGGGTTCAGTTCATCCGTCGGCCGTTATCATCGTACCCCGGAAAGACGAAGACGGAAACCCCATCGACCTTTACGGTTGGATGCCTATGAAACGCATGGGTGGTGTGCTGGTCTCCGAGTGGGAGGGTAAGTATATCGACAAGTCAGGGTTCTTGAAAGAGGATATTTTAGGTCTCAACCAGCTGGATAAATTTTCATCTATTCTGAAACTTATCGCCAAGAACCGCAAGGAGCAAATCGACGTCAACACCATCCCGTTCAACGACGAGGAGGTATTCCGGTATTTCCAGCGCGGTTGGTGCGAGGATGTGTTCCAGTTTGGCGCTATGGGGTTGATGAACTACTGCCGCGAGGCCAAACCGCATAGCCTGGACGACCTTATCGCTATGACGGCGTTGTTCCGTCCGGGTCCTATGGATGTTAAGGCGCACGAAACGTTCGTTGAAATTAAGAATGGCGCCCGGAAGCCTAAATTCGACCCCGGTATGGAGGAAATAACGCGCGACACCTATTCGCTCTATACCTACCAGGAGCAGATAATGAAAGCGATGGTTGTCGGAGGACTTTCTCCAGTGGAAGCAGACCAGGCAAGAACTTTCATAAAGAAAAAGAACAAGGAAGCGCTGGACGCTTTCAAAGAAAAATTCGTAAAACATTACGCCGATTTATTAATGAACCTGGATAAAAAGAAAGAACAAGTATAAACCGTACAAAACTGGTAACATGTACGGTATAATTTACAAAACTACAAACCTCGTCAACGGCAAGATTTACATAGGTCAACACGTTTGTGAATCTGACGAATTCGATGGGTATTTGGGAAGCGGTGTTAAATTACGGGCTTCTATCCGGTATTACGGCCCTGAGAATTTCAAACGCGAAACGCTCCGTATTTGCGACACACAACCTCAGTTGGATGCTTGGGAGATGCTTTACATCAAGAAGCTACGCTCGACTGAAAAGGGTATAGGATATAACATCCTACGGGGTACGGCTAATAAGTTTGGAAGCGGTTCGCCGATGTTGATTCCAGAGGTCGCTTTGAAACATTCAAAAGCGATGCGTGGTAAGAAATGGACAGAAGAACATAAATTGGCCTTTTCTAAGGCGAGGAAAGGTAAGAATTGCGGCGAGTTGAATCCGATGTTCGGTAAGCGTATGAGCGACCAGCAACGGCGAGATATAAGTGAATCCACCCGGCGTACCTTATCCAAGCCAGAAATTAGAGCCAAGCTATCAGCCGCGTCTATAAAGTTTTGGAAATCGGTTAACGAGGAGTGGAAACAAAAACACTTCAAACGTATTTCGAGTTGTAAGCACAAGCGCGTTATCTGCTTTGACTTTTGGTTGAATATACGTATCTTTGATTCGTATAAGGACGCCATAAAAGCTACTGACGCGGCGGTTTCGCAAGTTTGTAGAGGTTTGATAGGTCAGAGCAAGGGGTATGTGTTCAAACCTTACGACGTTGAAATTATCAAGATTCTATTGAAATTGAAGACTGAAAAAGCCAGCGTTAATACGGTTGCTGATAAATTTGGTATTAAATTGGACAAAAGAGCGTTAAAATGGGTTTATCAAGAAAAGAAGCAGAAAAGATAGCAGAGGGTGTATGGGATAAACTGCTGGCCTTTTCAGGGTACGGCTTCAACAAGTGTTTAAGTGGAGATGAGCGAATAAGGCGAGTCGGCGTTACAAAAGGTATGTTTTCGCCGACTATACGCCAAATGTATGAAATAAAGAACCGTAATACAGACCTTTGGCTTACTCACAAGTCGCTGAGCGATAAATACCGTAAGAACGGGTATGGAATGTGCTGGTCGTTGAATACAGAAGGGCGTTTAGTCAAAAATAATATCGTTGATATTCGCTTTCAAGGAATTCGTCTGGTGTATGAAATAACGACTGAAAGCGGGAAACGGATACGATGTACTGCCAATCACAAGTTTCCTACAGCTGATGGTTACAAGACCATTGATACAGGATTGTCAGTTGGTGAAAGGCTTTACACGGTCTTGGGTTACGAACCTACTCAGAACGATTATTCGATAGGTACAGGAATCGTCAAAAACTATCCTAAAAAGGGTGAGTGTGGATTCCGTAAATTAGAAAATCATCCAAGCGTTGATTTTGAAAATTTCAGGGCTTCACACGCTTCTTTGCCATGTGAAAGGTGTGGCAAATATGCCAAACGCATGGAAGCTCATCATGTTAATGGCGACCGCAGTAACAACTCTTTAGAGAACCTGGAATGGCTTTGTTCTTCGTGTCACAAAAAGGCTCACTATAAAGAATTGCCGAGATTCAAAATGGGTGAAAAGGGGTTGCTGACTATCTTAGAGTCGATTACCAGTATTGTTTTTGTAGGCAACGAAGAAGTTTATGACGTGGAGGTAAGCGGAGAAATTTCACATACTTTCCTAACTGAGGGCGGGGTTGTTACTTGTAATTCTCATGCCGTGGCCTATACCATGATGTCGTACTGGTCACAGTGGTTTAAGGTTAACTACCCGCTGGAGTTCTGGACGACGTCGCTTCAGTACGCCTCGAAGGAGTCCGATATCCCGTATCGCTTGGTGGAGATGAAGAAAACCGGGGCTGAAATTGAGGTCCGTCCGCCGGATATCAATTTCTCGGGTGAAACCTTTACGTGCGACCCCAAGACGAACCGTATCTTCTTTTCGCTGGGTAAGGTCAAGGGAGTAGGCGAGCGGGCGTTGACGCTATTGAAAGCCATGAAAGATGAACACGGCGAAGTGTTCTCATTTGAGGACTTCATAACTTCTGCCCCTAAAGGCATAAACCGTACTGTGGTGTTGCGTCTTATTATGGCTGGAGCGTTCGATCTGGTAGAAGACATACGCAATCCTCGTCAGCGTCTGGATATCGTCAAGCAATATCTCGAACGTCGCAGCGAACCGCTTCCCGATGAATTCACTTCGCCTGATGTCCATACTAACGCCTGGTGGGTCTTCAAACAGCGTGAATTAACCGGGTACGGCGAGGTGGACTACGAACGTATGATGAACGAATACGGACTCGGAAAACGGATGGTTCGGCTGTACGTTACCGCCGCCGAGTTTGAGCGTAAACACGAGGGTGACGAGGTTTGTATCGTTGGTCGTGTGAATAACGTATTCGAACGCCAAACCAAGGGCGGCGATTCTTACGGTGTACTGCAAGTGGAGGTCAACGACCTCATCATCCAGATTACGTTGTGGCCTGACTTTTGGCTTCATCAGCCGGAAAACGAAGCTACGCTGTTGAACCGTATTGTGGCTGTTTTAGGGCGTGTGAATTATTTTGCTGGAAAGAAGACCGTACAGTCTTCACAATCTACAAGGTTAGAGATATTACAATAGTAAAACAAATCGGTTATGCAAAAGGATGATTTAATCAAACTCTTCAACCGCGATCATCTTGCACGGTTGGATAACATCAAGCAATGGTTGGAATATGACCGCCACCAGCAGGAAAGCGTTTCGCAACATTCGTACAAGGTATCGGTCTTCACGATGTGCCTGCTGGACTATCTTTGGCCCGGAGGGGACGATAATAATACGGTGGCTACGTTCAAGTATCAGACGCTGAAGATGGCGCTGATGCATGACTTCGACGAGGCTATTCTGCGTCGCGATATCACTCACGAACTTAAATATAACGCTTATAACGGGTTGGAACTGCGTAACGTTTTGGGCGAGTTTGTCACCCACCAGGTAGCGGCCGAATTTGGCGACGATTCGGTAGTCTCCAAAACGCTTTCCAAGGATGCGCCATATTACGACGTTGCTCACGCGATTGTAAAGGTGGCTGATTGGATGGCGTTGATGTATTTCCTGAAGCGCGAACTGGAGATGGGGAACCGTTCGTGGCCCTTGAATCTGTTGCCGTACTGTGAGGAAAGCTATCATAAGGCGGTTTCAACGTTACGAAATACGTGTATATTGGCGGATATTTGTGAGCAAGAACGCCTGATGTACGTATGGGTGGGAGCCATTAATGACTTACAAAACGATATTATTTAACATGGACAAGAAGACTCAAGATTCATTAATTTCGCAGGTGTCTTATGACATCGAGCGTATTTGCCAAGCTGAACCTGAAGCCGCGCAGGCTCTGGCAATGACTATCAACCACATCGCTGGGACGTACTCCGATAAGTACGCTGACGGCGAAAAGGTTATTGACACCAAGAAGATGCTGTATGGTATGGACCACGGTGCGGCCATCAACATCTACCAGGTAACGCGCTATCTCCAGCGATACATCACCGTGGGGCACAACAAGAGCCGTCTGATTCGCGACTTGGAAAAAGCCGTTCACTATCTCATTATCGAGATCACACGTCGTGTACGTTTGGGCGACGTAAACCAACATGAACCTAAAGAATGAAACGGAAACTGCTGATTGGAAAGAACGTTTACGAAATCGAATTTCAGGAGTTCGAGGACGAAATCGACGTTGACGAATTGATGACCATCCACTACGAAAATCTGGTTGGTGAGATTATCACTTTTCCGGTTGTCGTAAACCGTCTTGGCCTGTTGCTGGCCGATGCCGAGCGGGCGCTGGCTGAAACGAAACTCAACTGCGAGATTATGGAAGCCAAGGTTCGCGAGGAGATACGCACCGCTCTCAACGATGAAGAGGACCGTAAGAAACCGGCAACCGTCGATGAGGTAAACACGGCGGTCTATCAGAGCCCGGTTTATAAGGCTAACAAACTCAAACTGTTTGAGGCCCAGAAGACGCGTGATTATGTCGCTTCGCTTCTTTTTTCCGCTAAGGATAAGTCGTCGAAACTGGATAAGCTATCGTTGTCGATACCGGCAGGCGATATCGAGGAGCACCTCCTCCAGAGTAAGGCGAATTCGGTTATGAAAGTACGCAAACGCCGTAAACTGATTCCCGACGAAGACGACAGTTAACAACGTTTATATTAACACCTTAACAAAATCAAAGTATTATGGCAAATGATTTGCGCAGTCGTCTTAAGGCGACGCCGATTAAAAAACTCAAGGCTCGCATCGACGAAGACAACTCGATGCTGAACAACGGCAACGCCGAGTTCCTGTCGCTTGAGGATGGCAAACTTATGAAGATTCGTATCTTCCCCGCCCATCCTGACCACGACAATTTCTACGTACCCCGGAAATGCTACTGGCTGCCGTTTACTACGGACTCCGGCGACGAGCGTCGCGGTACGGTACTGGATTCCATTTTCCACGGCAAGACCGCCATGGACATCGTCCAGGAGTATGTAGCCTATGTGAAGACCCACGGGTCGGAGAATGCCGTGGCTGCCGTTACGGCCCAGCGCGATGGCCTGCTGCCGTCGCTTTCGTGGCTGTGCTACGCCGCTGAGGTCAAGGAAGACAATATGGACCCCAAACTGTGGGAGTTCAAGAAGACCGTCCGCGACGCCATGAACCGCCTGGCCATCACCGAGGAGGAGGATGAACCTATCGAGACCGATCCGTTCACCGACCCGGACGAGGGGCTGCCGCTGTTCGTCAAGTACATCAAGAACCCGAACAAGAAAAAGGGCGAGAACTACTACGATGTGTCGCTCGGCAAGAAGCCCAAGGCATGTCCCCTCACAGACGAGGCTATCGAGAAATTCATGAAACTGAAGCCTATCGAGGAGGTTGCCGGAACGTACACGCTGGAAATGTTTGAACGCGCTCTGGAGGGTCTTCAGAATTTCGACGAGCAGCACGGTATCGACGTCTTCGGCGACGACGAGTGGATGGAAATCGTGGAGAAAGTACGCGCCCAGTACAGCGATTCTGACGACGAGCCCAAGAAGAAGGTTACCAAGAAAGCTGCCAAGCGTCGTGACGATGACGACGAGGATGACGTTCCGCCCGTTCGTACGAAGAAGAACCGCCCCGGCGTTCGCATCCCCGAGCCCGAGGAGCTGGAAGAGGAACCGGACAACGAGCCTGAACCGGAGCCCAAGGTAGAAGGCAGCGACGATGGTCTGGACGATATGGACCGCGCCGAACTCAAGGCGTTCATCCACGACAACGAACTCGGCGAAGTGGTTAAGGTTTACAAGTCCACGACCGACGAACAGATTCGCGAGAAGATTCGCGAAGCCCTGGGGTTAAACGGCGGCGACGAAGAGGAAGAGGAGGAAGAGGCTCCTGCCCCGGAACCCGAACCGGAAGAGGAAGACGAAGCTCCGGAACCCTCCAGTGCAGCCCGCTCGCTGGCGTCGATTCGCGCCAAACTCGGTAAGAAATAACCCCCGTGATACTTTTCCCCGCGGCTGGCTGGCTTTCCGTAGTTGGCCAGCCGTTTTTAACTATCTACAACTATGTCGAAAATTTCAAGCGTTTTGAATAAACTCACGGCCCAGTTCAACTCTGAAGACGTTATCACGTTCAAGAAGAAAGATGGTTTCTCGGAGATTAAATCGTGGGCCTATACCGGTAGTCCCGAATTAGACTGGAATTTGCGCACGTTCGGTTTGCCGACGGGTATTATCGAGATTGCGGGTCGTAGTCGCAGTGGTAAGACTACCGAGGGCCTGGAGGCCATGAAATACTTTCTGGCCGAGAATCCCGATACCGGGTTGGCATGTATCCTTTCGTCCGAAAACCGCGACAACAAGGACTACGCCATCCAGCTGGGCGTGGACATTTCCCGTGTAGCTATCATCAAAATTCACTACGTCGAGCAGATGTTCGTGCGCGTTAGTAAGTTCGTAAAGGACGCTCACACGCTATTCGCTGAGGCGGGTATCAAGGAAAAGCCGCGGTTCTTCTTCCTTTGGGACTCGCTTGGCGCAACGCTTTCTAAGGCTGAGTACGACGCCCTGAAAGTGAATACCGAAAACCTCGACAAAGCAGCGGCGAGGGGTGAAGAGTTTGATAAGTTACAAGAACCGAAGATGATGGCGTTCGCCAAATCGGCCAAGATGTTCGCCAAAGGTCTAATCGGGTTGTGCTATACCAACGTGATTCACTTTGTGATGCTCAACCACCAGTACGAACAAAGTACTATGGGGATTACATCACGCAAAAGTACAGGCGGCGAATGGGTATCTCTTCTGCCAACATTACGCCTCCAGTTCTCCCTCGTCGGACACGAGAAAATAGACGACGAAGAAGTGGCGCAGCTGACCGAGGTAAAGGTTGTGAAGAATGATTTTGGAAGCCGCAAGAAGACGATTATCCGTATATTGTTAGGCTACGGAATAATCCTCTCTCAGCCGGATATTGACTATGCCGTCGAAAAAGGTATTCTGAAGAAAGTCGGCGCACGTAAATTATCGTTCTTGAACGGTAAATTGTGCTGGTCTTCAAATCGCGAATTGTTCCAACATTATTACGACCATAATTCATTTCTTGATTTACTGGAGAAGACCATACGGGCGTCTCGATATAATGACCTGAAAAAATGGCGTAATAAGATGTTTGAACGCGCAGAGACGGTCGAAGAAGAATAGGTATCAGTTCTACCCAAGTATAAATCCGTAAATCATTACAACATGGCTTACGGATTTATTTACAAAACTACGAACCTCGTCAACGGCAAGATTTACATCGGTCAGTCAATTCACTTCAAAAATAAGTCGTATCTTGGGAGCGGTATATCTTTGACGAACGCGGTTAAACGTTATGGCCGAAAGAATTTCAAACGCGAAACGCTCCGCGTATGCGATACCCAGCTACAACTCGACGCTTGGGAAATGCTTTATATCAAGAAATTCAATTCGACCAATAAGATGATTGGCTACAACATCCTTCCCGGCTCGGCTAATAAGTTTGGCCAAATAAACCCTATGAAAGTTCCCGGTGTTAAAGAGAAGATGATAAAAAACCGTCGCGGTAAATGTGCTGGTGAAAAATGTTATTGGTACGGTAAACACCTGCCTGAAGAAACCAAGAGGAAGATATCAGAAAAGGCCAAACAACGTCTTGCCGACCCGAAGAACAATCCACGGTACGGTAAACACTGGTCAGAGGAGTTCAAGGCGCATTTGTCTAAGAAAATGACAGGTAATACCAATAAACGCGGAAAATCTCCAAGTGAAATTACTCGTCAGCGTCTTCGGGAAGCGAACACGGGCATACGGTGGATAACAAATGGTATTGAAACAAAAAGATTAATTCAAGGAGAGCAGATGCCTGACGGTTGGCGAAGAGGGCGTACAACGTTAAAGAAAGTAAACTTTACAAAATGAAACGGAAATCGAACAAAAGTCCTGTGGCCATCTTAGGTTTCGACCCTCACTTGTCGAAAGACAACGTGACGGTGGTGCGGGATTTATTCAACCAGACATTTGAACTGGCTGAAGAAATAGGTTGTAAGATTGTGATTCTGGGCGGTGACGTATTCACGTCCCGCTCGGCACAACCTTTGGAAGTCCTCGACGCTTGGCGTGAAATTACCGAAGAAGCCGAAGCGCGTGGACTGGAAATCGCGGCTATCCCCGGCAACCACGATAAGACCGACCCGAACTCCGATCGCAGCTACCTCAGCGTGTGCCCGGGAGCGGCTACGGTTGTAAGCCAGGCGTCGGAGTTTGTGTGGAATGGGGTGTCGTTCGTGTTGATACCCTACTATGGTGACGCCAAGTGGTTAGAGGAGAAACTGGCCGTCGATAACGGTTTGGAACGCGAAACGTTTGACGGGCCGCGGTTCATGATAACGCACGTGGCTGTGGAGGGCGTTCGTAATAACGACGGTACGCAGGTTGAAAGCGAAATCCGTCCGGATATGTTCCGTAACTACGACGCGGTGTTCGTGGGTCACTACCACAACGCCTCGGATGTGGGTGAAAAGGTCCACTATCTGGGTGCGATGTGCCAGAACAACTTTGGCGAAACGGCTGACGATAAGGGGGTGACCATCGTGTATGATGACGGCACATGGGAGCACCGCCCGTTACGCTTTCCGCGGTATGTCCGTGAAACTGTCTCAGCGACCGATACAGCGACTTTGCGTAACCTCATGGATAAGTACTCCGGCGAGGATTATGATCGCGTCAGAATCGTCGTAACGGGGTCTAAAGCCGATTGCGAGAAACTCAACGCTTCGGAGTTCTCGGCCGTGGGTATCGAAATCAAGTTTCAAGCTGACGAAACTGCCGCAGCTATGGCCACAGCGGCCGACCCTGAGAAGATTGTGACGTTCCGTAAATCAACCATCGTTAAGAATTTCATGGAATTCTGTAAGGAACGCGACATACGTGGAGAACGTATGAAAGAGGGCTTGGCGATGCTTAAAGAACTGTGATATGTGGTATCCTGTAAAAATAGAATTTGGCGGCTTGTTCGCGTTTCGTGACCGGGCCGAGGTAGTATTCAAGCGCGGCGAATGTACGGTAATATTCGGCGATAACCAGACCGACCGCGGTTCGCTGAATAACGGCTCCGGTAAATCGACGCTGTTCGAAGCGATATCACTGGCGCTTACAGGCGATTTGTTGCCACGCGATACACCTATCACGCGCGATAAGGCCATCAACCGTTCCAGCGACGAAGCGTGGGTGGCGATGCAGTTGGCTAACGACGTTCTTCACCAGACTATGGAGATTCGTCGTCGCTTTTATCGTAAGCGAAGCGCCAAGGCCGCGCTCTTCGAAAACGGCCATGAGAACACTCAGTTGACGTCCGTGGCCGAGGTAGATAAGCGAGTATTGGAGTTGCTGGGACTGAGCCGCGAGGACCTCCTTCGCTACTACATTATCAGCCAGGACCGTCAGTACAACTTTCTGACCGCACCCGATACTACCAAAAAGGAGATTCTGAACCGTATCACCAACGCCGATATGCTCCAGCCCGTTTTGGATGCTATCAAGGCTGATCACAAGGCCGCCGACGAGCGTGTGGCGGAATACGATACAAAGGTGCTCACGCTGAATACCAAGATCGAAACTCTTGAAGAAAACCTGAAGGAGTTGAAAGCCAATAACGCTTCAGCGGCTAATATCAAGGGGATGTGTGACCTGCTTGGCGACTACATTAAGGACGCCGCCGCGCTCGGTATTCAGGCTAAGGATATTCGTCGCGAATTCGAGGACGAAAAGGCTAAGCGTGTGCAATTCGAACAACAGTTGGAAACCGCGCCGAACTTTACGGAAGATATCGCTGCGGCGGAGGATAATATCACCGCCATCAAAAACGAACGCAAGAAGAATCGCCGTGCTAAGGTCGATTTGGAGTTGGCGTTAGAGGGCGTTATCGAATGTCCTAAGTGCGGCGAACAATTCCTCCCCAACAGCGAACTTAGCCTCACTCCGGACCAGATTCGTAAGAATATCGCCCAGCTTGAACGCGCCGACGAACAGTTTGCGCTGGACGTCAAAAAGGCCGAAAAGACGCTTGAAGAACTCGAAGAAAAACAACGGGACTATGAACAGGTGGAAGCCGAACTGGCTCGTGTAAAGCGTAACATGAAGGATATTCGCGACCGGGCCGACAGGTTGAAACGTCAGATGGATGAAATCGACCGCCGTAAGGAAGACCTGGCTAAGCGTATTGAAGCGGCTAAACGGGCCGCTGCCGAAGACGCTTCGATTAAATCTACCGAGAGTAAGATTAAAGCAGCCAAGGCCGAACTCAAGGCCGCCAAGGCCGAACTGGCCGACTTCCGGTATTTAGCTGAGTCGATGGCGTTCTGGGACTTCCACATGGGTAAGAACGGCTTTCTCTCGTTTTTAGCAAACAAATCGTTGAGGGTGTTGGAGGGCATGACGAATCTCTACCTGGAAAAGTTCGGCATGGACGTGACGGTTCTGATTAACGGCTTTACCATGACCAAGGACGGTAACGTGCGCGATAAGATTGACGTGTACATCCAGTCGGACGGCCTGAACGCTGACGTGTACGGTATTCACTCTGGCGCTGAGCGTGGGCGTGTAGCACTGGCGTCGCTGATCGGGTTGAACCGCTTGATCAATATGGCTACCGATGGTCGCGGGTTGGATATGATATTGCTGGATGAAGCGTTCCACGGTATCGACTCCCTGGGGCAGGAGCACATCATCCGCACGCTCGAAAATGTGGGTATAACGTCGATGATGATTACGCAGAACGTATCACCCGACTTTGCCGCTAGGAATAAACTCATAGTCAGGAAGATAGATAAGGTATCAAGGTACGATTGATTACAACGTTATTATCTTATAGTTTCAAATAAGATATAACGATGAAATCATCTGTAACAACCTACTACAAGGACCGATTGATAATCGGCATAGACCCCGGAGCCGCAGGTGGTATCGGAGTTTACTCCATTGACAAAGGTCGGTTGGTGGCGGCGGTAAAAATGCCCGAAACACCAACTGACCTTTTGGCGTTCTTAAAACTTCATTCACTAAACTCACGCTGTTTTCTGGAAAAGGTAGGCGGCATACCGGGTAACGGCGCCAACGCGATGTTCAATTTCGGCCGCGGTTACGGTCATTTGGAGATGGCTCTGTTGGCGTGTCGTATTCCGACCGAGACCGTAACACCCCAGAAATGGCAGAAGGAATTTCAACTCGGCGTTCGCGGTAAGACGATGACCAAGACCGAATGGAAGAACAAACTCAAAGCTAAGGCCCAGCAGCTATTCCCGCAATTCAACGTAACTTTGGCCACTTGCGACGCGATGCTGATTGCGTTGTACGGTAGCCGTCAATAATCAGCCCTATGGAATTCGTTTGTAAAAACCCCGAATGTCCGCGCTACGACCAGCGCGACTACTATTCATCGGTAAGCGTGGTGATGCGTGACGGTAAGCCGTTTTGTAAGCAATCTCCGTGTCCGGCTTGCGGTAAGATACGTGAAGAAATCAAAAAGGAAACGCCTGCTGACCTCAAAGGTATCTATTTCGGCCGTTTTAGAGCGATGTCCAAGGAGCAAAAGCAGGAATCCCTAAAGCGGCGCTCTCATGAACACTTCAAGAAGAAAATCGCTCCGGAACGCCGCGCAAAGTTGGCTGCCGTTCGTGCTGAAGCTAAGTCGATGTTGAAAAAATAGAAGCGGTTATGCGTAAGTCGGTCGAGCGTCAAATGTTTCGCCAGTCATTCAAATACCGAATCGGGCTGGTGAATAAATGTATTCTCATCATCAGACATTGTGACGACCCGCGCCGGGCGTCTGCGTATCGTAACCTTGTATTCAGGATGATGGGGCATATCGTGTTGAAAAACATCACGAACTACATCAATCTGTTGAACGGTTCTAACGCGCCGGATATCCCCTCACGCGACGAAGCCATTGCCGATTGTTACGCGATGTTTGACAAATGTATAGAAAAGTTTACCATCCTTCCGGGTGCGAATTTCTATTTCTATTTCAACAAATCTATCGCGCGTAATTTCTACACACTCTACAAGAAGAACCTCAAGGCACGTCATGGTGAAATATCGGACGCCGTAGAGTCTTCGCACCCCGATATGCGCACTCCAGGTCATGTCAACGATATGGAAATAACGTTTGACACACTGGGATTTACTGATTTGGAACGAAGGATCACGATGTCGCGATTAGCAGGCCAGCGTAAATCAGAGTTCTTGGCCGATAATCCTGACGTCACCGAAAACCTTTACAGCCGCGCGTTGGTACGCATGAAAAAGCTATTAGAAAACATCAAAAAGGAATATCACAATGGAAAGAAAGATTGAAATCATCACCACCATTTTGGAAAGCGGTTTTGCCGTTTTGGAGGTTTGGATGTACGGTAACGACCCGCTGGTGTTCTTGGTAAACAAGTTTACGCCATCGGTGGAATCCAACGTGGCGTCCATCGACTACTGCGAGGTGACGGGTTACGACATTACAGCGTTTATACGCTTAGAGTCGGTAGAGATGCACCGAGGAAAGGCGGCCGTGCTGTCGAAACTCGAATCCATCGTACAGAACCAGAAAGCGCTGAATTTCCAGTTTCACAAAAGCGTCAAATGGATTTACTGGACATCGACTCGCGGATAGTATCAGTAACAAAATTGTAAAACAAAATCGTCATGGCTTTTCAGCCGTCGCCTTATCAACAGGCAATATACAATGAGGTAGCTACTACAAACCACAATATCAATGTTAACGCTGTGGCTGGCAGTGGTAAGACTACCACTCTACTCGGTTGCTTGGAACGCATACCGCGTGGTAAATCCATCATCTTCATGGCCTTTAACAATTCCATCGTTAAGGAATTGCAGGCCCGTAACCGTCGCCCGAACGTCGATATAATGACGTTGCACTCATATGGATGGCGGTTGTTGTTGCGTCGGTACGGCCGTAATGCCCAAATGAACCCGAATAAGTCCATAGCCAAGTTAGAGGTGGTGTTGAAACATCACGCCCGCGACGAGCAAGTACAGGAATTGTTGTTGAGGCGTAAAAAGGGATATCTGATTTATTTAATTCCGAAGATAGTAGATTTGATGCGGACGTCACTTTGCCGTCCTGAAATCGGCGAAATTGAGGCGTTGTGTGAGTATCACGATATCGACTGTGACCTGCTGGAAAAACAACTGGCGTTGGAAACGTTTGCCGAGGGAGCTGCCGACCATTCGCAGTTTGACTTTACCGATATGTTGTACGTCCCGGTGACGGACCCCAGTATTCGCTTCCGTAAGTATGAGGTGATAATGGTGGACGAGAGTCAGGACATGAGTCTTCTTCAACACGAGTTGATAAAACGCGCACTGGACCGCCGTTCACGATTGATAACCGTTGGCGACCCGCGTCAGGCTATATATGGTTTCGCAGGCGCCGACGCCAACAGTTATTCCCGGTTGGCCGAATTAAACGGCGAAAGCGTGGAAATGCCGTTATCGGTGTGCTATCGCTGTGGACGACGTATCGTCGAAGAAGCCGAAAAAATTGTTCCCTATATACGTCCCTACGAACGCGCTCACGAGGGCGAGGTCAGCGTCGGCTCTTTGAACGACATTGAGGACGGTGATTGGATAATATGCCGTAACCTGCGCCCGCTGGTGGAGGTTTACCTGTGGTTGTTGAAAAACAAGATTAAATCACGCGTTCGTGGCAAGGACATCGGCCGCAGTTTGGTGGATTTGGTAGCCAAGACGGGAGCCCGTACCATCGACGAGTTGGAAAAGCTACTTTGGAAAGAAGCCGATAAACTGGCCCAGAAATTGCGTGCTAAGGGTTGGAAGAACCCCGATGCGTCGCCGAAGATGAACGAACTATTGGAGAAAATCGAAGTGTTACGCGCGTTGGCCGTTGAAGCCGATACGGTAGCAGAACTGCGCGAAATAATCGAGGGAATTTTTACCGACGACCTTGAGGGAATCCTGTTGATGACTGTCCACAAATCCAAGGGCCTCGAAAACGACAACGTGTTCTTCTTGGCCCCGGAACTTATCCCGTCACGCTTCGCTACACAGCCGTGGCAGTTAGAGCAAGAATCCAACCTGAAATATGTGGCCATTACACGCGCCAAGAATTCACTAATATACGTTCCCTTAAATCAAGCAAATTATGACACCAGCCAACCATTCAACGGAAGATATCCAATCCAAGGTTCACGAGGATGAACTCAACAAGGCCGAGGACCGTATCGAGGACCGCGAAGAGGAAACCATCGAGCGTCATTTCCCCAGCCGTGCACCACGCCAACGGACACGCGTCCCGTCACCCAAAGAAATCGCCAACGTTTTTAAGAAATGAAAACTTTTTAACAACGATGAAAAATTTATACTACCTTTTGAAACGCAACGCCGATAGCGGAAAGCCCGTTTATCACCAGTGGCTGCGGTCGGGATTGATAGGCCGCGGGCGTGGCTTTTCGGAGTCGTCTGACCCGGACTTCGCGTTCCGCACCAATGACCCTATCGAAATCCTGGTACACTACGAATACCTCCGCACGGAAATCCATTCGCCCTACGAGTGGGAGTTGGTGGCCTACATGATGGATGACGCCCAGCGTTCGTGGGCGGACCAGAGCCCTGCGGCGGAATACAGAAACGTACTACCGCCAACTGAAAGTATCGAGGTTTGGAAACGCCGTATGGCCTACGACCCAGCCCTGATGGAGGTTTACACCGCCAAACTGGATGAACTACGCAAAAACTACGCATAATGAAAACTGTTGAAAACTACACGAATCGCGAGTGGTATTACAGCGCTGGCGATAAGGTCGTGCGAATCTTTACTACGGGTTGTATGCCTGTTATGGAAGACATGACCGAGAGTTCCGGAATGATGGTTGTCGCCAAGAATTTCCCCGCTTCTCAGAATCTGGTGTTGATTCCCCTGGAAAAGTTCCGCGAGCGTTGTTTGTGTCCCGCGACGCTGTTGCCGGGAGACCTCGTCGCCCGATTGAATCACGGCTCGATAGTACAGATTTACAGGGTGGCTGAAGAGGAATCAGGAGCGGCCCTTTCTTTCACGGTGAAATATAGTTTGGTGCCGTTGAATTTCTACGACCTTGAACCAACGGGTGGCGAGCCTGTACCCAATGTTGACCCCGTCGTTACCAGCGAAAACGTCATCACGGTATCAGGCGAAACAAAGACCATCATGGGTAGTTATTTCCGGTACATTACGGCTCGCCAGCTGGATACGCTCAAGTACGACTCCCTGCGTGAAAACGTTCGGCGAATTGCCGTTAAAATCAGCGGTTTCCTTAATAAGGACCGTTGGCGCGAGTACACCGCGGACCAGTTTGCCGCGTTGGAAGACATCGATGCGCTTATCAAATCGGCCACCAAAATAATCAAGAAAGTAGATGGCGAAGAAGAGTAAAGCGCGGTTCTTCCGTGTAGGGAAGAGGTATCTGTTGCCTGTAGGCACGACGTTTGTCGTGGTAAAGATACGCCCTGAACAGAACGCAATGAACGTTCAATTCATCGGTCCTGATTGCTCCACTTCGGACGTCGAATCGGTTAATTTAGTAAACTACAAGAAAGCACTCCAACGAGGAGAAATTGAAGAAATCTAACTACCTATGAAATTTACACCTGAAAATATTGACGAACTGCCCGACGACGGCGTATTTGTGTTTGGTTCTAATACTGACGGTGACCACTGCGGTGGTGCGGCTTACACGGCGATGAAACGTTTTGGCGCCATAAACGGTCAAGCCGAGGGTCCCCAGGGTCGAAGCTACGCCATCCCGACAATGGAGTACGTCGAAATCAACGCCGAAGACCAATTCCCGGAATATGGTAAAGCAAAGGTTCCACACGAGGTACTTTTGGAGGCATGTGACCGCTTCATCCTCTACACCAGCCAACACCCCGAACAGACGTTCTACGTGACCAAAATCGGTTGCGGAATCGCTGGTTGGAAAGTGGACGAAGTGGCGCAGGCATTTGCCGTGGCGTTAGGGTCGTTCTTGGTACCGCTGCCTGATAATATCGTTTGGCCGCGTGAGTTCTACGAAATACTGAAGAGCCATGGCTTGGTTGGTTAGACACGCCGTGGAGGGTTACATCCTCACCGACCAGCACCCGATTAGGATTAAAGACTATCGGTTGTTCTTCAGCGAAGCCAAGTCAGCTGCTATCACCCCGGAGCAGGCTGCTATATTGTTAGATGGCGCCACACTGGAGAACGGTGAGTATGTCCAATTGCGTTCGTCGTCGATGGTAGCTATCAAGCCCGGATATTATGCTGCCGATGCCGATGGTACGTTCCACTGGTTTGAACGCCGTCCGTCGCACTACGACGGCCAATGGTACACCACTGACGGCCGTTCGGAGTTGGTCGATAAGCGCGTATTGGAAGGACGCCTACCACGCATCCCCACTCCCGACGACCAGTACCCTACTCAGTACGGCCCCAAACAGGCCCATACAGAGTCGTTAATCGGTACGGACGTACTACCTGCCCCAGCGTCAGCAGAACTCTTGACACGAGGCTTAAAACCGCGAAAACAACTGGGGTACTTACTGCGCCGTGGACACCAGTCGGGCGCACTACTCACTACCCATCAGCCGCGGGCGTTTGAATCCCTCCGGAGCCACCGCTACCAACCAGCGTTTACTTTGGAAGACGTGTTGATGGAATTACTGGCGTATGGTCGCGTGCGTCTTGAACTGTTGGACGACAACCGCGTGTTGGTAGAAATCGACCAGTCGAAGAACCTATACATCGACCGTAACATCGCCATGGCGTTATTTGGCGCCCTGCTGTACGCTAATGCGATGTTGCGTAAAGAAGCGGAAATATGGAAAGAGAAGCGATGAAATACTACGTCACGTCGGCGGGAACGGCGACTTACAACGCTATCTTTGCGTTGGCGTGGAAACGAATACAGGCCCTGAACGCCGCACGGGCGTTTGTCACGGGCGTTGGCGGCGTAAGCTACCGGCCAGCCAAAATGCTCTGGGCTGGCGGTATCAGTACCGTGGAGTTTACCACCACTCCGCCGCCGGGTTGGCGACGCGACGGTTCGCCGTTGGCTAATTTGTATCGTCCTGACTCTACACCCGAGGGTCGTGCGCTTTACGAACGTATCCAGCGCCTACCGCGTGTTGGCCGTAACGAGGTGAACGCCTTGGTGAGTTATACGGACTATTTCGCTGGATGTCGTGTGGAGGTAGAGGCCAACGTTAAAATCGTTGGCGTTAAGTTCGGTTTCGCCGTGTCGAAGTGGATGGTAGAATCGGGACGCGCCAAAATACCCGCCGACTGCACCGAGGTCTCCAAGGAGGTATATTCCGACCTCACAGGCCAGAATATACGGTTGGCGTACAAACGTAAAAAACAACAGCAGAAGATATGAGTCCTGAGTCGATAGGCGTTGTAGGATTCGTCGTGTTTTTGGTGACGATAGTCCTTGGAATGATAATAGCGTTGATAGAAGAACGTAAGAAAAATGAGTAAACGTGTATTTGGTGACGTAAAGTTCGCCGACGAATCTAAGAACGCGCTGCGTGACGCGAAAGTTATCGTCGCCGTGGACCGGGCCGAGAAACCGAGCGAAGTGACTACGGCTGTTGGCGGTTATATAGACCGTGATGGTGTATTCCATATCTGCGAGGTGAGTCTTGTATCACCCGTAAGTACGCGAATTAACGCCCTACGTACCAAAATCAAAAACCGTAAGCGATGAATAAGACGCCGCGTAATAATATCCGCTTGGAAATTCCCGAACTGGAAACCCTGGTTGGAATAATAGAAACGCACCTCGACCGCCAACAGGCCGTGGTGTTGGACGAAGAGCGGTTGGCGAAAATATCGAACCGCCTACGTTGGCTGTTGTTTAAGGAACGTGAAAAACAAAATCGTAAGCGATGATAACACTCAAAAAGGGGAACTCCGACCGATACAAAAAGTCACAACGCAAACGAGACTACCTCCAAAATCCGGTGTACAAGAAGCGTTGTGAAATGTGTGGCGCGAAACTCTTGTTCACTAACGCCGAAATCACCCCTACAGGCATACGGTACGATAACGACTTTACAACGTGCCCCGAATGCGGCCAGCGCGTGGTTGTTAATCCTGAAGAATACATCCCGTATTGGTGTTGGCGTCTGTTCTACAAGAAAAGGTATAGTGATGAAATATGAAATCTATAAAACGCGCGACGGACTCCTGATTCCTGTTCTCTACCCAGAGGACGCGGGTCAGGCGTTTCGCTTAACCGTCCCCGACGCTGTAAAGGTCAGCGAGGGTATAGCGCGTAACACCATCGCCTACGGAATAGTCCCTACACGTATGCGCCGCCAACCGTTTCCCGTTCATAACAACATTTGGAAGGACCGTGAATTGCTTGGCGCTTTGAGTGGTGACCACAACCGTTGGGCATTTGTGGATTATCGTAATGAAGTGGTACCAGCGCTATACCACAACGACGTTGATCGTTCATCACAACCATCGTCAATAGTAGATGAATAGCGCCAACAGTTATTATTCCAACGACTCATATACAGTACAATGCAATGGAAAAAGACTTCAAGGACATATTAAATGCCCCGGTGCCTCCGGAAATCGTTGATACAGTGGCGTGGAAGAAATATCTGGTGATGAAGGAGTCGGCCACGTTGAAACGCATCCACGTGTTGGCTTCTGACGGTACGGAAATTAACCTGATGTGGTTCCCGCGTAAGCTACACGACACTATTAAGCACCTCTCTACCAGCGAACGCGAAGAAATTTTGGAAATGTACACCGAACGCCGTAAGGTCCAGGTGACGGCTAATCGCCTCTTGGCCGTGGCACGGGGTTCGTTCGAATTGGCGCGTAAGCGTAAACAGGCTGAGCGTGAAGAGCACAAATCGCTTCATATGAGCGACGTGACGCTGGTGGAGGATATAAAGGAACTTTTGGGGAAGATGTTCACCCCGCGGGAGGTAGTCCGTATATTGGCCGAAAGTCGTGAAATAGAGGTAGAACTGAACTACGTTCAGGACGTGTTGAAGCGATTTATTAACGATATTGAAAAACGTCGCGAGGAATTCCGTAACCGCGTCCAGGACGTGCGCCTGTACTCGAAGCGTCCGCGGTTGGAGGAACTCAGCTGGATGTACACCCAGATGAAAATGCGTTACAAGGCTCTCCGCTCGAACGACGCTTATAATTCGATGCTACGCACTCTGGAACAGATACGTAAAGAGGCCGAAGGCGACCAGATATTCATCAACGGCGCCATAGACGTCAACGTCGAAACAGAGATTCGTCTTCACATCCAACAGACCATCTACAAATCGGTAAACCTCAAGGAGATAATCCTTGGCCGTGTGGCTGCACGTATGAACTGGGACCTGGCTAAACTGGTAGCCGGGTTGCACAACTCGTATTACGCTAAATTTATGCCTACAAACGACGAATACGACCCCCAAGCTGAGATGGAGTACCCCTCGTCGATGAACTACGACTTCAATCGTATCCAGCACAACCACGCTGTTAATGGCATCGATGAGGTTGAAGACGTTAAGGCACAGCCCCTGACTGACGAAGAACGCACTTCCAGCGAAGCCATAAAACAGCTCTTCCTTCAGCGTATCGCCAAGCAGCGTGAGACCTTGGAAGGACCTAAACACCGAGCAGAGGCCGAGGTTGATTTTTGGCGTTCAAAGTTTAATAAAACGCCGGACGAGGACCACGAACTAACACGTGAAGAGGGACGCGTACCGCAACACAAATTCAACAAAAAGCAAAAATCTAAATTCAAGAAGTGATGGAAATTCAAGAATTCAAGCAGCGCTGGAACGGCCAGCCCATCGAGCTCATTAGTAACGAGGAAGCGTGCGTGTTGGTAAATCTTCAGCGCGAACTGGAGGAGCGTGCGTCGTATGTCGCTCAAAAGGCCGAAACCATCGGTTGGCAGGCCTCAAAGGTAGTGCCCGTCGCCAACGGCTGGGCCGATCGTACCCGTAACCTGATGTTCGTTGGCGACGACGTGGTAGGGAAGTCCGTAACTACCACCACCGAGGTACGTTCGTTTGGCGAATTTCGGCGCGACTTCGAAAATATGATGTACATGCTGCAGACGCGCGTTGAGGCCTCGGACTACGTGATGGGCGCCATCCGTTCGCTGGGCTTCGACGTTCGTCCCGACACCACGGTGGAGAAGATGACGGCGATGGAAATAGCCGCCGTGGCGTCGTCCCCTGAGACAGGTGTAGTTCCGGCGTTCGCCAACACGTCAGCGGCCGTGTACATCTCCCTCAGCGAAAAGGACCGTAACGTTCGATTTGTGGCCGTGGCCGGAGCCGGGTGGTACAAGGTAACGTTCGCCGATCGATAACGAAAATTCAAGACCAAAATGGACGACAAATCGACATTATTCGCCGCGCTGGTGTGCGCCTTGGCTATCGTCGTGGTGCTGATCGCGGAACACCGCCCGTCTTTCTTCTGGTGGCGGTATTTGTTCGGGTTGGAGAAAACCAGCCCTGACGAAATGGAATGGAACGAGGTGTTACAGCGTATTCGTAAACGCACTCAACGGGCCTTTGAACGGGAACCTGGCTCCAAGGTCCTTTCCAACGGCGTCTACGCTGAGTACCACGAAGAAGAATACCCTGGCGGCAACTTGCGTCAGGAATTGACACTGTGGCTGAAACGACAAAATATGCTCCAATTCCCGTTCGAGGTGAATATCTGTTTACTCGACGGTACGGCTGATATCACGGGTATTGGCGCTAACGGCACCGACGCCTACCAGTGGATGATGGAGCAAATTGGTGCTGAGTCGTGCTACGAAATCGCCAAGCGGGCGTATATCTGTGAGCAGGGCAGCCACCGCGGCCAAACCGAACGCGCCAAGGTCGAACACGAGTACATCCAGTGGATAGCGCGGAAATTCATCTAACAACGTTACTCCACCAGACGCCGCGAGGCGGTATAACTATTCATTTTACAACTCCCCAGCTAACACTTATCCACCCCGTTAGCTGGGGTTTCTGTTGGCGGTTTACGAAAATAATTCGCTTTTCTTGGAGGATTTTTCGCGATTCTCTTTGAAGTCTTGGAGATTTACACTACCTTCGCTCTTGGAAAATGAAACTAAACTCTGTAAAATGGACAAGAATCGTAAACAGTTGGAAGAACGCGCCGCGTGGATGTTGGTAATAATCGTTGCCGTGATAGCGTTTGTAGGTATCAACCTGATTTGGTACGGTGACGGGTTGGTAAAACTCTTCGGTATGCTCGTTATCGGGTATGGCGTGTATGTGATATACCGTATAGTGGAACGCTTAAATCGTAAATAGCCATGACCGCCGAAACGCTTATCGCTGCGGCGTATGCTGCTGGCTGGGACGGTGAAACGCCCAGCGTTACCGAGGCCGAAGCCTATTTGGCCGCCATCGTAAGATTGTAGAACTAAAATCGTATATCGAAATGAAATCCAAGACCCTTAAACAGTTCCTGGCCGAGAAGCGTAAGTTAGACGTTCAACGCGACGTTGCCGTGATGGACACGCTGGACAAATTAACCCACGTAAACGACAACTCGTACTGCGGTTCGGCCGTAATTATCAACATCACCGATCTCGAAGGCGAAGTCTTAGCCGACGCCGCCATCAACGGCGAGTTCTTCGACGCCTTACGGCCTCACCTCGTTGAGGCGTATCGCCAAACGCTGGCTGAAAAGTCAACTTTCGCTGAATACAATCTCCGTAAAATGCAATGTATGATCAAGGGCCTCGACCCCGAGCGCTCTAAATAACCCCCCAAACGATGAATCCTCTGTACCGTATCGGCTCCCGCGTGAAGGTTAAGACGTGGCCCGAAATAGCTGAATACGTCGGTGTTGAATACGACGAACGAACGTTCCTGGAATTGGAAGGTGTAGTCTACGACGACGCCAACGACGACCCTATTGGGTTGTTGGATGAAATGTACGAAGGCGCTGGAAAAGGCGAAGACACGTGTCTGATCGTTGGCGGCGATGTTGAAGCTGAGTTCCCCACGTACGAACTGCGCAACTTACGCACTGGCCTCATCATCGAACGCGAACCAAACACCCCGTATATCTTCCGTGATTGGATGTTAAAACTCACACGGTGATGACCAAGGATGATATTATACGCCAAATCGAGGATGTACGTCGTCAACGCGCCAAAACCGAACGCCAGTTGATAGCGCGAGGACGCGGTTATCCCGTCCACAACGACGCCGAGGTAGAACTCACACTCGATGAGTACCACTACGAGGGTTCTTCGTCACGCAGCGAGGAGCGGCTGTTGGCCCTCCTGGACGAAGAACGCGCTAAATACACCACCACCCTAACTTATCTGTGATATGGCCCGACAACACGGTAAGCGCGACATTCTGTACGACGGCAGTGCCGCGCTCAAGGAACTTACAGAAAACTACGCCACGATGGATGTAAAGGCGTTCTGTGCTAAATGGGGACTGTCGATTGCTACAGTTCGCTCGACGGCCTCGCGGAGGGGTTTACACCGTCTTCGTGGGAAACAGGCTAAAATCGGCACCGCCAACACGAATAAGGGCATTCAGCGTCCCGTGCTGCCGAAGCCCGAACCCGAAATCCCGCCCGTGCCGGCCTACGAACCGCCAAAGGATATGATTCCGCCATCGTTACTTAAACAGCTGAGAGGTCGCCATTCACGCGCTTGGAGAACGCCCTCATCGCGTGCCGAACTCAACACGATGCCTGTACCGTATCCGTTCAGCGAAATCGCCGACGCACCCTACAATCGGGGGCTGGATAAAACGCCAGAAGAAACGGGTCGTGTTCTGCAACACACTAAAAACCGATAACGATGGATTACAAAGGACGCATATGTCGCTTGATAGTGGATGAACTGCCCGTTGACGCCTACGGCGCGCGGGTATTATCCACAGCGCGTGAGCTGTGGGCCAAGCAGGGTAAGGTTTGTATTTCAACTGGCCGCGCTCTGGGTGATTCCTTCACGGTGGTACAGATTATCGGCGGCGAACCGATGAACTACCCTCAACGTGTTATTGACGTTATCACCGAACTCCGTTCCGCCAACGCCAACGTGCGTGTTAAACTCTTCACCGGGTTTCCCGACGTAGAGGGGTTGTTGAAAGTGGCGCCGCTGTGTGACGCTATCGCCGTAACCCTTACCAGTCCTGAGGACGAACACCATTTTCGTGCTGCGCGGTTAGGGTTCCGCGATTTTCGTACTACCCGGATGGAAGTACGTTACAACTCCGCTACCGGAGAAGATCCTACGGGTCGCGTATTTCCTCAATATTGGCGGTTGGTGGATATGGCTAAAGAAGGTGATTATCTGCTGGAATCTACTGCCTGGGTGATGAAATACGCCAACGGAACGTTGTTCAACTAAAATCTGATGAATGATATGAACGAAGAACGTAACTACGACGATCCACGACTCAGCGAAGAAATGCGTCATTACGGGTGTTACACCTTACCCAGTAACGACCCTAAGCGTCCGTACGACGCTAAGATCTATTTAACACCCGAATTCTTGGCCAACACTAAGGGGTACGCATTCACGATGGATATGGGGTTTGGTAAAGAACGCTGTAATTCGTGGACACGCAACGCCAACGGTGTACTGGAGTTCCGCCAATTCCCTGACCGTCTGTTCTTGGATGAAGAGCCTGGCGAAGGTAAGTACACCGTTGAGGTGACGTTGACGTGTGAGTGTGGCGAACGAATTGCGCTAACTCACGACCAGGTGCGGATATTCATACGCGGAGCACTCGAACAACGCTACCTCCCTAAGGTACTACTCCGCTGTCCTAAGTGTAACAAAATGCTGTTTAAACCATGACTACCGCCGAAAAACGAGCCGTTATTGCGCGTTGGATTACGGCAGCGCGAAAAGATTATTTCGAAAAGTCGAAACACGTTGCGCCTCACAGCGGTCTGGGGATGTGTGTAGCGTTCCACGATACGGCGTGGCAGTCGGAAGAATTGACCCTTCAGCTGGCCGATATCTTGCGTGATGAGGGTAAGGGGTACGCCGTTAGACAATTTGTGTATGAAAAGCCGCTATACAACCCCGTGTGGCTCCGTTTGGTGATACCAGAGTTTAACCCCGAATTTCTTGGCGGTATTCAGGTGGACGGTGAGGACTATTGGTGGCCATGGCGCGAAATTGAACCGCGAATTCGCGCGTTTGATAAATTGATGGATAATTATAAGAATTGAACGTGATGAAACTGTTGGCGTATATACTGAGGTTGGTGGTCCGTGTGATCTCCAGCCTTCTTTATTTACTGGCGTTTTTGTGTTGTTGCGCTACTTTTGGCAATGATGCTATACTCGCTCTGGTGTTGATTAAACGATGGTCTTGTAAAATCTTCGTAAAAAAGAGAAAATTTTTTCAAGATTCTCTTGGCGGTTTCGTAAATTCACCGTACCTTTGTAGTGGAAAATGAAACTAAAACACTCAAAATTATGAAAGCAACTGTTGAAACTATCCGTGAAATTGTAAAGGTTCTTACCACCGAGGAACAGCAACTCCTGAAAGATACCTTCTTGTTTGGAGCCTGGGGCGATACCGACATTGAGTTCCTCGACGAAGAGGGTAAAGTAGAAACCGTTGGCGCTTGGGGATATTATACTAATGACGCTCGCAAAGGTGGTCATTTCGCCGGGCGTGTGGTATCGACGATGTTCCGGTCGATTTACCGTAAACTCTGCACCGCTAACCGTAACACGATTGGCGCCCAGCTGTCGCACTGTAACGACTGGTGGGGTGATGGTAGCGGCGATATGCTGTTCGTTCGCTCGGCGTGGGATAAGGCGTGGATGGAATGGGCCAAGGAGCCCATCCAGCCCGACGCCATCAACGCCTACCTCGCCAAATAAAATAGTCAAAACCGCAAAACAAAATAGCACGATGAAAACGTATCGTATCAACCAATTCAGAACCAAGGAGGCCGTCATGGACGCTATCATCGAGGTCTTCAAACGCCGCGAGGACTGGACCGAAGCTGAGGCCCGTCGTACCGGCATCAATCCCGAACCTACGTTCAAGGCTCAAAAGGCGTACGATCTGGCATTCCAGTCGATGGGTGGCAATTCGTTCTGGGTGGGTGAGTACCAAAAATCAAAGCGCGAAATGGTCAAATACCTGAACGATATGGAGTCGCTGTTCCGCGACGCTCGCCTGGAATGGTTCCGTTTCTACACCCAGCACTGCTACCTTTGCACCGACGCTGGAAAGAGCGAACAAAAGGCCCTGTGTGAAAAGATTAACACCTACAACGCCTCAATTGAGGGGTTAACGAACAATTTCTCCCGCGACTTGGCTGAGTTCTTGGAAAAGAACCGTAATTGCGCCGACTGGCGTGTGGCGCGGTATAGCGAGAACTCCGTAACGTTTGGGTTGGTGGACGCGGCCGATAATATCGACCAGCAGTCGCTGCTGACGTTTTACATCGATCGCGGCGTTACCGGCAACGACGAGCCTACGTTGGTAACCTCCATCCAGAATCATGGGCGCTGGTCGTGTGAAAAGGTCGGACCGCAGTACGTCCGATATGCATGGATGGGCCTACTGCTGTTGGACGACCGCCTAAAATCGCTTAAAGAGGCGATGATAGGGTACGGGTCCGGCCTGAAGCAGATGACGACTGCCATCAGCACCGCCAACGTTCAATTGCGTGAACTTGGGTTGGCGGACTGCGAAGCCCGCTTCGAAGAGTACGAACGCCAAAACTGGTAAGCCATGAAACCCGAAACCCGCGTAAATCTTTACATCGTCAACGCCGACACCAACAGCGACCTGCGCGATATGCCCGACACCCAACGTCATATCGTCGAAGAGCGACGGCTGATAATGTCGCGCGAATTGCTCCCCGATCCTAACATCTTCACCCACGTAATAATCCATGGCGAACGGCGTAACGCCATAGCGGTCAATAACATTACACACCGCGAGGCGACCGAGGCGTGGTATCGCGTAGGGGTGACGTTTGGCGACTTCAACCCCGATCGTCAGATGTTCGAGAAAGTGGAAATCGAAGTTTAACCCCCTAATACAACGAATTATGGCACCTAACCGAGTAACCCGCGCCACGGCCATGGCTACGGCCCGTGACTACGCTAAAACCCATTCCAAGGAGGCTCTCCGCGTACAGGTAGCCCTGTATCGCGAGCAGGTAAAATCACTTAACCGCGCTAAGGCCAACGCCAGCGAAGAAGAAGTTCGTCGGTTGTGTGAGCGTATAGCCGACACCCGTGAACTGCTACGGGCATTCGAGAAGGAAGCCGCCCAATAACCGAAGTTAAACAAACCATTCAAAACATAGTACAACAAAATGGAAACAAACGTAATTACCACCGTGTTCAATGCCCAGGAGGCGTTACCTATCAACGACGAAGCACGTATCACCAAGGCCCAGGTTCTGTTCCTGTACGCTGCGGCCAACGCTGCTGCCGACCGTCCGAGTATCATCTGCGTGGACGAGGGTCCGCTGCCTTTCACTGACGTAGCTGAGGCTGCTCCGCGTTACGGCGAAATTCGTCAGTGGCTGGGAACGTTCCTGGATAACAACCTGGTGTTCCGGGCGGTGGTGCCTATCAGCGATGGCACCACGGTCGTCAGCGAAATCAAGCGTCTGTCACACGAATGCACCGACGCTGGATTGATGGAGTTCTGTCCTGACGACGACACGCTTTACTTCACCGCCCTTGGCGCCAAGGCTATCGAAAAATACGGCCCGGTGCTGGATGAGGAATGGCGTGTTATCGAGCGTACGATACTGGAAATCGTCAACGAACGTTACGGCCACTGCGGCATCGGTGTGGAGAAAATTGCTAAACACGTCCCCACTACCAATCCGCGTGAACTCTACGGTCAGTTCGTGTCGGTAGATCAGGACCTGATGGCGGCTACGTATCGCCGCACCGACGGTGTGTTGTTGGTCAACGTGTTTGGCGTTGGTACGTTCCTGGTAGAGAAACTGGTCGCTTTCAACGTACCGCTGTTGGCCACGTTGGCTGATGAGGGTTGGCTGCGTACCAATCCCGACGGCATTCAACAAGAGTACCTCGCACGTTTTCGTACTCAGTCGGAGGCTTTTCGTCGCGAACACGGTATCCCCGACCCCGACGAAGAGGAACAACCCACTTTCGCTCCCCAGGATAACCCCATGGCGGCGTTGGCTGCGATGTTAGGTCGTGAGCTGGGGTCCAAGGTAGGGCTGAAGCATATTGACGTCCCCACCGATGGTAGCGAGCCTACGGTGACGGACCTGGACGACAAGGTCGCCGATGCCGAAGCTGTGTTGAAAGCTGACGAAAAGCCTGTATCGTAACACGTTTGCGTTTCGCCTACTGCAGAGAGCCGCTCCTGATTGTTGGGGACGGCTCTCTTGCTCTTGAATTCTGTCGATAATCTGTTTCTGGTACACCTACCTCACCTGAGAGATTTTAGATCGTCAAATCGCCTAAAAACGATTGGCGTAAAAACTGCCGCTGAGGAGATGTTGTAAAACGATGTTTTGGCGATTTATTCCATGCTGTTGTAAATTTCGCCTTGTTGGAGATTTACAAAGCCTCTGTTGGCACTTTTCTGTTGGCAACCCTTTCTTCCCCCTAATGGTTTCCCTCCTGCAACCTTCCTTTCCTTAACCCCCTATAATCCCCCTTTTCCGGTGTAAAGAGAAAAAAACACTTCTCTTTACACTTACCAGAGAGACTTTTCTTCTCCAGATGAATCTGTCGAAGACGTCTCTCTGACGCGCACATACGTGCGCTCGTACGCTTACGCGAGAGAAGACAGCCAAGAACGAAGAAACTACAGCACGCAAAATATCGCCAACGTTATTGAGTCTGTAAATCCTCAAAAATCGCAGAAATGGAACGCCAACGCCAAGAAATAGACAACATGGTCCAAGTCTTACAACGGTTAGTGCAAAAATACGGAAAGCGAATCATAAATCGCCAACTTGACGTACAGCAGCTGACTGTAAGTTCTCTCAACGGTTTTGAACTCACGCTCACCGATAAGCGCCAACAGCAAACGGCCAAAGTACAAACGGGAACCAAGCAATTTCGCCCTATCCTCACTGCTGCCCAGGCCCGCGAATTTACCGCCTGGGCTCAGCGTAACCTGAACTACGAAATCGACGAAGACCTTTGGCTTGGCGAATGGATTTACGAAGTGGCGTTGGCTGACGTTGAGTTTGGAATCCAAAAAGCTGCCGCCAAAGGAAAACGCGAATTCTTCGAAGAAGACGCCAACGGCAATCGGTTGAAATACGTCGCTAAGCGGTTGAAGGAACAAGGTTACGAAGTAACGATAGACGAAGTTTACAAAACCGAAACTGTGGGCTTAGACCGTACGAGGAAATATTTTGCCTATTTCCGGATGATGGTCAAATGGTAAAATCCTTAACACGATGAAACGCCTGATTCGTCGGATAATCAACTGGCTTTACGCCAAAGAAATCACCGCCTTGGTGCAAGAGGCGGTCGATGACGAATTCGAAGCTACATGGCCTGAGGCATTTCGCCAGCGTCCTGAACGCAAATCGTCCATCATCCCTCAAGAAATTTGGGCTGCGGTAATACTTCATCTTCCAAATCACGCCGAAGTAATTCACGCCAATTGGGAAGACAACACGCATCACGTTTTGACGAAAACGGTGAATCTCGTCAATTTTACCTACATTCGCGAATTCCAACTTACGATGGACGCCTATCGTATTCGTTTGGAACCCGCTCAGCGTCGTGATGAGATATTCTGTGGCCGATACGCCCATCTGCTTCAGGTTCAAGTACGGCTGCCGGGTAATTACAACTCCCCGGAGGCTGATTACGTGTTGAAATTTTCGCTTATGCAGTATCGCCTCACCGGGCCTGACGTAGGAGGAGCGGTTCCGTATTGGCGCTGTAACACCCGACTTGATATTATTCACGCCTTTACCAGCGAAATGTTGGCAGGCATAGAACGAGGATTAAAACATTTTCAAGATGAGTGAATTCTTCCACACCGGACGCTTCGATCAGCAGGATGCCGAACCTACACGTACCGAGCAGCTGGAACGCCAAAAGCAGGAACAACGCTATTTGGGTTCATCCATTCTGCTCCCGGGAATGAGGTTATTTGAGTTCAACTATAAGACCGGAGAATGTAGGGAAATTGATACCACAACAACACTGGAGTTGGATGTCACCACCAGGAAACCGACTGCGCGTCGTGCTGTTAAGGTCCAATACAACCCTGATTGCGTTTACTTACAGGCCATCAACAACCGTAACGCCATCCGTAAGTTGGTGAAGGCCGGATACGTCAAAATGGTGAAACAAGATGGTAAAGGTTCGCACGTCGAAAATTGACGAAAAACAGCCGCCTGAAAAGGCCCATAGGATACCTCGCGGCGCCAATGGCCTACCGCTGTTTGGCGATAAACCCGTGGCGGTAAAGGCACGGCCGTATGACGCCGAACGCAACGCCGACGATGGTCCAGATTACGATATGTCGTTAACCGACTTCCTGGGCCAGGTTGAAGAACTGCAGAAGAAAAAGCGTTTGAATGGCGTTTTCATTGAGTTAGGCGATGTCGTGGTCCCGTGGTACGTCATCCGGTCGATAGTCCGTTCAGACCGATATAACGACTCACAACAACGCTTCGAATACGGCATCGTCCTTAACCACGACACTATGGCTGCGGAAGGTGATAATTTCTCCGAATGGTGGATAAACCCCGAAGCCCGCGACGCTGCTTGGAATTCGTTACGTTCACAGCTGGTAGAATTAGGAATTACCATCGCTTCGACAAAGGTTTAACAAACCCCATATCTATCAACAATCAAAATTATCGTACAATGAAAGTGCAAGATTTTTACGGTGCTCTGGCTGCCAAGGCCGGCACCACCAAGGCTCAGGCGATTGCTTTCGTCCGTGCCTTGGAAGAGATTCTCACCGAGGAGGTTCGTGACAAGGACGAAATCATCCCCATCGGTAAGGTAGGAAAGTTCGTCCCCAAGGATCAACCGTCACGCATGGCGCGTAACCCGCAGACGGGCGTTACGGCCCCCACCGACCCTTACAAGACTGTCCAGTTCCGTTCGGCGTACAGTTTCCGCGCCTACGGCAAAAAGGCTAAGAAATAGCCCATAACTGGTAACACAGTTCGCTTTCGTACGTCCGCCAGGGATGTGGTTGCCCCTGGCGGATTTTTAGTTACTTTCGCTTCAACGTTATAGTATCTGAAACGAGGAAACGCCGCTTAACGCCAAGCAATGAAGAGTTAGGTTTTCAGCGAGTGTAGTTTCTTTTCCGACCGCGGTGTTTCCTCTACTTTAGCCAGAAGAGGGGGCTGTTGAGTCAAAGAGTGGTCACGAATTACTCTACAGTGTCCGTCCCAACGCCCAGTCTGCTGGCATCAATACCTCAAGGCTGGTGGGGTTAAGTCAGGCCTCGGAACGTATAAGTCCTGACACCAGTAACCAAATTGTCTCCAAGGCAGCAACGCAGACTTCCTCCATAGCGAGCGCCGGAGCGGAGGAGACAGACTCTACAAGGGGAAGAGTATAAGCGATACATCGCGTTCCCTGATTGACCTGTGGTGTAATGGTAACACATCAGATTTTGATTCTGCTGTCGGAGGTTCGAATCCTTCCAGGTCAACAAGAAGCCTCCAATTAAAACCGCGTGCGGCAGACGCGGCCCGAAAGTCCATGGGCGAGGAGGCTTTTAAAGAAATTTTGTTCGTCATCGTTGCGGCAGTTCGCCCGGCCGGCATAGGGAAGAGCAATAGGAACGGCAACCGACGAACGCGGGGCGTGAAATATCGCCCCGACCATAAAGTATTTAACATACTTCCATCAATCAAAGGTTTAATTCACCCCGACCGCCCCGCAGTAGTGATACAGCGAGGCGGTTTTCTTTTTACAGCGTTACTTACGAAAAACTTAAAATGATATGAAGCGTTCACCGTACCTTGTAATGGACACTGAAACGGGAGGTCTCGATCCCACTCAAAATCCCATAACGTCGTTTGCAGCCGTTGTGTTAGACTTTAACACCCTGAAAGAGGTAGATCGCTGGGAGACTTACGTGAAGCCCTACAACGATCTCCAAATAACGAAGGAATCCATCCAAAAGACGATGGTAAATATGGCGGAGGTGAACCGCGGTATGGAATTGAATGCGTTTATTGATGCGTTTATGCGGTTTTGTACCCAGAATTTTGCCGACACTAAGGGCAAGGACCAGCGGCGGTTGGTAGCCGTGGGGCACAACGTGATGTTCGATGTAGGGATGTTAGAAGCGGCGTTCTACTATTCCGTACACGGTAAAAAGCAGAGCCTGTTCAACTACATCCAGGACCAGACGTTGGATACAATGTATCTCGCCAAAATGATGTACGGGCTGACGGGTGATGAGAAAATGACTCTTGGCGCCACGTGTGATCGCGCAGGAATTGTACTTACCGACGCTCACGGTGCGATGAATGACGTGGAAGCCACGGCCGAGTATTTTCGCTACTGCGTGCGGCGGTTACGCGCCACGGGCGATATGTCATCCGCCACCGAGAAAAAGTCTCGCCGTCGCGGGAACGACTTTTTCGAGTTCCAGTGCGCCAAATAACAAAGCCGCCAACGTTATACAGTGTGTCTAACAACAAAACTGTACAACGATGAAACAAGAACTTTTCGAAAAAGGCGTCAAGGCGGCCATTGCCGACATCTTAGAACGTTCGCTCAACAAATGGGTTAGTGTGATGGAACCTGGCGCGTCGTTTGGTGCTATCCTCACTAAGAACGGCATCAGCCCCAAGGTATCGCCGGCGCTGTTCAAAGTACTTTCCAGCGTGGGTATTATCCAACGCGAAGGCGTGAAGTCAACGATCAGATATCGTTACGTCCCCACCTCCGCCACTATCCCTGATCTCGATAAATTGGCGGCGCAGGTTTGGTTGGAGAATCAAGACTACAGCCGCGCGAAACGTGCTACTTCAAGGCAAAAACATGTAACCCCCCCGCGCGACGTCAACCAGAACGGAAAGGCAATTCGCGTTAAGGGCAACATTCTCCCTCAAATTGGTGATTCGCGTTACATTATCACGGGCGCAGAAGGGCCTATCGAAATCATCGAGGTGAAGATCGTCACCATTTATCGCGATCCTCACGACGGAAAATACAATTTCGACGTTGTGTATCGTCTGCCTGACACCGAGGGACTGATTACGATGGAACGGGTGTTGTTACAAGAACTCCACCTCAAACCGGAAGACATTTTCGCCCATCTCCAGCGTACGATGGTTCGGTTTACGGGAGAATTATTTCCAACTATAAAACGAGAAACCGTAAAACAAAATGGCAGATAAGAAACACGCCGCTCAAACGCCCGAGGAGGTAGCAGCGGCACAAAAGTTCACCGAGCAAGACGAAAATCGCCAATTGGCTTTCACCAAGGCTCTCGAATTGCTTCGTATTCTGAATAAGGACCATCTGGAACTTGAAATGTCGGCCCAGCGGCCTTACACACGTACCGAGGTAGTCAAAAAGACAACGCTGTCGCACCGCACGGCACTCGAACTACTTGAAACGCTCAGCGCGTTTAACTACGTCAAATTCTTCGACGCTAACAAGACAAAATTCTGCTTCACCTTCAGCCCCGATGACCGCGCGGCGGTCTACAAGGCCAAAATCATACAACTCGTCCAGCTACTGGGTAATGCCGTTGAAGGCTATAAGCGGTTGTTGCTGGAAGACTACCCCGAGGAAGTCTACCAGCGTGAATCGCTCGAGATGGAGAAATACCTCACCACGGCGCTGGAGGTGAAGAGATGAGTTTTGTTGTATGACGGGTAATGCCGGAGGGATTAAAAACCCTTCCGGCGTTGCCTTTTAAGGTACAGATATGGGTTTAGACACTATTATATCGCCGTCGGTGACGCACCGTTTGGCGTGCCTGGACCTCGTTGATGAAATAATCGAGGGGCTGGATGAGCGCGGACTGAATGAGTTGATGAGTGGCGACTCACACGATGTTGACGATATATTCGCGGCGTTGATGGAAGACACCTACAAGGTGATGTACACAGGTGACGCGTCGATCGACTTTAAGCCGCGCTATGAAGAGAATATTTCTGCCGTGGTGGAAGATACGCTGCGGTGTGCCAATTTGACGTATTTCATCACTTCTGTTATCCCTGACTTTCAACTATCGTGGCACCACCTGGAGTGGGGCGATTTAGTTCACCAGCACAAGAAACTGTGTATCAACGCTGCTCGTGACCACGGGAAATGTGAGGCTGTTGGAACACCAGTGAGGATGTACGACGGAACCATCAAGAGGGTAGAAGACGTTGTGGTTGGCGATCTGTTGATGGGTATCAACTCTGCACCACGCCGTGTGGTAGCTACGCACCGCGGTCACGATTCCACGATGTACCGTATCGACCAGTCGCGCGGTGATAGTTACACGGTCAATTCGCGTCACATTTGTACGCTGATCGAAAAGGACCGCAACGGCTCCATCGATACAGCGTCGAAGCGGATAGTGGACATTGATATACCGACCCTGTTAAGTAAGACCCCCAACTGGATCAAGGAACGTTATCGTGGTTTCAAGGTAGCGGTACAATATCCAGCACGGCCTGTGACGTTGGAGCCGTATTTCTTGGGGTACTGGTTAGGTGACGGCAACTCCAACAACCAGAAGATCACCACCGCCGACCCTGAAGTGCGTGAATATCTCCGCGGCTACGCCGAGCGCACGAGGCTTCGCTACAGCCAAAAGGGACTTGTCGTGACGCTTGGAGTCGGCGTTCAGGGTCGCGGTAAGCGTAACCCGATTGAAAGGGTGTTGAAGGGCTACAACCTGCTTTACAATAAACACATTCCAGAGCAGTATCTCGTCAACAGCGAAGCAGTCCGCCTCCAGGTGTTGGCTGGGTTGATCGATTCCGACGGTAACTACTGGCAGGGTGGCTATCACTTCGGTAACACGAACTACCAGCTGGTGTGTGACGTGAAGAACCTGGCCGACAGTCTTGGCTTCTGTACGCGAATGGGCGGTGGAACGCGGTATTGTAAGGCGTTAGGGCGTGACTATTCGTCGTGGTGTGTAACTATTTCTGGCGAACTGGATCGAATCCCCGTGAAAATAGCCCGTAAAAAGGTCCAAACCGACTGGTCTATCAAGACGTCACACAAAGACTGGGGAACTATCGATGGTGTTCACCCTACGGTGGTATCGTCGTTGAAGATCACGCCTGTTGGCGAAGGGGAATATGTCTCGATCACCACCGATGGCGACCATCGCTTCGTACTGGGCGACGGAACGGTTACTCACAACTCGTTCTACTTCTCCAACGCCTACGCAGCGTGGCAGTTGTACCGCTACAAAAAGCCGTCAAGCGTTCGTTATTCGAAGCGTCCCACCGTGGCGTCGTCGAACCGCGGATTTCTGTTTTCGTTCTCGTTACAACAGAGCGTTGACCTTTTGGAGATTCTGAAGGGTACCATCGAGGAAAACGAAATCTTGAAGGAACGACTCTATCCTCAGTCAACGTCAGCCAACTGGTCAGCTACCAATATAGTGTGCCGTAACGGCGCGCGTTTGACAGGCAAGGGTTTTGGTTCTTCGGTGCGTGGCGCTCACCCGTACTGGATTATCGTCGATGATGGTCTGAAGGATAACGTCATCTATTCGGCTCTCCAACGGAACAAATCCACCGACTATTTCCACTCCGTAATTATGAACATGCTCGTACCTGGCGGCCAAATTATCGTCGTCGGTACGCCGTTCCACGCTGAAGACCTTTATGGCGACCTGAAGACCAAGAACGGTTGGTTCGTTATCGAATATCCGGCCATCTTCCCCAACGGGCGAATATTGTGGCCGCAGCGTTGGTCGTTTAAGGATCTGATGGATAAAAAGGAGACCCAGGGGTCGATCATCTTCTCGCGCGAGAACCTTTGCCGCCCGATTACTAACGAATCGTCAATCTTTCCGATGGAAATCCTCACGCGTTCGCTACTACGGATGGAAAATTACACGTTGGTGGATTCGCGCGAAGAATTCCCCATTAAGTTCTCTAAGGTGGTTGTCGGGTGTGACTTCGCTATTTCAGCCAACGTCGGCGCCGACTACGCCGTATTCAGCGTGTGGGGTATTGACGAATTGACCGACGAACGCTGGCTGTTGCATCTCTACCGCGAAAAAGGTGTTAAGTTCTTCGAACAGATGAACGTTCTACGCCGTATCAACTCCCGCTTCCGGCCTGACCTTATCGTGATGGAGAATAACACATTCCAACAGATATTCGTCGAGACAGCCGACACCGAAGGTATGCCCGTTATTGGTCACACCACGGGAATTGATAAGTACGACCTGAAGACCGGATGGCCGCACCTTTCGACGTTGTTCGAGCGCGGCAAAATCCACATCCCGATAGGTAACGTTTACTCTCAGCAGGTCAAGGACCTCATCTTCCAAGACCTCGGTTCCGTTGCCTTTACCGAAAAAGGGCTGGAGAGTGTCGGTAGTCACGATGATATTTCGTCGTCGTTTTGGCTGGCCGACTTGGCGGCGTCGCGTATGACTACCGGATTTAAATTCGATATGTTAGGTTAGCGCCATCGTTTTAAGTGATATGAAAACTCTGATAGCACTATTCACCCGTGGTCGTGTTGACCGTCAGAAAACACTCCAACGCCTAACACCCGAGGCCCGTCGCCGTGTAACGGTATTCTGTCATCCTGGCGAATTGGCCGCTCACCAACGCAACTGGGGTGGTAAGGTTGCCACCATCGAGGAATACAGTACGGTATGTCGCGGTGTAGGCGACATACGAGACTACATTGTTGTAGAGGCCGCTGATAGGGGATTTGGCGGAGTCTTTTTCTTAGACGATAACGTGTCTTTCTCACTGCGTTTAGACGATGCCAAGACCCCTGTAGTGGTAAACAACGACAATTTCACCGTCGAGGCCCAGGAATACATCTATTCGATGATGTTTGACTGGGTAGCGGAGCAGTTGGACACCTACGCCGTGGCGGCTCTTTCGTATAGGCCATTCAACCGCGATAAGATGCACGACGTACAAATTAATGGGCGGTTCTTCTCCATTTGGGGGCTGAATATTGAGCAATATCTGAGCCAGCCTGTTAGGTTCAGCGATTGGCCTATAAAGGAGGATTTTGCCTTGGCTTGTGGCCTGCGTCGTGCTGGGTTGGATAACGTGGTTTCGTATCAATATTCATTCGATAAAATGACAGGAGCCAACGCTGCTGGCGGTTGTTCCGTGTACCGAACTATCGAGAACTCCAACGCCGAGTCACAACGTTTAAGGGAAGAGTTCCCTGAATATATTACACTTCGCACCAAGAAGTGTACCAACTGGGGCGGTGAGATGAAGGATCGCGAAATGATAGAAGTCAAATTACACTTAAAAGGATACAAGAAATGACCGTAAAATTCAAGAAAGTACACCCTGAAGCCGTACTGCCGGCGTATGCTCACCCCGATGGTGAGGATAACGGCCTGGACCTCGTGGCTGTAACCGTAAAGGAAACTGAAGATTACATCGAATACGATACCGGCATCGCCGTCGAAATTCCCAAGGGGTATTGTGGGTTGCTGGTCCCGAATTCGCGTTGTTCGAAAATGGACTTGGTGATGTGTAACGCCCCAGGCATTATCGACCCTGGCTACCGAGGCACGATGCGCGCTCGTTATAAAAAGACGTGGCACTTACCCACGTTGGTTCACAGGTTCTTCAAGAGCGTCTGTGGATTGCTTTCCAACGTCTTCGGTGAGGTCGCAGGGATGAAGCCTCAAAACGTGAATATGAGCACTAAGGAATTTAAGGCGGGAGACGTTGTAGCCCAGTTGGTCATCGTCCCTGCGCCGTATATTGAAGTGGAGGAAACCGACGCACTGACGCCTTCGATGCGTGACGCTGGTGGATTCGGTTCAACGATTAAATAGCCATGAAAACGATTCTCTTGCACAACCCCGCCAAACAGGACAACGTCGAAGCGATGGCTGACGCGTTGGTAGAGTCGATGCGTTACGCCAATAACGCGGTTGATTATCCTGATATTTCTAAGGCCAGGCCTGATGACGGCGTTCCGGCCGAGTGGTTCTACAAGGCATACGTCGGTACGGCTCCCACGTCGGAACTCACGGCCATTCTCCAGTACACGCAGCAGCGGATGCTCTTCGACGAAATTGGCGAAACGTTCCTCGGTATCGCCCTCACCGAAATGAAGCACTACGACCGATTAGGCGACTTCATTAACCGTATCGGGGGTAACGTATCACGACCTGCATTTTCGGCAGCCAAAGTGGACATTACGACCAAAAGCGCAGCCGAAGCCGTTCAGATTAATATCGTCGCTGAAGAAGACACAATTTCTGCGTATGAAAAACTCAGTCAGCGTATTCAAGCCAACAACCCTACGCCGACTGTAACTTCCGCGTTGGCTATTCAACTCATTAATAAGATCGTTGCCGACGAGCACGTGCACGTCCGTTTGTTGGTGGAGTTGGCACGATCTCTCGGCGAGGAAGATGCTACATTATGAAAGCCGATCGCCAGAAATATACCTTGTTACTGTTAGCCGCTGTAAAGCGGATCGAAGCCGAACGCCCAGGTGTCATAGCCTGGGCGTCTCGTCAAGAGCGGTGGTGGGAGTTGTGTGTTAGTGATTATGATTTTTATCGCAGTGAGGAATTCGCGCGCATAAAGGAGACGTATCGCCGTGCGTTAGCGTGTGCAGGTGGCGGTAAGCTGATATTCTGCTACGCCAAACCTGATGCCGAACGGTTGTACGAATTGGAGTTGAAAGGTAATTTGGTGATGGATTGTTGAAAATTTTTTCAAATTCTCTTGGAGAATCCGATTTTTCGCCGTACCTTCGCTCTTGGAAAGGAATCGTAAAACAAAATTGGTTATGGAAACTACACAGGACATCAACTCAATTCTCTCGAAACTGAAGAAACTGCAGCGGCTCTACGAAGGAGCAAAAGCCATCAACTCCGAAGCTGAAGCTGCCAACGCCGCTGCTAAAATTCAGAATCTCCTCACCCAGTACAATCTTTCGATGGCCGACTTGGACGCAGTGGCCGATAACGAGCAGGCGACTAACGTCGTTGAGGAAAAACTCGGCGACAGCTGGTCTCGTAAGTGCGGCGGATTCTGGGATCAATTCCTGCTGTACGGAATTTGTAAGTACAATTTCTGCTACGCGATAGTTAGTAAACGTCGTGAGTGTCGCGTAAACCGTAACGGCAAGGAGGTGTACGAAATGCGTCAAAAGTATGTCGTCATTGGCGAGCCGCATAATATCGAGGTCGTAAAATGGCTGTTTGACGTGTTGGCGAGCCAGTTGTACCGTTTGGCACTGAAACGTTACGAGGAGCACCGCAATGACGATTCGCAGGCGCTGATGCGGGTATTTACAGGCGAAAAGCGGATGCACCGCGGTACGTTCTTGAGGTCGTATCTGGCCGGGGCAGCTAAAGGCGTTCAGAATCGTCTAAAGGAGGAGCGCGATCGCGAACTCCAGGCTCAGGTACAAGTAAACGCGCTGGTGCTGCGTACGGACCAGAAATTGAACGACTACGTGGCCGAGAATTACAAGAATTTACGCTCCGCCCGCCCAGGGCATATTGGCAGTAGCCACGCTATGTCGATGGGTTTTGAGGATGGTCGCAAGGTTAATATAACCCGCGGTGGTATTGCTGCTTCGAATACCAACCCTAACCAGATAGCGCAATGAAAATAAACCTCGTATTTGACGGGAATTTCCTGTACCATCTGTCGTTCTCGATATTTTCGACGTACTACCGCAACGAAGATCTCTGTGAGGTCTTGGACGATCGAGAAAAGCGCCAGGTTCTGATACGTAAATGCGTGATGAACCTGTGCGCTGCGGTGCGGCGATTTGGTGATAACGTAAACCGCGTGGTGGTAGTCATCGACTCCCACTCGTGGCGACGTGAGGTGTACGAAGACTACAAATACGCCCTCACGCGTGTGAAGGAACCGTGGAGCGATGCATTCGTAGAGGTTCTGGGTGAGTTTGAAACGCTGCTACGTAAACGCGGGTTAATTGTCACACGTGTGCCAGGCGCCGAAGGTGACGATCTGATGATGTTGTGGGCTTTCGCGTTGGATGAACTCCCCGATGAAGAAACCGTAATACTCACGGCCGATAGTGATATTCGGCAGCTGATAACGTCAACGGTTTCGGTCTTCAACTACAATTCCAAGTTCATGAAATTTTACGTCTTTCCGGGGAAAGAGGGTTTTTGGAATGAACACTTGGACGCTGACATCCAGGTACTCACGACCGAAGCGTTGGAGGTTCTGCTCTATAAGGTGCTGATGGGTGATAAGTCGGATAATATCCCCAAGGTGCGTCGTGGATTTGGCGATAAGGCATTTAACCGTTTTATAGAGTCGTTGAAAGGAGAACTGAATGGGTGTCTTCCGTCGCCGACTACATTCCAGGGGTATAGTTCTACGAAGATGGCGTTGTGGATTCAATCCAAGTTCGAGAAATTTCTTGGAATGCCGCTGAGTACTGAAGAAATAGGGCAGATTTTGTTCAACGTCCAGTTAACGTGGCTGTCTCCGTCGGTGTATGGGTCGCGTCAGGAAGAATTATTGATAACGATGGCTGAGGAAGTAGCCAACACGAAGGATTCGTACAACTATAAAAAGGCGTACACACTTGAAGACTTCTACGGAATGTTAATAAAGTAACTAACCAAGATAAGACGCTATGAAAAAGTGGATGTGGATTCTGATTATCGCAGTGGCCTTGACGATTGCTGCGGTGATTTACGCCCATGAGGCAAAGATTATTCACACGTTGGTGGCTATCTTCTCGTTTGTAGCGGGGGTGGTAGCACACTGGGCGTGGGGCAAATACGTGGCCGCCAAGGCCGTTAAATAGGAGAATGACGATGGAGAATATTCGCGACATTATTCTTGGCGCCCGAGCTCGACGTCAAGAGCACATGCTGAAGGGGTTTGCTCCGGTGGCTGACGAAACCGAGAGCGATAAGGTAGAAAAGGCCGAAAACATCTTCGAGAAAATGGCCAACGCCATCGAGAAGTCTTGTTCCAACGATGCCGAAGAAGCACTCCAGGCTGAAATCGAAAAGTCGGACATCATGAACGCTATCAGCGGTTACGATTCCAACATCAAGTTCGGTAAACTGGGTAAAGAAATCAAGGCTAAACTCAAGGCTGAGATCCTTCCGCCGCTTAACGCCAAACTGCAGGTGCTCTCGGCCGAAATCGAGAGTAAACTTCAGGAGTGTGGCGGCGTACCTACTGAAAGCGTTCCCGCGTGGTGGACGGCCGAAATCAAGATGGAACTGCCGTTCCGTATCTTCAGCTGGCAAGATTGCGATTGCAATCCTGGTCCTCAATTGGCCGGTACGCTTGTCGGCGAGGGGAAGGAGAACCCGGTTACTCCTGAAATGTGCCGTTGCCGTGAGGAGTATAACGAAAAGGTGCGTAAATACGCCAACGTGGCTACCGACATCAAGGCGTGTGAAATTCTCGAGACCAATCTTTCCGACAACGAACGCTATCAGCTGTCGCCTCGCCAGCTGACGATGTTCAGGTTTTAGTTTTCTTTTTCTGTTTCCATTTTGTAGGTAGTTATGACAGCGGCCCCGATTCGTAAGTGTTTCGGGGCCAAAGTTTTTAACTGTATGAACGCATGGAGATATTTCAAAATAGGTGACATCGTGACAGACCCCGAAGTGTGGGGCCGGACGACTTTTGTAATACGCTCGTTTCACGGCAACGACTACTGCCCATTAATCGCTGCAGAGTCCCTCAAACCGATTCGAGGTAAACACATAAGAGTAAACCTCGGCGTGCCTGAAACGCGACTTGTAAACGCTCCCAAACGTCCGTTGATGAAGATTACGGATGCTGTGTTACGGCATTTGGTAGGGAAAAGCACGGAGGCGCGGCGTGAATTGTTGATTAGAACTTATCGTAAGCAAAATGGCGAAATTTGATCACTATCCTTGGGCTGATAAATTACCTGACGCCACACTTGACGTCAGTGAGGAACACTATCACGAGTTCTTCCGCACGATGTTTGAGCGCCAAATGATATGGAAGCGACGGTTCCTGGATCAGAAACCGCGTCCGTGGACTGATGATCCTATATTACGCGATTACAAATTCACCAATGTGTATCGTGAACTGGATCGTAATTCGCAGTGGCAGATACGTAATATCTTGCTGGATGACGAATTAACGCTGACGAATCTGGTTTGGAAGATGATGGTGTTCCGGTATTTTAACAACCCTGAAACGTTTGAATATGCTCGTGAAAAGTACGGTTGGGGAGCGGGCATTCCGGATTATAACCAATACGACGAGGACCGCTTTGCGGAAATGATAACGTCGTACCGCGCCACAGGTAACAACCCATACACCACGGCTTACCTCATCAATTCGATGGCCACGCCTGGAAAACCGCGCGACTACTGCTACACGCATTTGGTTGTACCCACGCTTCATCGTAAATTAGGCAAACTGATGCGGACGGTGTTGACAGCCTCCGACCCTGGACAGATTATCAAGTTCCTTCAGGAGTTACCTTCGTCGGCGACATTTATCGCTCATGAATTCTACCAAGACTTCACCTACATACCGCGCTATACCTATCGCCGTTTCATGCGCTTTACCCAGAATGACTACGCCAACGTGGGGCCTGGTGCGTCCATAGGACTGCGGTTGGTGTTTCCGTCGTTGAAGCGTCAAATTGACGGTATATATCGTCTGCGTGAGGAGGCACAGGCAGTGTTATCTTCGTTTGGCGATTTTCCGTACCTACACTGGCACAAACTTGAATCGGGGTACTACGTTACGCCGTCGGGTGAGATATCGCTTCACCAGGTGGAAATGTGGCTGTGTGAGTATCAAAAGTACTGGAAAATGAAGATCGGCGAGGGTAAGCAACGCTCTACATTTGAACCACGAACTTGTAAATTGATAGGCAAATGATAACCTTTCATACACCGTTGGAAACGGGCGATTTTATGGGTATCAACTTTCAGATTTTGGCTGATGATCTTTCTACAAGTGCCGCACGATTAGTAGTCGTCGGCACTTTCATATCACCCCTTACCACCGAGGAAAAAGCGCGTTTTCAACGCCTCGTTGTTGATATACGCCACGACGGCGAATGGAATGGCTCGTACGACGATCAAACGGATTATTACACATGGAACGGCCACCAGGTAGCGGTGTGGGGCGACCTTCTCCATCAGGCATTGATAATTCGTAAAACGGCACGGAACGACATTTTGAAACTGTTGTGTTGATACCAATTATAGGTAAACAAATCTCGTGAAAACAATTATGTCCGGTGTGAAAGAAAGATTGGAATCGGTGGAACGCGCCATGCAGGCTTTGACGATACGCAAATCGCTGTTGTTAGAGCGTGCGATGCGCAGCGAGAGTCCGTCTGATATACTCAAGGCCGCTGAAATATTCAACCAGCAATCCAAGCCCGCTAACGTTGCCCCGAAGGCATATCTGATCGACCCTCTGGAGTTCAACTCGTTTTTAGGATATAAGGATAAGCCGTTTTCGCTTTCGTACGAAACGTTGCGCCGGATGAGCCGTACCCCCATTATCAACTCGATTATCAAGACCCGTAAGAACCAGATAGCCGACTTCGCCGAACCACAGGCCGACCGCTATTCAACGGGATTTGTTATTCGACGTAAACCCAAGTTCGGCCAGGAGCAGAAGATGGACACGCAGGATCGTAAGATTGCGTCTTCCATCACCGACTTCATCCTCAACTGTGGCGATACCGCTACGTGGGACGGCGACGAGTTTGACGAATTCATCCGTAAAATTGTGGACGACTCGCTAACGTTCGATCAGATGACGTTTGAGTGCATTCGCAACCGCCGCGGCAAACTGGTCCGCTTCCAGGCGGTTGATGCTGCTACGTTCCGTCTGGCGGAATCGTATTTCGACGGCGAGTACAACAACCCTTACTTTGAGGGAGCCATGATGGATGACCGCCAGAACTGGGGGCCCAAGGTCGATGGCTATTATCCGGCCTACGTCCAGGTGTACCAGACGGCCAAGGTAGCGCAGTTCTACCCGTGGGAGTTGTGCTTTGGAATTCGCAATCCAACCACGTCGATTTACGCTAACGGTTACGGAAACTCGGAGTTGGAAGAGTTAATCAATGTCGTAACATCGATGCTTTGGGGCGACGAGTACAACCGCCGCTTCTTCTCGCAGGGTTCGGCTCCGAAAGGTCTTCTGCGTATCAAAGGTAACGTGAACGAGGCCTCGCTTCAGCAGTTCAAGCAGCAGTGGCAGGCCATGATATCGGGCGTTATGCAGTCGTGGAAGACGCCCGTCGTTGAAGGCGATATTGATTGGGTTGATCTCCAGAAGAACAACCGCGATATGGAGTACAACTCGTGGATGGAATATCTGATCAAAATCGCCTGTGCAGTATTCTGTATTGATCCTACGGAAATCGGCTGGGATATTTCACGTTCTAACGGCAGCGGCCTAACGTTCGGTGACGGCCAAAAGCAGCGTATGGAGCAGTCGAAGGACAAGGGTCTTTACCCGATGCTGAAATTCATCCAACGTAAGATTAACAAGTTCATCGTCGAGCAAATCAACCCCGACTTTGAGTTCGTATTCATGGGTCTCAACGGAATGACCATCTCCGAGGAGCTGGATATGGACATCAAACGCCTTCAGGCTTTCCAGACCGTGGACGAAATCCGCGAGAAATGGGACCTCCCGGCTATCGGTGAAGAAAAGGGTGGCGACACTATCGAAAACTCTGTTATTCAGCAAGCCATCAGCGCCAAGCAGCAACAACAGCAACAGGCTGCAATGGGCGGTATGGGCGGAGGCAATCCGTTCGAAGAGGCCGCGGGTATGGGTATGGAGGCTGGAGACCCCGCTGACCAGCCTGTGGCTGGAGGTGAGGATGAAGAAGACGCCGCCGCTCAACCGGGCAATCCGTTTGACCTTTACGCTGAAGGTGATCAAGAAGAAACTATGAAGGCACGCGAGTCCAACCCTCTCGTAGCCGCATTCGACGAATACTTACAAAAAGCAATACACCATGACGAGTAACGAGAAAAACACCGCACCTATTGTCCAGTTGCTGGCCGACGCTATGCCGAAACCGATTGTTGACGCCTCGGGTGGCGACGTTATCTACCGCGGCTATGCGCCTATCGGTACAGGCCAAGGTGAGGCTGGTTGGCGCATTGAGCGGGAAACCACTGCCGATGGTATTACCATCACCGAGTATCCTCAGGGGGATATGAGTTATAATTTCGTATGGGCTGACCGTAAAACCTACGTATATTCACGCTAACAAAGTTCAAAATGGCAACTATTGACGTCGGAACTGTATCAGGTATTTCCATCGGCACGACGCCGCCGTCGAATTCGGTGATTATTTGGTACGACACTACCGACAAACTCCACAAAAGTTACGATGCCTCGCTCGGGCAGTGGGTTCCGATGTCGCAGGCAATCGTATCTCAGATAAGCGATTTTAACGACCTTATCAACAAAGCCAATCTCCCTGGCGGTTTACCTATCGCGGCGTTCTACAACGTCCTGAAGCGTGATTCCGATCCGTCGTGGAGTACTATGGTGTGGGTCGTAGGTCAAACTCGTATCCAGTACGTTGATAAACAGAACAATATCATCGTCGAAGACCTCGCAGGCCAAGGTACGACCACGCAATACGTTGCTTCGACAAACTATTTCTTCGACAACGTTGTGGCGACTTTCGACCGGAAGACATCACAGCTCAATTTCAATTTTCAGCAGTTAACAGATAACCCGGCGTTGGCTGACGTGTTGTATGGTATGCGGGTTGTTGGTGATAACCCCATGCTGGTTAAACGCACTGTGAAGTCGTTGCTCTCGACGTCATCCAAGAATTCGTTAGGGTTCGTAAATGGTCTGTTCTTTGACTTCAGTGCGGCGATGAGCGGCATTATCGTTTCCGAGCAAGCTAACGATACCCAAGTGGTCGGGTACAAGCAGTACGCGGCCGATTACGCTGCGATGAATAAGATATTCGAACAGGTTCAGGAAATCGTCACCGATTGGCAGAATGGTTCGCAAAAGATAATATTTTCAGCCAAGCTGACCAATGTTGAGCCCGTTGCTGCTACTATCAGTGATCCGCAGGACCTTACTACGGCCGATGACCTGATGACGGCCCTGAATAAAATTCAGGGTTGGTATAACCGTTTGAAACTGGCTACTGGAATGAGCCTGTCGTCAGGATATGCCGCTGCCGCTGCTGAAAGTCCTATGCCTGCAGCAGGCGATCCTGTTGAACAGGCCATAGCGTTACTTCACCGCGCTATTTTGGACATAGACTTTTCCGAATACGGCGATTCTAACAATATCAAGGTAGGTGGTAAGTCAACCGATTTTCCGCAAATTCCTTACAATACCGCTTTCAACACCGCAGGCAGCGTTTATACAGGTCTGAAAACAATTTGGAGTGTATTGACCAATATCCTTACAGGTGACGACGAAGGTAGTAAGTTGCGGCAATTAGTCGCTACGGATTCTATATACGATCGTAGTATATTGAAACGACATCTGGCTAATGGAATTGTTGGTGGCGCCACAGGATTTACGATTCTCGCTGGTGGAAATGATTACAACCTGGAGTTGGGGGGACGCTATTTCTTCAATATTGATGCGGCCATTGGTTCGCAAAATTGGACTTTGCGGCTTGGTATGCTTAATTCCCCTTCGGCTTTGAAAATGTACACGCGTGAGAGCGTTGGCGGAGCGATTGAAGTAATTATTCATTCCAATCCGAGTACTACTCAAAATCTGAAGATTGTTGATGGCACCGGAACGAGGTATTATCAGATGTCTAAGGGGTATTACCATCTTGTGGCATGGGCAAGTGAATTTGTATCAGAGGAAACGCTTAACTTCCAGTGTTTTATTTCTGAAGTCACATACATCATATAATATGTGCAAGGTGGTCTATTTAACATCGAGGCGTTTTAACGCTGAAGCGCGTCACTTCGTTCAGGCACTGGCCGAGGAACTACGGCGGCGACGTATTGAAGTGGTCGTTGGTAACGCTTACGATGTTTGGAATTATTTTCGGCCGCACCGCACATACGGCATAGCCTTGGCGATTGACTTCTTCGCCGATCGTAAGGATGGTTGCAGTCTAACACTAAACCGGGCTTGTCCGATATTGACACGCGACTTCGCCTACAACTTGTCAAATCACTATGACCTTTTAACACCTCAAATACGTTGGCGGTCGTTCTCATTTGTTGATTCATACGACTCTCAATGGTATCGTTTCTTCAATCGTGTAAGTGCTGAGGTGAAACTCATCATTTATCCCGCTACACTTACAAACGAAGGAGACATGGACGCTTACAAAAGCGCTCAACCGGATATTATAAAAGTGTTTGCTGACGAAATCTTGAGGTGTCTTCGCTCTAATTACGATTCTCACGCGTATGCTCTGGCTGCCAAGGCCGCGCGCATACGTATTAACAAAAGAATGAAACGCAATGGCTGACGGAACTTTCATGACCACCATCTTCCCTGTAATTTCGCTTCTATTCGGGGCGGGTGGTATTGGCTACGCCGTTGTGGCGCGTATGTTAGATCGTAAGAAATATGCTCAAGAGGTACGTTATAGCCAGGCTGACGCTGACCTGAAAGGGGAGGAATTCTGGAAAGGGCGCTATGATACCCTGATGGCGGAACTTGATAAGAAAGAATCGTGGTGGAAGGAGCGCTATGATAACCTGTATCAGGAAGTTCAAAACGAACGCAAGTTATCCAACGAGATGATGACGAACTTTCGTAATGAGCTCAACAAGATTCGCGAGGAATACGAGGCGCAACGCCAGGCAGACCGCGATAAATATAACCGCCTAATGGAAGAGTTCCGCGCTCAGGAGCGTGAAGCCAGCCAGGCAGCTGAGGTTTACAAAAAGCGAATCAACGAACTGGAGGCATCAATAATGGCTTATGAAGAAATGATTAAAAGTGGCAAAAGGTCATGAAGACGGCGGCATCTATAATTATCGTTGTAGCGGCCTTAATTTTCGCGTTCTTTCTGGGACGGAGTAGTTATACCCCCGAACCCCCTAAAGTCGTTGAAAAGTGGCTGACAAAGTATGACACGGTTGAATACCGCGATACGGTTAAGATTCCCGTTCCGCAGGTCATCATCCGTGATACAACGATATACCTACCAGGCGAAATAGATACTACCGCCTTGCTGGCTGATTATTTGGCACGTAAGGAATACCGCCTTGATTTTTCTAATGACAGTATCGGCGAGTTCCGCGTGGACGCCACTGTCCAGCGCAACGCCATTACAGAGGTTGTGTCGCACGTCAAGCCACTTATTCGCGTTCATGAGGTAGAACACACGATTATTGATAAACAGATTCCCTTTATACAAGGTTATGCCCAGATAGGTACTTCTTTGGATTTTGGTACACAAAAGTTTTCTGCTGGGGCCGACTTCCGCCAACGGTTTTTGGTTGGTGCGTCAGCTATAAGAGTTGATGACCAATGGGGATACACATTAGATTTTGGCATAAAATTTTAGAATTCTCTTGGTTATTTGAATAAAATTAACTATCTTTTTATTAGTGGAAATGAAACTTATAAACCTATAAAATCATGAAAGAAAATATCAACTATGGTGAAGCGCGCCGTCAACAGATTTTGAAAGGGTTTACCAACATAGAAGAGTGCGCTGAAGAAACACCGATCGAAAAAGCGCGCCATGGCGTTTATGCTGATAACGCTCAAAACCGTCGTCTGCAACGCGTGGGACAGGAGTATGGTCATGCTGCTCAGGAAAAGCCCGAGGCAGAACAAGATAATGGCGGCGGTGTACCGGAAGCCAACGTAAGCCTCCAGAACCACGCTCGTCAGGCTTCGGAAGAGGCCCTCGTGAAGGTAGCTAACGATCCGTCGGCTGACGCTGAGATGCGTAAGGTAGCTACTGCTGAGTTGGAACGCCGCGGCGTGAGCGTTCGCGCCAAGAACAAGAACGGTGACACGTCGCTGCGTAACGGTCTGGCTGACGGCGACGCCAAGTCGGTTTCGACGTTCGAATCTATGGGCTTCCGCCAGATGGACGATGAAGACCTGGCTCAGTACGCTGGAGTTGAAGACGCTGCTCATGCTTTTATCAAGCAGATTGGCGGTGACGAAGACGGTTTCGATCTGGTAGTTACCAAGACCAGCGACGGCTACCGCGTAGATAAATACCCTTACGCCGACGTGGATAACTTCGAGACCACAACGGTGAAGGATATCGCTGATGTCGAGGAAGCTGCATCCAAGTTCGGCGATCCCGACGCCAAGGGTAAGGGTGGAAAGGCTGATGCCGCATCGCTCGTTGACAGTTTCAACGCTATGGCTGAGGGTGACGAAGATTTTGACTCTGAAGGCTTCAAGTCCTTCGTGAAGCAGAAAGGCGACGCCAAGGCCATCAAAGAGCTGGCCACGGCGATGAAAGCCAATCCGGCAGATACGGGAGGCGCTCAGTCCGACGCTACGGATGACGAGCTGGCTGACACCATCGAAAATATGTTCAATGAGGCAGGCGTTGAAGTATCGAAGGACGGTCAGAAGGAACTTGACGCTTTGCGCGGCGGCGAGAAGGAAAGCGATACTAAGCAAGCCAAAAAGGCCGTTGAAGGAGATGCGAAAAGCGCCGAAAAAGACGCTGATTCGAATGCAGGCAGCAAAATCGCTAATGAGTTCACGAATAAAGTCCTCAGCGGCGTAAAGCCTGAGCAATATGCAAAGATGTTCGCAAAAAACCCTGCGGAAATTGCCAGAGCTCTTGCTGAGCAAATCAATTCCAGCGACAAACGGACTGCGTCTGACGCTAAATTTGCCGCTGCGCAGCTGGCTGTTTTCATGGACCCCAAAATTCGTGAATCGGGTATTGGCAAGGAAATAAGCAATCATCCCGAACTCAAAGAGTTTGTTGAGGAATACGACGAGGCTCGTGAACTTACCAACGGCGTATATGAAGATTACAAATATCGTCAGGCCGTGATGCAACAGCTCAATGAGTTCAAGAGAACGCGAAACGGGTTCGTGTCTAAACTCTTGGAAATATACGGTGGTAAAAAGGATAAATAATGCCTTACAACGCCAAATATACTCACTTTCTGCCATCGCCATTCCCCACCGTTACTCAGTACGAAGATCGGTTCATCCGGGAATGGAACGCCAATAATGCCGCAGCGTTAGGTGATGTACTGAAATACATCGTCGACGCTACGGCTACGGCGGTTAAAGAATTAAAGAAAGATGAAACAAGGGGAACAGATTTGGGCGCTGCCGGCATCAAAGACTGAAAAGGTTTGGCACGTCGGCACGATAATTGCTGAAAACAGTCAGTTGGAAAAGGAACCGCCGTACCCGGTACGGGTTGTCGTTCGTGTTAAAGACGACAAAGGTAAGGTTAAATACAACATGGGTACGCTACGACGCATCGCCGACGGTAAGTGTGAGGTAAATTTGTTCCCTAATGGCGCATTGATTACAGCGTCGATTGGAACCAACGAAGAGGTCCGTCTATGGCCCGATGTCGAGTGGTTTTGGAAGAAGATGTTTGAGGACGACGCCGTTAAGGTTAAGGGCTTAGACGAACTCTCCAAGAATAATGCCGTTATCGTAAAGACCGGAAACACCGAGGCAGGTTTCTACTACAGGCTCGGGAAAGTTCTTAAGTCTGATGACGAGAGTGCGGAAATCAAATTAAAGAACGGCCTGTGTATGGTCGTCAAACGCGGTCACGAATCACGAGTAAGATTATGGAAATAGACGAAGTGACAAGAGTCTTTCATGAGGCTAACCGATATCGTAACGACCACCTGCGTAAGGCCATAGGTGCTTTTGAGGGGAACCTCACCGACGACACGCTTGAAAAGGCCCGTTCTAAGAGTGGCCGTTACGATAATACAGCAAAGAACAGGAGGCTTGGACGTGTCGGCCTGCCTTACAAGAGCACAGGCCGTTTTCCGGAACCTCATCAACGTCGAAATTCTGAATATCGTCAAAATGGTACATACATTCACACATTAACAGTGGGTGATGGTCCTGAAGCCGTCGAAATACAAGAAGACGGTGTTGCTCGTAATGATTTTCACGACAACGAAAAAGTTGGCGAGAACGCCAAGAAATATTACGAGGAAGTGAAAAACGGCGATAAGGTTCGTTACGCCGGCAGGGTTCGCACTGTGTACACAACCAAAGAACTCACTGAAAACGGAGTCACCACACAGTTCGTTCAATTTCTTGGCAGGCCGTCTTACAGTGGTGCACCTCGCGGTACTGGGAAATGGGTTCCTCGAAAAGACGTCGAAAAGTTATGATTTTCAATAACCGTCAAATAGACGACATGGTCGGTATTCTTCGGCGTTGGCAGTACTTGTTTATCGCCAAGCACGTCGGACTGGACTTTCTTACCCAGGCGGAGATTGATATCTTGGTAGCGTCGGGCGTAAACGTCGATAAGTACAAGAACTCGAAAGGTATTTTGGAACACGCTTTTCTGTTTGGTATTTTGGCTGAGGCTATCGGCGATGACCGCGCCAAGAAGATGAACTACAAGCAATTTCTCCAGTTCCTGAAGTCGGGGAATTTTGTACCGCTCACCGAGCAGGAGGAAAACGCGCTCAACTACCTCAAGAACCGCGCCTATACCGACATCACGTCGCTTGGCAACCGTATCGTCACCGGAACACGGAATGCCATCCTCAAATCTAATTTCCGTCAACAATCGGTAATACGTCAGCAAATCAAAGACAAGGCCATTCAAGCCGTTCAACTCCGTAAGGGAGCCCGGTATATAGCCAGCGAATTGGGGAACCTTACCCAAGACTGGGGACGCGATTGGCTGCGTATTGCGTACTACCTTCTACATGAAGCCTACAACGTCGGTCGCGCTGAAAGTATTTTCAAGCAACACGGGCCTGACGCCAAAGTGTATTTCGACGTCTATCCAGGCGCGTGTACTAAGTGTCGGGAGTTGTATTTAGAAGATCCCGAAGACCCTACCTCGAAACCGAAACTGTTCCGTTTGGCCGATCTTATCGCTAACGGTAACAATATCGGTCGTAAAGTGGCAGAGTGGCTCCCTACGATTAACCCAACACACCCCTATTGTCGTTGTTCAGTCAATTCCAAGCCTGATAATTTCGATTGGGACCCCGCAACCCGCGCTTTCACCAAGCCTATCAAACGCCAGTTTAAGAACCCAAAGTTAAAGAACGTGAAACTTAACATTAAAGTTACCAAATAATGAAAAACAAAATCGTACAAGACCCTCCGTTCACCATGCAGATTGAACCGACGGAGGGGTGTAACCTGGGTTGTTCGTTTTGCGGTCTCCACGGCATGCGCGAAAAAGGCACTAAGCCGTGGAATTTCATGACCGTTGAAACCGCCGAGCGTATCGCTTCAGAGGTAGCCCGCGTAGGGTGGAAATGTAAGTTCGTATTCGCTATGCACGGCGAACCGACGCTCAACCCCGCATTCATCGACATCGTGGCTACGTTCCGTAAACACCTGCCCAAAGCCGTATTTCATATGTACAGCAACGGGTACGGTATGAACCACGCCAAGGATACGTCGGAATATTTAGACCGTCTTTTTGAAGCCGGCATGAATGATATTCTGGTGGACTGCTATACGGCTAAGGGTGACTGGAATTTCGTCGAGAAAATCGACATCGAGAAATACAACGTCGTTACGCTGGAACCGGGCGTTCCGTACTACTACCCCAAGCAGGGCCGTCGTATCTGTCTGTTGCCGCCTATCGCCGAAGACGATACTAACAAGATGACGCGTCGTCTGGCTAACCACTGCGGCGCGGCGTTCCCGCTCGACGACTCGTTCAACAACAAACGATGTACTTTTCCGTTCCGCGAACTGGATGTGCGTTGGAACGGCCAGGTGTGCTTGTGCTGTGACGACTTTCGCGGCGAGTACCCTATCGCCAACGTCCACGACATGCCTATCGAAGACCTCTGGAACCATCCGCGCTTTCATGCTGCCCGCGTGATGCTGTACAACAACGACCGTCGGTTCCGTCCGTGTCAGGGGTGTACACATGTCAGCGTCCGTGTCGGTTTCCTACCTGACAAGATGGGCAAGAAAACGCTCCCACCTATCACGCCGGAAATTCGCCGTATGGCTGAGGACGTATCGAAGGACGGCCCCTGTGTCGAGAAGATATACAAACGGCCATGGGAAAAATAAAATACCTCTGTGTCGAGCCACACGCGGGTGACCTCCTGATGAGCGCTTGTCACGTTTTAGTAGCACCCGAATATGACGTTCGGGTGCTTACTGTAGATAGCGACCCAAAGTGCGTCTCAGAGCAGCGGCTTCTGTACAATTTTCTGGGTATAGCCATGGATTGTCTGGATCTGGAGTTAGAAAATGTCCGTTGTAGCGATTTTCAGGCCCATTCCAAGGACTGTAATTATGAGAGCGTCTATACGTACTTACGCGCTAAATTCGGGAATGACGGCCTTAATTTCGCCGAACAAACGCTTCGCGACCATTTGCGGAAGTTTATGCGCCGCAATCCCGGTTATACGTTACTGGCGCCTCTCGGTGCAGGACACCCGTTCAATCAGTTTATCCATGATGTGGTGTATAATACGGCGTCCGGTGCGGAATACTATCGCGACTTTCCCTATTCGTACGTATTACGAGGTCGTCGTCAGGTCTGTGTGCAGTGCTACAACAGTGAAAGCCTATTGATGAAACGCCGCGTATCGTGTGATGATATGTTTGATGTTAAGTGGGGGTTGTTCATGAGGTTTTATCCATCGTTAGAAAGTACACTGGACAATTATCAGCGTTTTATAGAACAGAACCCGCCTGAGGAAGTTTGGTACGAGGGCGACTTACCATTTTGAGTATGAACTGTCAATTCTTTGTCGTGTCTAAAAACCGCCCTAAATGCGTTACGACTCGATTGTTGAAAAAGGGCGGCGTGGATTACCACATCGTGGTAGAGAAAGAGGATGTCGAAAAATATGTTGAAGCCGGGCATGAGCGCGAACGCCTCATTGTGCTTCCAGCCTCGAATCGTGGCTACAGCTACGTAGTCAATTTCTGCAAGAATACCTACTTGCGCGAGGGGCATCCCGTTGTGGTGATGGATGACGATATCGCCAACTTCTTCTACTCAATTGACGGCGAAGCCAAATGCGGTTTGTCATTGAAAACTCCAGAAGAGTTGGCTGAATTCTTCAACGAATTCGACCGAGAGGTGATGAAAACTGACTTCGAATATGGCACCATGGGCAAAAGTGCTTTTGATTGGAATTGCATCGACGTTAGTCCGCGTTTCAAATACGGCGGTATTCCACACCTTATCGTGTTCAAGGGTCTTCGCACGTTAGAGTTGGACTTTGATGAGCGGTTGGAGTTGAAATGTGATATCGACTATTCGTTAAAATGTATGTACCTCGGCATCGTGTATGCGCGATTCGTACGGTTCTTGCTCCAGAGTAAGATGAACAAGGAAGCTACACAAGGCGGCGGTCTCCAGGATGTGTACGAACGTCGTGAGCGCGTTCAACGTGCGCATGATATCATCTTGAAGCGTTGGCCGCTTAACGCTCGTGTTGACGAAAAGAAGAAGCCAATCAACGGTGTACCCGAGTTGCGCATTGTATATAAGAAATTTGATATTGACTTTGACGCTGTAGAAGTGTAATTTTCCAAGTATTTATTTGGAAAACTGCACAACGTATGTCAGATATTATTCAAAAAGCAAAGCACAACGTCGGCGACCATCACCCCACCCAGCCGTGGGTGTGGACGGAGTACAAGCCTGGAAAGTTCAATTGGCGTGTCGATAAGAACGCTAAACCCAAACCAAGTGCCGATACTGGTAAAGAATCGGGCGATTCGGGTCCTACGACGAGTCTTGAAGCGTGGGCCAAGAAGACCAGCGACGATAACCTTTTGAAAGTTGTCAACAACCCCAAGGGCAATGCGCAGTTGCGACATATTGCTTACAACGAGCTGAAATCTCGTAATGTCGATATGTCGCAGGTGGATACCAGCGGAACGTTATCCACGTTGCTTAAGATGACTGCCAAACAGGATCCTGTTGCGCCTACCAGTACCGGAGCCCAAGTGGACATCAATGACGGCGAGGGTGGCAACGATGATGGTGAAATCGTCGAGGACTGGTTCCTTAACCCTGAAGATCCGCGCATTCAGAAAAAGTTTAATAAACTCCAGAGCCGTCAAGACCGTATCGCTTATGACCGCTTTGTCTATGCGATGAAGAAAAAGGATCCCGATTACGAACCGCCTGTTGAGGTCATGTACGATCTTAACCGTCAATATCTTGAGTTCCTCGATAACAAGGAACAGCGGTTCATGATCTCGGCTGGCGGCGCAGGTATCGGTAAATCGTACGGTTTCAAGAAAATTGCCGAACTGCTCAATAAACGTCCATTCGACGCTGAAACCGATTCTCCAGGCGACGGCGACTATGACTACGTTGAGCTCGGCGACATCAACTCCAAGAAGCAGCTGCTGGGTGTACTGAAAGCACACAACGGTAAGATTCTTCTGTTCGATGATACCGACTCCGTTATCACTCGCGCCGACTTGGCTTCCATCATGAAGAAAGCCACCGCCGCTTCAGGTAAGCGCGTGGTCGGCGACCCGGAAGACGTCAAGTCGAATTTCGTATTCACGGGCCGTATCATTATCATGACCAACAAGGACCTCGTGAACCTTTCGAAGAACGAGGACACTAAGGCCATCATTTCGCGCGCTACGCTGACGTCGGAGGTATATCTTACCGTCGATGAAACGATCGAAGTTCTGAAGGATCGTTACGAGGAAATGGATATTCCCCAGCAACCGCACCTCGACGACCCTGAAGAGGATAAAAAGGAACGCAAAGAATTGTTCGATCTTATCGTTAAGAATAAGAACAAAATCGACCCTGCTAAGTTTACCACCCGTACTTTCGGAACCATCTTATCGGAGAAGCGTTCTACTGACCGTTCTAACAGGATGGCCAAGATAGGCGGTGAGTGGACCAACCTCATCGGTGATAAGCAAAAAGAGTGGGAGCGGGCCGCAGTACGTGCACTGACGAAAGGATTCGTGTACGAGGCCATCCAGCCCGTCGAAACTTCCGATGAGATAGCCAAGGCCGAAGCGCTGCTCGACTCCGCAGAATCGCTCGAAAAGGCCGATTTTACCGAAAAGCAACGTGAGCGTCTTGCTGATAAAAAGGAGGCCCTCCCCGATGGTTCATTCCCGATTCGTAACAAGTCCGACCTGAAGAACGCCATCCGCTTGGCCGGCAACGCAAAGAATCCTGAACGGGCTCGCCGCTGGATTAAACGTCGCGCCAAAACGCTCGGCGCTGAGGATATGATTCCCGACACGTGGAAAGCCCATAACGCGGAACTCGGTACGTTATCCGCCGACGATATGTCGATTGAAAAAGCAGAAACCCTTTTGTTTGGATAGTTTATGGACGAACTGAGAAAAGCGTTGGAAATTTTCGCCCTCCGTAATGCCGAGGGTGCTGTTTCTGACGCCGTATTGGAGAAAGCCTGTGAAGCGTACAAGGCCCGTTCCGAGTTCGTCGATGACTACGAGTACAGCTTGTATGTAACCAAGTCGTTGTATGATCACCTTCACGGCGTTAAACAGGACCCGGACATTGTAAAGGCTATCATGCCTGGCCAAACAAAGGTAGTCGATGGCGTGGTGTATATTTGGACATTGACGCCTAATGCAAAGACGACGTACGATTGGCGCGTTTACAAGAATCCGCAAGGAATACCTGTTGGAAAAGGGGCTTTTCGTTCCAAAGCTATACTGGCTAAACAGGAGAAGGAGGTGAATGAAATGTTCCCGGCTGATCCTTCACAGCTGACCTTTGTGCAGAAATTAGGCGGTTCCACGGGAGCTGTCCTGATGAAGGACGCCAAGGGTCGCGAGTTTGTCGTTAAGAGTTCAAAGAACACTAACCGCGGTCACGTCGCCGCGGAATACTACGCTGCACAGGTGTACAGTTTGCTTGGATTAGACACGCCGGATTACGAAATGTATGACGACGGAACTGATCTGACGCTTATCTCTAACTACATGCGCGGAGTGTCAGAACCCCAGGCTAAGGATTATGCCGCTATGGCTAAGGGTTTTGTTGTTGACGCCTTTTTAGCCAACTGGGATATATACCAAAACGACAATTGTTTGGTAGATGCTGCCGGCAAGGTTTACCGCGTCGATAATGGCGGGTCGTTCAATTACCGAGCACAGGGTTCGACTAAGACGTTCGGCAACAAGATCGACTGGGATGGTATGATAAGACACAATCCGAATATCGTTGCCCATCTTACGTCGCAAGACTTCATCGACCAGATTGACGCTTTGAAAGCCCGTAAGGACGAAATCTTAGCGTTTTTTGACGCTGGAAAACTCGGCGCCAAATCTAAAATACGTGCTATCATTGAGGGACGTTTCAATGATTTGGACCGAATACGAGGGATTTATCAAGTTAAAATTCAGCGCGCTAATCGTAAGGTCAAACCACGTAACCTGAAGTCCGAGGAGGATATGTATCGCGAATTCTCGGAAGATGAACTGGATTCCCTTTACAAGAGTGTCAATGGCAATACCCCTACGGACCGATTAATAAATACCGATAGGCAAGTAGGTTGGCAAATGTTATCTAACATTTGCGCTGCTCGTGGTTTCGACGCACGTCCGGACGTTGTAGATGATAACACTTTCTGGGCCAAAGTGGCCAAATCAAAGTATCATATGTTCCGTGGCGTACAGCCTCGCGGAACAGATTCGGAGTATTACGCTGACGATTTTAAGTACAACGACACGTGCTTTTTTGGTACGCAAGGTGTTTACGGCGAAGGAATCTATTTTCACGTCAATGATTCAGCCAACGCCAATAAGACGCCATCAGGCTACAAATCAACATCTTCTTATAAGAACGCACGCGGTTACGCAGGCGATGATGGTGCTATTATTGAAGCTGTTTTGGATGATTCAGCAAAAGTCATCACTGTCGAAGACGCTCGTGAGGAAATACAACAACTTTCAGCCCGAAAATCTCCTGCAGTCGAGAAGGCTATAAAAGAAGAACAAGAAGCTGAAGCTGTTTATAACCAGCTGTCGTCAGAACTTCACAATATCACCTCCAACACCGAGAAAAGGGTTAAAACCTCTATGCATTGGGATGACGCGGCATACACCGACATTCCGCTTCAAATTGACCAAGTGATCGACTGGGGCGCTATTGACGATGACGGCAATCCGTCATACATGAAGTTTGACGATTTTATGAATAATCACCTCCGTGGTTGGGTAACGGCTAATGGCGGAACCATTACCGAAAAGGGTAACGGAACAGGCGATTTTGTCATCAAGATGCCTAATACTTCAGAGCGATTTGTGTTTTCGCGCTACCGTTACGAGAACGACGCTATCAAGCGTAAGAACGGTTTCGCGCGCCCGTACAACTATCCTGTCCGCCAGTTCAAGGATTGGATTATGCGCGAGCACTACGGTAAAATCGAGGATGCTGTGAAAGAAGCCGTCAAGAACCTCGACGATGAGGTGAATCGCTTACAAAAGGAGCGCGCTGAAGCGTTCAAGGTCTATCAGGAAAAGAGTGCTGCAGCGCAAAAAGTTAGCGCTAACAGCGTCGGTGACCCCGATAAGGATATTTATGCAGCCATATACCAATCTTCGCGTTCATACGACGAAGTCCTTGGTGTGTATGCTGCATTAAGGGGTTACGATGCTATGATACGGCCTAATAATGGTAATTACTACGGTAACTCGTTTATGATTGTATTCAACCGCTCGAAGATAATTACAAGGAAATAAGCCATGGAAGACAAAGGAAGATATGGTGTACCGCGTAACTTCACGACTTCGGTTGTAGGGGGTGCAGCGTCGCGATACATCGACCGTAAACGGCCGTCGGAACTCATACCGTTCCGTGGCGAATTCCCGATGTTAAACGAATTGGACGCACGGGAATTTCGTAAGGCTATCCAAAACACCTTAACTCTTGACGAGTTATCACCCATGTTCCAAAAGGTAGCCACCGAAGGACAACGCATCGCTATCATGGAAAGCGGTTTTCGTGATTACTTACTCGACCGTGCTATCACGCCTGAGGATTTTGCAAAATTAAGTAATTCCGAAAAATCGGATTACTTACTGGATTGGATGAACACGAACTCAATTAGTGTAGAATCACTTAAAATAACAATTCCGTATGGCAAATATTACATACGCTAACTCTTCGGCGTTCGCAATCAACGACACTGTAAAGGATCTTATCAGCCGTGTGGCTGATGCCACTAAGAACCCTGATGTCGTTATCACTTCGACGTTGCGTACCCCTGAAGCCCAGGCCAAGGCTATGGCCGATAACCTTTATGCTGGCAAGCGTATTCGTTACCGCGCTCCGGGCGCGGCCGTTACCAAGGTTTTCGACGATAACTGTAAGAAATTGGCCCGCTCTGAAGTTGAGAAACTCATGGTGGCTGAAATTGAACGCCAGGCCGCTATGGGTCAGCGTGTATCGCTTCACTGCACGACGGAGGAGTTGTACCGCCAATGCAACATCATCGATCTGTCGATTACACGGATGAAAAATCCGCGCGACTTCACTAATGCGTTGGCCAATGAGGAAAAGTGTCGTAAAATTATTACGCCACTGAGCGACGTCAAATACGCCAGCGCCAAGGTATCCGTGGATGCTAACGAACCCGCGTTGCACGTTGAAATTATGGCGTGACAATTATAAGTTTGTGAATTTTAAATAAAAAATATATGCCTACTTTTATAGACATGTCGAAGCTGACGAAGCGTTCGACTCTCACTGGAAACGAAGAATTTCAGGTATCGGCTACTGAAAAGGTGACATCGCAGCAGATTGCCAATCTGTTTAATGCTATGCAGGCCAAACTCACGGGTTTTGCTAATCAGACTACTGGCGCTACTTCAATTTCGTCAGCGAGCACCATACTCCAGGCGTTTCAAAACATGTACCGTATAGTTGGCAATGGCGGCGTGAAGATCGTTACCAATGGTTTGGCCTGCAATGGTTTTGTGTGCTGGAGTGGTAGTACCTGTTATGGTATTGTCTTCAACGTTACGGACAGTATTATATACACTCGCAACGCCTTTACGCAAAATTCTCCCACGACATTAACCGATCAACAGTGGATCGACGCAATCGTAAATAATGGTACGGCGTTTCGTTTGGATGCCAATATGGTTCCGTTGAGTATCACGGATTTTAAAGGCACTGTAAATAACGCCCGAGTACAGAAACTTCCCGTTGGAGGAATAATTCCGTTCTACAGCACGGGTGGTGATCAAAAACCAACGAGTGAAGCCTTGATCGGCATACTGCAAAAGGTAAGCGCTGGACAAATCAACTATTTCGCACAAGACGTTGGAAGTAATAATTTTTATTTAGGAAACGCCATAACGACCCTCATCAAATGGACGCAAATTGGTGGCGGCGGTTCAGGGTTGGATGTGATATCGCTTGAAGGCGGCAATCAAATAGGCAATCAAATTGTTGCCGCTGATTGGGGTGATAGTGCAGTTGGCAAAATAAAGGCGATCCTTGTTACAAATCCAACTGCCTTAATTGAGGCGTATTTTCCCCTTTTTAAGGGTTCTGGCGTAAAGTTTATGAACGGATTTGTGCAATGCTTACAATCTGGCGGCGACCGAATCTTCTCAGCAACAATGTATCCAGCCATGGATGATGGCACACTCATTAGCCAAGGCCCGTCGTATGTAATGATCACTATTGGAAACGACGGTAATGTCATAGACTACTACGAATATCCTTCCGTAATTCTGTCGCCTATTCCGGGATACAAAGAGTTGGTGAGTGAATGGTCGTTAATTACAGGCACTGGAACTGGAGCCATGGTTACTATAAACTTCGACAGAGAAGTTCCCCGCAATGCGACAATAATGTTATGTGGATCAATACGGCAAACTGGCGATCCTACTTCAGACGCGTTTTATAATATACCGCTTACTGTTCCTAACATTGATCCTAACACTGGACGCGGAATTTTAGTAGAAGTAAGTTCGGCGTATTTAGCTTCAACGATGGATGATAAAACTGTTGGAACCATTAGGCTCATGGTAACGAGTCCTAAGATGGGTAAAACTGGCATTAGTGGTTTAAACATCGTGGTTCAAAGCAAAAATATAAACGGAGCTTCTTCAAGTTATATGTTTTTGAAACTGTACTCTAATTATTAATTAATCCCCTCCTCGTCATGAGGGGGGATTAATTTATTCATTACAATATATACTCAATGTTGCGTAATACATATCAGTAGTCAAAATATTCTTAGTCTGTAAAACAATATTAAAGGCACTAATACCATCCGACGATAGATCAACGCTTGTTACTAAAATACGTGCGGAAATGTTGTCGCCAATTGAATTAAAAAAAGCACTCGATATATCTATTAACGCTCCTTTTCCATTACTAACACTTATATTCACAGGGGTAAGTGGTATGTTTAGCACAATATCACTAAACATACTTTGGGAAGCGTGTACTTTACCAGTAACGTATAGTTTGGCATTTTGAGATATCTTCCTGTCAAAAGAGATCTTATTGGTTTCGCCGCTATCTGTTATTTCTTTTATAAAGAATGGAAATTCACTCACCAACTCTTTGTATCCCGGAATAGGCGACAGAATTACGGAAGGATATTCGTAGTAGTCTATGACATTACCGTCGTTTCCAATAGTGATCATTACAAGTATAATGTTGGTAACAATAACGCCGTAAACATGTTTAAGGACGATAGATTCAATTTTTGGTGTCCTATTGGACGCATTGAAAAAGCTACGAACGAAGCAGGAGAACCTGTTATGCGTATTGGCGGTATCGCTTCAACTATGGATCGTGACGCTGATGGTGAGTATCTGGATCCTTCTGGTTTTGATGTTGAGCCGCTGAAGAATTCAGGCATGGTTAATTGGCATCACCAAGCCAAGAACTCTCCAGCTGCTATTATTGGCGAGCCGTCAAAGGTCGAACTCCGCCCCGAGGGGCTTTGGATTGAAAGCGATTTGTATGCTTCATCGCCTATGGCCAATGAAGTTTATGAACTTGCTAAAACCCTTGAGGAAGACAGTAAAACGCGTCGTCTTGGGTATTCCATCGAAGGAAAGGTTCTGAAGCGCGGTTCTAACGACAAGAAATCACCCCTTTACAACAAGATCGTTAAGGCTGTAATAACAGGTGTTGCAGTAACACATATGCCTAAGAATCCACATACGTTTGTGAATATTATAAAGGGGGAGATTGACGCTGACGGAATAAAGGTGGATTTGGAGGAAGAAGAGGATAATGCCGAAGAGCGCGGCGGAAAAACCGAGAAAAAGGCCTTGGACACGAAGTCTGGCGCGGCGTTAGTGCCGGAGTCAGTCGATGGTCAGCCGAAAAAAACGTTTTCCAAATCTTCCGTCATGGAAGCTATCTTCCGTGATATTCCAAATATTACAATACCGAACGCGCATGAAGTGTACACACTAATTAAAAATATATCGGTTATGAACAAACGCAAATCCATCACTTCCGAGGACATCGAGAAGGCATATGCCGCTTTGGGGCTTGTGTCCGAAGGCAACGCTTCTGATGCCGAAGACGTGCAGAAAGGTGATGACGCCGACGGTCAAATGGGTGAGGAAGACGAAACCCATGATGACGAGCCGCGTCACAACGCCGCCAACATGCGTAATGCCAAGGCAGGCAAGAAGGAGGAATCTGAAGAGGAAACTGAAGATGACGACGAAGGCTTTGAGCAGTGCGACAAGAACGGCGCCAAGATGAAAAAGGGTGACAATACCGACCTCCTGAAAGCTATTCAGGGTGTTGGTAACGACTTCAAGTCGTACATCAAAGCTACGGCCGTCTTGGTGAACGATCTTCGCCAGAAACGCTCTGAGGACGCTAAGCGTATTGCTGAACTGGAGGACGTCGTCAAAGGCCAGACCGAGGTTATTGAGGGCTTCGCCGCTAAACTGGAACGCTACGGCAGCGAGGTGCCGCGTCCGAAATCGCTGCGCTCGGCTACGGTTATCGACCGTGCGTTTGCTAAGGGTGCCGACAAGGGCGACATCGAAAAGGGTGGCAGCACCACTCGTATCTCGTTCCGCGAGAATCCCCGTGCCGTTGCTGCGCTGCTTGACCAGGCATCGTTCGCCAAAGGCTACGACAAAGAGTACGGCGATGCGCTTTTGGCGTTTGAGGCGCGTCCTGCTGACGGTCTCCCCAAAAACATCATTACCCGTCTCAAGGCTGAGACCGGGTACGAGGTAGTAGAGTAAACACCCAAACAATTTCCATAACATAATCAATTCCGAATCATGGACAGACTTTCTATCAATCTTGCCGACTATGGCATCCAAGCACGTGGTGCCCAGTACGGCTCGTCCAGCCAGGAAGAGGTCGCTATGCTGAACAAAGCCCTCGAAGCAACCGACATCACGGGTCGTCAGACGACGAACCTGACTGATGCCTCGGGTGCTCCGTTGAAGGTGGAGTCGCTGGAGCGTACTCTGAAACACCTGACGTTCCGCGAGAGCGATATCGTTCTCTGGAAGAACCTGCCGAAAAAGGCCGCCTACAACACCGTTGAGGAGTACAACCAGCTGGCATCGTATGGTGCCGATCGCGGTGGCTTCACCAACGAGGGCGAACTCCCCGACGAGGAAGACTCGATCTACATCCGCCGGGCTCAGCTCGTGAAGTACCTCGGCGTTACCAAGTCCGTTACGCATCAGATGACCCTCGTCAACACGATGGTGGGCAACATCATGGAGCGTACCATCAAGGACGGTACGCTGTGGATTCTCCGCAAGCTGAACAAGTCGCTGTACTACGGCAACTCGGACATCATCCCGCAGGAGTTCAACGGTCTGCTGGCTCAGCAGCTGCAGTCGGACGCATGGAGCGGTCTGGACGCTTACCTCAACTCTGAGAACGTGATCGACCTTCGCGGTCGTGGCCTGACCGAGGACCCCATCGAGACGGCTGCCAACTCGATCGTCGAGAACTACGGCCTCGGAACCGAGCTGTATGCTCCCCCCGCCGTTCTTTCGGACTTCGTCAAGACGTTCTACGGCAACAAGTTCATCCAGCCCAACACCGCCCAGACCAGCGCCGGTATCATGGGTCAGCGCGTTCAGGCGTTCGACTCGCAGTTCGGCCGCATCGGCCTCAACTACGACGTCTTCTTCAAGAAGGCTCCGTTCAAGGTTGCTGGTGCTCAGTCGACGCATCCCAAGTCGCCCGCCGCTCCCGCGTGGGACACCGCTGCTCCGGCTACGGTTGTTGCTGACGTGACGACCTCGAAGTTCAACTCGGAGGACGCTGGCAACTACATCTACGCTATCGCAGCCATCAACCGCCACGGCGAGTCGTCGCTGGTGGTGAACGAGACTCCGGTGGCCGTGACTGCGGGGTCGGTCGTTGACCTCAAGTTCTCGATCGTGGACAACGCTCACCCGGCTACGGGTTATCGCGTGTACCGTTCGAAGAAGGGTGGCGACAAGAACAGCAAACTGTACCCGATCTTCGACATCTCGGTGGCTCAGCTGAAACTGGGTTACGCAGGGGCTGCCGGCGATCTGTGCCGCGATAACAACTACTTCCTGCCCGACTGCGATCAGGCCTTCCTGGTTCAGTTCGACAACGAAGTGATCGAGTTCGCTCAGCTGGCTCCGCTGATGAAGATGGACCTCGCGATTCTGTCGCCTGCGTACCGCTTCATGGTGCTGCTGTACGGTACGCCGTTCCTGTACGCGCCGAAGAAGTTGGTCCGCCTGATCAACATCGGACGCGCCTCCAACTAACGAAACAATCGTTCAACCGAGAAGCGGGGGTGGGGGTAGCCCCATCTCCGCTTTCTCATTAAATCGTTTACAATGAAACTGAAAACCACCAATGCGTCCCTGTACGGTTCGCGCCTCGCTGTCCCCGTTGACGGCACCATTCAAATCGACCGCAACGGCGAGATCAACGTATCTGAAGCCTGCGCCAAACATCTGCTGACGCTGCCCGAATGGCAGGCCGTTGCAGGAAAGAAGGCTGAAAAGGCCGCCGAGGAGACCGCCGCCGAAGCCACGGCCGAGGATCAGGACAAGGTCGTCATTGACCAGATTCGCGCCATGTCGCTCGACGAGATGCTCGAGACCGCCGCCGAAGCAGGTTATCCTGAGGACGAGTTCAAGAAGTTCAAGAAGAACCCCAAATTGATGGCAGCCTATCTGGTGAAGAAATACAAGGCCGCTGTCACCTCTGAGGAGTAGTTTCCTCGTCTCACCGTTACGACTCGCAAAACAGACCAAAATGACTCTTCAATTAGACATCCTCTATAACAAGAACGAAGGCCTCGTGTTAAGCCCTTCGGAACTGGCTGAAAACTACCTTTTCGGCATTCCGATGTGTGCACCCGATGGCCAGCGCGTTTCGGAGTCTTCGATCAAGACCCAGATCAAGGTAGCACAGGCGCAGGTAGAACACCTGTTGTCGGTGAAACTCAAAAAGCAGGTCATCGAAGAGAGCCGCGACTATATTCGCGAAGAGTGGAACAACTGGGGCTTCATCCGCGCGATGTACCCCGTGGTCTGTATTCATTCGTTGTGCGGTTTCATCAACTCTGTAATGCAGACCCGCTACCCCTCAGAGTGGCTTTCCATCAAGAAGATCGCTTCTGTGGCCGTGTACCGTAACATCTCGCTGATTCCCAATTCGGGTTCCGGAAAGGGCGCCATCATGACGCAGAACTCGTACGTGTACAACGGTATTGCCCCTAACTTGGGGTGGTTTGGTCAAAAGTACATCCCTAACTACTGGCGGTTGAAATACGTCACCGGGTGGGACGAAATACCCGCCGACCTGTTGAACTTTATTGCTAAGGCAGCAGCGTTGAACGTACTGGCAGTAATAGGCGATGTACTTTACGGCGTGGGCATGTCGTCGGTGAGCATCTCACTCGACGGTGTGTCACAAAACACGCCGTTGACACGTTCGGCCCAAGGCGGCCTATTCGGCGGCCGCATCAAGTTATATCTGGACGAACTGAATCAACAACTGCCGAATCTGAAGAACCAATACCGCGGTATCGCGTTTGATGTACTGTAATGGCCAAAAAGCAATCCATACTGAGCGCGTCGCTCGTTGACACCCCACCCGTGAGCCTGACCCCCGCACAACCGGGGCGTCCGGCCGTGGGCTGGGACGTCGGCCGTTTTGAACGCCTTATCTACGATCAGGGGTACGACGCCTACATCGACCGCGCTATGCGCTGCCCGTGCGTGGACAAGACCAGCGGTCAAGCCTCGTCGACGTGTCAAAACTGCTACGGCCGAGGATGGTTCTTCGTCAATCGCCGTGAAACGCGCCTCATAGCCCAGACCATGGGCAACCGCCGCAAGTACGAAGAGTGGAGCGAACTCAACATCGGCACCGCCGCCATCACGGCCCGCGCCGTTGACCGCATGGGGTTCATGGACCGCGTCGTGCTGCTGGACTTGGAGGGGTATTTCTCCGAGATACTCCGGCCGACAATCTACCGTAACGAACTGTTCGCTTACCCAGTATACGAACCCTTGGAAGTGACCGACATCTTCCTTCATGTAGCCGACGGCGAACCGCTGCGGCCGCTTACCACGGCAGAGTTCCGCGTGGACAAGAACATGGTCGTTTTCAGCAAGGATTTGATCGGCATGGTAGAAAGTAACGACCCTAACGCTAAAGCCGGCAATTTGACCGTTTCTATTCGCTACAAGCACTACCCCGTCTATCACATAATCGACGTTGACCGCGAACTCATGCAAGTGCGCGAAGGTAAGCCCTGCGCCGTGGATCGCGGAGCGTTGACTGCTATGCCAGTGAAGGTCGTTGGCCGCAAGGCGGAGTACGTATTCCCGCCTATGCGCTACGGCGACGTCCCCTACGATAACACCGTGAAGTAATGGCACGGCCCATCAACATAGACGTCACGGGTTTAGGAGCCCAGTTTGGACTCACTCAAGCCCAGATCGACGACCTGACCGAATTGTGTGTTCAGGCCGTCACGGCAGCCGTCTATGCGAATTGGCAGGCCCAAGCCAAGCAGGGACTCAATTCAACACGCCCCGAATACCTCCAAAATCTCAACATCATCGACCGTGGCCGCTTTGCCAAGTCGATCGTCCTCACGGGGGAATTACCAGTGATGCTGGAGGCCGGGGCAACCCCTTTCGACCAGAAGGAGTATTTCCAACGGTCATCGCGTGTCCGCCACACCGTCCCCGTACTACGCAAAGACGGTACGGTACTAAAGCCCGGCGGCGATTGGTATCTGACTGTTCCGTTCCGTCACGGTACACCCGGCACGGTTGGTCAGGCAGGATTCTCCGACGAAATGCCTCAAGAGGTTTACAACGTGGTACGCACGTTCGTTACCGGGCAGCGGTTACGCGCTTCGCAGATTCCTTCGCCGTACAATATACCGACTACACGCCGTGCCGTGGCAGCTACTGACCGCTCGCCGGCATACGGGGCTTACCTGCGTAAGCACTCCATCTACGAGGGCATCACCAAGATGACTGGCGTGTACGCACGTACCACCCAGAACATGTACGTTTCGTTCCGCCGGGCGTCAAAGAACAGCGATCCGCTGAGTTGGATATTCCCCGGTTTGGCGGCGCGGCGGTTTGCCGACAAGGCCCTCGACCAGACGGACGTTGAAACCATAGTACATAACGAATCGGTTAATTTCTTGGAAAACTTATGAAAGTAGACGCCATTATCTTGCCTGAAGTGATAATCGCCCGCGTGCTGAACGCCATCGTGAAGATGATACGCGACGATATCGCCATGACGCTACCCGCTGACGTCAAGAACACCATCTTGTATCAGCTGCTTGGCGCCAACGAAGACGACCAGCCTATCCACATGAACGCTTACAACTACTTCAAGCAGGCGGTCAAGATATTCTCTAACCCGGCGAATTTGGAGGTCCATTTGGGATACAACGCTCAGGTAACGACAGCCCTCGCCGTTCATATCATTTTGCCCGGCGAACAAGCCTCTAATGCCCCGCTGGGTGAGGGGCAGGAGTGGGACGCCGACGCCGAGCAATTCATGTACACGCAATGGATGGATGCGCAGTACCAGATTCTCATCACGTCAGATAATTCATCTGAGGCTATGATTGCCTACAACGTGTTGAAATCCATGCTGCTGATGTACGCTCCGAACCTCGACTTGGTAGGATTACGCATTCCGCGGGTATCGGGCGGCGATATCATCCTCCAGCAGGATATCATCCCGCCAACCGTATTCCACAAAGCCCTCACGCTGGCGTTCAAATACGAGGTTACGGTTCCAACAAGATTGCGTGCCCAAGTCGTAAAGGCCATCAGCTACAATTATAACATTTGCGACCCGTTTGGCGGTGAAGTGATAATCCCCGGCGGCGATAAAACCGAATAAATACCAAACTTTTCTAAACATACAACATTATGAGTACTGTGGTAACGATGAATGGCAAAACCTACGTTGAGCCGGGTTCGTACGCGATCACTGTCTACCAGCCTACTTCGGTAGTCAACGTGGCTTCGTTTGGCCGCGTGATGATTATCGACACGGGTCTCTCTCAGGAGACGGTGGACGATGCAACGTACGAATTCGCTGGCGGTGCAGGTATTGCCGGCGTTGACGCTTCCGGGCGCAAGGCCATTTACAGTTTCGAGAATTTCGAGGACTTCTCGGACTTTATGGGTGGCGGTATGATCACCGACATCGCTCAAAAGCTATTCACGCCGATCGACGGTGCGCTGGGTACGCCGCGTCTGTACTATACCCGTGCAGCCAAGACCACGCCTGCAACGCTGAGTATCGGTGCTGACACCAACTCTATCGTCCTGACGTGTTTGAACGAAGGTGCGGTTGGTAACGGTGTAGCTGAAGGTGATATGAGCGAACTGTCGAACGGCACGCTGGAGAACCTCAAGGTGGGCTACGCCCTCGCGATTAAGGCAGGCGTTGACGACACGTCGAAATTCATCGTCACCATCTACCGGGGTAACTACCGCGGTACGGACGCTGCGGGTGAACCCTACGGCACCTATTCGCTGGCCGACGCTTACGGTGAGATGGTCGCCCAGTCGGGTGAGATTGGAACGTACGACGAACTTTACAACTGGTTGCTGACGTCGTCGATGGCCATGGCCAACTTCCGCCCGTCGAAGGGTGCAGGCTATGTAGGCACGACCGCGCTGAAAGTAACCGCTCCGGCGCTGTTCGCTGGCGGCACCACGTCGTATCAGGGTTCGAAGGGCGAGAACGAATACTACCCCGACGTGCTGGAGGCTATCCGTGAGTTGGAGGTTACGTTCTTCCTGTGTACGGACTACGGTGTAGTCAACGGCGCCAAGGCTTCGTCCAACGGCAAACTGTTCACCTTCCTGAAGAACGATGCCAAGTTTGACGAGTTTATGTTTGTACCCGGCGGCGAGGGGAAGGCCGATCTGCTGACGACCAACACCATCACCCAGACTTCGCAGGCGCTGGCCGTACACTACAACGACGAGAAGGTCATCGTCACCCACGGTTCGCCTACCGTACCGCGTAAGGACGGCAACGGCACCAAGAACCTGCCGTCGATCTACCTCGCTGCGGCTATCATGGGCCTGAACGCTGGTCTGGCTGCCCAGACTCCCGTTACGTTCAAGCGCGTGGGATACGACGCCTACGCCTACGATCTTACGTTCAGTGAGCGCGTGAAGGCCCTTCAGGCTGGTATTATGCACGTTCGCGAGGTTTCGGGTTACTACCGCGTCAATCAGGGTATCACGTCGCTTCAGAACAACAAGCAGACCATCTCCGAGGACGGCCAGACCTTCGAGTTGTCGATCGCTCTGATCAAGGCTCAGCTGAACAAGGAACTGATCCTCGAAGGTCAAACGCGCTTCACGGGTAACACAGCGGCTCAGGCTTCGCCCAACACCGTGAAGGACTTCACCGAAACCAAACTCACGTCGCTCGTGGCCAAGGTAGGTGATGACAACCTGATTATCTCGTGGAAGAACGTGAAGGTTTCGGCCCGCAACGGCGACTACAAGGTAACGTACGACTTCGTCCCGAACGTTCCGGTCAACAAGACGTTCTTCGTCGGGAACATGCTCGACTATGTTTTCAACTCGTAATTAAAGAAAGGAGCGCTATATGTCGAATAAGAAAGTAATGACTGCACCGCTGGCGATTATCCGCATCAACAGCGTTGCCGTCGGTAAGATGAAGAACGTCCGCATTACGGAGAATATCCGCCGCGGGCGGGTCGTCGGCCTCGGCAGCCTCACTCCCAGTGAGGTTCCGGCGGTGGAATGGAGCGGATCGCTGAGTTGCAGTTCGTACTCCATCAATTTCAACCGTCTGGCCAACGTGTCCAAGAAGGGAACCTTCCGCCAGACTACCAGCGTCGAAGACTGGGCCAACGCCATCCTGCTTCAGGAAGAGGGCTTGGAGTTCGCTGTTCAGCGTAAGGTCAAAGATGGCGAAATCGACCCTGAAACCGGAATGGTTAAGGCCACCTACGAAACGTTCGCGCTGGTGAAAGGGGCGTTCGTTACCCGCGAGGGCTTTGACATCCAAGAGGGTCAGATCTCGGGACGCGATACCGAGTTTGAGTACACCAGCCCGATCCTCTTTGACGGTATCAGCGAGTAACGCCGCGTTATCTACCAACACCAAGTATAAAGAGAGTGCTACGGAAAGCCCGTGGTGCTCTCTTTATTGTTAAACAAAATAGTCTAAAATGGAAGATTACAAACAACAACTTTCCGAGGTGAAAGCGGTCGAGTTCCGTGGTGCGAAACTCAACGTCAAGTTCCCTAACGTCGGCGAGATGATCGACATCGAGAACCTCAAAACCGCATACTCCGGCGGACGCTACGGCGTTATGCTGGCCAGTGGCGTGAAGAGTATGATCTACGCCGTTGACGTGATCGACGCCATGGCCTTCATCGAGATCAAACTCAAAGCCATACGCAACATGCTGAACCTCCCCGAAGGGCAGTCGCTGATGAGCGTCGATTCGGGGCTGGCGTCGGAACTCACGGCTTGGTACAAGCAGCAAATCGCCCCGTGGTATAACTCGATGATGTCGAAACTGTATGAGGCAGGAAATGCCCAGCCGTCTCTCAACGCAAAGGGCGGAGCCGACGCTGAATGACGTCACTGACCGTGGCGTCGAACGTTGGTTGAGTCAGTTCCCGATCGACCTTTGGTGGCGGAGGAAATACCGTGTAGCCTACGGGTCGCCGCGTCACCGGGCGATGAGTTTCTTTGACCAGTTACGCGAGTACCGTGAAGAGGTGTTGCTGAAGCGTATCGCACAAGAGCAGTCGGAGCGTGAAATGATGGGCGACGACTACGATTCACGGGTTGTTAAACTGAGTCAAGAGGAGATCGACGAAGACTACGAGAATATCAACTTGGATGACTTTTAACGCAAATAACAATGGCCGAAAGGGACATAACAGTTAACATCAACGGAAACGGCTCCGGCGGCACCAGCACTCCCCCGACGCCTCCCGAACCGCCCGCAAGTGGCGGCGATACGCGGTTGAGCGCGTCGGTGTCGGACTTGGTAAGCGAACTTCGCAGCGCGTTGTCCCAAGGCGGCGGCCCGGCGTTCGGCCAGAGTGGATTCAAAGGTTATTTGGACGATGTCGGCCGGAGTATCGTCACCCAGCGTCAGGCAGAAATACGCAACCGCTTCGACTTGGCTCGTGAGGAGAATTCGAGCCGTTACATGGAAGAGGTTAACCGCTTGGACGCTGAGCGTGAAGCGCGTGTTAACCAATATTCATTCGCCCCTAACGGCACGCTGTTCAACCCTGAAGGCAAACCACTTCCGTCAGGCAAGACCATCGCTCAGGACCTCGATTCGTGGTACAACCCCCGGTTCCGGGCCATTGAAGAGCAATTTGCGCCGATTGACGAGCGTTTAGCCTCTGAAGAGGAAAGTGAGCGTGCCGCGGTAGAACGCGAAATGACGGACGCCCTGAAGGCCGTTGCGGAGGCGTTACGAACCGAATCGCGTGAGAAGTCATCAGGCAGCGACGATTCCTACATGGGCCGCTTGCGTTTGCAGCGCAAGGAACTCACCGACGAAATGGAGCGGGCCGTGTCGCAAGACGACTACGTCGCCGCTCGTCGAAGGTTGCAGGAATTCGATCAACGTCAAAGCGCAGCCGGCAACGGCGATATCTTCGAGAACATCACCAACGCCCGCTTGGCTACTTCCGGCGCAGGCATGATAACCTCAGCCGCCAGCGGTAACATCACTGGCATGGGTATGGGGGCCGCTGGTTTAGGAGCCGCCGCGCTTGGCATTCCTATCGCAGGTATCATCGCCGGAGCGATCATCGCCGCTGTGGGTCAAACCGTCATAGCCACCACCAACCGTATTGAGTCCATGGGTGACATGGCCGCGATACGGGGAATTTGGGGTGGTAATACCGGTAACGCCGCACTCCGTAACGCTACCGCTACCGTCATCAACGCCCGTACCCAAGGAGCCTACGGCGAAGAAATCACCCGTAAACAACTGGGGCTGGAGGACGCCGAGTTTATGCAACGCGCGCTTGCCCTCATGACTACGTCTGGTGTGTTGGCTAACTGGGAGAACCGGACGTTCTACAGCTACGCCAACGAGAGTCAGTTCAATTTGCGTGAAGGCAGCGTTGCTCAAGCGTCACGATATGACCGCTACGGCTTGGAGGCCAATACGGCAATTTCGCGTTTGGCGTACGAACTCGAACGTCTCAACGATGAAGGCGTGAATACCGGCATCGGCGGTGAGTTAGGATACATCCGGATGCAGGAACGGTACGACATCCAGCAACAGTTGATGGGGCGATACTACTCGGCATACAATCGACCGAACTATGAAGTAGCCAACGCCACTCAGGCCGCTTACTCCGCAGCCATGGACCCGCGGTTCATTCAGGATAGCCGTTTGGGTGATGTCATCGCCAAATTAGACTCCGCACTGGGGAACCCACAAAGCGAGAATATGCAGGCTATCTCGTTCGACGCCTTACGTGAATACGGCGCAGGGTTCGGACTGGATAAAATGAACAATTTCCAACTGCAGTACGTACTGAGCAATCCACAGAGTTTTGGCCTCAACGAGACCCAAATAAACTCGATGGTGATTCAGCGTATCGCTGATATGGCCAATATCCCCAAAGACCAGCGTGGCGACATGAGCGCTCTGTTCGCTTCACCTGCGTTTATGAATATCATCCGCGGCGTTTTACCGAATTTAACCTACGACGAACTGGCTCAAACGTTGCCCGGTTTGGCTACAGGCGAAACGGCGCGTCAATATTCACGGTCCAGTCAAGCTATGAAGCAAGGGGCCACTGAATCGCATTATAGCATGCTTCAAAACATGAGCGACTACTCCGGATTTCGTACGGCAGTTGGTAAACTGCTGACCGCTACGGAGGAGTTCGCTACGCAGTTAGGTAGCACGCTGGCAAATTACAACATAGAAGAAAACGAGGTTCACCCCGGTTCATGATGATAGAAGTTAAGGGATATGTCGATATAATCCACGACCAGAAGAGCGTGGTAACCATGAAGGATTTCATAGCCTTCTACCACATTGACGAGATAACGCCAGAGAAGTTGTTCGACGACAACCGCGACAATATCTTGGCGGCGATGTCGTTAGTCGATAAGTACACTTACATGTTCGAGCACGGCCTGACCGGAGTCTTGGACACTTTAACAGCCGATAAGTTGGACCCCGAAATGGCGTTGCCGCGGTTCGCTAAGATACGGGTGTACTACACCAACATTCGCCAAGAAGACGTTCTATACGTCAGTAACGTCAAAGCCAAGATCACCGACTACGCAAAATGGGCTGACGAGCAATTGTTAGAAATAACGGACTCAAACGGTTTCCGGAGCGAAGGTAACGTCGTAACGAAGGAATATCGCAAAATGGCCCCTAACATTCGCGTGTGCGGGTGGTTTCGAGCCTTAGAGTTCCTGAACAGTGAACGGTCGGATGATATGAAGGCTTCATCGTTGCGTGACATATCCCGTTACGTTGGCTCCATGACAGTAAACGTTGCCAAAAATGGCGGTAACTTCGCGTTGAGTCTGCCGCATATTGCTATTGAGGAAACTATTCGCGGTGAATCAGGTACGTATGAAAATACTATCATATCAGCCTCGATCGAGGAAAAGCCGTACTATAAAACGACTTTCGCTGATGACGTATCGCGGAACGAAAACGACTATTTCAACTGGCTCATATCGCCAAACGATTTGATATTCCTCCGGTTTGAAAAGACGGTGGAGGAAATCAACTCCGACCTTACCAACCGTACAGGCGAACCTCAGTTACGGGGCGACGTCTGGGACATGATCGGTTTGGTGGATTCGGTGTCTATTTCCACCGATTCACAAGGTGCAGTTTCCAACGTCAGCGTCCGCGGGCGGGACCTGATGAAGCTACTGATCGACGACGGATCGTTCTTCTTCCCGGTGGCTATGGACTTAGGCGCACGCGAACTCTTCGCCAACGCTTCAGGTATTTCGACTACCAACGCTGGCGACGGATTAGGCGTACAGTTGAACTGTAAGAATGCCGTCAATCGCCTTTTAGGACGAAACGTCAACGGCGTTATATTGCCTTTCATGGGTAATATGTACACCTTGGAATTTGTGCTCAAAGAGGTTATAAACTGGCTTTCGAATATCGCCATCGCCCCAGACTACTTGTTCACTCCGTGGGGTGATGACCGCACTACGATGGCCGATATTGAACCGGCAACGCCCGAAGACCCTAAAAAGAACGTGAAATGAGTATCGGAACCGGACTTGTACGTAAACTGGACCAAAAGGAAAACGAATACTGGGCCTTCAAAACGTGGGACCCTGAGTGGTGTGTGTACGGTCAATCAGCCGCAGCGCCTCTTCTCATAACCTCCATAGTCGGCAACCGAACGCTGTCCATGGACGGCAAGAACAAGAAGGAATTCCACCAAGGGTTGGATATTTCAATGCCCGTTGGTACGGCTATCTACGCTCCGGGGTATTGTAAGTGTGTGCGTGTAAGCCGAACGCCGAATAAACCCTCGGGAAACTACGTTTCGATAATCATTCCAGCATGGTGGTTTGGAAACGTCGGGCTGTTCGGTCAGTTTGAAACCGCCAACTTGGCGAATAACGCCATATCACGTAAGAAGTGGGCCGAGTACGCGGTGGCGTGCTATGCATACGCCACAGTACGCTTTATGCATTTGAGCGAAATCGCCAATATCAGCGAAGGTGAATGGCTCGACCCCGGTACGCTGTTAGGTAGATCAGGCAATACTGGACGATCCACGGGGCCTCACCTCCATCTGGATTGTGCAGCCAACGGCGATTGGCTCAACCCGGCTCAAATGATGAGTAAGTGCTATTTCTCCATTTCAAAGAAGGAATTTGCCCCTTACATCAACCCCTACGACCGTCGCCGATTCACCACCGACGTGGGGTCAAAGCCCGTGCCCGACTACCAGTGGATGATGGACTTCACGCGCTACAATCAAGTAGAAGTGCCGTTCGATTCCAAAGACACCGAGCCTATTATTCCCGAGGTTAAACTCGAAAACCTTCAAGTGAAGCAGCGTTTGGCGCCCGGTATATGGCAGATCGTCAAACTTATCATTGACGAAAACGTGGCTCATCGGCAGGTATTTGATGGCACTATTACCAACCAAACAGGCTCGCTTCTAAACTGGTTCAACAAGGTATGTCAAGAGCCGTTCGTTGAGTTTATGGGAGAAACTTGGGGCGACCAATATTACTTCATCGCCCGCCGGCCGCCTTTTGATCACGCCAGTGTGCTGAGGGCTTACAACTACGCAATGAGCGGTAGTGGCTTGTATCACGTGGTTCAGAAGGAGCAGGTCGTTGAAACGAACTTCACTCAAAGCGTTTCCAACGCTTACTCGTGGTACTACCTCCGGCCGCGCGTTTCGTTTGGCGGTAACGACGGTACGGTGTACTACATTCCGGCGGTATTCTTCCCGGAGATGGCGGCGTTATTCGGCGCTCGCGCTTGCCACGTTCAAAGCAACTACTACAACACCGTCAACGATGGAAAGGCTGACGTTGATAACGCCAGCGAAGAAATCAGCAAACAGGCGCGTGATAACTTCGCGAAGTCGTATCTTCAGATGATGCTCGATTTGAAGTACCTGATCGAAACGACGATCTATTTGCCCTTCACCCGTCAGGGAACCATCACCCTGTACGGCAACCGGCAAATCAAGCGCGGTACGTGGATGTATTTCGTTCCCACGCAAGAAATGTACTACGTTGACGCTGTAACGAATACTTTCCAAAGCGTCGGAAACCGCGTTTTCCGTTCGACCACATTACAGGTATCGCGTGGCATGAAGACAAGCCTGATAGACGGTACAGGTCAAGATTTGGCTCATGTCAATAAGGCTGATGGCTACAGCGCGTTGAGCGGATATTTCGGCTTGGTTGACTTTGGCAAAACAAAAAGCGGGGCTGCGTACCCTGAAAAGTGGGACGGCCTCATTGACGGGAAAACTACCTTCAATGAGTGTATTGCCGACATCCATATCAATCAATACGTTTTGAACATCCTGTGTAAAAAAATCGGCTTTTTGCCCGGAAAATAGCCTATGGAAACAAAAGACTACAAACGCACCCCGGCGCCATTTGGCGTACAGATGAATCACCTTCATATGGGGTGTGGCGGTATAGGTTATATCGTTATCCCTGAGGGCGGTGAGAACCGCGAACTCTACATCCAGAACTGCATGAGGACCAACACCGTGTCTATTCAGGGCGGCGCAGGTAGGTCTATTTACAACAACGTGCCTATTCCCCCGTCGGTTCTCGAAACGGTGGAGTTTCCGGTGTCGATCGACGAGTTCGGGACCCCCGTGGTCTGGGTACTGGATGAATACAATCAGTGGCCTGTCGTTGTAAACTCTTTGGACTTACGTAAGTTCAACCAGCAACAACCGGGTCAGCGTACTATGCGTAAGGAATCCAACGGAGTGGTTGCCGAAGTGAAGACCGACGCCTCTCAGGGCATCATCGACATCTACGTCGGCGGTACAGAGGATACCCCTGCTGAAATCAATATCCGAGTTCAGTCAGCTAACGTCGATTCCAAAGTGAACATCATTTCCGACGCCGATATCAGCGTATCGGGTGATAAGCACGTCGAGATCACTTCCGCAACCCGCGTAACGGCACACATAGTGAATGGCGTTGATACGGAGGCCGGCATTGAAGTAGTTCTTCAAGACGACGAATTGCAGTACACCACCAAGGGCGGTAAGTCGACGTTTATCGTGAAGGGTGAAAAGGCTTCGTTCAACGGCGGCGCAAATCGCGGCGCGGTAAATATCGCGCAAATCGAATCGCTGGTTCAGGCTCTCCAAAAAGACCTCCTGATAGCCTCGTCCGGTTCGAACCTTTCGAGTTGGATGGCCAGCGAAATGCCAAAGATGGAGGACAAGAAATTATCACATTAACGCCATGGGAAAGTTAGGAATAGACCCCAAAATGGTTATCCGCGCTACGTGTAAGGACTACCTCGCTACGCTGCCCGAAGAAGAGGCTGACAGCTACGTTGACGACATGGAGCAGTCGGTTGGCGATTCTATCCAGCAAAAGATCGATGAAGCCGAAACGTGGTTGGAAGCCGCTGAAACATCCGGCACCAACGCCATCGAGGCGTCAACTTCGTTAGGCGTTCAAGCCGTATGCGCTGACCCGATGGCGGGTGTAGCGTCCGCGGGCGTCATAGCGTCAGCCAAGTCCGGCGCAGCTACCGCGAAAGCGCAGGTTGCTACCGGTAATGCTGCCATCCAGCAAGTTATACGTATCGTTGGTGGTTTCATGCTACCGCTCCCGGCCCCTGTAACCGCCGCGGCTCAAACTCTGGCCGCAGCCGACGCTGCGTTGTCGGCCATACCCGTGTAACAAGTATAATTGATGTAAATTTAAGACGATGCCGACCATAGCAGGAACAGTTCTCAATAAAGCCAAAGGTGACTTTGCCAGCGCAGCGAGCGACGCGCTTGTTACGATGGGCCGTGGGTTGGTACACGCTGTTGCGCCGGACGACTACGAGTACTACATGTGTACGTTGGAGTTGATAAGGTCGAGCGGTGAAACCGCGGCTTTCATGAACCTGCCTGTCATGCCCAGCAACATCACCGAAAGCCGGACATCGCTTACTACTATCACCAAGACCAACAACGTGGTGGTGTCGATGATTAACCCGTCGTTCAACCCCGTCGATATTTCACTGCGCGGTACGTTCGGCCGCAAGTTGCGCGTTTCGTTCGGCCAGCAGCAATTCAAGGATCAGGCCGAAGAGGGGGCCTCCATCCCGTTCTTCAACATCGGCATGTTTACGGGAGCCGCCGGAGTAGGCGATAACCGTACGATGATCGCCAAAACGGGGTACGGCCTTACCAAGATGATGCAGAAAATCCTGACCGCGGCTACGAAGTTGGACCCTAACGGAAAGCCCTATCGGTTGGTGTTCACCAACCACGCCTTCAACACGGCGTACTACGTTGAGGTCATTCAGGATAACTACTCAATGGACGAGAACAGCAACATGATCTGGAATTACTCGATCGAGTTGCGCGCCGTGGCCGCTTATACCACCATCAAGTCTCTCAACGACTTCTTGGGGCAGGTCATGAACCAATCATTGAGTAGAAGTGTAACGCGGGTACTGGTACAGGTCAGTGATCTGCTCACGTGCGGTATCATGAATATGTTTTAGCCATGCTGATTCCTGAATACATAATCCGCTTTTCCAACGTGACGAAATATCGTTTAACGGACTTCTTGGAGCGATACCAAGACTTCTTCGACAACGATTATACGTCCATCGACCAGTATTTTTCAGGCCTCAGTGAAAGCGTCGATCATGACCGCCTGCGCCGCCTCCAGAAATTGCTCGCTGACTGCCGTGAGTTACAAGCCCAGTTCAAGAACTACGACAACCGCTTTGATAACTGCGGCTATTGGCTGCTGATGGAGTGGATTGACAACCTCGTTATGCAGGTTGAAAAGGTCACGAAGTTACCCAAGTTCCGGCGTACTACGTTGACGGCCCGGAACTACAAGCCCGTTATTCAGGTCGAATCGTCGATTGGCGCTCAGCGTACTATGGAGGACCTGTCCATAGCCATCCAATCGAACGGCATGGACCGCGTTTCATGGGAGCAACTCATGCTGGACAACGACCTCGAAGAGGACCAGTGGGAGATCGACGAGTTGAAGCCCGTAACGGCTATGGTGAATAACATCACGCCCGCCGCCGTGACTACTATCTTGGAACCGCCAATCGGTGAACAGGTCTACGGAAAGGACATCGCCCGTAAGATCACCATCGAGGTTGAAGAGGAAGTGGCAACAAAGGCCGTTTTTCGGCGATCTGGCGACTCAACGACCGTCACCTCGGCCCGGCGTATAGGCGACCTTAAAATCGTTAAATACAAGGACAACATCGACCAAAAGGTGATGATCCTCATGGGACTCAACCGCGGGACCGTACCCGACAACCCGTTGCTGGGCATTGATCCTAACCTCACGGCTGGAGTCACCGCCGCGCAGTTGTCGCTACCTACGGTTCGCCGCCAGATGGTGGACACGTTCCTCCAAGACGATTTATTCGAGGCTGTTGATATGGTTTCCATCGAACAGGATCAGGATTCGCTGGTTTGTACGCTGGAAATTAAGACCAAGTACAATGACAAAGTGACCAAAAAAGTGAAGCTATGATAACGCAGATAACGCCAATCGAGGAACTCAAGCAGATGTGGCTCGAAATATTTCTGAACAAGACCGACAAGGTTTCTGACGTGTCAGCCGAGTCGGTTTTGAACGCCATGGCCTACGCCGATTCCAAGATCGGCCAGAAGATCATGGTCAATCAGGCGGTGATCGAAGGTCACATATTCCCCGATACAGCAGCAGGCGAATACCTCGACGCCTTGGCTGCGCTACGCGGCGTGGCACCGCGCTTCGGAGCCGCTCCGGCAACGACCTACGTCCGTGTCATAGGCGATCCTGGTACGTTCTATCAGGCTGGTACGATGTTCACCTCAACGACCGGGTTGACGTTCGTTTCGACGGAAGACGTTACGATCGGCGGTGTTGATGAAAACACAGGCCGCGTGGTCGTAAACGCCCGGATGGCGTATATCCCCGTTCGGTGTACGAAATCGGGGGCCGTTACCAACATCCCGCCGCTGTCGCTGAACCGCGTGAATCCTACGCCTCCCGGACACCAGAGTTGCACCAACGAGTACCAAGCTACCGGGGGCCGCGATCAGGAAGATGACGAAACGTTCCGTATCCGTATCAAGGAAAGCGTGAACCAGTTGGCGATGAATACGCTGTCGCAGTTGGAGCAGGTGCTGATGAAGATCAACCCTCGCGTCTTGCGAGTACTCAAAGGCGGTTACGGTGAATCGCAAACTACGGGTTCAGCCGCTGAAAGCCGCATCAACCTGACGGTGGTATCAGTGAACGGTCAAGACTTCACACAAGAAGAATTCGACGAGATGTATTCGCGCGCTGAGGAGTATTTGTGCCTCACTGACCTGTTGCGCGTTTCTATCGCCGGAGCGCGTTACCCCGCTATCAACCTGCGTAACGTCAACTGGCTGTTCGTTAATGTGGACTTCCGCGTTGATATCGACCCGGCGTACAATACCGACGACGTCCGTACCCAGATTCAACTCCAGATGAACAAACTGTTCGACTACCGTTTCTGGGAACCGGGCGATAAGGTGGAGTGGGAAGACATGCTGTACGTCGTCAAGAACGTCGAAGGCGTGCGATACGTCCCTGATACGCACTTCAACCCCGGCTACGACATCAACGTCCCCGAATATACGCTGCCGCGGGTACGCAGTTTCGTGATGCGTGACTTGGACGGCAACGTGATAATCGACAACGGCGGAGTGCTTTCCGAAGTGTTCTACCCGAACGTCGAAGACGCAAACTACCAAGCAACCGTGTTAATGTCTATCTGATATGAATCTCACTACCTCCATACGCAGCAAGGTCGTTGTTTCGCCGTCGAACGAAGTGACGATCACCGCCGCGGCCAGTGGCAACTTGCCTGAAATCTACGAGGCAGAGATTCTCCAAGAGCCTAAGACCGTCAACAATACGCCGGGTGTCCAAGGCGACCTGATGATCAGTTTGGATAAGCCGCCCGCGGACGCTGCCCTTACCAGTGATGGCAGACTCGTTTTAACGGTCAGCGACGGTGAAAAGGGTAAGTACCACCGCGACGGCTCCGATTTGATGTACGACCGCGCTGAGGACCCTCAACTGAATAACGTCATGGCCGCGGTGGGCGACATGCTGCTGGTGGCTATCACGTGCGACATATCAGGGCGCGTTTCACTGGCTTCTTTCACTGAGGACCTCACGGGCGTGAGCGCTCCGGCGGATGTAGCGCGGCTGTTCCGCGTGTCGGCCGACGGGTTGTTTTGGAGCGAATGGACCGAACTGACTAACGCCGCTCTTCAGGCTGCTGAACCTGTAACGGCCGACGGCATGATGTCGATCGAGGTACAGTACATCAGCCAAGGAGGTTCTGCGCCTATCACCTTCAATTCGATCACCTTCAAAGGTACGGTTGAACCGATTCAGTTCGTTGCCCCTACCATCGACGAATCGATCTTTTCCGGCGTCGTTGGCTCAGAGCAGACCAAGCGTATCGAACGCAACCTGTTCAAGAAGTTGTACTACCGCGGCGTGATGGCCCAGTATGTGACACGCGGTGCTGATCGTAACTACGACGAAGACCGCGACTACGTTTCGCTGTTCTCGACCGTGGGGCGTTTCTTCGCCATGATGGTATCGTTCGCCAAACGGTTCGAAAACATCTACAACGACTTCGACATGCTGCGCGAGTACGTTCGCCAGATCGGGTTGTATTTTGACGAAAAGAGCGTCACGCTGGAAGAACTCCAGTATCTTGCGTCGCACTACTATGACGAAATACGCAAGCGTGGTACGGCTATGGTATTTGCGCGACGCGGTGACGGTCGGCCCTACAACGGCGAGTTCGTACGGTTGTTCGGTATTGAAGATAGCGACGAGTTGCTGACCGATAATCTCCCAGCGTCGAAGATGGGCTGGTGCTTGGGACAGGCGTCGCCGCTGTACCGCGGCGTTGGAGGTTCTAACCAGCTGAACAAAACACGCGAAACGTCACCCGACTTTGAGTCGTTGGGTGACTTCGTAACCACGGGTAACGTTTCCATCGAAGAGATACCGGACCAGTATATCGTCGGTTACGACCGCGAAAAGAAGACCCCCGTCTACAAGAACAAGGTCTGTCTGAAGATCACGGGCGAAGGCGGCTTGGGCCGCGGCGATACCGCTACGCCTGTCGATGACCGCGTGTACACGGCCGACTGCAACCTTTCGTACGAAGTCTCGTTTTGGATGAAGAGCGACGGTAAGGGAACGCTGAATTTTGGCGTTGAAGGTTTCAACATCTTAAAGACCGCCCTGTCTACAGGTTTCATCCGCTTGGATTCTACGCAGGTAACGGACTACTTCGCCAACGAACTGCCGCTTTCCGCCGTACAAGCCAACACGTGGTATCACGTCCGCGGTATCATCCACGCTTACAGCACGCAGCCTGTGACCGTAAACGCGCCGGGTCTTAATATCGCACCCCACTTGGGAACGCAGTTGTGCTACAACAACTACTCTGTCGAGTACATTCTCCCGAAGATTCAACTCGGTGGCGGCGACTCAACAGCTACGCTTTACATCTGGGATTACAAGATACGCCCCCTCGTCTACGGCCGCAACATCCTCCCGCTGAAGGAAACGGGCCGCGTCGATGCCCGGTCCAACGGCTTCATCCAGTCACAGCGGTTGTTCTACATCTTCCTGAAGAATAACAACAACACGATGTCACAGTCCCAGTTGGAACGAATCGTGAATAAGTACCTAATTCCGTACGGATTCCAGCCTGTATTCGTGTACGGTACTACGCCTGTTAACACCTCATCGACGCCGTCGGAGTTTGTGCCGTATCTGGTATTGACGCCAAATTCAATTATCATAAACTCGAACGGTGAAAAGGGCCTTGTGGACCTGAAGACCAACACCAACGCCATTAAAGTCGAATAGATATGTCGAAATTGAAACTCTCACCGAACCTCTTCTTGGAGGTGGCCGAACTGGAGAACTTTCGTCGCCTGATGGTAGACGAAGGCTATAAGGCCGCGTTGCAGTCGCTGGTGAAAAACTTCGGAATTGCGAGCAATTCCGACTCTAATGCTTTTGAAGTCACCGCCACGGGCGAGGAAAACACAATTTCTATCGCCCCCGGCACGGCATGGAACAAGGACTTTGATCGTATCATCAGCCGCGAGGCCGTAACGGCTCAGGCTATCCAATCGGACACCAAGACTTGGGTCATTCTTTCGCGCGCCGTAACCAACTACGAAGCCGGAACGGTTTCGGTCACTACCGACGGCACGCTCACGGGCGTTGGCACTGAGTTTACGAAAGTGCTGCGCGGCGGCGACAACTTCCCGAACGCCGTCAAGTTCATCGACTCTACCAAGAACATCCTCAACTACGAGGTCATCAACGTGGTTTCCGACACGTCGGCCGTCATCGCCGTTCCGGCCGCAGCTGAAAGCAACATGCGCTACGGCGTTATCGGGGCTTTCACGCCGGGTTTTGTTCCATCGAACGCCAACGAACTCATCTACGAGTACGATTCTTTCCAGATTCGCATGGTCCAGTCGGACAATGCGCCTGACGTTCAAGAGGGGTACGAGTTTATCATTGCGCAGTTGAACTGGGAAAGCGGTGAAATGTCGATCGTCGATATGCGCAATTCGTGCACGTTCAACGCCGACCCTACGGAAGAAATTATCGCCGCTACGACCAACATCGTCAGCGTCCTCAATATCGACCGTTACGGCGATATGCTGCGTATTGCGGTTGAAAACGGCTACACCGTCACGGGCTTCGAAATACGGGCGTCGGCTTTGCAATTCCGTATCTTGGAAGGCAAGAACAACGTACTGGGGCCGGTATCGGGTAACTCCGGAAGTATTCCCTCGTCGGCGTTTGCCGGTTGGACGCTGTTCAACCGCGCTACGGGTAAGGGCATTCGTATCGTCGATAACGCCAATACGCTGTTGACGTTGGCTTCGTGGAGCGGAGACCTGTCACTGGGCGAGGGGGACGATTTTGTGATCGTACCCACGGTGGCTGATATTGAATACCAGCTGACCGCCGCCGGGGCTACTACATGGGAAGGGGTCCGCAGTACGGCCCGGTTCCCGGTTACGGACGTTCAAACCAACATCTTCGTACCGTTGAAAAGCGGTCAAACAACTCTCACGCTGCGCTACCGCGATATTGACGGACGTGCCGCAAGTGCCTTCAAGGCGTTCCCGCAGTCGGGGTATAAGGACCTCACCGACGGAATGTCGAAATTCTTAACCAACTCGGTATTGACTGTGAACCTATGATGTTGTATCTTACTGGCGCGCCTAATTCGTTGATGGTGTCTACGGACGCGCCTCAAAATGACCCCCGCATGAGTTTGGGCGGCTACGTGAGTTCAACCCCCGTACCGAACGCCGCGTTGAACGTGCTGTTCGATCAGGTGTCGCTGCTTACGCTTCAGAACCGCCCGACCGAATGCATGGCGTTCGCCCTCATCAACAAGGCCGGGCAGCAGGTTTCAGACGTCGAAATCAAGATCGTCGGTGCTGACGATGACCTCTGTCAGTTTGAGGTAGCTGCCGTGGCGGTGAAGGACCTCCAGATGGAATCGCTCCGAAATCGGTACTCGCTGCCCATCAACGCCAAATTCTACAACGCCGACTTTCGCCGCGCAGGCGTTCAGGTGACCATAGTTTCGCCTGCAGCCGTGGGGGAGGAGTTTGTATTAGAGCCGTTCAATATCGTCGTCAAATCGCCTAAAACTGCCGATTACGAGGGAACGTTCAATGCCGTTAAGGCGGCGTTCGAAGGGAGTTCGGTATGGCAGGTGGTTTACGTGAGCGAAAAGGTCTTCCGCATCGAGCGTAAGGACTACGAAGCCATCGACCCGTTCCCCGTAAGCGTCATGGCCGAAGAAGACGGCCGCATTCGCTTAGAATTCGACGGCGACTTCCGCAACGCCATCAACAACACGCTGTTGCTGGCTGAAACCATGAACACCGACCAGTGCGTCGGGCTGTGGATCAAGCGTACTATCAAAGAAACGGCTCACAAGACCTGTGACCAACTCTTCGAAGAGTACGACGCAAAGGTCAAAGAAGAAACTCTGGAACGTATTTCTCTTGTCGTCAATTATAACCTTGTTGACACTCGCGAATACAGCGACGAGTATAACGAACAAGAATATTCATAGTCCTATGCCACTTTCTTATAACGACGTCCGGAAACTCATCCTTTCGACCCTCGAAGAACGGCCTGAAGGGACCAAAGTACAGGTCCCCAACCAGCAAAACTACGAGTTGGCGCTGCTGGACTACGTTCAGGAACTGGAGACGTCGATGAGTACGTCTATCGTCGGTATCGCTGACGCTGATACGGACCCTATCGAACCGCCTTCGGCCCGCGTGGCATACTTGTCTCAGGTGGGAGTCAATTCCACCATCGTATACAAGAAGTTCGTCGATGCCCAGCTGAACCCCATAACGGTGACGACCGATACCTCTCATGTAGCGTTCGTCACGCTGTTCTGGAATACCAACTACTGGCAGGTGCAGGCGGTGATGATTCCGGTGTTTGAGGGCGGTGGCGGTGAGGCCGCCGGAGCCGTACGATTCGACATCGCTCAAACGCTCAGTGCGCTTCAGCAAGAGCAGGCCCGCACCAACATCGACGCCGCGTCGCAGGAAAGCGTTGACGAACTCGCTTCGGTGGTCTACACCCAGTACACCGACCTGACGTTCCAAGTAGTTCCCGACCTCTTCGAAAATGGCGTTGAAACTGAGGTAACGCTGAGTTGGGAGGCCAAGTTCAACGACCAGCCCGTAACGCCCGATTCACTCGAAGTGCGTAAAGGCGAAGCCGTTCTCACTACCGATCCTGCGCTAACGAGTATCACCGACCGTATCAGCGCTACGCAGGGGTATGAAATCACGGCTGTCGTAAAGGGTATCACCAAGACAGCTACCGTCACGGCCAGTGCTTACGACCGTATGTACTTCGGTTCGTCGCCGAAGAGCAGTATCGAGTCGGAAGACGTTCTGGCGATGTATCAGCAGCCGATTAAGCCTTCGCCGGCAGGCGACGTTACGGTGGACGTTGGCGCCAACGAGTACATGTGGCTGTGTGTTCCTGCCAATATGACCATCAACAACGTGACCTCCGGCGGCTTCGACGTACCGATGGCCATGCCGGTATCGGTGCTGGTCGAGGGTAAAGGCTATTACAACTGCTACCGCAGTGCAGGTCCGTTCGCTGCGGGTCGTTTTAACGGTGTAATTTCATAGCAACATGGCTGAGATCAATATCTACGGACTTCTGACCTCCAAAACGTCTGACGGTAAGTTGGCGCGTTCGGAGCAAATTTTTGACGAAACCGAACAAAAGTTTCAAAGCGAGATTAACGCCGTGAGCGTTCGTTCGGATTCGGTACGTGGCGTTGAGGTGGTTGAGGAAGCCCCCATGAAGAATGACAACATTTTGTACATCGAGGTAAAACCTGATGCCGATGGCCAGTAAGAAAATAACGGATTTGGTTTTGAACGGTCGCCAACTGTTGACGTCCGCCAAGATCAACCGTGTTATCTTCAATGGCAAAGTAATTTGGCCCGCTCAACCGGGCGAACCTACCATACAGCGAGTCGTGTTGAACGGCGAAGTGCTGTATTCACACTCTGCCGAAAAGCCTTATTTGGAGGTTGAAAAGTTGGTCGTCTGGCTTACGCAGGACAACAACTGGTTCGGTCAAAATAACGTACACACAAACACTTCGTTTAACGTGGAATAATCCACATATCAAAAAAAAAAATGGCTGATGTTTCAAAAAGCTACGTGATTTGTAGCCCCGGAAGCGGTTCGGGTGATACCACTCTGAACCTGAACGCCAAGGTCGCTAATCTTGGCAACCGTCTCAACCAGACGGACAACTTCACGATCACTGCCCCCGGCGTGACGCCCAACAAGGCTTTCGCCGCTATCCTTCAGGCTGCGGCTGAGTTCGTCTCGTGGGACGACGGTGCCGAGGCTTCGGTCCCCAAAGCAGGCGGTTCGGTAGTACTGGACGGTATGTCCAACGCTGACACGCTGACGTTCTCGAAAGGCACAGGAGCGATCATCGCCGCTGATATTTCGGCTATCTCGTACAAAGCCAATGCCGCTGCCGCTACGTCGGGTACGGCTATCCCCGGCGACCCCGGCGCAACGAAGAAGTACGCCTTCGAGTTGACACTGACCGCCGCGGCGAATGCCACCATTTCGGAGCGTACCCAGCAGATCACCGTCACGACCAAGGGTTCGAAGACTGCTACCATCACGCTCAAGCAGGCTGCTGGTGATCCTTACCTGAACATCGACAAGACCTCGGTGAACGTTCCTCAGGACGGCTCCGCGGTTACGCTTAAGGTTACGACCAATACCACGTTCACGGTATCGTAATTTCCATCCACTGCAATCCCGGAGGCGGGGGTGACCTCCCTCCGGGAACAATTAAACTTGTATGGCTATTCAGAAAACAACAATTGCTTGGGGCGACGGTTCGGGTGACAATTTCTATGTGTCGTTCGACCCCGCCAAGTTACCCGGAACAACGTCGGTCGAGGTGACGTCGGACTTCAACTACACTGGTAAGCAGCGCGAGAAGACCGTCACCTTCACAACCAACGCGCCGGGTATTCCCACTGCTTCACAAGACTCACGGCAGTTGAAGGTCATACAACTTACCGACAATCTTGTTATTGCGGTATGGGATACGGCTCAGACCGTGGCTACGTACAATGACGTCAAAGCCGGATTCCCCAAGAATTAGAAACCTTTTTATTCACAATTTAACAACATCAAAATTATGACTAACGCAGAGAAAATTCAGGCCCTCATCGCCAAGATTCGCGAGAGCCTCTCGATCACTCCCTACGCCACGATGGAGACGGTCAACGATCTGCTCACGATCGTCGATCTGAAACTGGCTGACGCCGGACAGGGCGGTGGTGGCGCCACCACGGTCAACTGGGACGACGTTCAGGGCAAGCCCAACATGGAGGAGTACGCCAAGAAGACCGATCTCCTGCAGACCATCACCCTCACGGGTACGGCTCAGGGTAGCGGAACGGTTGAGGGCAACGCCTGCACCATCAACACCACGGCTGGCGCCTAAACACGTGAGGTATGTGGATTATCTTCAACAAGTACATCCCCGTCGGAAAGTTCTGGATGATGACCCTGTGGTTCATGATCTTCGTTCGCGAGGACAAGCACGGGCGTGAAGTCCCGGAGCGCGTCTATCGCCACGAACGTCGTCACTGGCATCAGGTTCTTCAGATCATGATCACTTCCTTTGCGTTGTTCCTTACAACGTGGCTCATCTACGACTACAACCCTTGGTGGTGGTTACTTTGGGTGGCGTCGTATTATGCCGTGTACGTGGCGTGCTGGTTGATCGAAATCTTCTTGCCTCCGTATGACATGGCGTACAAGAACATCTGCTTCGAAACCGAGTGCCAGTATACGCAGGATGACCCTGATTATTCGCGTCACTTCTGGAATCACTGGTTTGGGTGGTTTAAGTACATTTCTAACAAGAAATATCCCCCCAAGCGATAGTAGACGTTCGTCGAAGAGGAGGCCCGGTTTAACGCCGGGCCTTTTCGCGTTTGAAGGCCGAAAATCTCATTGGCAGCGAGTTTTCTTATACGAACCTATACACGTACCTCGGTGCGGCGCGTAACGACGTATAATGGCCTACAACGTTTATGCTGTTACCAAAGCGTGCAACGGTGTTCGGGATAATCCAGGGGTAAACCACTTCAACGACACGCGACCCATACAGCAAGACGCCACATTGGCAGTAGGGGGAAAGGGGGTAAACCTCCTTCGCTATATCCCCCACCAGCAAGTGTATGTGTGGCGTGTGCGTGAGAACGCGATTGTGTAACAAAATTGTTGATAAAATGACTGTAACTGAATGGAGATTTAAGACATGCGTGTTGGCACGTGATGAATGGCGAAGAGACCCTAACGCATACAACGGGATGTGTTCGTTGTTTCGATTCATAATCACCCGTACCGGTAGCGCCAACACCGATGACCATAACTTCAACGAGACGTTGGAAAAACATTTACACACCAATGCTTTGGTTGGCGGCGAATTGACGTTGCGCCGCTTTATCCCAGAATTCGTCCGACCGCGTGATGCCAACCACGAAGCGGGGTTTTGGTGGCCTATCGCCGAGAAGAACCGCCGCTTGGAGTTTCTGGAATACCTTGTACAGTACTACGCCTACAAAATCGACAAAGAAAATGAAAAAGAGCAATAAGGTCCACATGGTGACCATCGAGTTGGAACAGATCATCGAGATTCGCGTCCTTGGCGCCAAGGATAACAACGAAGCGCGCCGCAGGGCTTATCAGCGGTTGAAGCGTCAATCGGCGTTGAAATACGCCGTTCGTAAGAATACGGATGTCGTGGGGTATGAAATATACTAAATGTTACAGATATGAACGGAATTGAAAATATTGCAGGGCTGTTGCTGTTGGCGATAGTCGTTGCGTGGTTGGTGTTTGTGTTTATCTTCGTGGCTGAATCTGCCGCCAATAAGGGGCGTTCTACTACCGGGTGGTGCGTACTGAGTTTGTTCGTTTCGCCAGTGGTGGTGCTGATCTTGCTTCACTTGCTTGGCGAAACGCGTGAGTTCTACCGCGAACGGCTGACGCAGGAAGAGTTGATGCGGTTGGAGTTACACCGTAAGATCGCCAAGGCGGCTGATCCCGACGAAGAAATAGAGGAACTGATACGGGCGTCTGTGGCACGTTGTAAAAACTTATGCTGATATGGTATTCCGCAGAACGAAGACCAGCGTCACGGCTTGGAGCGTGATACGTGAGTATATGTCCAAGTGCACGTATGGCAGTTTGGTGACTCAGAAGGCTATACGCAACATCTTGGAGGAACGCGCAGAAAATTACCGCAAGTACGGTTCGTTGACGACGATGAACGCCTACTTCAATTTGATGGCCGGAGCAGGCTACATCCGCCATTCGCCTCAGCACGGTATTTGGGTTGTTGTTAAACCCCTTCCGGCCGATCTTACATCGTCAAAGTTAAAGATTCAGTACCAGAACCGCTCACAGCGGCGAGGCTATGCATATGGCAGCATACAGGATAGAAATAGTTCGCGTAAACTTTTTTGAGTACTCCTTTTCGGGGAGTGATAGCTTGGGTAAGCGTATTGTGGCGAAGTCGCTCACGTACAACAACCCAAGCCCTTTTGCGTATTCCGACCAGATTCAGATGTTCGACCGCCGGGCGTTCACGTTTAAGGTCGGGATGCTACCTACGTTGTTGAAGAAACTGACGTCCGCCGGGCGTGAGTATCGGTTGACGGACTACGACTTCAAGTTGCCGCGGTCGGTGAAGATCGACGAACGGCTGAAGGGTAAGTATATCCACCAGCGCAAGGCCGTTGAGGCGTTCTTCCGGCGGCGCATAGGTATCATCGTGGTTCCTACGCGTGGCGGTAAGACGTTCATCGCCGGCGAATGTATACGCATCTTCCTCCAAACCGAAGGCGTAACGCGCAAGGCCCTGTTCTTGGTGGATAGCAAAACGCTCTTCCAACAGGCCATCGACGACTTCAAGCGGTATTTCGAGCCGTATGGCGGCATCGAAATTGGCGAAATACGCGCTGGGCGTATCGACACCGAAAAGCGCGTCACGGTGGGGATGATACAAACCATCCAGTCTACGTTGTCTAAGCGGTGCAAGGAAACCGGCAAGAAGAACCAGTTGAAGAATTTCCTGAAGACCCTACGGTTTTTGATCGTTGACGAAATACACGATAACGCATCATCCTCCAAGTTGAGGATATACCGAACCTGTAAGAACCTCACGCACCAGCTGAGCCTTTCGGCCACGCCGTATCGCGCCGAAGCGTTCGTTGAGAACTTACACCTCAAGGCTTGGAGCGGTGATGTTGTTTATCGTATCAAGGAAGAAACGCTGCGTGAACGCGGCGTGTTGACCGAGTACAAGGTCTTCCTGCTGGCCTTGGAGCAGGACTCACGCGCCGTAAGGGCCGCTACCTACGCGGCGTATCAAAAGGCGTTAATATTCAACTCCCAAATTCGCGACACTATCGTCGTTAAGGTCATCGAAATGTGCCGTCAACGCGGTTTCAAGACGCTGGTGATGTTCCAAAGCGTCGATCACGGGCGCCACATTGCAGAACTCACCGGGTGTACCTTCATCCACGGTGACACCGATAACGAAACCCGCGAGTCGGTGAAGACCGAGTTCTTGGAGCGTACCGACGGCGGCGTATTGATGGCGTCGAATATCTTCAAGAAAGGTGTCACGCTGCCAGAGGTTGAGATATTGTTCAACGTCGATGGCGGCTTGGAGAACGCCAACACCATCCAGCGCAAGGGACGTGTTTTGGGTGCTACGGCTGCTAAAAAGCGTTCGGCCATTATCGACTTCATGGATATTGACGATGCGTACTTTTCGGAGCATTCATCGACACGGTTAAATACGTATGTTAAATCGGTCGGCGAAGACGGTATTGGAATACTGGACACGGCGGTCGATGATTGGTTAAAAACGTTAGAACGATGGCTGACGATTTGGTTATCCGTAAACCTTCACTCTACCGATACGCCGTGAGGCTGTTGGTGGACGTGTTGTACCAGATGGGCTGCGACATGCGTCAAACGTTCCGGGTGAACGATACCGACATCCATACGTGGAACCACTTCGTAGAACGCTACCCCTCGGCCAGCGAGGACTTCGTACGGCGTTTCATTCTGTTTCAATTACAATGTCGTTACGGCGACCGGGCGCGTGTTAGTCGTAAGACGCTGAGCCGGACGCGCCTGACGTGGATGGTGAGTAAAGTCGCTATTAAGTCATGGGAGAAGGTATATCCTACGTCAGCCACGCGCTTCACGGCTGGAGGTTTGAAGAGCCGTTTTGACGTTTCTACGCTCAAGAACGAAACCGAGTTACCAGCGTTATTAGTGAGGCTTATCGATCGCGAAGAAAAGGCTAAAGCAGCCTTCTACGGCGTGAATAAGGGGTTCGCGTGGTGTATCGTTAACACTACGCTGTATCACCACCGCAGTCCGTGGTGCGCGACGTGTAAGTTCAAAATACCGTGTAAAAAATTATTAGGTACTAACTACCCACTTGTGTTCAAAATACGGGGATATGTTGAAAGATAGACTATCGTCAAGCCTCATCACCGAGTTGCTTTCGGCGGCCATGCGTAAGCGCTCGGTGTTTGATATACTGAAACAATATTTGCGCTTTTCGTACCTTCAAGTCGAAGCCGAGAAGAAGGTTTGGAAACTAATGACCGAACGCCACTCGAAGACCGGGCGTGTCCCGACGGTTGGTCAGTTGCAGCAGGCGTTCCTCGACGACGAAGGTGTTTTGGAGTTGATCGAGAACATACGCGACGTTGACGTGACGGATGAAGATGTACCGTCGCTCATAACGTCACTGGAGGCGTACATCCGCCAAATGAAGTTCTTGGACGCCAACGACCGCATCGCCGACGCCTACAACTTAGGCGACAAGGAAAAGGCGTATAACATCCTCATCACTTCGGCCGAAGAAATCTCCCACTTCACTATCCAGAACGCCAAGTACGACCGTGTGTTCAGCGACTTCAACCGCCGTCAGTTGGAACGCCGTTCTAACGACTGGAATTATCGCTTCCGTATCCCGACGTGTATCGACGAACTGGACTACCGGCTGGGTGGCGCGAACGGCGGCCCTGAAACAGGCGAAGCGTGGCTGTGGATGGGTATTTCCGGCGCTGGTAAGTCGCAGGCGCTGGTTCACTTGGGTATCGCTGCCTCACGGCAGGGCTATCGCGTGGTCCATTTCCAGTTGGAGGGTACGCGCGAACAGGCCATGGCCCGCTACGACTCGGCGTGGCTTGGCGGCATCTATCAGGACGTGAAGGTAGGTAACATATCAGACAACAAACTGAAGATGGCGCAGCGCGTTGTAGCCAAACTCGGCAAGACCGATATCATCGTCGTGGCCGTGGAAAGTTTCGGCGGTATGACCGTTACCCAGATGCGTCAGGAACTGCAGGACATTGAACGCGCCTACGGTAAGGTGGACATGATTCTTTGGGACTACCTCGAATTGGCCGAACTTGGCGACGGTCATAGCTATTCGATGAACGAGGAACGCTTCCGCCAGATGAAACTGGCCCAGCAGGCCAAGATGATGGCTATGGAGTTCAACGCCGTGGTTCACGTCGCTACGCAGGCTAACGGCATACCGCCGGAGTTACAAAACGACCCCGACTTTGTGATCACGCGCTACAACCTTTCCGAGGCTAAAGGCAAGGTGAACCCGATGGACGGTTTTGTGACGATGAATTTCACGTCCGACGAGCGTAAGGAAGAAATCATGCGGTTGTACCTCGATAAGGCCCGTGAGCACAAGGCTGGCGATATCATCCGTATTTGTAACAACATGACCTATTCGCGTTTCTACGATCGTAAGCGCACGTTGGAAATGCCGTGGGAGGATATCGTTGAAGAGCAACACGCCGTGAAGTCGAAGCGCGGGCGGCGTAACACCTCGATGGACGATGACGAATAAATGGGGCATAGACGTCCGCGAACTGCTGGGTCCTAACGGGCGGTTCAACTCACGCCGCACGGAGTACATCACCACGTGCCCTTTTTGCGGCAAAGAAAAGCACTTCTATGTCAACTTGGCCACGCTACGCTTTTCGTGTAAGAAGTGCTGGGAGGAGGGCGGCGTCTACAAGCTACTATCGCAGTTTGATAAACTGTACCTGTTAGAAGGTGCCACCATCGAGCAACGCGAGGTAATACCCAAAATCCGCGATTTGACGGCGGCTGCCGCTGAAGACGTTAAACTGGAAGCCCTTCCGGCGCGGAAGATGCCAGTGGGCTACAAAGTGTGCCTACACGATGCCTACCTCGAACGTGACCGCGGGTTGACTCCGGCGGTGATGAAGCGGTACAGGCTGGGGCGCACTCACCTCATGAAGCGGTATGCCGACTACATATTGATACCCGTTACTACCGATGGCGTCATCACGGCTTTTCAAGGCCGCTACGCTTCCAAAAAGGTTCCGCCCGACGCCTTGCGTTGGCGAAACGATACCGGGGCCGACTTCGCCAAGATGCTGTACGGCTACGACGACATCCAGCACCCCGGCGCCACGGTGATATTGGTCGAGGGTGTTTTTGATAAGATAGCCGTCGATCGGCGGCTGCGCTTGGACGAGTGCGATGACGTGAAGTGCTGTGCCACGTTTGGTAAGAAGATAAGCGACTACCAACGCGCCATGTTACAACGCCGCGGAGTCCGTTCAGTGGTGTTGTTATACGATTTTGACGCCATCAAGGAAATCAAAAAGTACGCCTTCGAATTGGACAAGTACTTTTCTACAAATATAGTTTTCACAACCAAGAAGGATATTGACGAGTGCAACGAAGCCGAGACGCTGGAAGTCTTCGAACGCTTACAGCGCCCCCGCGATTTTGCTTGGAACGTAATTGGAAAACTAAAACGGTAGAACCATGAACAACAATTCACGGAGCCTTTCGGTAGCAGAATATTTTCACGTCATACAACGTGAATATCTCATGGCCGAGTTCCGGCGCAAGATATATTTCTCCCCCAAGGACAAGCGGTATTTCTCCCGCGTGATGGAGTTTAAGCGCGAGAAGATCGAAGACATTGCTAAGCGTAACCAGCTGATGTCGATCTTCACGTCGCCGGACAAAATGCGCGACTTGCGTGCTGAGTTGTTCGATCCGCTTAACCGCCCGTTGTTCACGATGGGTCCTAAGGACGTGGCGAACTACTACTCCATCAACAGCGATTTTTCATACCGCGGTGAGGTTTGGAAACTGGATGCCGTGAAAGACGATTGCGTAACGCTTTACAACGAGCACTCGCAGGTGTATGCCGATAACGTTCCCAAGGCCGAAGTGATACGGGTGTTGTAAAAAATTTTGAAAATTTCTTGGAAAGTTCTTTGTACATTGGAAATTTTCACCTACCTTCGTGCTGTGGATGTATGGAAAAGCGTCCAAAAATCGTAAAACTAAATCGGCATGAAAGCGTCAGAAAAAGCCTACAAGGAATTAGAGTTCTTGGCTGTTAAGTACGCCAACAAACTCTACTCTTACGAGGAACTATCGTTGGAACGCGACGATCTTCTCCAAGAGTTCCGTCTCAAAATCTTCACCTCCATAAAGGCATACGGTCGCCGTTGGCTGGCATACCGCCGCGGCACAGCGGCTCGGCCCGTGCCGTTACGTTACTACGTCGAGTGTGCGTGTTCGAATAAGTGCACCGACCTCATGAGGGCCATCAAGAAGGAAAATCACAAACTCCGTATCGACCAGACGGCCTACGACTGCGGCATCGAGGATGTTGTTGAAACTGAACCCGAACTGAACCGCTTCGTTATAAACGGCGTGGACGTTTTGGCCAACCTTAAAGGGTTGAAACGGGTGATATTTTCGCTTCACATCCGTGGCCGGGGCCGGGCGATGATGGCGCGTATGTTACGAACCCCGCGGGCCGCCGCTGAAGGTTACGATCCTACCATGCTGTTCAGCGACGCTTGTTTGCTTGTTGACCAGATAATCGCCGACCAGCAGGCGTATTTGTTGGCCAACCACAAGTCAGCGTTATATTATACGCCAACGCGATATGACTACTACCGACTCAACGACGAATAATTCATACAAATTGTTTCACTAAAACGTACAAAAATTATGGCAACTAAAATTTCGAAAGTAAACGCCGAGCGTCTGAAGAAACTCGGTATTTCCGCCAAAACCGAAGAAGAGGCAAAGAAGATCCTGCTCGACCGTCTCGAGAAGGCTGGAATCCCCGGCATGGACGAGGAGACCATCGACAACCTGATCGACATCGTCGGTTCGTTCGCCGAACTCGAAGGCGAAGCCGAGGAGGAAGCCGCTCCGGCTGATCCTACGCCCGCTGAAGCGCAGGCTGACGAACTGGCCGAGGAGGCCGCTGAAGAGGAGGCTGAAGCCGCCGCTGAGGAAGACCCCGAACCGGAGGCCGAGCCTGAAGAGGAACCTGCCGAGGAGGAAGCCGCTCCGGCTCCCAAGCCCAAGAAAGCCGCGCCGAAAAAGGCCGCTCCGGCCAAGAAGGCTGAAAAGGCCGCCGAGGACAAACCCGCCAAGGAGTCCAAGAAAAAGCCGTCCAAGCGTAACGAGAAGGGCACGCGTCTGAAGCCCCAGACCAACCCCGACGACCTCGAAATGCTCCGCAAGGCGCTGTCCAAGTTCTTCCCTGAGAAGGAGTTCCAGTACGTAACCGTGTCGCAGGGTATCTCGATCAAGTTCGGCGGCGCAAACTCGCACCCCGTGGCTATCATGTTCGAGAACGTGTACGCCAAGGAAGGCGAACTCGCTACGACTAACGTCGTTCTGAACACGTTCCGCAGTCAGGCGTCGCAGGACAAACTGGCCGACGACGGCGTGGACTTTGTTCCTACGTGGAACAACCTGCCGTGGCTGAAGGGTATTTCGTGGAGCGACGCCATGGAGATCGTCAAGACCTACCTCCCCGACATCAAGTCCGCCGTATCGACCGCCGATACGCGCCTCGGCAAGAACCGCGAGAAGATGGAGGCCGATCTGAAGGCTACCGGCAAGAAGGCCGCTCCCGCACCCAAGAAGGAAGCCCCCAAAGCCGCGCCTGCTGAGGACCCCAAGGCGAAAGCCCGCGCCGCTCTGGCTAAAGCCGCTGCCGCGAAGAAGGCTAAGGCAGCCAAGAAATAAACGCACCTCACGTCTTAAAAATTACGTACCCCGGTCGTCATGGCCGGGGTTTTTCGTAAACCTCGCGCCAGCGTTATTAAGCCCAGATAAAACCGTATTACGATATGAAGCAAGAAACCATTTCTCAGGCCGAAAAGGGCGTCAGCCGTTTCGACTTTAATATTAAACGCCGGGTTGCGTTTACGGACCGCCGCGGGTCGTTTGCGGAGGTGTACCCGTTCATCAACCAGATGATGATGGACCTCCCGTTACGCGATTCACGCGCTGGTAAGGTACGCGAACTGCTCGACGTCAAGACCATCATCAACAACCCGTATCGGCGGTGCGTCGGCGGGTACGGCCGCAACATCAATATCTTCTTCCTGCTGGCCGAGGCTATGTGGATTGCTACAGGCCGCAAGGACTTGGAGTTCCTGAAGATTTTCAACAGTCGGATGAGCGACTTTTCGGACGACGGTGTAACGTTCCACGCTCCCTACGGTTGGCGGTTGCGTCACTGGGGTATTCCGTCTGAAGGTATGTCGCAGGACCCCGGTCTGGATCAGGTAAAGGAAGCCGTCCGGTTGCTGGCCGCCGATCCCGAAACGCGGCAGGTGGTGATGTCGATTTGGAACCCCAAGTTTGACCTCGGCGTGAAGTCGAAGGACTTGCCGTGTAACGATATGGTGATGCTGAAACTGCGCTGCGGCAAACTCGTCACCACCATCCAGAACCGCTCGAACGACCTTCACTGGGGGTTGCCCACGAACATCTTCCAGTTCTCGTTCCTGACGGAGGTGATGGCCCTTTGTTTGGGCGTGGAGTTAGGCGTCCAGACCCATAACTCGCAGTCGCTTCACGTCTACGAATGGAACAAAACGGCTCAGCAGATGAGCGAACTCTTCGTGTCTCACGCTACGCGCCGCAGTTTGTATTACGAAGGCGCGGTATCGTACATGATGGACTTTAATTTTGAGTCCGAAGTGCCGGTAAACCGCCTTTGTGAAATAACGGCTTTCATGGAGGAAATGATCGGCCGCTTGCTGGTTCGTAACGTCGACGGCGGTGATCCTGATGATGAAGCCGGGTACGAGCAGTACGTGAGCGAGAAATCGACCTACTTTTGGGCCGTTTACCAGATGCTGAAACTGTACGTGTTCTACAAGCGTAACCGCGGGGCCTGCTTGCCTGAGGACTTGGACCAGTTGTTGAATAATTGCAGCGAGATGCTGACGTTTATCAACAACGCTTGTGAGGTTGATAAGAACTGGGACTACATGATGCTGGCGCGCAACTTCTTCGCGGCAAGGTTATCTAACGCAGAACCGTGCAAAATCCTGTAATATGACCGAATCACTACGTCGCTGGGCAGAGGATAACTATTTAGCTATCGAAGAGAAGCGCGACGACGAACTGAATATAATCGCTATCGAGGGTGTGGGGGACTTCTTGTACCTCCACCCCGACGATAAGGGTAAGATCATCGACGAACGGTTCTCGTTCGCGGTGACGGCCGACGAATTCGACGCGCTGTACGACGGCGTGGTGAAATACATCCTGTTCGAGTTTGGCGGCAAGTTCTACTACTCGAACATCAAGAAGGATCATTTACGGCTGGACAAGACCGTGGTATTCCGCCCGGAGTTCCGCGACTTCAAGTACCTCGGCACCAGTACGGCCGAAGAGTTGGTTCCGTTCGTACACTTGGGGGTTCACAGCGAGTACGAGTTCCTGAACGGTTCATCTAACTGCGAAGAGTGGGCCGCTAAAGCCAAGTTCAACCGTATGACGGCGCTCGGCATATGTGACCGCAATACGCTGGCCGGAACGCTCGCCTTTCAGACCGCCTGTTTAGGTAAGGGGCTGAAGCCTGTAATCGGCGAGACCGTTACGGTGGCGTGTAACTACGACCCCGCGGTGGATGTTCAGGAAACGTTTGCTCTGAAACTATACGCCATGAATGCCGACGGGTGGCGCAACCTGCTGTTGGTGAATAAGGCTATCAACGTCGATTATCAGGGGTTCATCCCCGCGGAGGAACTGTATAAGTTAGGCCGTGGGCTGGTGTGCGTCATACCGCCTGACAGCGAACTCAACTACTTTAAGGGCGACGTTGAACGTTGTAAGCGGTTGCTGAAAGCCTATCACGCGGCCTTCGAAAGCGTCTATTACCAGATCGACACCGTGGAGTTTGCCTCCGAAAGCCTTTTCCGCGACCACTTGGAAAGCCTCGACGCCTACGTGTGCCGCTGCCGTACCATAAAACTGTACCGTGATACGCCGCCGCTCGTCATCAACGACTCGTACTACCTCGACGCTGAAGAGGCTCCGTTGAAGTCGCTGTTGAACAAGGTAGCGGGGGTGGTGAACGCTGAAAGCGCGACGCAGTACTTCAAAAACTCAAAAGAGACGATTTTAGCCTACGAAGAGTGGATGGACGGAGCCGCGCCCCTTTACGAAAAGATAATTGATGGCATGGCCAATTCCACGACGTTGACGGACAGTATTGAGTTTAAGATACCCACCGGCATACGTCACCTTCCGAAATACGAGTTCGTGAAGACTACGGTTGAAGACGCCTTTTTCGAGAAACTGGAAGCGGGCGTACAGGAGCGGTTGGTAGGCAAGGTTGATAACCTCGATCAGTACCTCAACGAGTTGGAAAAGGAATGCGCCATTATCGTCCCTAACGGCTTGTGTGACTACTTTATGATACTTTGGGACATCATGCACTGGTGCCGCGAGCAGGGTATCATGACCGGGTCGGGCCGCGGTTCGGTGTGTGGTTCGCTGATTGCGTACTGCCTGTACATAACGGACGTGGACCCGTTGAAATACAACCTCATGTTTGAGCGTTTCCTGAACGAGACGCGTGTTTCGGGCGAACGCGCCAAGTCAGCCGACTCGCTTCCGGATATCGACTGCGACTTCCCGGTAGCGTTCCGCGATACGGTGAAGGAGTACATGGCGCGTCGTTACGGCGTCAACCACGTTTGCTCCGTGGGTACGTATACCCGCATGAAATTGAAGACCTGTTTGAAGGACTTCGGGAAGGTCATGGGCGTTCCGTTCGCGGTGATGAACAAACTCACCAAGGACATCGATGACCAGATCGAGTATACGTGGGGCGACCTATTCAACTACGCCGCTACGTCGCGTGAATTGTTCCGTTTTGTGCAGGATAATCCCGAACTGGTACACATGACGAAGTACGCCCTTACGCAGTGTAAGACGGGGTCTATCCATCCCTCAGCGGTCATCATCGTACCCAAGGAAGACGAAGATGGAAACCCCATCGACCTTTACGGGTGGATGCCTATGAAGCGTATGGGTGACGTGTTGGTGTCGGAGTGGGAAGGTAAGTACATCGACAAGTCAGGCTTCCTCAAGGAGGATATTCTGGGCCTCAACCAGTTGGATAAGTTTTCGTCTATCATCAAACTCATCGCCAAGAACCGCCACCAGCACATCGACGTAAACACCATTCCATTCGGCGACGAGGAGGTATTCCGCTATTTCCAGCGCGGGTGGTGTGAGGACGTGTTCCAGTTTGGCGCTATGGGGCTTATGAATTACTGCCGCGAGGCCAAGCCTAACAACTTGGATGACCTGATCGCTATGACGGCGCTGTTCCGGCCCGGCCCTATGGATGTGAAGGCGCACGAAACGTTCGTCGATATCAAGAACGGGCGTGAAAAGCCAAAGTTTGACCCCGGCATGGAGGATATCACGCGCGATACCTATTCGCTGTATACCTACCAAGAGCAGATCATGAAAGCGGTGGTCGTCGGTGGGCTCAGCCCCGTGGAGTCGGATATTCTTCGTACCGCCATCAAGAAGAAGAACATGGACCTCATTGAGTCCTTCCACGGTAAGTTCCGCGAAGGCTACTCAGCCCTGTTGCGGGACCGCGGGGTGAAGGAAAAGCCGGAAAAGAAGGCCGACGACGTTTGGGCCAAACTGCTGGCCTTTTCAGGCTATGGTTTCAACAAGTCTCACGCCGTGGCCTATACCATGATGTCGTATTGGTCTCAGTGGTTTAAGGTCAACTATCCGTTGGAGTTCTGGACCACGTCGCTTCAGTACGCCTCGAAGGAATCCGACATCCCCTACCGCTTGGTGGAGATGAAGAAAACCGGGGCTGAGATCGAGGTCCGTCCGCCAGACATCAACTTTTCGGGTGAAACCTTCACTTGCGACCCTACAACGAACCGTATCTTCTTCTCGTTGGGGAAGGTGAAGGGCGTGGGTGAACGTGCGCTTTCGCTGCTTAAAGCCATGAAGGAGGAACACGGCGAAGTGTTCTCGTTTGAGGACTTCATAACCTCCGCGCCGAAGGGGGTGAACCGTACCGTGGTATTACGGTTGATTATGGCTGGAGCGTTCGACTTGGTGGAGGATATACGCAACCCGCGCCAGCGCTTGGATATCGTCAAACAGTACCTCGACCGCCGCAGCGAACCGCTACCTGAAGAGTTCACTTCGCCTGATGCTCATACCAATGCTTGGTGGGTCTTCAAACAGCGTGAATTAACCGGGTACGGAGAAGTAGACTACGAGCGCATGATGAACGAATATGGACTCGGAAAACGAATGGTCCGGCTGTACGTTACCGCCGCTGAATTTGAACGCAAGCACGAAGGCGACGAAGTGTGTATCGTGGGCCGCGTGAACAACGTATTCGAACGCCAAACCAAGCGTGGTGAGGCATACGGCGTTCTTCAAGTCGAGGTGAACGACCTTATCATTCAGGTTACGTTGTGGTCCGACTTCTGGCTTCATCAGCCGGAAAACGAGAGTACGTTGCTGAACCGAATAGTGGCCGTTTGCGGGCGCGTAAACTATTTTGCTGGTAAGAAGACCATTCAGTCTTCACAGTCTACAAGGTTAGAGATATTACAATAGTAAAACAAAATCGTATGGAAAACAAAGGGGATTTAGTCAAGCTATTCAACCGCGATTATTTGGCGCGGTTGGATAACATCAAGCAGTGGCTGGAGTACGACCGCCACCAGCAGGAAAGCGTTTCACAACATTCGTACAAGGTATCAGTCTTCGCGATGAGTATCATGGACTATTTCTGGCCCACAGGGACCGAAAACGTCAAAGTGTTGAGGTTCAAATACCAGACGCTGAAGATGGCCCTCATGCACGACTTCGATGAAGCCATATTGCGCCGTGACATCACTCACGAAGTCAAATACAACGCCTACAACGGTTTCGAAGTGCGGAACGTATTGGACAGGTTCGTCGAACATCAGTTGTACGAGGAATTCGGCGAAGAATCGGATGTGGTAAAAACACTTTCCGAGAAGGAGGAATACTACCACGTCGCTCACGCCATTGTGAAGGTCGCCGACTGGATGGCGTTGCTGTACTTCCTGAACCGCGAACTGGCTATCGGCAACCGCTCGTGGCCTTTGAACCTACTGCCCTACTGTAAGGACAACTACCGAAAAGCAATTTCAACGTTACAGGATGCGTGTGTAGTTATGCACGTATGTGATACAGGACATCCGCTGTATGTAGCTTGTAACGACATCAGCGATCTTAAACTTAATATTGTCTAACATGAATCAATCCAAAAAAGAAGCGTTCATCAACGCCCTGTCGGTTGACTTCGCGCGTATCTGCGACGCCGAGCCGGAAGCCGCCCAAGCCGTACTGATGGTGGTAAACCATATCGCCGGAACGTATGCTGATAAGTATGCCGACGGCGAGAAGGTCATCGACACCAAGAAGATGCTTTATGGCGAAGAACACGGCGCAGCCATCAACGTCTATCAGGTAACGCGCTATCTCCAGCGGTACATCACCCGCGGCCACAAGAAGAGCCGTTTGGTCCGCGACTTGGAGAAGGCCGTCCACTACCTCGTCATCGAAATCACGCGCCGTGTGCGTTCCGGCGATGTCACTCAAGAAGAACCCAAGGAATGAAACGGAAACTGCTGATCGGAAAGAACGTCTACGAGATCGAATTTCAAGAATTCGAGGAAGAAATCGACGTTGACGACCTGATGACCATTCATTACGACAATCTGGTCGGTGAAGTCATTACCTTCCCGGTTATCGTGAATCGGTTAGGACTGCTGCTGGCCGACGCCGAGCGTTCGTTGGCTGAAACGAAACTCACGTGTGAAATCATGGAGGCCAAAATCCGCGAGGAGGTACGAATTGAACTCAACATGGAGGAAGGCCGCCGGAAGGCTGTAACCATCGACGAGGTGAACACCACGCTCTACCAGAACCCGCTGTACAAGGCCAACAAGATCAAACTTTTCGAGGCCCAGAAAACGCGCGATTATGTAGCGTCGCTGCTGTTTTCGGCCAAGGACAAGTCGGCTAAACTCGATAAGTTGTCGCTGTCGATTCCCGCTGGCGACATCGAAGAGCACCTGCTTCAGGCCAAGGCCAATTCCGTGGCGAAGGTTCGTAAACGCCGCCAACTGATTCCCGACGCGGACGATATGTAACAAAGTTTATATTAACACCTTAACAAAATTAAAGTATTATGGCAAATGACCTGCGGAGCCGCCTCAAAGCGACTCCCATCAAAAAACTCAAAGCCCGCATCGACGAAGACAACTCGATGCTCAACAACGGCAACGCGGAGTTCCTGTCGTTGGAGGACGGCAAACTGATGAAGATTCGTGTGTTCCCGGCTCACCCCGACCACGACAACTTCTACGTTCCGCGCAAGTGCTACTGGCTCCCGTTCACTACCGACTCCGGCGACGAGCGCCGCGGTACGGTACTGGATTCGATCTTCCACGGCAAGACCGCTATGGACATCGTTCAGGAGTACGTGGCCTACGTGAAGACCCACGGGTCGGAAACCGCCGTGGCAGCCGTTACGGCCCAGCGCGATGGCCTGCTGCCTTCGCTTTCGTGGCTGTGCTACGCTGCTGAAGTCAAAGACGACGAGATGGAACCCAAACTGTGGGAGTTCAAGAAGTCGGTTCGCGACGCCATGAACCGTCTGGCCATCACCGAGGAGGAGGACGAACCCATCGAGACTGATCCGTTCACCGACCCGGACGAGGGTCTGCCGCTGTTCGTCAAGTACATCAAGAACCCCAACAAGAAGAAGGGCGAGAACTACTACGACGTTTCGCTCGGCAAGAAGCCCAAAGCGTGCCCGCTGACCGACGAGGCCATCGAGAAATTCATGAAACTCAAGCCCGTTGAGGAGGTCGCCGGAACGTACACGCTGGAGATGTTCGAACGCGCGCTGGAAGGTCTCCAGAATTTCGACGAGCAGCACGGTATCGACATCTTCGGCGACGACGAGTGGCTGGAAATCGTGGAGAAGGTACGCGCCCAGTACGCCGACTCTGACGACGAACCCAAGAAGAAAGTCACCAAGAAGGCTTCCAAGCGTCGTGACGATGACGACGAGGATGACGTTCCGCCCGTTCGCACGAAGAAGAACCGCCCCGGCGTCCGCATTCCCGAACCTGAGGAAGAGCCTGAAGAGGAGGCTCCGGCTCCCGAACCGGACGACGAACCTGAACCCGAAGCCGGCAACGACGACGGCCTCGACGACATGGACCGCGCCGAACTCAAAGCCTTCATCCGTGACAACGATCTGGGTGACGCGGTGAAGGTCTACAAGACTACCACCGACGACCAGATTCGCGCGGCTATCCGCGAGGCGCTGGGTCTGGACGGCGGCGAAGAGGAGGAAGAGGCCCCGGCTCCGGAACCTGAGGAGGAAGACGACGCTCCGGCACCCGCCGCTTCCGGCGCAGCCCGTTCGCTGGCGGCTATCCGGGCCAAACTCGGCAAGAAATAATCCCCCGTATCACGTTTCCCGCGGCTGGCTGGCTTCCGAGTTGGCCAGCCGTTTTTAACTATTCACATTATGTCGAAAATTTCAAACGTATTGAGCAAACTCACCGCCCGCTTCAATTCCGACGACGTCATCACCTTCAAGAAGAAGGACGGCTTCGCGGAGGTGAAGTCGTGGGCGCATACCGGTAGTCCGGAGTTGAACTGGAACCTGCGGACCTACGGCTTGCCGACGGGTATCATCGAGATCGCCGGGCGCAGCCGCAGCGGTAAGACCACCGAAGGGTTGGAGGCGATGAAATACTTTCTGGACGAGAATCCTGAAACGGGGTTGGCGTGTATCCTTTCGTCCGAAAACCGTGACAACAAGGACTACGCCATCCAGTTGGGAATCGACCCTTCGCGCGTGGTCATCATCAAAATTCACTACGTCGAGCAGATGTTCGTACGCGTGAGCAAGTTTGTGAAGGACGCACACGCCTTGTTCGAAGAAGCGGGGATTAAGGAAAAGCCGAAGTTCTTCTTCCTTTGGGACTCGCTCGGTGCCACGCTTTCCAAGGCTGAGTACGACGCCCTCCGCGCCAACGTCGAGAATATGGACAAGGCCGCGGCGAAGGGTGAAGAACTCGAAAAACTCCAAGAGCCGAAGATGATGGCGTTCGCCAAGTCAGCCAAGATGTTCGCCAAGGGGTTGGTCGGGCTTTGCTACACCAACGTGATCCACTTCGTGATCCTCAACCACCAGTACGAGCAGAACGTCAAGGGCGTTACGTCGCGTAAAAGTACGGGCGGCGAATGGGTAGAACTCATGCCCACGCTGCGCCTTCAAATGCGCGTGACCGAGATGAAGAAGATCGACGACGTGGAGGTGGCTCAAATATCCGAAGTGAAGGTCATCAAGAACGACTTCGGGTCGCGCCAAAAGACCTACATCCGCATCTTACTGGGGTACGGCATCATCCTTTCCGAGGAAGACATCGACTACGCCGTTGAGCGCGGTATCATCCAAAAGCCGTCAAAAACCGTGTACACGGCCCTGAACGGTAAGTTACGTTGGAAGTCCGACCGCGAACTCTACCAACTGTACTACGACCAGAACCCGTTGCTGGATACACTCGGCAAGGTCATCACCGCCGCGCGTCACAGGGACCTCCGTGAGTGGCGCAAGAAGATGATGGAAGAAGCCGAGGTTGTTGAAGAGTAGCCACGGCCAGTGTTTATTACGACAAACTGATCTTTTATGAAGCGAAAATCGTACAAAAGCCCCGTGGCCATCTTGGGTTTCGACCCCCACTTGTCGAAGGACAACGTGGCGGTGGTCCGGGACTTATTCACCCAGACGTTCGCGCTGGCTGAAGAAATAGGTTGTAAGATTGTGATTCTGGGCGGCGACGTATTCACGTCCCGCTCGGCACAACCTTTGGAAGTCCTCGACACGTGGCGTGAAATCACCGAAGACGCCGAAGCACGTGGGCTGGAGGTGGTAGCCATCCCCGGCAACCACGATAAGACCGACCCGAATTCCGACCGCAGCTATCTCAGCGTGTGCCCCGGCGCAGCTACTATCGTAAGTCAGGGGTCGGAGTTCTACTGGGACGGCGTGTCGTTCGTGCTGATACCCTACTACGGCGACGCCAAATGGCTCGAAGAGAAACTGGCCGTTGATAACGGCTTGGAAGCCGAAGCCCGGCGCAACGGTAAGGAGCAGTTCCCGCGGTTCATGATCACGCACGTGGCCGTGGAGGGTGTTCGTAATAACGACGGTACGCAGGTTGAAAGCGATATCCGCCCGGATATGTTCCGTAACTACGACGCGGTGTTTGTGGGCCACTACCACAACGCCTCGGACGTGGGTGAAAAGGTTCACTACCTTGGTTCGATGTGCCAGAACAACTTTGGCGAAACAGCCGACGACAAGGGTGTTACTATCATCTACGACGACGGTACGTGGGAGCACCACCCGCTGCGCTTCCCGAGGTATATCCGTGAAAGCGTCTCAGCGACCGATACAGCGACTTTACGGAACCTGATGGATAAGTACTCCGGCGAAACGTTTGATCGCGTCAGAATCGTCGTAACTGGCTCTAAAGCCGATTGCGAAAAACTGAACGCCTCGGAGTTCTCGGCCGCGGGCATTGAAATCAAGTTTCAGGCCGATGAAACCACCGCGGCGATGGTTACGGCTTCCGACCCGGAGAAGATCGTCACGTTCCGTAAATCTACCATCGTTAAGAACTTCATGGAGTTCTGCAAAGAGCGTGAAATACGCGGCGAACGCATGAAGGAAGGTTTGGCCATGCTTAAAGAATTGTGATATGTGGTATCCTGTAAAAATAGAATTTGGCGGCTTGTTCGCGTTTCGCGACCGGGCTGAGGTAGCGTTCAAGCGCGGTGAGTGTACGGTGATCTTTGGCGATAACCGCACGGACCGCGGGTCGTTGAACAACGGGTCGGGGAAATCGACGCTGTTCGAGGCAATATCGTTGGCGTTGACTGGCGACCTGTTACCGCGCGATACCCCTATCACGCGCGATAAGGCCATAAACCGCGAACGTGATGAAGCGTGGGTGACTATGTCCTTGGCGAACGACGTCCTTCATCAGACTATGAAGATTCGACGCCGCTTCTACCGTAAGCGCAGCGCCAAGGCTACGCTGTTCGAAAACGACCGCGAAAACACGCAGTTGACGTCGGTGGCCGAGGTTGATAAGCGCGTGTTGGAGTTGCTGGGGTTGAGCCGTGAGGACCTGCTCCGCTACTACATCATCAGCCAAGACCGTCAGTACAACTTTCTGACCGCCCCCGATACTACCAAGAAGGAAATCCTCAACCGTATCACCAACGCCGATATGCTCCAGCCCGTGCTCGACGCCATCAAAGCCGATCACAAGGCCGCTGACGAGCGCGTGGCCGAGTACGAGACCAAGATTCTGACGCTGGACACCCGGCGTGAAACCCTCGAAGAGAACCTTCGCGAGTTGAAGGCCAACAACACCGCTGAGGCCAACATCGCCGGATTGAGTGACCTTCTGATGAATTACATCAACGACGCCATGGCGTTAGGCGTTCAAAGCAAGGAAATTCGCGAAGAATTCGAGGCTGAAAAGGCCAAGCGTGCCGACTTCGAGCAACGGTTGGAAGCCGCGCCGAACTTTGAGGAAGATATCACCGCCGCCGAGGCTAAGATCACTGCCCTCAAGACCGAACGTAAGAAGAACCGCCGCGCCGCTGCTGACTTGGAGTTGGCGTTGGAAGGGGTAATTGAATGCCCCAAGTGCGGTGAGCAGTTCCTCCCTAACAGCGAACTGAACCTCACCCCCGCTCAAATACGCCGCATCATCGACCAGCGTGAGCGTGACGACGTAAAGTTCGTGGCGGATATTCAACAGGCCGAGAAAGCGTTGGAGGAACTCGAAGCCAAGCAGCGTGACTACGAGCAGTTGGCTTCGGAACTCACGCGGGTGAAGCGTTCCATGGTAGCTATCCGCGAGCGTGCCGAACGGTTGAAGCGTCAAATGGATGAGATCGATCGCCGTAAGGCTGATCTCGAAAAGCGCATCGAGGACGCAAAACGCGCCGTTGACAACGACGCTTCGGTAAAGACGGCCGAGGCTAAGATCAAAGCCGTTAAAGCCGAAATCAAGACCGCCAAGGCCGAACTGGCCGACTTCCGCTACCTTACCGAGTCGCTGGCCTTTTGGGACTTCCATATGGGCAAGAACGGCTTCCTCACGTTCTTGGCGAATAAGTCGCTGAAGGTACTGGAAGGAATGACGAACCTGTACTTGGAGAAATTCGGTATGGACGTGACGGTGCTGATCAACGGCTTCACCATGACCAAAGACGGTAACGTGCGCGACAAGATCGATGTGTACATCCAGTCGGACGGCCTGAACGCTGACGTGTACGGCATCCACTCAGGCGCGGAACGCGGGCGTGTAGCACTGGCGTCGCTGATCGGGTTGAATCGCCTGATCAATATGGCTACCGATGGCCGCGGGCTGGATATGATACTGCTGGATGAAGCGTTCCACGGTATCGACTCCTTGGGGCAGGAGCACATCATCCGGACGCTCGAAAATGTGGGTATTACGTCGATGATGATCACCCAGAACGTTTCGGCCGACTTCGCCGCGAAGAACAAACTCATGGTGAGGAAGATAGATAAGGTGTCAAAGTACGATTGATTACAACGTTATTATCTTATAGTTTCAAATAAGATATAACGATGAAATCATCCGTAACAACCTACTACAAGGACCGATTAATTATCGGCATAGACCCCGGCGCGGCAGGCGGTATAGGGGTCTACTCCCTCGACAAAGGTCAGCTGGTGGCGGCAATAAAGATGCCCGAAACACCAACTGACCTTTTGGCGTTCCTGAAACTCCATTCACTCAACTCGAAATGCTATTTGGAGAAGGTTGGAGGCATACCGGGTAACGGGGCCAACGCGATGTTCAATTTCGGCCGCGGCTACGGTCATTTGGAGATGGCGCTGTTGGCGTGTCGTATTCCGACCGAGACCGTAACACCCCAGAAATGGCAGAAGGAATTCCAACTCGGCGTTCGCGGTAAGATGACCAAGGCCGAGTGGAAAAACAAACTCAAAGCCAAGGCCCAACAGCTGTTTCCGCAATTCAACGTAACTTTGGCCATTTGCGACGCGATGTTGATTGCGTTGTACGGTAGCCGCCAATAATACTGCCCTATGGAATTTGTGTGTAAAAACCCCGACTGTTCCCGCTATGAAAAGCGTGACTACTATTCTTCCGTGAGCGTGGTACTACGCAACGGCGAACCCTTCTGTAAGCAATCGCCGTGCCCGGCCTGCGGTCAGATACGCGAAGAGATCAAGAAGGAAACGCCCACCGACCTGAAAGGTGTGTATTTTGGACGCTTCCGGGCCATGTCCAAGGAGCAAAAACAGGAGTCGCTAAAACGGCGCTCGCACGAGCACTTCAAAAAGCAAATCGCTCCGGAACGCCGCGCCAAACTGGCAGCCGTTCGCGCCGAAGCCAAGTCGATGTTGAAAAAGTAGCGTGTTATGCGAAGAACGGTCGAGGGTCAAATGTTTCGCCAGCTATTCAAATACCGAATCGGGCTGGTGAATAAGTACATTCTAATCATCCGCCACTGTGACGACCCGCGCCGCGTGGCTGCGTATCGTAACTTGGTGTTCCGGATGATGGGGCATATCGTACTGAAGAATATCACCAACTACATCAACCTACTCAACGGCTCAAACGCGCCCGAAATACCGTCGCGCGACGAAGCCATTGCCGATTGCTACGCGATGTTTGATAAATGCTTGGAGAAATTCACTATCCTTCCGGGAGCGAACTTCTACTTCTACTTCAATAAGTCCATCGCCCGCAATTTCTACACCCTTTATAAGAAGAACCTCAAAGCGCGTCATGGCGATATTTCGGAAGCCGTTGAATCGTCGCACCCTGATATGCGGACCCCCGGCCACGTCAACGACATGGAGATCACGTTCGACACGTTTGGCTTTACAGCCTTGGAACGGCGTATCGTGATGTCGCGCTTGGCTGGCCAGCGAAAGTCCGAGTTCTTGGCTGATAACCCTGACGTCACCGAAAACCTATACAGCCGCGCGTTGGTGCGGATGAAAAAACTATTAGAAAACGTCAAAAAAGAGTATCACAATGGAAAGAAAGATTGAAACCATCACCACCATCTTGGAAAGCGGTTTTGCCGTTTTGGAGGTTTGGATGTACGCGGGCGAACCGCTTGTGTTCTTGGTGAATAAGTTTACGCCGTCGGTTGAATCCAACGTGGCATCGATCGACTACTGCGAAGTGTCGGGCTACGACATTACAGCGTTTATACGCTTAGAGTCGGTGGAGATGAACCGGGGTAAGGCAGCCGTGCTGTCGAAACTGGAAGCCATCGTACAGAACCAGAAGGCGCTGAATTTCCAGTTTCACAAAAGCGTCAAATGGATTTACTGGACATCGACGCGTGGTTAACCCAGTACCCAAAATCGTAAAACAAGATCGTCATGGCCTTCGAGCCTTCCATTTATCAACAAGCCATATACAATGAGGTAGCCACTACCGACCACAATATCAACGTCAACGCCGTGGCCGGTAGTGGTAAGACCACCACGCTGCTGGGGTGCTTGGAGCGCATTCCCCGCGGCAAATCGATCATCTTCATGGCCTTTAACAACTCCATCGTTAAGGAGTTGCAAGCCCGTAACACGCGCCCTAACGTCGATATCATGACGCTTCATTCGTACGGGTGGCGGCTGTTACTACGTCGATACGGCAACACCGCCAAGATGAACCCTAATAAGTCCATCGCCAAGTTGGAAGTGGTGTTGAAACGTCACTCTAACGACGAAGAGGTTCAGGAATTGTTGTTAAGGCGCAAAAAGGGCTATTTGATCTATTTAATTCCGAAGATAGTAGACCTGATGCGCACGGCACTTTGCCGTCCTGAAATCGGCGAAATTGAGTCGTTGTGTGACTATCACGACATCGACTGCGGCCTGCTGGAAAAGCAACTGGCCTTGGAGACCTTCCTACTGAGCGTCAAGGACTGTACGCAGTTTGATTTTACCGACATGTTGTATATTCCCGTGACGGACCCCACGTTGCGGTTCCGTAAGTATGAGGTGGTGTTGGTTGATGAAAGCCAAGACATGAGCCTCCTCCAGCACGAACTCATAAAGCGCGTACTGGATCGCCGTTCACGGTTAATCACCGTTGGCGACCCGCGTCAGGCGATATACGGTTTCGCCGGAGCGGACGCTAACAGCTACGCCCGGTTGGCTGAATTAAACGGCAGTAGCGTCGAAATGCCGCTTTCGGTGTGTTACCGCTGTGGACGGCGTATCGTTGAAGAAGCCGAAAAGATTGTCCCCTACATACGCCCCTACGAACGCGCTCATGAAGGCGAAGTCGTGCTCGGTTCACTGAACGACATCGAGGACGGCGATTGGATAATCTGCCGTAACCTGCGGCCGTTGGTAGAGGTGTACCTTTGGCTGTTGAAGAACAAGATCAAATCGCGCGTTCGAGGTAAGGACATTGGCCACAGCCTTATCGACCTAATCAACAAGACCGGAGCGCGCACCATCGACCAGTTGGAAAAACTGCTTTGGAAGGAAGCCGACAAACTGGAGCAGAAATTGCGCACTAAAGGTTGGAAAAACCCCAGCGCGTCGCCTAAGATGGACGAACTCTACGAGAAGATCGAAGTGATCCGCGCCTTGGCCGTTGAAGCCGATACGGTGATGGAATTACGTGAAACAATCGAGGGAATTTTTACCGACGACTTGGAAGGTATACTGCTGATGACCATCCATAAATCGAAAGGCTTGGAAAACGACAACGTGTTCTTCTTGGCACCAGAATTGATCCCCTCACGCTGGGCTACTCAACCGTGGCAGCAAGAGCAAGAACTCAACCTCAAATACGTGGCTATCACCCGCGCTAAGAACTCATTAATATACGTACCATTAAACCAATCGACCCATGACATCAGCCAACCCTTCCGAGGACGATATCCAGTCCAAGGCTTACGACGACGAACTCAATAAGGCTGAAGACCGCATTGAGGATCACGACGACGAACCCATCAAGCGTCCCCACCCGTCACGCCAACAACGCGGCGTTCCGTCACCGCGTGAAATCGCCAACGTTATCAAGAAGTGATTACAAAAACACTACAATGAAGACTCTTTATTACCTTTTGAAGCGAACCAACGACTCCGGTAAGCCCTCCTATCACCAGTGGTTGCGGTCGGGGTTGATTGGCCGTGGCCGTGGCTTCTCCGAAACGGCCGACCCGGACTTCGCGTTCCGGACTCAGGACCCCATCGAAATGGTGGTCCACTACGATTATCTGAAGAACGTCCTCCATTCGCCCTACGAGTGGGAGGTGGTGGCCTATATGATGCCCACGGCTCAGCGTTCGTGGGCTGATCAGCGCCAAGTTTCCCAGTACGAAAACGTGCTGCCGGTTGGCGAAGGCATCACCGCTTGGCGTGAACGTATTGGCAATGCCAGCCGTCAAAACGAGTATCACCACAAATTTCAAGAACTTTCGGAAAACTACCAATAGTATGAGCTGCATAGATCGTATTCAGAAATTCAGCGGTATGTGGTATTACCGCGGTGAGCAGACCAAGGCGTTCACCATCGTTGGTCAAGCCAGCGTGCGTAAGTCATTTGGCGAAGACGAAGGAGGAGAGGCGGCGTTGATGATCGTGTACGAAGGTAAGGAAAACTGCTACCCCGACATCATCACCCACGAGCAGTTCCGTGTCGCTCCGGTACACCCGCAGTACCTTTTCGAAGGCGACTTGGTGTACGAAGAGTATTGTGGAAAGGTGTTGGGTATTTTCCGCGTTTCACTGCACGAAAGTGAAGATTACGTGCGGTTGGTTCGTATGGACCCTATATCAGGGACGGTAAACGCCCAAGTCGAACCGTTCACGGCTCATCGCCGGATACGCCGTGATGAGGAAGAAGTGATGGTTCCCTCCGAACATCACCAAACCGGGCATTCGACCTTCCGATACGCTTCACCGCGCAAGATTGAAGCCCTGTTCTACGAAGCCCGGCGCAACAACGTGAGGATGCTCGCCCACAACATCAGCAACCTCATCTCCCAGAAATGCACCTACGCCAGCGATGAAGGCCAAAAAACCCTCATCGACCTCGAAGCCGACTTCAACCGTATCATCAACCGTCTCAACACCCTCACCGATGGCCAATAAAAGCAAAGCGCGGTTCTTCCGCGTTGGCGGTACGTACACCCACCCTACGGGCGTTCCTTTTCAGGTACTGAAGATACGTCCTAACGAAAAGCAACTTGGCGTTCAGTTTATCGGCGCCGACGGATCGCGTTCTACAACGTCGATCGACTTGGTAAAACACAAGAAAATGCTCCAACGAGGAGAAATCGAAGAAATCTAACATCCATGGAATTTACACCCGAAAATATTGGCCAACTCCCCGACGACGGCGTGTTCGTGTTTGGCTCTAACACCGACGGTGACCACTGCGGCGGTGCGGCCTATACAGCGTTGATGCGTTTTGGCGCCGTCAACGGCAATCCCGAAGGGCCGCAGGGCCAAAGCTACGCCATCCCGACGATGGGATACTGGGATTCGTTTTCATACGGAACCGCAGAAGTCCTGAGGTATAAAATACGTATACCGTTTGACGAGTTGGTAGCAGCGTGTGACCGCTTCGTCCTTTACACCAGCCAACACCCCGAACTGCGGTTCTACGTGACCAAAATCGGTTGCGGAATTGCGGGTTGGAAGGTTGAAGAAGTAGCACGGGCGTTTGCCTTGGCCTTGGGGTCGTTCTTGGTACCGCTGCCGGACAATATCGTTTGGCCGCGTGAGTTCTACGAAATACTGAAGGACTATGGCGTGGTTGATTAGGCAGGAGTCAGGCGGCTACGTATTGGCCGATCAGCACCCCATCGTCCAGAACGGCGCGTTGTATTTCAGCGAAAGCGACGCCGTCGGCGTTACCCCCCAACAGGCGGCCATACTGCTTCACGGCTCAACACTGAAACCGGGTGAGTGGGTGGCGTTGAAACCCTCCGCGGCCCACTGCCTGAAACCGGGCTACTACGCCGCCAACGCCGACGGTACGTTACATTGGTTTGAACGCCGTCCGCAACGCTACGAAGGCCAGTGGTACCACACCGACTGCCGCTCGGAAATAGTCACGCGTGAATGCTTGGAAGGGAATTTGGAGCGTGTACCTGAGCCCACCGACACCGAACCTACGCGCTACGGCTCGCAACAGGCCCACCACGCGTCGGTAGTAGGCGTGGACGTACTTACGGCCCCGGCGTCGAAAGAACTCTTGGATCGGGGCATAAAGCCGCGAAAACAGCTGGGGTTCCTGTTACGTCGCCGCCGGTACTCCGGTACGCTGTTGACGGCTCACCCGGCGCGGGCCTTTGACGGTTTGAAAGACTATCGCTATCAGCCAGCGTTTACTTTGGAGGACGCGATGTGGGAACTGTTGAAATACGGGCGTATTCGCTTTGAGCGTATGAGCGACGAACGTGTGATGGTGACCATCGACCAGTCCAGCAACCTGTTTATCGATCGTAATATCATCCAGTCGGTGTTTGGCGCGCTGTTATATGCCAACGCGATGTTGGAAAAAGAATTGCCGTAATGGAGAAAGAATTGAAATACTACTACGTTGCCGACTCGGGCACGGCGACCTACGCTAAATTAGACGCCTTGGCGTGGAGACGCTTACACGCTTGGAACGCCGCACGGGCGTTTACACGCAAAGTTGGCGGAACCCGTTGGAACGGTTTACGAATGGTCTGGGCTGGTGGTGTCAGTACGGTGGTATTCGAAAACGAACCGCCGCGCGACCCTGACGCTTGGGTGATGGTGAACAGCCCGCTGTTGAGGACCTACCGTCCGCGTGTCTCCAACGCCAAGGGGAAGGCTCTGTACGAAGAAATGACGCGCCTGCCGCGTGTTGGCGTGAATGAAGTGAATGCCATTATAGGCTTCACGGACTATTTCGCTGGATTGCGTGTTGACGTTGAGGCCAACGTCCGTCGTGATGACACCCCCGCGGTCCACGGCTTTGGCGTTGGCGCGTGGTTGGTTGATATGAACCGCGTCCGTATACCAGCCGATGTACGCCGCGTGACGGAGGACGAGTTTAACCGCCTCACAGGCCGTAACGACCGCTTGGCATCAAAACACAAAAATAAATAAGATATGACGGCATCAACGATAGGAATTATAGGCTTTGGCGTATACTTATTGACGCTGATCGTTGGCTTGGTAATATCGTTTTTCGAAAAACCGCGTAAAAATGGATGATCGAGTATTTGGCGACGTTAAGTTCGTTGACGAACCAGAAACCGTGCCGCGTGACGCCGAATTGTTCACCGCGGTTGACCGTGGACTGAAATCAGGCGATTTGACCGCGGCTGTTGGCGGGTATATAGACCGCTCAGGCGTGTTTCACATCCAAGAAGTGAGTATCGTAAAAAGTGATAAGAAATGAAAGATTTTATTTTACCCTTGGCGTTCACGGTGTTGATCGTCGTTGGTGTTGTAGGAATGATACGCGCGGCGTTCACAGTGTATCGCCATCGTAAAAGGATTCGCGACTACTACGCCGCAATCGATCAGGTAAGCGTTGGCCAAACGTGGCGCAAAACGATCTACGACTTTGACGTCGATCCTTGGACGAAGCCCGTGTCTATCCGCCTGCGCGTTGAAGAAATCCGCTACGCCTCGAACGGTGATAAGTGGTGTCGGTGTATGACGCACGACGCCGGCGAGCTGCGCCTAACGGCAGAAGAACTGGTTGACGAATATGAGCAGTATGAGTAAGCGAAAAGGCCCTGCGCCGTGTACTACACCGCGTAACAACGTCCGGTTGAGCGTCAACGACCTGCGTTTAGTAGTCGATCTTTTGGAGGTCGAAGCGGGTATCAACCAAGCACACGTCGTCTATACCCCAGAGCAGTGTGTTGAATTGGCCAACCGCCTGCGTTGGATTTTGGTGCGTGAACGAGAAAAAGAAAACCGTCAAAACGAAAAGCGATGATAACACTCAAGAAGGGGGCGTTAGAACACTACGTCAAAGCACAACGCCGGAAAAACTACTATGGCAACCCGGCGTACAAAAAGCGTTGTAGACTGTGCGGCGCGAAGGTATTATTTCGGCATGAGGAAATCGTCTCGCGTTATTCGCTTCTATTTCCAGACTATGTTTGGTGCCCCGAGTGTGGTCAAAAAATTGATGTGTATAAGGGGGAAGGCTATATGTCGTATTGGCGTTGGCGGTTGTTCTACGAGAAAAAGTGTAGTGAATGAAATACGAAATCTATAAAACACGCGACGGACTCCTGATCCCTGTACTCTACCCAGAGGACGCGGGTCAGGCGTTTCGCTTAACCGTACCCGATGCCGTAAAGGTCAGCGAAGGTACGGCGCGTAACACCATCGCCTACGGCGTGGTCCCTGTACGTATGCGCCGCCAACCCTTCCCGGTCCGTAACAACATTTGGAGGGATCGTGAATTGCTTGGCGCGTTGAGTGGTGACCACAACCGCTGGGCCTTCGTGGATTATCGTAACGAAGTGGCGCCACCGCTATACCTACATCACGCCAACGAAGACTCCAACGACCCTACAATAGTAGACGGTTGACGCCAACAGTTATTATTTCCAAGAAAAGTAATTGTAAAACACGATGGAAAAAGACTTCAAACAACTCCTCAACGCCCCCATACCTCCGGAAATCACTGACCCTGTGGCTTGGAAGAAATATCTGGTGATGAAGGAATCTGCCACTCTGAAACGTATTCACGTGTTGGCGTCCGACGGCACGGAGATCAACCTGATGTGGTTCCCGCGGACGTTGCGTGAGAATACAAAACACCTGTCTACCAGCGAGCGTGAGGAGATACTCGAAATGTACGCCGCACGACGTAAGGTCCAGTTGACGGCTAACCGCTTATTGGCCGTGGCGCGCGGATCGTTTGAGTTGGCCCGTAAACGCCGCCGTGAAGAGCGTGGCGAATTCGACGCCTTAAACTGCTCGGACGTGACGCTGGTAGAGGACATTAAGGAACTTTTGGGGAAGATGTTCACCCCCAAGGAAGTGGTCCGTATTTTAGCCGAAAGCCGTGAAATACAGGTAGAGTTGGAATACGTCCAAGACGTGTTAAAACGGTTCATCAACGACATCGAAAAACGCCGCGAAGAATTCCGTAACCGCGTCCAAGACGTGCGTCTGTATTCGAAACGCCCTCGCTTAGAGGAACTCAGCTGGATGTACACCCAGATGAAGACGCGGTATAAGGCCCTACGTTCGAACGACGCCTATAATTCGATGCTACGCACTCTGGAACAGATCCGTAAAGAGGCTGAAGGTGACCAAATCTTCGTCAACGGAGCCATAGACGTCAACGTCGAAACCGAGATACGCCTCCACATCCAGCAAACTATATACAAATCCGTGAACCTCAAGGAGATAATCCTTGGCCGCGTGGCTGCGCGTATGAATTGGGACTTGGCGAAATTAGTCGCTGGCCTCCACAACTCGTATTACGCCCGCTTTATGCCTACCAACGACGAGTACGATCCCCAAGCCGAAATGGAGTACCCATCGTCGATGAATTACGACTTCAACCGTATTCAACACGAACACGCGGTGAGTGGCGTTGACGAAGTGGAAGACGTTAAGGCCGAACCTCTCAGCGAGCAAGAGCGTACCTCCAGCGAGGCCATAAAGCAGCTATTCCTCCAGCGTATCGCCAAGCAGCGTGAAGTCTTGGAAGCACCTAAACAGCGCGCTGACGCCGAAGTGGACTTTTGGCGTTCAAAGTTTAATAAGACAGCGGACGAAGACCACGAACTCACGCGTGAGGAAGGGCGCGTACCGCAGCACAAGTTCAACAAAAAGCAAAAATCTAAATTCAAGAAGTAATGGAAATTCAAGACTTCAAAAATCGTTGGAATGGCCAACCTATCGAGTTGATCTCCGGAGCGGAGGCTGACTTGTTGGTCAACTTAGACCGTGAGCGCGACGAGCGTGTACGCTACGTCACCGAAAAGGTTACAACGCTCGGTTGGCAGGCGTCGAAAGTGATCCCCGTGGCCGACGGTATGTATGACCGTGTTCGTAACTTGGTGATGGTTGGCGACGACTTGGTCGGTAAGCCTGTGACCACGACCACCACGGTACGTTCGTTCGCCGAGTTCCGCACGGACTACGAAGCGATGATGGCCGAGTTGCAGCGTCGCGTTGACGATTCTGACTACGTGCTGGGCGCCATCCGTTCGCTGGGCTTCGACGTGCGTGAAGACACCGTCGTGGAGAAGATGACCGCAACAGAAATAGCTGCTGTGACGTCGCACCCTGATACAGGTGTGGTTCCAGCGTTCGCCAACACCTCAGCCGCGGTATACATCTCCCTGCACCCGGAGGATCGTAACGTACGATTTGTGGCCGTGGCAGGAGCCGGGTGGTACAAGGTAACGTTCGCAAAGCGATAACGAAAATTCAAGACCAAAATGGACGACAAATCGACATTATTCGCCGCGCTGGTGTGCGCCTTGGCTATCGTCGTGGTGCTGATCGTGGAACACCGCCCGTCTTTCTTCTGGTGGCGGTATTTGTTCGGGTTGGAGAAAACCAGCCCTGACGAAATGGAGTGGAACGAAGCGGTACAGCGTATTCGTAAGCGTGTATACAAAGCGTACAAACGCCACCGCAAGTGCCTTTCCAACGGTATCATCGCTACCTACGGAATAGAACAATACGACGACGGTGTATACCGTGAGTGGTTGACGCTTTACCCCAAACGCGGTTACAATCCTCAGGTCCCGATCGTCATCATCGACCTTCAAACCAGTACCGCCTCAGTTGACGGGCTGGGTCCCAAAGAGGACTTCGATCCGTACCAGTGGATGATGGAGCAAATGAGTAACGACACGTGCTACGAAATCGCCAAGCGGGCGTACATTTGCGAACAGAAGGGCCACCGGGGCGATACCGAACGCGCCAAGGTACAACAGGAATACATTTCGTGGATAGCGCGACGGTTCATCTAACAACGTTATACTACGTGACGCCGCGAGGCGATATAACTATCATTTTACAAGTTTCCCCCAGTAGACAAAACGTCCGCTGGGGGTTTCTGTTGGCGGTTTACGAAAAATAATTCTCTTTTGTTGGAAGATTTTTCGTAATTCTCTTTGAAGTCTTGGAGATTTACACTACCTTCGCTCTTGGAAATGAAACTAAACTCTGAAGCTATGAAAGCGACTGTAAAAAAGACCGTGAAATTCGAAATTGAGGTTCTGTGTCAGGTACTGGTACGCGGCGAAGTGGTATACGAAGACGACAACACCGGGCTGTGCCGCGCTTGGGCTCGCGACGAAGGTCTGCGTGGTAACTATATGCTTCGCTGGTCGGCCGCTGAAATCTTGGACGCCGACGGTAATACAAATATCCCCGCTCACGGTATGACGCGGCGTGATGCTATCGAAAATCTCCTCAAAACTCTGTAAAATGGATAAGAATCGTAAACAACTCGAAGAGCGCGCCGCATGGGCGCTGTGTATTATCGTAACCGTGATCGTCTTTGGCGCTACGAATATAGCCTACTTGGGCTGGCGCTTTGAAAACTTTTGGAGTAAGACCGTGTGGCTTTCGGTGGCTGGCGTGATGACGCTGGCTGGAATAGTAGCTATCGTCAAAATTATCGAACGTCTCAACCGTAAATAGCCCTATGACACGTGAAATGATTATCGCCGCCGCGTATGCCGCTGGCTACGACGCTGAAACGCCCAGCGTTACCGAGGCTGAAGCCTATTTGGCCGCCGCCGTAAGATTGTAAAACTAAATCGTATATCAAAATGAAATCCAAAACCCTCAAACAGTTTATCGCTGAGAAGCGCAAGAGCGACGTACAGCGCCCCGACGCCGTGATGAAAGCGTTGGATCGACTCACCAGCGTGAAGGACGGTGTGTATTACGGTTCGGCCGTTATCATCAACATCACCGACCTCGAAGGTAACGTTCTGGCCGACGCAGCTATCAACGGTGAGCAGTTAGACGACCTTCGCGTTGCGCTTATCGAGGCGTATCGCCAGACGCTGATGGCCAAGGAGACTGTCGCTGCGTGCGAAGTCCGCAAAATGCAACGTTTTATTAACGAACTTAATCCCCAAAAGTGATGAATCCCCTGTACCGTATCGGCAGCCGCGTGAAGGTTAAGACGTGGCCCGAAATAGCTGAATACCTCGGTTTGGAGTACGAAGAAGGTGACTTCTTGGAATTAGAAGGTATCGTATACGACGACGCCAACGACGACCCTATCGGGCTTACAGGCGAAATGTTCGAAGACGCCGGTAAAGGCGAAGACCCGTGCCTGATCGTGGGCGGTGAACCTGAAGCCATGTTCCCTACCTACGTGCTGCGTAACCTACGTACTGGACGTATGATTGAAGCCGCACCGGACTATCCGCACCACTTCCGTGACTGGATGCTGAAACTCGCGCGGTGATGACGAAGGCTGATATTATACGCCAGATTGAGGACCTACGACGCCAGCGGGCTGCGGTTGAACGCCGCCTGTTGGCGCTCGGTAAGGGCTACCCCGTCCACAACGACGCTGAGGTAGAACTCACGTTAGAAGAATACCACTACGAAGGTTCTTCGTCGCGCTCTGAAGAACGCCTTTTGGCCCTCTTGGCTGAAGAGCGCGTTAAGTATAACACCACGTTAACCCACTTGTGATATGTCCCGACGACCCGGTCAGCGCGACGTGCTTTACGAAGGCGGCCCAGCGCTGAAAGAACTCATCGAAACCTACGCCACGATGGATATTAAGGCGTTTTGCGCTAAATGGGATTTGGCGATCGCTACGGTCCGCAGTACGGCGTCGCGAAGGGGTTTGCTCCGGCTGAGGGTGAAAGTCCCTAAAAAGGACACCGCCAACACCGTGAAGCCCACCACGCGTCGTGGTCGTAAGCCGAAGGTGGTGGAAACACCTCCACCGCCACCCGTACCAGCCTACGAACCGCCAAAAGACCTCATACCACCCAGCGTTCTTAAACGCGTGAAGGGTAAACGGCGTGAGTGGAAAGCGCCAACACGACGCGAAGAACTCAACTGCGTGCCTGTACCGTACCCGTTCTGCCTCCAGAGCGACCTACGTTTTACCAAGGAAGCAGACAAGACACCAGCCGAATCACACAAACCCGTAAAACACGACAAAAACCGATAACCGAAAATGTGGATCAAGATTAACAACCAAGTCGTCAACTCAACGCTCATTCGACATATCAGCCAAATCGAAGAGGCGTCGCCCGAACGCTTCCACGCCGACAAAATGGACGAGTGGAAAAGGTATGAAATGCTCGAATTGGGTTCCCGGGAGGCTATGAAATGGCGTTATATGCTTAACCTCGTGGGTCTGCACCTTGGCGCTGAAACCAGAACAGAACCCAAAAATTCGTTGATTTACGCTCGTTGGCGGGTGATTAAACGTACCGCCGTTCCCGACGGGGCCGTGGAGGAAGAATTCGTTGACGATTGGAAACCGTTCTACTTTTTCAAGGTCCAGTTCCGCCAACCGGATGGTAACGCCACCCCGCTCCTCTCGATCAGTTCGCGCGGTTACGCTACGCACGACGAAGCCTCGGCCGCACGCGACGCGTTGGCTACAATGTTAAACGAATTGGAGGCAGCGTTGCCTTCGATTGAAATCTAATCGTAAAATGATATCACGCAGACCGAACAATCTCCAAGAAGATCAACTCATCACGGCCTACCTCCAACGCCGGGTCATCATCACCAGCGTCACGCAGGACAGCGACGGTGAGCAATATTTCATCGACGGCGTATCGTTTAGCAAATTACAGCCCGTCAAATTCGGGTGTTGGGGTGACGAAACGATTATCGAATTGTACCGTAAGGACGTCCGCTGGGACATCCACACCGCTCACGGCGATCCGCGGTTGGCGTACCTGAGAGAAAAGGTACAACGAGCCAAGGACGAATACGATCACTCGTTGGAGATCACCCCGCTTTCGTGGCTCCAAAAGTTTGAGTTGGTGATGGGGTGTATAGGCGTGATGGTGATATGTTGGGGGCTGGTTGAATTGTTGTTGAAATTAGTACGGTGATGAACCTTCGCGGACCTATATGTCGGCTGATCGTTGACGAGTTGCCCGTTGACGCCTATGGAATGAAGGTGTTGGCGGTGGCGCGTGACCTGTGGGCGAAGCAGGGCAAGGTGTGTATTTCCACGGGCCGCGCCTTGGGGCGTGAGTTTCCCGTGGTCCAGATTATCGGCGGTGAACCGATGAACTACCCCCAGCGCGTGATCGACGTCGTCAACGAACTCCGTTCAGCCAACACCAACGTGCGTATCAAACTCTTCACCGGGTTCCCCGACGTTGAAGGGTTGTTGAAAGTAGCACCGCTGGTTGACGCTATCGCCGTAACCTTGGCCAGCCCGGACGACGAACACCACTTTCGCGTTTCGCGCTTGGGGTTTCGCGATTTTGGCGCTACGCGGATGGAGGTACGCTACAACTCCACCACCGGAGAAGACCCAGCAGGCCGCGTATTTCCCCAGTATTGGCGGCTGGTGGATATGGCTAAAGAGGGTGATTATCTCTTGGAATCTACGGTGTGGGTGATGAAATACGCCAACGGAACGCTGTTTAACTAAATCTTGGAAATGATATGAACGAAGAACGTAATTACGACGACCCGCGGCTCAGCGAAGAAATGCGCCGTTACGGGTGCTACACCGTACCCAGTACAGACCCCGCGCGTCCTAACGACACTCAAATCTGTTTAACGCCGGAATTTCTCGCCAACACCAAGGGGTACTCCATCACGATGGATTTGGGGTTCGGGAAAGAGCGTGTCAACTCGTGGACACGTAACGCCAACGGCGTGTTGGAGTTTCGCGACTTCCCCGACCGCCTGTACTTGGATGAAACGGCGGGTGAGGGTAAGTACACCGTTGAGGTGACGCTGAGGTGTGAGTGCGGTGAACGAATCCCCCTCACCTACGCTCAGACGCGCATATTCATACGCGGAGCACTCGAACAGCGCTACCTCCCCAAGGTGCTGCTCCGCTGTCCTACGTGTAACAAAATGCTGTTTAAGCCGTGAAAGAGAAACGTATTGATTGGATGTTGGCGCTGGAGTTAGGGTTGCTGGCTATTGGCGTGATAGGCGTTGCGGTGTTTGTTGGTGTTATGATGGCTGCGTTATGAAAGCGTTGGCGTATATATTGAGGTTGGTGGTCCGGGTGGTCGCCAACCTCCTTTATTTTATAGCGTGGTTGGTAGTTTTGGCGTTATTGGCGATGATGCTATACTCGCTCTGGTGTTGATAAAACGAGGGTCTTGGAAAAATCTTCGTGAAAAAGAGAAAATTTCTTCAAATTCTCTTGGCGGTTTGGAAAATTCGCCGTACCTTTGTAGTGGAAAATGAAACTAAAACACTCGTAAACTATGAAAGCAACCGTTGAAACCATCCGCGAAATCGTAAAGGTCCTGACCCCTGAGGAACAGCAACTCCTGAAAGACACCTTCCTGTTTGGAGGCTGGGGTGATACCGAAACCGAGTTCCTCAACGCAGAGGACAAAACCGAAACCGTTGGCGCTTGGGGGTATTGTACTAACGACGCCCGTGAGGGTAAGCACTTCGCCGGGCGTGTAGTAGCGACGATGTTCCGCTCAATCTACAAGAAACTCTGTACCGCTAACCGTAACCAGATTGGCGCTCACCTTTCGCACTGTAACGACTGGTGGGGTGATGGCAACGGTGATATGCTGTTCGTGCGCTCGGCGTGGAATAAGGCGTGGATGGCGTGGGCCAAAGAACCCCTCCAGCCCGCTGAAGAACCCAAGAGCGAGAACAAACCCGCCTCCAACGACACGGCTAAAGAATGGCTCTTCCAGTTTACCACCGGGCGTGGTGAATACCTTGGCCGTGTAACCATTTCGTCAGTTAAAATGCCGACTACTCAAGAGGCCGTTGAGGCGTTCGCTAAAGTGGCTCCGTCGGCCGCCAAATTTGTAGGTAAATACGGCGCTGAAATCATCACCGACAAGGAACAGTGTCTGGGTGACGTGCCGGTAGGTAGTACGGTGTATTCCAATATCAGCGGTGGCAACCTTAAAGTCGTAAAGCACCGCCGGGACTACGTGGTTGTTCTGCACCTCGATGGACTGAAGGCAAATCTGTACAGCCATATAGATTCTCAGTACCCGGTGGTCGTGAAGAAACTGGGTGACAGCAAAGTCCCCGCCAAGAAAATACCCGGCAACAACGGCTTTTCGGTAAGTTTCGCTGAAGACCGCGACGGCGTGGAAATGACCGTGAAGAAAAGCCAAGGCGCCAACGGCATAGCTGTGACTTACACCCGCGACCAGCTACGTCAACTTTCTGACGCCATCAACACCTACCTCGCCAAATAAAGTAGTCAAAACCGTAAAACCTAATAGCACGATGAAAACGTACCGTATCAACCAATTCCGCACCAAAGAGGCCGTGATGGACGCTATTATAGAAGTCTTCAAACGGCGCGAAGACTGGGCCGAGGCCGAGGCCAAGCGTACCGGCATCAACCCCGACCCCACGTTCAAAGCCCAAAAGGCGTACGACTTGGCTTTCCAGTCGCTGGGTGGTAACTCGTTCCAGCCGGGTGAGTACCAGTGGTCGAAACGCTCGATGGTCCAGTATCTGACTAATATGGAGTCGCTGTTCTTTGACGCCCGCCTGAAGTGGTTCCGTTTCTACACTCAGGACCGCTACGTCGCTACCGACGCCGGCAAGGCCGAGCGTGAGGCTTTACTCGAAACGATTAACGTTCACAACGCCGCCATCGAGGAGTTGACGAACCGTTTCTCCAGCGACCTCGTTGAATTTTTGGAAGAAAACCGTAACTGCCCTGACTGGCGTGTGGCGCGGTATAGCGAAACCTCGGTAACGTTTGGGTTGGTAGACGCAGCGGATAATATCGAACAGAGTTCGCTGTTGACGTTCTACATCGACCGCGGCGTGGCGGGTGACGAAGAACCTACGCTGGTGACGTCGGTCGAGAACACGGGACGGTTTTCGTGTGAAGTGGTCGGAGTCCAGTACGTCCGTTATGCGTGGATGGGCCTCCTGCTGTTGGACGACCGCCTCAAATCGCTTAAAGAGGCGATGGTAAGGTACGGGTCCGGCGTAAGGGAAAACGCGACTGCCATCAGCACCGCCAACGTTAGACTGAGTAAGATGGGTCTCGACGACTTTCAGGCCCGTTTCACCGAGTACGAACTCCAAAACTGGTAAATTATGAACGCAGAAACTATCGTCAACCTCTATATCATCAACGCTACCTCGAAAAGCGACCTTCGCGATATGGGTGATAAACAGCGTCGGATGATTGAAGAACGCCGCCTGATGGCCGTGCGTGAGATGTTAGGCGCCAAATTGGCCCACATAACGGTCAACGGCCAGTGGCGTGAAGCAATAGCGGTCCTCGGCATCACCCACCGCGAATCGGCTGAAAAGTGGTACGATTTGACCACTACGTTTGGCGACTTCGACCCTAACCGGATGATGTTCGAGAAAGTAGAAATTGAAGTTTAACCCCCTAATACAACGAATTATGGCACCTAATCGAGTAACCCGCGCCACGGCCATGGCTACGGCCCGTGACTACGCTAAAAACCATTCCAAGGAGGCTCTCCGTGTACAGGTAGCGCTGTACCGTGAGCAGGTAAAGTCGCTGAATCGCGCCAAGGAAAACGCCACCGACGAAGAAGTGAAACGGCTGACCGAGCGTATAGCCGACACCCGTGAACTTTTGAGGGCATTCGAGAACGAGGCCAAATAACAACGCAAACCTTTTAATCACCAAATAGCAAAACGAAAATGGAAAATCAAACTATCACGAGCGTTTTCAACGCCACCGCCCCGCTGGCCATCAACGCCGAAGCCTCAATCACCAAGACGCAGGTTCTGTTCCTGTACGCCGTCGCCGCTGCTGCCGCTGACCGCCCCTTCATCCCTAACGTCGACGAAGGCCCGCTTCCGTTCACGGGCGTTGACGAAGTGGCTGTACCTTACAGCGAGGTACGTAACTGGCTTGGCCAGATGTTGGACGCCAACCTGCTGATGCGGCGCGTGATGCCTATCCCTGACGGCGCAGACTTCGTTCGCGAAATCAAGCGCGTGTCGTACGAGTGTAGCGACGCCGGGCTGTTGGAGTTGTGCGTTGACGACGACACGCTTCACTTCACCGCCCTTGGCGTTGAGGCCATCGAAAAGTACGGCCCGGTTTTGGACGCTGAGTGGCTGGTGATCGAGCGTTCGGTCCTGAAAATCGTCAACAACCGCTACGGCTACTGCGGTATCGGCGTTGAGGAGTGTATGCGTCACGTCCCCACGCTGAATCCGCGCGAACTGAAGAACCAGTTCGTGATGGTCGACAACGACCTCATGGCCGCCGTATACCGCCGCACCGACGGTCTGTTGCTGGTGAACGTGTTCGGCGTTGGTACGTTCATCGTCGAACGCCTTGTGGCTATCAACCCCGAAGTGTTGGCCACGTTGGCGAACGAAGGCTATCTCCAACGTGACACCGAAGAGACCATCAACGAGTACCACGCGCGCTTCTCGGCCCTGTCGAAGGTCTACCAGCGCGAGCACGGTATCCCCGACGACGAAGAACCCGAAGACAACCCGATGGCGGCCTTGGCAGCGATGCTGGGTAAGCAACTCGGGAAGAAGGTAGGGCTGGCGCGTATCGACGTCCCCAAGGACGGCAGCGCTCCTACGGTGGCCAATCTGGACGACAAGGTCGAGGAAGCCGCCGTGGTGATGGACGCTGAGGACAAACCCGTGTCGTAACCGCGCGTTTGCGTTGACGCTTTTAGCCGCTGGGGATTTAGGTCCTTGGCGGCTTTTTCGTTGGCACCCCCTTTCTTCCCCCTGATGGTTTCCCCCTACAACCCCTCTTCTTTTACCCCCTATAATCCCCCGCTTTTCGGTGAAAAGAGACAAAAGACACTGTCTCTTCCCACTAACGAGAGACTCAACTTCTCCAGATAAATCTGTCGAAGACGTCTCTCGACGCGCACTCACGTGCGCTTACGTGCTTACGCACGAGAGAACACCACGCCAACACCCTCACGCCTCATCCCAGCGCTCACGTGTGTAACGCACCTACGCCAGCGCCCATACGCGAGAGAGTGGTGAAGCCGTCAACGTTATTGAGGCTGAAAACTAACAACACGAAAATGGAACAAGAACATCAACAACACCCCGAAATCGAGCGTATCGCCCTCAGTATGCGGCGGGCGGCCTACGACTACGGCGAACGCATCACGGCTCGTCAGTTGGATGTACGTTCGTTGACCGTGGACAGCGGTAACGGCTTTGAACTTACGCTTACCGATAAGCGCCAAACTACCAAGCCAAAGGATTTTCACCAGTTAATCCAAAACAGCGCTTTCGTCAACGCCGTCGAAGCGTTTGCCGCTCAGGTAAGGGAACTCGGCTACGACGGAACCGAAGTCGCCGTCAACACGCTGGTTGGCGTCAAAGTAACCCTCAAAATGTAGCGCACGATGATTACAGCACGCGACACTTTAGCAATCACCTACACCAACGCCGCACCGCAGGGTGATACGTTCGAAGAGACGATGGACTACATAATGCGCCAGATCGCGGAAGCAGCCACGGCGGGCCGCGTACGAACCGAATTGATGACCTTTCGGCAGTTCTTGGAATCGCCGCACGCCTCACGTATCGCGATCGAATTGCGTAACGCAGGCTTCAAGTTTACAACATCCACAGAGGGCTGCTACGTCGAGTGGTCGATTCCGGCCCAGCGCGAAGTCAAGGAACTTTTGGAGAAACGAAACGCCACGGTCAATTACACCAAGACTGGCGCCGTCGCCCTGATGGGGAAACGCCTCCAAGATTTGTGTCAGCCGTGGGTAAGCGAGATGCTTCTCCGCCACTACGACCACCACTTCACCGAAACCGTTGGCGATATTCGCCTGTTGATGGAAGGCGGTTTCTGTATCACCGTAACTCACACACCCACGAAAACCGAAAAGTGATGAAACGTTTATTTCGCCGCCTTATGAAGTGGCTATACGCCGAGGGCGTTGAAGCTATTACCGACCGTCTGGTTGAAGACGAACTGCGCCGCCGCTTCCCTGAGGGATTCCGCGCATCGCCGCGAGAAGACCAAATTATCCCCCAAGACGTCTACGTCGCCGTGTTTCAGCATTTGCCTAACCCAGCCGAGATCATTCACGACGGGTGGCCCAGTGAAACCAACCTGCGTAACGTACGAACGTTCGTCGTCAAAATAGCGTCACGCGACGTTCAGTTACAAATGACCGCCGAACGCATAAAGTTGGCTCCCGAATTGCGGTCACCCGTTATCTGCAACGGACGGTACGCTCACTTCTTGGACGTTGATATTCGTGGCTGGGGCAAAATTTCATCGACCGAGCCTAACTACCGAATGCGATTCGCGCTGATGCAGTGTCCGCTGCGGGGCGAAGGCGTCGGCGGACAAGTTCCGTACTGGCAGTATCAGGCTGAGAATCCAAAAATCCTTCATCGATTCACGGTCGACGTACTGGACGGTATCGCTCGTGGATTTTCAAACATCTTATAACGCCATGTCAGAGTTCTTTCGTGTAGGTCACTATTTCGACCAGCAAGACGCCGAGCGTACCCGTACCGAGCAGCTGGAACGCCAAAAGCAAGAGCAGCGTTATCTGGGGTCGTTACTACGGCTGCCGGGTATGAGGCTCTACGAGTTCAACTATAAAACAGGCGAATGTCGCGAAGTCGGCACTGAAACCAAGTTGGAATTAGACGTCACCAGCGGTCAACCCGTGACGCGTCGCTCGGCCAAGGTCCAGTGGAATCCCGATTGCGTCTATTTACAGGCCCTCAACCACCGCAACGCCATACGCAAGTTGGTTAAGGCCGGATACGTCAAAATGGTAAAACACGATGGTAAAGGTCCACACGTCGAAGATCGATGAAGCCCAAGAGCCGGCGAAGGCTCACAAAATACGCCGCGGTTCCAACGGGCTACCGCTGTTTGGCGGTAAGCACGTTGAGGTGAAGGCCAAGCCCTACTCCGCTGAACGCAACGCCGACGATGGCGTTGATTACGATATGTCGTTGGCTGACTTTCTGGGTCAAGCGGAAGAACTCACCAAGAAAAAGCGTTTGAACGCCGTTTTTATCGAGTTAGGCGGTACGTTGGTCCCGTGGTACGCTATCCGCTCGCTGAGTCGCACAGAGCGCTACGACGACGAACGCCAACGATACCAGTACGGTATCATCGCCAACATCGACACCGTGGCGGCCGACGGCGACAATTTCGACGAGTGGTGGTTGGCTGAAGAAGCCCGCGACGAAGCGTGGAACTCCCTACGTGACCAGTTAACAGAACTCGGTATCACAATCGTACAAGCAAAGGTCTAAACAACCCTCATAATTATCAACAATCAAAATTATCGTACAATGAAAGTGCAAGATTTTTACGGTGCGCTGGCCAAGAAGGCTGGTACCACCAAGGCTCAGGCGATTGAGTTCGTCCGCGCCCTCGAAGAGGTCCTCACCGAAGAGGTCCGTGACAAGGGTGAAACTATTCCGCTGGGTAAGGTCGGCAAGTTTGTCCTGAAGGACGTTCCGGCTCGTACCATGCGTAACCCCTTCACCGGGCAGGACATGGAGACCCGTGCCTATCGGACCATCCAGTTCAAAACGGCGTATGCCATGAGGGCCGACGCTGAAACCGCCAAAAAAGGCAAAAAGTAACCTGTAAAATAATTCATTTACTGGTATATTAGTTAGCTTTCGCAGTCCGTCAGGGAAGTGGTTTGCCCTGACGGATTTTTCGTTACTTTCGCGTCAACGTTATACTACCTGAAACGAGGGAACGCTGACTTTCCATGCCAGTTAGTTTCGAGTTGCTATAAGCGAGTTTCTTTTCCAAAACAGGATCGGCCAACGCCGTGAAGGTTTGGTTGATCCAACTCTTAGCGTTCCCTCTACTTTAGCCAGAAGAGCGCTGGGGAGTCAAAGAGTGGCCACAAATTACTCCATACAGTATCTCGTTCCGACCTCCGGGTCGGCTGGCACCAATACGGCTGGCCCGAAGCCGATCTCGATGAAACCAGCGGTGCGCACGCTGAGGGGCTATTGCGTTAATGCGTCCGACGGGTGATTGGTACGCCATCCCGCTCGCCAGTGAGATAGCGACGCAAGAAGTCGACGCCGATAGACAATAAAGAGCCTACGCTCGTTCGGCTAATCGTTCTACAGACCACGACCTTCGCGGTCCGGCGAGGCCCTCCGTGGGTTGTGCGAGTAGAACGAGGGTATATCTCCAAGGCTGGGGGGATCGGAGTTAGGCCTCCGTAAGGTGTAAGCCCTGACGCCAGCCAACGGGCCGCAAGGTCAAACAAATTGTCTCCAAGGCAGCAACGCAGACTTCCTCCATAGCGAGCGCCGGAGCGGAGGAGACAGACTCTACGGAGGGTATGAGTATAAACGAGTGTAGTACGCTGCGCGGCAATTAACTACCTCACCCCTCGCCTTTTGATTCGTGGTGTAACGGTAACACACCAGATTTTGGTTCTGGCGTTGGAGGTTCGAATCCTTCCGGGTCAACTTTTCGTTCGTCATCGTTGTGGCAGTTCGCCCGCCCGGCCGGCAAGGGGAGCACCAATAGGAACGGCAACCGACGAACGCGGGGCGTGAAATATCGCCCCGACCATAAAGTCTAACAGACTTCCATCAATCAAAGGTTTAATTCACCCCCGACCGCCCCACAGTAGTGATACAGCGAGGCGGTTTTCTTTTTACAGCGTTTATTACGAAAACCGAAAAGATATGAAGAAAAGCAACTACATCGTGTTCGACTGCGAGACCGGAGGCTTAGACCCGGCTCAAAACCCCATAACGTCGTTTGCAGCCGTTGTACTGGACTTTAACACCCTTAAAGAGGTAGACCGCTGGGAAACCTACGTAAAGCCGTACAACGATCTCCAAATAACGAAAGAATCCATCCAAAAGACGATGGTCAATATGGCCGAGGTGAACCGCGGTATGGAGTTAAATGCGTTCATCGATGCGTTTGGGCGGTTCTGTACCCAGAATTTCTCCGACGTGAAGGGTAAGGACCAACGGCGGTTGATAGGCGTTGGTCACAACGTGATGTTCGACGTGGGGATGCTGGAGGCGGCGTTCTACTACTCGGCCTACTCCAAAAAGCAAACGCTGTTCACCTACATCCAAGACCAGACGCTGGACACGATGTACCTCTCCAAAATGATGTACGGCCTTACGGGCGACGAGAAGATGACGTTAGGCGCCACGTGTGAACGCGCCGGCATCCGCCTCACCGACGCTCACGGCGCGATGAACGACGTTGAAGCCACGGCCGAGTATTTCCGCTACTGTATCCAGCGTCTTCGCGCTACGGGCGACGTATCGTCTTCCGCCGAGAAAAAGACTCGCCGCCGCGGGAACGAATTCTTCGAGTTCAAGTGCGCCAAGTAACAACCGCCAACGTTATACAGCGTGTCTAACAACAAAACCGTATAACAAAATGGACAAGCAATCATTCATCGTTGGCGTTAAGGCGTCGATCGCCGAAATCTTGGAGCGTTCCACGAATAAGTGGGTAAGCGTGCTGGAACCTGGAGCGTCGTTTGGCGCTATACTGGCCAAAAACGGTATCAGCCCCAAAATCACGCCGCCGCTCTTCGAGGTTCTCACCGCCAACGGGCTGGTAGAGCGTTTGGGTGATAAGTCGGCAATTCGCTACCGCTATCAACCCCACAACAACACCACGCCCGATCTGGATAAGTTGGCTGAAAAGGTGTTCGACGCCAACCAAGCCTACAACCGCCAAAAGAGCGTTTCCGGAAAGCAAAAACGTGTAACCCCCCCGCGGGAAGTCAACCAGAACGGACGGCCATCGCGCTTTAAGGGTGATCTTCTTCCTCAGATTGGCGATTCGCGTTACGTACTCATGGACTGTGACACGGACGAGGGTATCAAAATCTCGATCGTCGAAGTGAAGATCGTTGCCGCTCGGCGTGAGATGGCCACGGGCCACTACTGGTTTGAGGCCGTGTATCGCTCCAAGGAAGACGGTGAAACGGGCTGCCTCGACGGTTTGAGTATTTCTGACCTGTACGTTTCGGCCGAGGCGGTAGCACAGCGTCTGATCGCTCGCCAGATCAAATTCCGCGGTCCGCTGTTTCCAACTATAAAACCGGAAACCGTAAAACAAAATGGCAGATAACACACGCGTCGCTCAAACGCCCGAGGAGGTAGCAGCGGCAAAACAGTACACCGAGCAGGACGAAAACCGCAAACTGGCCTTTTCTAAGGCTCTCGAACTGCTTCGTATTTTGGGCCTCGATGATTTGGAACGGGAGATGATAGCCCAGCGAACTTTCACCCGTACCGAGGTAGTCAAGAAAACTACGCTTTCCCACCGCAAGGCTCTCGATGTGTTGGAAACGCTTCAGACGTTCGGCTACGTCGCGCTGCTCGATACCAACAAGACAAAATTCCGCTTCACCTTCAACGCCGATGACCGCGCAGCGGTTTATAAGGCCAAGATCATACAGTTAACCACGATTCTGGGAACGGCCATCGAAGGGTACAACGCCCTGCTCCTGAAGGACTACCCCAAGGACGTTTACGAACGTGAGACGCTGGAGATGGAACGCTACCTGACTAAAGCGTTGGAGTTGAAGAGATGAGTTTTGTTGTGTGACCAGGTGACACCCAGAGGGATTTGCCCCTTTGGGTGTTGCTATTAAAATACTTTGACGTATGATGCCTCAAATTGCGATCCCGTCGTTGACGCACCGTTTGGCTTGTTTAGACCTCGTTGACGAGATAATCGAGGGTATGGACGAACGCGGCCTTAACGAGATGATGAGTGGCGATACGCACGACGTTGACACGATATTTGACGCTTTGATGATGGACACGTACCGGATTATGTATACCGGCGACGTGTCGATTGATTTTAAGCCCCGCTATGAAGAGAACGTATCGGCCGTTGTGGAAGACACCCTGCGGTGTGCCAATTTGACGTATTTCATCACCTCCGTCATCCCTGACTTCCAGCTGTCGTGGCACCACTTGGAGTGGGGTGAGTTAGTCCACAACCACAAGAAATTGTGTATCAACGCAGCACGTGACCACGGAAAGTGCGAAGCCGTCGGAACCCCCGTCCGAATGTACGACGGAACTATCAAAAAGGTCGAAGACGTTGTGGTTGGCGACCTGTTGATGGGCGTCGACTCTAAGCCCCGCCGCGTGGTTGCTACACGTCGCGGTCACGATTCGCTGATGTACCGTATCGACCAGTCGCGCGGTGATAGCTACACCGTCAATTCACGCCACATTTGTACGCTGATCGAGAAGGACCGTAACGGCTCTATCGCTACAGCGTCGAAGCGGATAGTGGATATTGATATTCCGACGCTTTTAAGCAAGACCCCGAACTGGGTGAAGGAACGTTACCGCGGTTTCAAGGTGGCAGTACAGTACCCCGCGCGGCCTGTGGGTCTGGAACCGTATTTCTTGGGGTACTGGTTAGGTGACGGCAACTCCAACAACCAGAAGATCACCACCGCCGACTCTGAAGTGTGTGAGTACTTACGCTCTTACGCCGAGCGTTTGGGGCTTCACTATGGCCAGAAGGGTATGGTGGTGACGCTTGGAATTGACGTTCGTGGCCGCGGTAAGCGTAACCCGCTGGAAAGGGTGCTCAAGGGCTACAACCTGCTCTACAATAAGCACATTCCGGAGCAGTACCTCGTCAACAGCGAAGACGTACGGCTTCAGGTGTTGGCTGGGTTGATCGATTCCGACGGTAACTATTGGCAGGGCGGCTATCACTTCGGTAATACGAACTACCAGCTGGTGTGTGACGTGAAGAACTTGGCCGACAGCCTTGGCTTCTGTACCCGAATGGGCGGTGGAACGCGGTATTGTAAAGCGTTAGGCCGTGATTATTCGTCTTGGTGCGTGACTATTTCTGGCGAACTGGACCGCATCCCGGTAAAGATCGCCCGTAAAAAGGTCCAAACCGACTGGGCCGCCAAGACGTCACATAAGGACTGGGGCACTATCGACGGCGTACACCCTACGGTGGTATCGTCGTTGAAGATCACGCCCGCAGGCGAAGGTGACTACATATCTATCACCACCGACGGCGACCACCGCTTCGTGCTGGGCGACGGTACGGTTACACACAACTCGTTCTATTTCTCCAACGCCTACGCCGCTTGGCAATTATACCGCTACAAGAAGCCGTCAACGACCCGTTACTCGAAGCGTCCCACGGTAGCGTCGTCGAACCGCGGCTTCTTGTTTTCGTTCTCACTCCAGCAGAGCGTTGACCTCTTGGAGATTCTGAAAGGGACCATCGAGGAAAACGAGATTCTGAAGGAACGCCTGCTACCCCAGTCCACGGCCAACAACTGGTCAGCTACCAATATCGTGTGCCGTAACGGAGCGCGTTTGACGGGTAAGGGCTTTGGCTCTTCGGTGCGTGGTGCTCACCCCTACTGGATTATCGTCGATGACGGCCTGAAGGACAACGTCATCTACTCCAGCCTCCAGCGAAATAAGTCCACGGACTATTTCCACTCCGTAATTATGAACATGCTCGTACCCGGCGGCCAGATCGTCGTCGTCGGTACGCCGTTCCACGCCGAGGACCTTTATGGCGACCTCAAGACCAAGAACGGCTGGTTCGTGATCGAGTACCCGGCCATCTTCCCCGACGGGCGAATTCTTTGGCCCCAGCGTTGGTCGTTTAAGGACCTGATGGACAAAAAGGAGACCCAAGGCTCGATCATCTTCTCACGCGAGAACCTTTGCCGCCCGATCACCAACGAATCGTCGATCTTCCCGATGGAAATCCTCACGCGGTCGTTGCTGCGTATGGAGAACTACACGTTGGTGGATTCCCGCGAAGAGTTCCCCGTTAAGTTCTCCAAGGTAGTCGTGGGTTGTGACTTCGCTATGTCGGCCAACGTCGGCGCTGACTACGCCGTATTCAGCGTGTGGGGTATTGACGAACTGACCGACGAGCGTTGGCTGCTTCACCTGTGGCGTGAAAAGGGTGCCAAGTTCTTCGAACAGATGAACGTCCTGCGCCGTATCAACTCGCGTTTCCGGCCCGACCTGATCGTGATGGAGAACAACACCTTCCAGCAGATATTCGTCGAAACGGCCGACACTGAGGGTATGCCCGTGATTGGCCACACTACGGGTATTGATAAGTACAACCTGAAGACCGGGTGGCCTCACCTTTCAACGCTATTCGAGCGGGGCAAAATCCACATCCCAGTAGGTAACGTCTATTCCCAGCAGGTGAAAGACCTCATCTTCCAAGACCTCGGTTCAGTGGCCTTCACCGAAAAAGGCTTGGAAAGCGTGGGCAGCCACGACGATATTTCGTCTTCGTTTTGGTTGGCCGACTTGGCCGCTTCGCGTATGACTACGGGCTTTAAGTTTGATATGTTAGGTTAGCGCCATCGTTTTAGGTGATATGAAAACTCTGATAGCACTATTTACCCGCGGTCGTATCGATCGCCAAAAGACCCTCCAACGGCTCACGCCTCAGGCGCGCCGCCGCGTGACGGTATTCTGTCACCCCGGCGAGTTGGCTGCTCACCAGCGTAACTGGGGCGGTAAGGTAGCCGCCATCGAGGAATACAGCACCGCCTGTCGCGGTGTGGGGGACATACGGGACTACATCGTTGTAGAGGCCCAAAAGCGGGGATTTGGCGGAGTCTTTTTCTTAGACGATAACGTGTCTTTCTCGCTGCGCTTAGACGATGCCAAGACCCCCGTGGTGGTAAACAACGACAACTTCACCGTCGAGGCCCAAGAATACATCTATTCGATGATGTTCGACTGGGTGGCGGAGCACTTGGACACCTACGCCGTCGCCGCGCTTTCGTACCGGCCCTTTAACCGCGACAAGGAACACGACGTACAAATCAACGGGCGGTTCTTCTCCATTTGGGGACTGAACATCGCCCAGTACCTCAGCCAGCCCGTTAGGTTTCGCGATTGGCCTATCAAGGAGGACTTCGCCGTGGCTTGTGGTTTACGCCGCGCTGGGCTGGATAACGTGGTTTCGTACCAGTATTCGTTCGACAAGATGACCGGAGCCAACGCCGCTGGCGGTTGTTCCGTCTACCGCACGATCGAGAACTCCAACGCCGAGTCACAACGTTTAAGGGAAGAGTTCCCCGAATATATCACCCTCCGCACCAAGAAATGCACCAATTGGGGGGGTGAAATGAAGGACCGTGAAATGATTGAAGTCAAAATACACTTAAAAGGTTACAAGAAATGATCGTAAAATTCAAGAGAGTACACCCCGATGCCGTACTGCCCCACTACGCTCACCCCGACGGTGAGGACAACGGACTGGACTTGGTGGCCGCATCCATTACCGAAACCGACGACTACATCGAGTACGACACTGGTATCGCCGTTGAAATCCCCAAGGGGTACTGCGGCCTGTTGGTCCCGAATTCGCGTTGTTCGAAAAAGGACCTCGTGATGTGTAACGCGCCGGGTATCATCGATCCCGGATACCGCGGTACGATGCGTGCCCGCTACAAGAAGGTTTGGCACCTTCCGACGCTGCTCAATAAGTTCCTTCGCAGCGTGTGTACGTTGTTCTCGAACGCTTTCGGTGAAATAGCCGGGTTGCGTGCTCAGGAACTCAATTTCGACGTCAAGCAGTTTAAGGTTGGCGAGGTAGTGGCCCAGTTGGTTATCGTCCCCGCGCCGCAAATCGAGGTTGAGGAAACCGACGAGTTGACACCTTCGATGCGTGACACCGCGGGGTTCGGTTCGACGGTCAAGAAGTCGTCTGCTGTGGAGTTCTGCCCGGAGTGTCAGGCAATCCTTTCCGGCATGAAAGACCTCGATGACACGGTCCTCTATACGTGCACGAACTGCGGCTACTGGCGACGCGTTGATAACGACGGTAAAGTAGTCGCCGGGAGCGAACGTGTTCAAAACTCCGAAAAATAAAACGCCATGGATCAACAACAAGCACTGGCTCTTGGCCTTGGAATAGGGTTCTTCTTCGTGATGCCGATTGCCCTTTTCCTGATCGGGTTGTCGAACGCTTCCGCAGATCGCCGTGAACGGCGTTATCGTGAAGAGTATAAACGAAAGTACGGATTTTATCCACCCGACGAATATTAACAAAATGAAAACGATCCTTCAACACAACCCCGCCAAACAGGACAACGTCGAAGCCATGGCCGACGCGCTGGTAGAGTCGATGCGCTTCGCTGACCCTACGGTTGATTATCCTGATATCTCCAAGGCCAAAGCCGACGACGGCGTTCCGGCTGAGTGGTTCCACAAGGCATACGCCGGCATTACCGGTACGTCAGAACTCACGGCCATTCTCCAGTACACGCAACAGCGGATGATCTTCGACCAGATTGGAGAAACGTTCCTCGGTATCGCCCTCACTGAGATGAAGCACTACGACCGATTAGGCGACTTTATCGACCATATCGGGGGTAGCGTATCACGGCCCGTATTTTCGGCAGCCAAAGTGAACATTACGACCGAAAGCGCGATCGAAGCCGTAAAGATCAACATCTACGCCGAGCAGGATACCATCACCGAGTACGAGAAACTCATTCAGCGTATTCAGGCCAACAACCCTACGCCGACTGTTACCTCCACGCTGGCGGTCCAACTCATCAACAAGATCATCGCCGACGAGCGCGTCCACGTGCGGTTGTTGAGTGAATTGGCGATGATGATCGACGAAACGTTATGATATCCACCACCGCTTACCGAAGGTGCCGCGCGTTGTTGCTCGCCGCGGTAAAGAATATCGAAGTCGAACGTCCAGGAGTTATCGCCTGGGCGTCTCGCCAAGAAAGGTGGTGGGAAGTGTGCGTGAGCGACTACGATCTCTACCGCAGCGAACGCTTTGCGCTGATACGGTCGGTGTACCGTAAGGCCATTTATGCCGCTGGCGGCGGTAAGGTGATATTCTGCTACGCCAAACCTGACGCTGAACGGTTGTACGAGTTGGAGTTGAAAGGTAATTTGGTGATGGATTGTTGAAAATTTCTTCAAATTCTCTTGGAGAATTCAAATTTTCGCCGTACCTTCGCTCTTGGAAAGAATCGTAAAACAAAATTGGTTATGGAAAACACTCAAGACATCAACTCGATCCTCTCGAAACTGAAGAAACTGCAGCGTCTGTACGAAGGCGCCAAGGCTATCAACTCTGAAGCCGAAGCCCAAAATGCTGCCATCAAGATTCAGAACCTTCTCACCCAGTACAACCTTTCGATGGCTGATTTGGAAGCCGTGCCCGACAACGAGCAGAAGACCAACGTAACCGAAGAGCGCTTGGGTAGCGATTGGTGGCGTAAGTGCGGCGGTGCGTGGGACCAAATCCTTATCGCGGGAATCTGTAAGTACAACTACTGCTACGCTATCACGAGTCAGAGCGTGCGCTACCGCATCAACCGTAACGGCAAGGAGGTACGCGAAAAGACTCAAAAGTACATTATCATCGGCGAACCTCAGAACGTCGAGGTCGTAAAGTGGCTGTTCAACATTTTGGCGGACCAATTGTATAAACTGGCGCTGAAACGTTACCAAGAGTACCTCAACGACGACGGTCAGGCCGTGATGCGTGTATTCACGGGCGAAAAGCGGATGCACCGCGGTACGTTCCTGCGGTCGTATTTGACCGGAGCCGCCGTGGGGGTTAAGGCTAAACTGAGAGAAGAGCGTGAGCGCGAACTCCAAGCCCAAGTTCAGGTAAGCGCGCTGGTGCTTCGTACCGACCAGAAAATCAACGATTACGTGGCTGAAAAATTCCCTAACTTGGGTAAAGGCGGTATGGCTCACGTTGGTAGCAGCTACGCGATGCACTTAGGACAGGAAGACGGCCGCAAGGTTAATATAACCAAAGGCGGAATCGCCGCTTCGAATACTAACCCTAATCGTATAGCGCAATGACCCCAAAGAAACTATATCTCTACCACTCCACACCCCGTCACTTCAAGGACGGGGTGGCGGAGTACATATACATCAGCGGGCGGAAGATCAAGTTGAACCAAGACGGAACGGTTTCCCAGAACAGCGTCTGGTATTCCGCCATTTTGGAAATCGAACGTGTGCGCAAATATCGGCTGAAGATACCCCGTATGGGGTGCTTGGGTGAAACGGTGGTGCCGCTGGAGGTTTGGAACAAAATCAAAAACGAAGGTAGATTATGAAAATTAATTTGGTATTTGACGGGAATTTCCTGTACCACCTTTCGTTCTCGATCTTCTCGACGTACTACCGCGGCCAAGATATGTGCGCTGTACTCGAAGACCGCGAAAAGCGTCAGGTGCTGATCCGCAAGTGCGTGATGAACCTTTGCGCCGCGGTACGGCGTTTTGGTGACGACGTGGGCCGCGTGATAGTGGTCATCGACTCCCACTCGTGGCGCCGCGGTGTATACGACGATTACAAGTACGCCCTGACGCGGGTGAAAGAACCGTGGAGCGACGCATTCGTCGAAGTGTTGGGTGAGTTCGAAGCGTTGCTGCGTAAGCGTGGGCTGATCGTTTCTCGCGTACCGGGCGCGGAGGGTGATGACCTGATTATGTTGTGGGCTTTCGCGCTCGACGAACTCCCCGACGAAGAAACCGTCATTCTCACAGCCGACAGCGATATACGCCAGTTGATCACGCCAACGGTTTCGGTATTCAACTACAACTCCAAGTTCATGAAATTCTACACCTTTCCAGGCAAGGAAGAGTTCTGGAACGAACGGCTGGATGCCGACATTCAGGTCCTCGCCACCGAAGCGTTGGAGGTGTTGTTGTTCAAGGTGCTGATGGGCGATACGTCGGACAACATCCCCAAGGTTCGCCGCGGTTTTGGCGAAAAGGCTTTTGGCCGTTTCATCGAATCGCTGAAGCAGGAACTCAACGGTCGATTGGTGTCACCTTCGGCCTTCGAAGGGTATAGCAGCACCAAGTTGGCGCTTTGGATTCAATCCAAGTTTGAACGTTTCTTAGGCAGCCCGCTGACGACGGAAGAGGTAGGGCGTATACTTTTCAACGTCCAACTGACGTGGCTGTCGCCGTCGGTTTACGGCCCCAAGCAGGAAGACCTGCTGATGGCGATGACCGAAGAGGTAGCCAACACGAAGGACTCCTACAACTATAAGAAGGCATATACGCTGGAAGACTTCTACGGAATGTTGATAAAGTGATTAAATCAAGATATGCTATGAAGAAATGGATGTGGATTCTTATCGCCGCGGTGGTCCTTGTGATCGTCGCGGTGGTGTACGCTCATGAGGCGAAGATTATCCACACGCTGGTAGCCATCTTCTCGTTTGTGGCGGGAGTGGTGGCTCACTGGGCGTGGGTAAAGTATTTGGCCGCGAAGGCCGTTAAACAGGACAACAACGATGGAAAACATTCGTGACATCATCCTCGGCGCTCGTGCTCAGCGTCAGGATCACATGCTGAAAGGTTTCGCTCCGGTCCCCGAAGACATTGAGGGGGGCGAAAAGGTCGAGAAGGCTGACAACGTCTTTGAGAAGATGGCCGACGCCATCGAAAAGGCTGAGTCGGATGACGCTGACGAAGCCCTCCAAGGCGAGATTCAGAAATCGGACATCATGCAGGCCATCAGCGGTTACGGCTCCGAAATCAAGTTCAGCCGCTTGGGTAAGGAAATTAAGGCCAAACTGAAGGCCGACATTCTTCCGCCGCTGAACGCCAAACTGCAGGTCCTTACCGCCGAACTGGAAAGCCTTTTGGGCAACTGCGGCGGCGCGCCTACCGAAACCGTTCCGCCGTGGTATACGGCCGAAATCAAGATGGACATCCCGTTCCGGCTGTTCAGCTGGGAAGATACCAGTGATCGCGAAGCCCCTGCGCTGGCCGGCACGCTGGTTAACGACCAGAACGAAAACGCCGTAACGTCCGAAATGTACAAGTGCCGGCGTGACTACAACGAAAAGGTTCGTGACTACGCCAACGTGGCTACCGATATCAAGGCGTGCGAGATTCTCGACACCAACCTCTCCGACAACGAACGTTACCAGCTGTCGCCCCGGCAGTTGACGATGTTCGGATTCTAAACCTCTTTTCTGTTTCCATTTTGTCAGGTTTGTTAGGACAGCGGCCCCGATTCGTAAGCGTTTCGGGGCCAACGTTTTTGAACGTATGGACCGATGGAGATATTTCAGAATAGGTGATATCGTCACCGACCCCGAAGTGTGGGGAAAGACGATGTTCGTAATACGCGCGCTACACGGCAACGACTACTGCCCACTGATCAGTGGCGAGTCCCTAAAACCGATCCGCGGTCGCCGTATAAGGGTAAACCTCGGCGTGGGGGAGACGCGTCTTGTAAACGCTCCTAAACGTCCGTTGATGAAGATTCCCGACGGTACGTTGGTGCGGTTAGCTGGAAAGAGCGTTGAAGCGCGGCGCGAATTGTTAATTAGAAGCTATCGTAAACAACATGGCAACGTTTGACCATTATGCTTGGGCTGATAAACTACCCGACGCGTCACTCGACGTGAGCGCAGAACACCACGCGGAGTTCTTCCGGACGATGTTTGAGCGTCAGATGATATGGAAACGGCGGTTCTTGGATCAGGCCCCGCGCCCGTGGACCGAAGACCCCATACTACGCGACTACAAGTTTACCAACGTCTACCGCGAACTGGATCGAAACTCCCAGTGGCAGATACGCAATATCCTACTCGACGACAGCCTGTCGTTGACGAATCTGGTGTGGAAGATGATGGTGTTCCGCTATTTCAACAACCCGGCCACGTTCGAATACGCCCGCGAAAAGTACGGCTGGGGAGCCGGCATTCCGGATCACAACCACTACGACGAAGACCTCTTTGCCGAAATGATAACGTCGTACCGCGCTACGGGTAACAACCCCTATACTACGGCGTATCTGATCAATTCGATGGCTACGCCCGGTAAGCCGCGTGACTACTGCTACACGCACTTGGTCGTCCCGACGCTTCACCGTCGGTTAGGCGAACTGATGCGGACGGTGTTGACGGCCGACGCTCCGGAGCAGATCATCAAGTTCCTCCAGAGCCTTCCTTCGTCAGCGACGTTCATCGCTCACGAATTCTATCAAGACTTCACCTACATACCGCGTTACACCTATCGCCGTTTTATGCGTTTCACCCAAGACGACTATACCAACGTCGGTCCCGGCGCGTCCATAGGGCTGCGGCTGGTGTTTCCGTCGTTGAAGCGTCAAATTGATGGTATCTACCGTTTGCGTGATGAAGCCCGCGAGGCTCTTCAGCAGTGTGGAGACTTTCCATACCTACATTGGGATCGCGCAGGGCGTTGCTACCGGGTGTCGCGCTGCGGCGACGTGACGCTTCACCAAGTTGAGATGTGGCTGTGTGAGTACCAGAAGTACTGGAAGATGAAGATCGGCGAGGGGAAGCAACGCTCAACCTTCGAACCGCGAACTCGTAAAATTGTAGGTCAATGATCACGTTTCACACTCCGTTGGAAACGGGCGAGTTTATGGGAATCGACTTTCAAGTGATGGCCGATGACCTTTCAACCAGTGCCGCGCGATTAGTAGTCGTCGGCACTTTCATATCACCCCTGACCGTTGAAGAGAAATCACATCTCCAAGACCTCGTTCACTTAATCCGCCGCGATGGCGAGTGGAACGGTTCGTATGACGACCAGACGGACTACTACTCATGGAACGGTCATCAGGTGGAAGTTTGGGGTGATATCATCCATCAGGCTATCATCATACGCAAGACGGCGCGCAACGACTTTTTGAATCTGTTGAGTTGACAGCCAATTATAGCTTAACAAATCGCATAAAAACATTATGTCCGGTGTAAAAGAAAGATTGGAATCGGTAGAACGCGCCATGCAGGCTCTCACGATACGTAAATCGTTGTTGATGGAGCGAGCGTTGCGCAGCGACAACCCGTCCGACATACTCAAAGCCGCTGAGATATTCAATCAGCAATCCAAGCCCGCTAACGTTGCTCCGAAGGCGTACCTGATCGACCCTTTGGAGTTCAATTCGTTTTTGGGCTATAAGGATAAGCCGTTTTCGCTTTCGTACGAAACGCTCCGCCGGATGAGCCGCACCCCCATCATCAACTCAATCCTCAAGACCCGTAAGAACCAGATAGCCGACTTCGCTGAACCGCAGGCCGACCGCTATTCGACGGGCTTCGTGATTCGCCGTAAGCCCAAGCACGGCCAAGAGCAGAAGATGGATTCACAGGACCGCAAGATCGCGTCTTCCATCACCGACTTCATCCTCAACTGCGGCGATACCGCTACGTGGGACGGCGACGAGTTTGATGAGTTTATTCGTAAAATCGTTGACGACTCGTTGACGTTCGACCAGATGACGTTCGAGTGTATCCGGAACCGCCGCGGCAAACTGGTACGCTTTCAGGCCGTGGATGCCGCTACGTTCCGTCTTGCGGAATCGTACTTTGACGGCGAGTACAACAACCCGTATTTCGACGGCGCCATGACCGACGATCGCCAAAACTGGGGTCCCAAGGTCGACGGCTATTATCCGGCATACGTTCAGGTGTACCAAACAGCCAAGGTGGCGCAGTTCTATCCGTGGGAGTTGTGCTTTGGTATCCGCAACCCGACCACGTCGATCTACGCCAACGGCTACGGTAACTCGGAGTTGGAAGAGTTGATCAACGTGGTCACGTCGATGCTTTGGGGTGACGAATACAACCGCCGTTTCTTCTCGCAGGGGTCTGCTCCGAAGGGTCTGCTCCGCATCAAGGGTAACGTCAACGAGGCGTCACTCCAGCAGTTCAAGCAGCAGTGGCAGGCCATGATATCCGGCGTTATGCAGTCGTGGAAGACGCCCGTCGTTGAGGGCGATATCGACTGGGTTGACCTCCAGAAGAACAACCGCGACATGGAGTACAACTCTTGGATGGAGTACCTGATCAAGATCGCGTGCGCCGTGTTCTGTATTGACCCCACGGAAATCGGCTGGGATATTTCACGCTCCAACGGCAGCGGCCTTACCTTCGGCGACGGCCAAAAGCAGCGCATGGAGCAATCAAAAGACAAGGGCCTCTACCCGATGCTGAAATTCATCCAGCGTAAGATCAACAAATTCATCGTCGAGCAGATCAACCCCGACTTCGAGTTTGTGTTCATGGGCCTCAACGGTATGACTATCTCCGAGGAATTGGAGATGGATATCAAACGCCTCCAAGCCTTCCAGACCGTGGACGAGATTCGCGAGAAGTGGGACCTCCCGGCTATCGGCGAAGAAAAGGGTGGCGACACCATCGAGAACGCCGTCATCCAGCAAGCACTCAGTGCCAAGCAACAACAGCAACAGGCGATGGGTGGTATGGGCGGTGGCAACCCGTTCGAAGAGGCCGCGGGTATGGGTATGGAGGTAGCTGGCGGCCCGGCGGATGAACCCGTGGCTGGCGGCGAAGGTGAGGAAGACGATGAAGCGCAGGCCGGCAACCCGTTCGATCTCTACGCCCAAGGCGACGAAGAAGAAACTATGAAGGCCCGTGAGGCAAATCCGCTCGTGGCCGCATTCGATGAATACTTACAAAAAGCAATAAACCATGACGAGTAACGAGAAGAACACCGCGCCCATCGTACAGCTGTTGGCTGACGCTATGCCCAAGCCTATCATCGACGCTTCTGGCGGCAGCGTGATCTACCGCGGCTATGCCCCTATCGGTACGGGCCAAGGCGAAGCCGGGTGGCGTATCGAGCGTGAGACCACCGCCGACGGCATCACCATCACCGAATACCCCATCGGCGACATGAGTTACAATTTCGTGTGGGCCGACCGCGCTACCTACGTATATTCACGCTAAACCGCAACGCACAATGGCAACTATTGACGTCGGAACTGTAGCAGGTATATCCATCGGAACGACACCTCCGTCGAATCCGGCGATTATCTGGTACGACACTACCGACAAACTCCACAAGAACTACGACGCCTCACTCGGGCAGTGGATTCCGATGTCGCAGGCGATTGTGTCTGAAATAGGCGATTTTAACGACCTTATCAATAAAGCGAACCTTCCGGGCGGCTTACCTATCGCTGCGTTCTACAATGTCCTGAAACGCGACGCTGACGCCCAGTGGAACACCATGGTCTGGGTGGTGAGGCAAACACGCATCCAGTACGTCGATAAACTCAACAACATCATCGTTGAAGACTTGGCTGGCCAAGGTACTACGACGCAGTATGTGGCATCGACCAACTACTTCTTCGACAACATCGTCGCTACGTTTGACCAAAAGACCTCGAAACTCAACTACACGTTCCAACAGCTGACCGACAATCCGGCCCTCGCAGACGTGTTATACGGCATGCGGGTCATCAACAACATTCCTACGTTGGTGAAGCGGACGGTGAAGTCGTTGCTGTCTAATTCGAGCAAGAACTCGTTAGGGTTCGTCAACGGCTTGTACTTCGACTTCAGTGCAGCGATGAACGGCGTTATCGTCTCTGAGCAGACGGGCGATACCCAAGTCCCCGGCTACAAGCAATACAAGGCCGACTATGTGGCCATCGAGAAGGCTTTTGACGACGTCAGCAAAATCATCAACGACTGGCAGAACGGTTCGTCGGCAATGATCTTTGGCGCCAAGTTGATCGAGGTCAATCCCGTAACAGCTACGGTGGCCGCGCCTCAGGACCTGACCACACAGGATAATTTGAAGACGGCCCTCAACAAGATACAGGGCTGGTACAACCGCCTGAAATTGAGTACCGGCATGAGTCTTTCGCCTGCGTATGCTCCAGCAGCGAACAAGGCGCGTTATCCTCAGGCGGGTGATACCGTGGAACAGGCCATCGGTATTCTTCAGAAATTCCTCCAAGACTTCAACGGTCAGGCTACTGCTGTGACTGTTGGCGGTAACGCAAGCGACTTCCCGGCCAGTCCCAATCCTTCGTATCAGATCAAGCCAACGGATAACCTGTATCAGGCCGTTGCTAAGATCGTCAACAACTTGGCCTCGCTGTTTGGCGGCGGAGTAGATGACGTCCCCTACGTGGCTGATAGCTTGGTTCGTACGCAGAGTATTCGTCCGCAAAGCGTTACGCAGCCTAAATTAGGTGTTGACGTTATGTCGCTCATAAACAACGGAGTCAAAAAGCAATATCCCGTTAACGTTTGGGAAGGCACTGACCCGACCAATTGGTTCATTGAGCCGGGTATGTTTTATGATGCGGCGACGGTTACGTTACCACACGTGGAGCCGTCTATTTCTGATAACTACGAAAATATCCGTACTGATTGTATGTGGGATTTTTGGGTTCGTATGCCTAATAATACTGCCAAGTTGATTATTCACGGAGATCATTATGTCACTTGGCTGCCCGTTATCGTATATCAGAACACCATTGGTTCGCCGTCGGCGTCCAGCTATCAGGTTCTCATTAACTGCCGCTTTATGCCGCTTTATGGAGGTGAACGTGGATATTGGCTGATGACGAAATACATTCTCAATCAACAATCGTAAGTTATGTGCAAGGTGGTCTATTTAACATCCAAGCGTTTCAACGCCGAGGCTCGACGCTTCATCCAAGCGCTGGCTGCTGAGTTGCGTCGGCGGCGTATCGAAGTGGTCGTCGACAACGCTTACGATGTTTGGAATTATTTCCGGCCACATCGCACCTACGGTATAGCCATGGCGGTGGACTTCTTCACCGACCAGAAGGACGGGTGCAGTTTGACGCTGAACCGGGTTTGCCCGGCTTTAACGCGGGACTTTGCCTACAACCTTTCGAACCACTACGATATTTTGACGCCTCAAATTCGTTGGCGGTCGTTTCTGTTCGTTGATTCGTATGACCGTCAGTGGTATCGTTTCTTCAATCGCGTTAGCGCGGAGGTGAAACTCATAATCTACCCCGCTACGCTTACCAACGAGGGGGACATGGACGCCTACCTCAGTGCACGCGACGGGATTATACGGGTATTCGCTGACGAAATTGTGAGGTGTCTTCGCTCTAATTACGATTACAACGCATATGCTCGCGCCGCCAAGGCCGCTCGTATACGTATTAACGAAAGAATGAAACACAATGGCTGACGGACTTTTCATGACCACCATCTTCCCTGTAATTTCGCTTCTGTTCGGGGCGGGCGGTATTGGCTACGCCATTGTGGCGCGTATGCTGGATCGTAAGAAATACGATCAGGAAGTACGTTGTAGCCAAGCCGACGCTGACCTCAAAGGCGAAGAGTTCTGGAAAGGCCGTTATGATACGCTGATGGCCGAGTTGGACAAAAAGGAGTCGTGGTGGAAGGAACGCTACAATAACCTCTACCAAGAGGTTCAGAACGAACGTAAGTTATCCAACGAAATGATGACGAACTTTCGTAACGAACTCAACAAAATGCGTGACGAGTATGAGGCCCAGCGTCAGGCCGACCGTGATAAGTACAACCGCCTGATGGAAGAGTTCCGTACTCAGGAGCGTGAAGCCAACAAGGCAGCGGAAGACTACAAGCGACGCATCAACGAACTCGAAGCCTCCATAACGGCCTACGAGGAGATGATCAAAAGCGGAAAACGGCCATGAAAACAGCAGTGCAAACAATTCTCGTTTTGGTGGCCCTAATTCTCGCGTTTTTATTCGGGCGAAGTACTTATACCCCTGAACCCCCTAAAGTCGTTGAAAGGTGGCGTACAAAGCACGACACGGTCGAATACCGCGATACGGTAAAGGTTCCGGTCCCGAAAATCATCATCCGCGACACCACCATCTACCTACCGGGTGAAATCGACACCGCCGCGCTACTGGCCGACTATCTGGCACGCAAGGAGTATCACCTCGACTTCTCTAACGACAGTATCGGCGAGTTCCGTGTCGACGCCACTGTCCAGCGTAACGCCATTACGGAGGCCGTGTCACACGTCAAGCCGCTGATCCGCATCCACGAGATAGAACACACCATTATCGACAAGCGAATACCCTTCATCCAAGGGTACGCCCAGATAGGAACGTCCGTGGACTTTGGTACACAAAAGTTCTCCGCCGGAGCCGACTTTCGTCAACGCTTCATGGTTGGCGCTTCAGCTATAAGGGTTGAAGACCAGTGGGGGTATACGTTGGATTTTGGCATAAAATTTTGACGATTCTCTTGGCAGTTTGGAGAAAATTCAGTACTTTTGTAGTGGAAATGAAACTTATAAACCTATAACACCATGAAAGAAGTTATCAACTACGGCGAAGCGCGTCGCCAGCAAATTCTTAAGGGGTTCACCAACGCCGAGGAGGCCGCGGACGAGCCGATCGAAAAAGCGCGTCACGGTGTCTACGCCGACAACGCTCAAAACCGTCGTCTGCAGCGTGTGGGGCAAGAGTACGGTCAAGCCGCCAAGGAAGACCCCGAAGGTGAGGGCCAAGAGGGCGGTATACCTGAGGGCAACGTCAGCCTCCAGAATCACGCTCGTCAGGCTTCGGAGGAGGCGCTGACGAAGGTCGCCAACGACCCGCAGGCTGACCCCGAAATGCGCAAGGTGGCTACCGCTGAATTGGAACGCCGCGGTGTGAGCGTTCGCGCCAAGAACAAGAACGGCGACACGTCGCTGCGTAACGGGTTGGCTGACGGCGACGCCAAATCGGCTTCGACGTTCGAGGGCATGGGCTTCCGCCAGATGGACGATCAGGACCTCCAACAGTACGCCGGAGTTGAGGACGCTTCGCACGCCTTCATCAAGCAGATCGGCGGCGACGAAGACGGCTTCGACCTTGTGGTCACCAAGACCAGCGAGGGCTATCGCGTGGACAAATACCCCTACGCCGACGTGGACAATTTCGAGTCGGTGACGGTGAAGGAGATCGGTGACGTTGAAGGAGCCGCGTCTAAGTTTGGCGATCCCGACGCCAAGGGCAAGGGCGGAAAGGCTGACGCCGCATCGCTCGTTGACAGTTTCAACGCTATGGCTGAGGGCGATGTAGACTTCGACGCCAAGTCGTTCAAATCGTTCGTGAAGGAAAAAGGCGGTAAGGCCGTGAAGGAAATCGCCGACGCCATCCGTAAGATGCCCAGCGAGGCCGGACAAAGCGATCTGGCTGACGACGAGATCGCCGACATGATCGAGAATATGTTCGAGGAAGCCGGAACGCGCGTACCGCGTGAGGCCAAGAAGGAACTCGACAACCTTCGCGGGTCGGGTGAAAGCGTTCTGGCCAAGTGGGACGCCTACACTTCGGAGTCGGGCGAAGACGATGACTTCAGCGCAGCGCTCGAAAGCCTCATCGACAACAAGGGCGAGGCCAAGGCCATCAAGGAACTCGCTGCTGCTATCAAGACTTCCGGTCAGGGCGAGGCCGCTCAGAGCGACATCCTCGACGACGAGATCGCTGACGAAATTGCTAACATCTTCGAAGAGGCCGGCATCGACCTGTCGAAGAAAGGTCAGGCCACCCTCGACAAGATGCGCGCTGACTCGGACGGCGACGGTAACGTCAGCAGCGCCGAAGGTCTGGTCCAGAGTTTCGACGACATGGCTGAAAACGACACCGACTTCGACACCGCAGGCTTCAAGTCCTTCGTGAAGCAGAAGGGTGACGCCGCGGCTATCAAGGAACTGGCCGCAGCCATGAAAGCAAACCCGGCTGATACCGGCGGTGCTCAGTCCGACGCTACGGACGACGAAATTGCCGACACCATCGCCAATATGTTCGAGATGGCTGGCGTGAAGATATCGAAGGACGGCCAGAAGGAACTCGACGCGCTGATCGGCGGCGAAGAGGAAAGCGCCACCAAGCAAGGCGAGAAGGCTGACGCCGCAGCCAAGGCTGAAGTGAAGAGCGCCGAGAAGGGTGCTAAAGCCAAGGCCGACAAAGCCGCAAAGTCTTCGCCTGAGAAGGACAACGCCGCCGCCGACAAATTCATCAAGAAAAGCGAAAACGGAGCCAACCCTTCTGAGTACGCCAAGATGATCTCCAAGAACCCCGAAGGTATTGCTCGCGTTCTGAAGGAAAGGATCGCATCCGGCGACAAGGCCGCTAAACGCGCTGCTCTGAGTCTCACTTCGCTCATCGACCCTGAGTCCCGTGAGAAGGGCGTCGGCCAAGAACTCCTCAGCCACCCCGAACTCAAGAAGATTGCCGACGAACGTGCCGCTGCGCACGAACTGCTGACGGGTGTGTCTTACGACGATATGGACACGTACAAGAAGAAGTCAGACGAGCAAATTGAGATATTCAAACGTACCAACAAGGAGTTCGTCGACAAGTTCCTGGAGATTTACGGCGGTAACACCGAAGAGTAATGCCCTACAACGCCAAACATACCCACTTTCTGCCATCGCCGTTCCCCACCGTTACTCAGTACGAAGATCGGTTCATCCGGGAATGGAACGCCAATAATGCTGCAGCGTTAGGTGATGTACTGAAATACATCGCCGACGCTACGGCTACGGCGGTAAAAGAATTAAAAGAAGATGGCAAAAAGCAAGACTAAAACATTTGTATGGTGTGTTTTCTCTGAACAGTATGCGGAGTACGAAGACGGCTTTGGCACTCACGTCAACAAGGACGTAAAGGTACGTCGTCTGTTGGAGATTTTCTCTAACGAAGATGCTGCTCACGACTACATTGGCGCTCAACCGTATCGTTTCTTTAATTATCGCCTTCCGAATCCGGAAAGCGCCATTATTGAAAAGCGCGAAGTCCTCGCAAGCTACGATTAACAACGCGAAATGGAACATTGTTTAACATCCGCTGGAACCCTTACACGGGCTGAAAAAGTGTTGGAGAATACGTTCAACCAAAGCGAGCCTGTTGAGTACTTGTGCGAACTGAAATCCGGCGACTGGGTTATGATCCAGCTGGGTAGCCTCAAACTTGGGTATCATTACCGGGGCGGAGTTGTCAGTGAACGGAAAGACGGTAGTATTGAGGTGAGGTCAGGAGGACATCGGATTTTATTCAAACCGGGTAGCGAACAAAGGATACGAAGATGCAAGTTGATGAAGTAACAAAGGCTTTTCACGAGATCAGCCGATATCGCACCGATCACTTACGTAAGGCCCTTGGTGGTTTTACGGAAAGTGGCTTGTGTACCGGGGATACGTTTGAAAAGGGCCGTTCAAAGAGCGGTCGCTACGCCAACACGGCTGAGAATCGGAAGAGAGGAATCGTCAACGTTCCCTACAAGTTGAAGCCAGTTGGCGTTGATAAAATGATTAATCCGCAAAAGGTCGAAATTACCGACAACTTCAATCCACCGTCAGGAAAACAACTTTATTTGCGGATGATGACGGGTGATTACGTTCCAGTGAAATTTATACACTACAACTCTTCAGCCAATAGCGTTGAGGTTGTTCTCGCTAACGGCAATCATTACAACGCTCCTTCGGGTTCTATATTCTGTATCGCCGATGTGAAACCTCCGAAGACATCAAAACGTAAGGCCGATGCGATTCGCCGTTCGACCACCCTTTACGATGGAGGCGTTGGAGGCACAGCAAAACACAAAGAAGAATTCGGCAAGAAACTGGCCGCAACAGGCGAACATAACGAAAAGGACTGATGATTTTCAACAACCGCCAAATAGACGACATGGTCGGCATTCTCCGGCGTTGGCAGTACCTGTTTATTGCCAAGCACGTCGGGTTGGACTTTCTAACCCAGTCGGAGATCGACATCTTGGTGGCGTCGGGGGTCAACGTCGATAAGTACAAGAACACGAAGGGCATCATCGAACACGCTTTTCTGTTCGGTATCTTGGCTGAGGCACTTGGCGATCAACGCGCCAAGAAGATGAATTACAAGCAGTTTCTCCAGTTCCTCAAATCGGGAAACTTCGTTCCGCTTACCGAGCAGGAGGAGAACGCGCTGAATTATCTCAAGAACCGCGCCTACACCGACATCACGTCACTCGGCAACCGTATCGTTACCGGTACGCGCAACGCCATCCTCAAATCTAACTTTCGTCAGCAGGCCGCTATACGTCAGCAAATCAAGGATAAGGCCATGCAAGCCGTCCAACTGCGTAAGGGGGCGCGGTATATAGCCAGCGAACTGGGGAACCTTACCCAAGACTGGGGACGCGATTGGCTGCGTATTGCGTACTACCTTCTGCACGAAGCCTACAACGTGGGCCGCTCGGAGAGTATCTACAAGCAGTATGGCCCTGACGCTATGGTGTATTTCGACGTATACCCCGGCGCGTGTGCCAAATGCCGCGAGTTGTACTTGGAGGACCCCGAAGACCCTAATTCGAAGCCTAAACTGTTCCGCCTTGGAGACCTTATCGCCAACGGTAACAATATCGGCCGTAAAGTGGCTGAGTGGCTTCCTACGATCGACCCGACGCATCCCTACTGCCGCTGTACCATCAACCACGTACCGCCGGGGTACGAGTGGGACCCTGAAACGCGCGCTTTCACCAAACCCGTCAAGCGTCAGTTCAAGAACCCAAAGTTAAGGAACGTGAAACTCAACATTAAAGTAACAAAATAATGAAAAACAAAATCGTACAAGACCCCCCGTTCACCATGCAGATCGAGCCGACCGAGGGTTGTAACTTGGGGTGTTCGTTCTGCGGCCTTCATGGCATGCGTGAAAAGGGTACCAAACCGTGGAATTTCATGACCGTCGAAACCGCCGAGCGTATCGCTTCTGAGGTAGCGCGTGTGGGCTGGAATTGCAAGTTCGTGTTCGCTATGCACGGCGAGCCTACGCTCAACCCGGCGTTCATCGACATCGTGGCCACGTTCCGCAAGCACTTGCCGAAGGCCGTGTTCCATATGTACAGCAACGGCTACGCCATGAACCACGCCGACGACACCGAGGCTTACCTCGACCGCCTGTTCGGCGCTGGCATGAACGACATCTTGGTGGACTGCTACACCGCCAACGGCGACTGGAATTTCGTCGAGAAGATCGATGTCGATAAGTACAACGTCGTCACGTTGGAACCGGGCGTTCCGTACTACTACCCCAAGCAGGGCCGTCGTATCTGCCTGCTGCCGCCCATCGCCCAGGATGATACCAACAAGATGACGCGGCGTCTGGCCAACCACTGCGGCGCGGCGTTCCCGCTCGACGATTCGTTCAACAACAAGCGCTGTACCTTCCCGTTCCGGGAACTGGACGTGCGCTGGAACGGTCAGGTCTGCTTGTGCTGTGACGACTTCCGCGGTGAGTACCCCATCGCCAACATCCACGACATGCCCATCGAAGACCTGTGGAACCACCCGCGCTTCCACGCTGCTCGCGTGATGCTGTACAACAACGACCGCCGCTTCCGCCCGTGTCAGGGGTGTACGCACGTCAGCGTTCGCGTTGGCTTCCTACCCGACAAGAAGGGCAAGCAGACGCTGCCGGCTATCACGCCCGAAATCCGCCGTATGGCTGAAGAGGTATCGAAGGACGGCCCCTGCGCCGAGAAGATTTACCGACGGCCATGGGAAAAATAAAGTACCTTTGTGTCGAGTCTCAAGCGGGTGATCTCCTGATGAGCGCTTGTCACGTTTTAGTAGCACCCGAATATGACGTTCGGGTGCTTACTGTAGATAACGCCCCAAAACCTTTGGCAGAGCAGCAGCGGTTGTACGATTTTCTGGGTATCGAGATGGACCGCTTGGACTTAGAGTTAGAAGATGTCCGTTGTGGCGATTTTAAGGCCCATTCTGCGGACTGCAACTACGAAGGCGTCTATACGTACCTTCGCGCGAAATACGGGAACGACGGACTTAATTTCGCCGAACAAACGCTTCGCGATTACCTGCGTAAGTTTATGCGCCGCAACCCCGGTTACGTGATACTGGCACCGCTGGGGTCGGGACACCCCTTTAACCAGTTCGTTCACGACGTGGTGTTTGATACGGCTTCGTCGGCTGAATACTATCGCGACTTTCCGTATTCGTACGTACCGCGGGGCCGCGAACAAGTCAGGGTCCAGTGTTACAGTAGCGAAACTTTGTTGATGAAATGTGAGGTGCCGTGTGATGATATGTTCGACGTGAAGTGGGAACTGGCTATGCGTTTCTACCCGTCGTTATCGCCGACGATACGCAAGTATCAGCGTTTTATAGAACAAAACCCGCCCGAAGAAATCTGGTACGAGGGCGATTTACCATTTTAAGCTATGGATTGTCAATTCTTCGTCGTGTCCAAGAACCGCCCCAAGTGCGTCACGACCAAATTGTTGGAAAAGGGCGGCGTCGACTACCACATCGTGGTCGAAAAGGAAGACGTTGAAAAGTACGTCGAAGCAGGTCACGACCGTAAGCGGTTGATCGTACTACCAGCGTCGAACCGCGGCTACAGCTACGTGGTCAATTTCTGTAAGAACACCTACCTCCGCGCCGGGCGGCCTGTAGTGGTGATGGATGACGATATCGCCAACTTCTTCTACTCGATCGACGGCGAAGCCAAATGCGGCCTTTCGCTGAAGACCCCGGAAGAACTGTCAGAATTCTTTGAAGAGTTCAACCGCGAAGTCATGGAGACCGACTTCGAGTACGGCACCATGGGCAAGAGCGCCTTCGACTGGAGTTGTACCGACGTCAGCCCGCGTTTCAAGTACGGCGGTATCCCTCACCTCATCGTGTTCAAAGGGCTGCGGACACTGGAGTTGGACTTTGACGAAAAGTTGGAGTTGAAGTGCGACATCGACTATTCGTTGAAGTGTATGTATCTGGGCATCGTCTACGCGCGCTTCGTACGCTTCCTTCTCCAGAGCAAGATGAACAAGGAGGCAAATCAGGGCGGCGGCCTTCAAGACGTGTACGAGCGTCAAGAACGTGTTCAGCGCGCTCACAACATCATATTGAAGCGGTGGCCGCTGAACGCCCGTGTCGATGACAAGAAGAAGCCCATCAACGGCGTACCGGAGTTACGTATTGTGTACAAGAAATTTGATATTGACTTTGATGCGGTGGAGGTGTAGGATTCCAAGTATTTATTTGGAAAACTGCACAACGTATGTCAGACAATATCCAAAAAGCAAAGCACAACGTCGGCGACCATCACCCTACGCAACCGTGGGTGTGGACGGAGTACAAGCCCGGAAAGTTCAACTGGCGTGTCGACAAGAACGCCAAACCCAAGGACAACGCCGATACCGGTAAACAATCGACAGGCGGTGGCGCCACGAGCCTCGAAGAGTGGGCCAAGCGTACCACCGACGACAACCTGCTCAAAGTAGTAAACAACCCCAAGGGCAACGCGCAGTTGCGGCAGATTGCCTACAACGAACTGAAGTCGCGTAACGCCGATCTTTCGCAGGTCGATACCAGCGGTACGTTGGCCACGCTGCTGAAGATGACCACCCAGCAGGACCCCGTGGCACCTACCAACGCCGCAGCTAAAGTAGACATCAACGACGGCGAGGGTGGAAACGACGACGGTGAAATCGTTGAAGACTGGTTCCTCAACCCCGACGACCCGCGTATTCAGAAGAAGTTCAACAAACTCCAAAGCCGTCAGGACCGTATTGCGTACGACCGCTTCGTCTACGCGATGAAGAAGAAGGACCCTGACTACCAGCCGCCTGTTGAGGTGATGTACGACCTGAACCGCCAGTATTTGGAGTTCTTGGACAACAAGGAGCAGCGGTTCATGATCTCGGCTGGTGGTGCCGGTATCGGTAAATCGTACGGTTTCAAGAAAATCGCCGAACTGCTCAACAAGCGTCCGTTCGACGCCGAAACCGACGCGCCCGGAGATGGCGACTATGACTACGTTGAACTCGGCGACATCAACTCCAAGAAGCAGCTGCTGGGCGTACTCAAAGCCCACAACGGTAAGATTCTTCTGTTCGACGATACCGACTCCGTTATCACCCGCGCCGACTTGGCTTCCATCATGAAGAAGGCCACTTCCGCTTCAGGTAAGCGCGTGGTCGGAGACCCGGACGACGTCAAGTCGAATTTCGTATTCACGGGCCGTATCATCATCATGACCAACAAGGACCTTGTGAACCTTGCTAAGAACGAGGATACCAAGGCTATCATTTCGCGCGCTACGCTGACGTCGGAAGTCTACCTGACCGTTGACGAGACGATCGAGGTTCTGAAGGACCGCTACGAAGACATGGACGTTCCCCAGCAGCCGCACCTCGATGACCCCGAAGAGGACAAGCAGGAACGTAAGGAACTGTTTGACCTTATCGTCAAGAACAAGAATAAGATCGACCCCGCCAAGTTTACCACCCGTACCTTCGGCACCATCCTGTCAGAGAAGCGTTCTGCCGACCGCGCCAACAAGCGCGCCAAGCAGGGCGGTCAGTGGACAAACCTGATCGGCAGCAAGCAAAAGGAGTGGGAACGCGCCGCCGTTCGTGCACTGACGAAGGGACTCGCGTACGATGCCATTCAACCCGTCGAAACGTCGGATGATATCAGTAAGGCCGAAGCCCTGCTCAGCGACGCAGAATCGCTCGAAAAGGCCGATTTCACCGAAGAGCAGCGCGAGAACCTTGCCAAGAAGAAGGAAGCCCTCCCTGATGGCTCGTTCCCGATTCGTAACAAGTCCGACCTGAAGAACGCCATCCGTCTGGCTGGTAACGCCAAAAACCCCGAACGCGCCCGCCGCTGGATTAAACGCCGCGCCAAGTCACTCGGTGCTGAGGACATGATCCCCGACACGTGGAAGGCTCAGGCCACTGACCTCGGTGCGCTGCCGGCTGACGACATGTCGATCGAAAAGGCTGAAACCCTCTTGTTCGGATAACCCATGGACGAACTTAGAAAAGCGCTGGAAACTTTCGCCCTCCGTAACGCCGAGGGCGAAGTTTCTGACGCCATGCTGGAGAAGGCGTGTGAGGCGTACAAGGTTCGTTCTTCAGAGTTCGTCGACGACTACCAGTACAACCTGTACGTGGCGAAGTCCGTCTACGACCACCTTCATGGCGTCGATCAAGACCCTGAAATTTCAAAGGCTATCATGCCCGGCCAGACTAAGGTTGTCGATGGCGTGGTGTATATTTGGACGCTTACCCCTAACGCCAAAACCACCTACGACTGGCGAGTTTATAAGAACGCTAATGGCAAGCCTATTGGTGCTGCGGCTGCTTCTAAGTCTTCGGCTGATTTAGCCAAGAAGGAAAAGGTCGTCAACGAGATGTTCCCCGCCGACCCTTCGGAACTGACCTTTGTCCAGAAACTGGGTGGTTCTACGGGGGCTGAGTTGATGAAGGACGCCAAGGGCCGCGAGTTTGTCGTGAAGAGTTCTAAGAACACCTCCCGCGGTCACGTTGCTGCTGAGTACTACGCCGCGCAGGTTTACAGCCTTTTGGGGTTGGACACGCCTGACTATGAAATGTACGACGACGGGACGGACCTCGTGTTGATATCGAATTACATGCGCGGCATGTCCGAACCTCAGGTTAAGGACTACGACGCCATGGCTAAAGGCTTTGTCGTTGACGCCTTTTTGGCCAACTGGGATATTTACCAAAACGACAACTGCTTGGTTGACGCTGCCGGTAAAGTCTACCGCGTTGACAACGGTAGCACGTTCGACTACCGCGCCCAAGGAGCCAAGAAGCCTTTTGGCAATCAAATCGACTGGGATAACATGGTGCGGTACAATTCCAACGTGGTTGCCAACCTCACGCCTCAGGACTTCATCGATCAGATTGATGCCCTGAAAGCCCGTAAAGACGAAATATTGGCGTATTTCGACGCCGGAAGGCTCGGTTCCAAGCCGAAGATGCGTGCTATCATCGAAGCCCGTTTCAAAGACCTCGACCGCATCCGCGGCATCTACGAGATAGAAGTGCGTCGTACCAGCCGACAAGTTGCACCCCGAACGCTTAAATCGCCAGCAGATATGTACCGCGATTTCACTGACGATGAGGTCAATGAGTTTTGGAATAATCAGCCGGGGGGTAGTTATTACAACAAGTTACAACGCCATAGCGGTCCTACGGGTTGGGAACTGCTCTCTACCATTTGTAACGCCCGTGGCTTTGACGCGCGACCTGATGTAGTCGATGACGCTACGTTCTTCGCCAAGGCTGCTCAGAACAAATACCATATGTTCCGGGGTGTTGACCGTAACGGCACGGATAAAAACTACTACGCCGACGACTTCAAGTACAACGACGCTTGTTACTACGGGACTGTTGGCGTGTATGCTGAAGGAATCTATTTTCACGTGAACGATTCATCCAACGCCGACCGAACCCCGTCGGGGTATCAGAAGACTTCGGCTTATCACAACGCCCGCGGTTACGCTGGAAGCGGTGCTATTATCGAGGCAGTTCTCGATGACAGCGCCAAGGTCATAACCGTTGAGGACGCTCTCGAAGAGGTCAAGCAACTGTCTGCTGGCAATTCGCCTGCTTTCCAAAAGGCAAAAAAAGAACTCGAAGACGCCAAGGTAGAGTATCAGCGCGTAACCGACGAACTCAACAACCTTACCGACAGCACCGAAAAGAAGGTAAAGTCCGATATGCACTGGGACGACGCTTCGTACGTCGATATCCCGTTACAAATCGACCAGATTATCGACTGGGGTGCTATCGACGATGACGGCAACCCGGCATACATGAAGTTTGACGACTTTATGGATAATCACCTCAAAGGCTGGATCACGGCTAACGGCGGTACTATTATAGCCAAGGGTGGAGGCACCGACGACTACGTCATCAAGATGCCTAACACCAACGAACGGTTCGTCTTTTCGCGCTTTCGGTATGAGAACGACGCAATAAAGCGTAAGAACGCATTTGCGCGTCCATACAACTATCCCGTCCGCCAGCTGAAGGAATGGATCATGCGCGAGCACTTCGGTAAAATCGAAGACGCTGTAAAGAATGCCATCAACAACTTGGATGATGAAGTAAAACGTTTGCAGGGTGAACAGCGCAAGGCGTATGTCGACTACAAAGACAAGGACAACGCCATGAGTAAGTTGAGCGTAAATGCCGTTGGTGATCCTGATAAGGACATTTATGCTGCCATTTACAAGAACGTTCACAAGGACGGCGATAAGGAAGCGCTGGGCGTATACGCCGCTTTGAAGGGATATGACGCTCTTATTCAGCCTAACGGAAACCATTCCGGCAACTCGTTCATGATCGTGTTGAATCGCTCTAAAATCATTACTCGTAAATAGTATGAAAAAGGAACCCCAGTACGGAATAGCGCGCCTGCGAACGACTTCGGTTGTTGGCGGTATGGCTTCACCGTACATCAATCGTAAACACCCCTCGGCGTTGATCCCCTTCAAGGGTGATCTCCCGATGCTGAACGACATCGACACTCTTACGTTTCGCGAAGCTATCCGTGAGACGCTGTCGTTAGACGAACTCTCAGCAGAGTTTCAGCGCGTGGCCACCGAGGGCTATCGTATTGCCGTCATGGAGGAAGGATTCACCGCATATCTTCGCGAGCGAGCCATAACGCCTGACGACTTTGTAAAATTAAGCAACTCCGAAAAATCGGACTATTTGCTGGATTGGATGAATTTGAACTCATTAGGTTTGGAATCGCTTAAAATCGCAATCCGCAATGGCAAAAGTTACGTACAATAATCCTGCGGCGTTCGCTATCAACGACACCGTGCGTGACCTCATCAGTAAGGTGGCCGATGACACCGCCAACCCCGAAATCGTCATCACCTCGACGCTCCGCACCCCTGAAGCGCAGGCCAAGGCTATGGCCGACAACCTGTATGCCGGTAAACGTATTCGCTACCGCGCGCCGGGTGCAGCTGTTACCAAGGTCTTTGACGACAACTGCAAAAAGCAGGCCCGTTCCGAGGTCGAGAAACTGATGGTGGCTGAAATCGAACGCCAAGCCGCCATGGGGCAGCGTGTATCGCTCCACTGTACGACGGAGGCGTTGTACCGCCAGTGTAACATCATCGACCTTTCGATCTCGCGGATGAAGAACCCGCGTGACTTCACCAACGCTTTGGCTAAAGAGGAGAAGTGCCGTAAGATCATCACGCCGCTTGGCGACGTTAAGTATGAAAGCCCCAAGGTGTCTATCGACGGCAATGAAGCCGCGCTCCACGTCGAGATTTTGGCGTAACAAGTATAATGTTAGAAACTTATAAAATTTAAGAATATGCCAAGTTTTGTAGACATAGCGACACTGACCAGGTTGTCGTCGCTTACGGGAAACGAAGTGTTTCAAGTCTCAGCTACCAACAAGATTAGTTCAAGAGACATAGCTTCATTGGCGCTTACACAGCAATTACATGGTTTCTCGGAGGTCACTATTGGATCACCAAAAATATCAAGTACCTCGTTGTTGCTGTCTGCCATAGCAGCACTTTACAGGCTTAGTAGCGACAATGGTAAAATACTTCCAATTTCCAACGGTATTGATAAGTTCGGAAATGTCGTTTTTTCCGGTACTAATGCAGTCGGGATATTATTCGATGTGAAGGCATCCAAATACTTTACCCGATCAGGAGTGACTGCCACTGCATTCTTCAACAGCGCGCAATGGATTTCTTGGTTGCAAGACGGAGAGGCTCATGAGATGGACGGTGGGGCGGTTCCTTCAGGCGGACTTGCTCCCGGTACGTTAATATTCAATGACGAATTTACATTTGACGGTACAAGTAAACAAGTCCCCGGTCAGTTAGTCCTTATGACACCGATTCCGTTAGGGTCCATAGTGACTTTTATGGGGTCCATCTATTGGGGACCACAGGGAGATGAAATTCTGTTGTCCCCGGATAATCAATGGTCGCTTACTATGGCTCTTCCATCGGGTTCCTCTGATGTAGGGGAGGTATTTTTTAAGAATATGATGATTGTGCCGAATCCTTCCGCGTCTGAACTGGTAGTTAATGCACAAGAATCTAAACTACAAGTTAAAGCAAGGGATGTTGTGAACGGTAAAATTAATTCGTTATCCTTATTTGCACAGGGTGCAATGATGGGTGACGCATACCTAACGATTACCCAGATAGTGTATGTCTCGGCAACCATGATACCCTCTCGGTAAGTATTGTCTTCAGAACCTTTTATAGCGATATAGATACCCTCGGTGTGCTCCGACAGCCCTTTGAAAGGACCCATGTCACCATCTACATTTGAACCGGGGGCGAACCACGCAGTAACAGAGCCGGCAGGAACATTGTTGAGTTCCGTATAATCAAAGAAAGCTCCGTATTCAGCAACCTGAACCGGGGCGGTGCCACCCCCACCTCCGCCAACAGCGGTCCACTGGGTGGGGACGTGTTTTGCCCCACGTCAACACGATTCGCCATTACAAGTATAGCGCTGATAACAGTACACTATCGTAAACATGTTTAAGGACGATAAATTCAATTTCTGGTGCCCTATCGGGCGCATCGAGAAGGCCACCGACGAAGCGGGTGAACCCGTTATGCGTATCGGCGGTATTGCCTCTACCATGGATAAGGACGCCGACGGCGAATACCTCGATCCCACGGGGTTTGACGTCGAGCCGCTGAAGAACTCCGGAATGGTTAACTGGCACCACCAAGCCAAGAACTCCCCAGCCGCTATTATCGGTGAGCCGTCGAAGGTCGAGTTGCGCCCCGAAGGTCTTTGGATCGAGAGTGACCTGTACGCTTCGTCGCCTATGGCCAATGAGGTCTACGAATTGGCCAAGACTCTCGAAGAAAACAGCAAGACGCGCCGCTTGGGGTATTCCATCGAAGGAAAGGTTGTGAAGCGCGCTTCCAACGACAAAAAGTCGCCCCTCTACAACAAGATCGTTAAGGCCGTTATCACTGGCGTGGCCGTAACCCACATGCCCAAGAATCCTCATACGTTCGTCAACATCATAAAAGGCCAAATCGACGCCGACGGCATTGAGGTCGATTTGGAGGAAGAGGACGACAACGCCGAACAGCGCGGTGGTGATACCGAGAAGAAGGCTCTTACTACGTCCAGTGGCGCAGCGTTGATGCCTGAGTCGGTCGACGGCCAACCGAAGAAAACGTTCTCGAAATCTTCCGTCATGGAATGTATCTTCCGCGACATTCCAAATATTACAATACCGAACGCCCAAGAAGTGTACACTTTAATCAAAAACATATCGGTTATGAACAAACGCAAATCCATCACTTCCGAGGACATCGAGAAGGCATACGACGCTCTGGGGCTGAATCCCGAGGGTAAGGTTGCCGCCGATGCCGAAGACGTGCAAAAGGGTGACGACGCCGACGGCCAGATGGGTAAGGAAGACGAAACCCACGACGACGAGCCGCGTCATAACGCCGCCAACATGAAAAATGCTAAGGCCGGCAAGAAGGAGGAATCCGAAGAGGAGACCGAAGACGACGACGAGGGCTTCGAGCAGTGCGACAAGAACGGAGCCAAGATGAAGAAGGCCGCCGACAACGACCTAATGAAGGCTATTCAGGGCATTGGTAACGACTTCAAGTCGTACATCAAAGCTACCGCCGTACTGGTGAACGATCTCCGCCAGAAACGCGCTGAGGACGCTAAACGCATCGCCGAACTCGAAGACGTCATCAAAGGCCAGACCGAGGTCATCGAAGGCTTCTCTACCAAACTGGAACGCTACGGCAGCGAGGTTCCGCGCCCCAAGTCGCTGCGTTCGGCTACGGTGGTTGACCGCGCTTTCGCCAAGGGTGACACCAAAGGCGACATCGAGAAGGCCGACGGCATTACCCGTATCTCCATGACGGAGCATCCCAAGGCCGTTGCTTCGCTGCTCGATCAGGCGTCGTTCGCCAAGGGCTACGACAAGGAGTACGGTGACGCGCTTTTGGCGTTTGAGGCCAGGCCGGAAGACGGCGTTCCTTCGAACATCATCGCTCGTCTGAAGGCGGAAACCGGATACGAGATCGTGAAGTAGAAACACCCAAACTATTCCATAACATAATCAATTCCAAATCATGGACAGACTTTCTATCAATCTCGCCGACTATGGCATCCAAGCGCGTGGTGCCCAGTACGGCTCGTCCAGTCAGGAAGAGGTCGCTGCGCTGAACAAAGCCCTCGAAGCCACCGACATCACGGGTCGTCAGACGACGAACCTTACCGATGCCTCCGGTGCGCCGCTGAAGGTGGAGTCGCTGGAGCGTACTCTGAAGCACCTGACGTTCCGTGAGAGCGACATCGTTCTCTGGAAGAACCTGCCGAAAAAGGCCGCCTACAACACCGTTGAGGAGTACAACCAGTTGGCATCGTACGGTGCTGACCGCGGTGGCTTCACCAACGAAGGCGAACTCCCCGACGAGGAAGACTCGATCTACATCCGTCGGGCTCAGCTGGTGAAATACCTCGGCGTCACCAAGTCGGTTACGCACCAGATGACCCTCGTCAACACGATGGTGGGCAACATCATGGAGCGCACCATCAAAGACGGTACGCTGTGGATTCTCCGCAAGCTGAACAAGTCGCTGTACTACGGCAACTCGGACATCATCCCGCAGGAGTT